TTGGAGAGGTGGCAGAGTGGTCGATTGCGGCGGTCTTGAAAACCGTTGTACTGCGAGGTACCCGGGGTTCGAATCCCTGTCTCTCCGCAATAATTTTAAAGATAAGAAAAATTATAAAAAAACAATTAATTATGGGAAAAGAGAAATATAACAAAGAAGAATTAATAAGATTATTAATTCATGAAGGAAAATCTTATAAAGAAGTTGCAGCTATGCGGGGTGATGGAAGCACTGGAGAAGCTATACGTAAAGCAGCAAATAGATACGGGATAAAAGTATCAGATAGAAAGAAACTAAGAAAATGTGAATATTGTGGTAAAGAGCATGATGGTTCTTTTGGTTCTGGAAGATTTTGTTGTTCAGATTGTGCAAAGAAATATTCACTTAGTTTCAGCAAAGGTAAAAAACCAGAAGATAAATCTACTAAAGAAGAAAAAGTAGAAGAGTCTGTAAAGATAGCTCCTCCTAAGGAATGTACCACTAAATTGTCTAGATTTGATGGAAAATTAACTTCAGATTTATTAGGATATGTAGGTGGGAAAATAATGAGTTATATATTCCTGGTTTTGAGAAATTATAAAAAGAGAAAGGATCAAAATTATGATTAATTTCACAGACCATTTTGATCCCACTAAAAATATAGAAAAAGATTTAGCAAAAGTAGATCTTAGGGATCAATATACATCATTAACAGAAGATGAAAAGATAATGGTTTTTCTTCGTCTTAAAGGATTCACACATAGACCACCTACGATTGAAAGATTGTATTCTGATGATTATTATCTAGGAAGTCAAGAATTTTTTGATCATGGAGATGTAATATTTCCTTTTTGGAAAGATGGATTAAAAATGATTTTTCCAAATGAAGTAACAACAGCGAAACCATTACTCTGTTTATCTGGAGCCATTAATATATCGGTGGCTTATAATTATACTAAAATGCTAGAAAGATAATATAAAATCTAATTAGCAAAAAGGATGATAAAATCCTTTCTCAACGACTAAATGTATAACTCTAGAATGAGAGAACTAGAGATGATATAGTCTGCAATATATAAATAAATATATTAAATAATTTGCGGTATAGGTAAGTCTACGGTATCTAAATTAGCTATGACAAATACACTAGCTAGGTTAAGTTGTATGGCTAATCCGTGGAGAACATTTAAATTAGGTAAAAAACCACTTAGTTTTATCATCTTTCATAGAGATGAAGATGTAGCAAATGCTGAATTTCGAAGATGGATGCTAGATGATGTATTAAAGCAGAGTCCATTTTTTAGAAATTTACCACACAGACATAATATAAGAATATTAACTTCTGGTCCTAGGGGTAATGTAGTATAAAAAGTTGCCCTCCATATTAAGAAATTATATGGTAATAAAGTAAGTAAATTCGGTGAAAGGATAATCCCAATACCGAGTCAAGGATCTTAGATAAATCTAAGTAATCTTTGATGTAACGAATAAAGACTTACTAACTTATATAATTATATAAGTTAAATTTATATTCTAAACTATAATAGAGTATTATAGAAATAGATTGGCAGGTGGACTAGGAACTGACTTGATTTTTGCAATCATGTCTGAGGTCAATTTTTGGCCTAACGAAGAAAAAGCCATGGAACGTGTAAATAGTACGTATATTCGTATTACATCTCGTTTTGATGTAAAAGAAAGTTTAACATTAGCCGGAAATCTAATAATTGATAGTTCTAGTAGAGGTGCAGGTGGTCCAACTGAAATATTTCTTGAGAATGCAGAACCTCAATTTACTTGGGATTGTAGACCTTCTCATTATGAAGTTAGAAAAAATCTGTACGAACGTTCAAGGGGAATAACTTTCTCAGTTTATACTGGAGATGGTAAATATCCTCCAAGAATATTAAATAAAAATGATAAAGAAGAGAACTATAAATTAGAAGATGATCAAGACCCTGATAGAGTGGAACATGTACCTATTCAATTATTTGGAGAATTTAAATCTGATTTGATTAAAGCTCTTCAAGATAAATCTGGTATTAATACAGGATCATCAGATAGTTTTTTTGGAGGTACTATAGAACACTTATCTAAATGTTCAACAATAAAGAATAGAATTCCTGAAATTATTACAGTTGATTTTTATGATAAAGAAGATAGGATTATTAATCATGTAGAAAAAATGATTAATCTTATTCCAAGAGGTACTCCTATATGGCTAGGTCTTGACTTAGGTGTAGTAGATGATACAACTGGAATAGCAGCAGTTAGTTTTGATCATTGGGAAAATATAAATGGTACTTTAGTTCCTAAGGTTAAATGTCATTTTGTTTTAGGTGTATCTAGGTTAGAAGGACAAGAGACGAGTTTATTTCACATAGAGCAGTTTATAGAAGATCTTAACAAGAAATTTAATATTATAGTTAGTGCTGACCAAGCTTTTTCTAAACAAATACTTCAATATTGTGAAAGAGAAGGAATTAGAAATAATGGGAGAATTTCTACAGATAATACTCCTTGTGAACCGGCTCTTTATTTGAAGTATATAATAAACAATGAACTTCTTGAAATTCCTGAATATAAAAGATTACAAAGAGAGGCATATGATTTAAGATATGTTGGTCCAAAACGTAAAGTAGATCATCCTAAAAAAGCATCAATATCTCCATTATTTGATAATCCTGATGGTTCTAAGCCAGGAAGCAAGGATTTATGGGATGCTTTAGCTTCTAGTGTTTATTCTTTAAAATTATCTATTGATGAAGGAGAAGAGATGGGATATTCTTCAGGAATAGCTAAACAACTCGAATCTCTTACTAAGATAACAGCGGATCCAAGAGAAGAGTCACAAAAAGAACTTCAAAACATGTTGGAAAATATATTTTAAGATTCTTTTTCCATAATATATAATCAATTCCTAGGATGGCCAGAGGAAAGTGGTCTATTGTTCGATCAAGTCCTAGGAACAGAAAAAAAAAGAAAAGAGATATATTTCAATCTCTTTCTTCCATACGTTTTACAAATTCCCATTCTTCTGGAGTAACATAATCCAGAACGCTTTTTGGAATTTCTACTTCTCTATCGTTTAACATTAATTTAACTTTAACAAATAATTTATTAGGAGTAATATCTACATCAGTTACTACTCCATAAAATCCTGTTTTACGAGATTTAACTTTATCTCCTACTTTTAAATTTTTCATAATTTTCTATATTTATTATTACACATATAAGGTTTTTAGAGCTTATGATAATACTACGAAAACAAAAATATAAAGAACTTCCCTGGACCAAAGAAAATATAGAAAAATATAAGTCACAGGAGAATATGTTAAAGCACGCAAGAAATACACCAGGAAAAACGGCTGGAAAATTATTAATAAACCCAGCCAAAGATGAGTTGGTGGGATATATAGCGTGCGAAGAAGATACTATTATTGCTCTAGAAGTTTCTCCGGGGTATAGAGGAAAAGGAATAGCAACTGATTTGATAAATTCTTCTGGGGCTAATAAACTTACAGTATCAAAGAAAAATATAAATGCGATAAATTTATATAAGAAACTTGGATTTGAAATTATATCAGAAACTCCAAAAATATATTTTATGGAGAAATGATTGAACTATAGTATAATTGGCAATACACCAGATTTTGGTTCTGGGATTTCCTGTTCGAGTCAGGATAGTTCAACGAAAGAAAATAATAATAACTAATAAAAACTATGTTGAGAGTTAAAAGATTTAGTAAAGTTACTGATAAAGTTAAAGAAATAGGAAAATCTATTGAACATACAGTAACTCATCCTAAAGAAACTGGTAAGAAGGTGGTGGAGTATGTAAAGAAACACCCAGATGAAGCTATAATTCTTGGAACATCTGATATTGTTCCTGGAGTTGTTGCTGCCAAACTTGCAAAAGCTGGAAAAACAAAACAAGCAGCTATCGCAGGAACTATTGCAGCACTTCCTATTGGTGGTGCATATGTATCAGGGAAAATAGCTATTCGAAAATGGAATGAAAAAAGAAAGAAGAATAAATAGAATAGATTCGAGATGTAGTTCAGTAGATAGAACGCTTGGTTTGGGACCAAGAAGTCGCACGTTTGAGCCGTGTCATCTCGACAGATATCGTGGAATTACTAACATGAATTATAAACCTTTAGGAAGAGTAAAAGTCGCGAGTTACTCTTCCACTACTAAGGATGACATGTTAATAATACAAGGATAGTTTGATATCTCGGGAAGCTATAAAATTTAATTCATGATAGATACTAAATTATTACCAGTACCTTTAGAGTATTCTTGTCCAATAGTAATGAGAGTAAAACTTCCCAGAAGAAATGATAGTGGGAGATTAAACTATTATACGTATGTTCCAGAATAATATAATGTTGGTAGAAATTCCTTACACTATAAGTTCTTTTAAAAGAGTTTCTGAATTTTTAAATAAAGTAGTTTTTGAAAATATTGATCCAAGTACTTTAGTAGATTATAATCTTTTATATGAAACTACAAAAGGAAAATAATATAAAATTTAAATTGAAATATGAAATTTATTGCAAAATTGTTTTCGACAATGCTACCTGCATCTGACAGTAGTATGATACCTCGAGATGTTGCGGAATCTTTCTTTAGTAGCCAAGAGTTTAAACAAGCCTTAGAGGATAGAAAGCTCTTTGGAACATTAACACACTTAGCCAGAAATCTATCATCTGCCAAAAATGGTGGTCCTGCAGTATCTAAGACTATAGGGAAAGATGATCTCCTTTATTGCTAATAATGAGAGGCATAGATAAAAAGTTTATGAAAATGTTTTTAATTGCTGGAAAAAATAATAAATTAAATCAGCAAAAATAGATAATAAAATCTATTTCTCAACGACTAGAGTAAACACTAAGAATACCGATTAATTCTTAGATAATATAGTCTATTATTGATTTTAAAATCAATTAGGTTAAGTTATTAATTGGCGAAAGTTCACCTACACATGTGTTAACTAAAGTTTGGTTCGAAAATGACGGCTGGTGCTATGGGGAGTTTGAGGTTCTCTCCGAAGATGGCCTAGACGATGAAGCTATACAAAGAATCAGAAGAGTAAAGGGCCTTCTTAAAAATGGTTGCAAAATTGGAATTTCCTGTGTCGTTCTTGGATATTGGGAAAATTCTAGCGGAAGTGACTATTTAAAGCGTATGGTTGCGCTAAAAGGGGCTGACCTTACATTAAACCCTTCTTGGAAAAATGCGGGTATAGTTTCAATTGATGGTTCTGAGAGCGAAAAAACATTCTCTGAACTTGATATAGAGTATGATCCTGAAGCTTATAAGGATACAAAAATAAAAGTTAAGCAATTTTCTAACTTCGATTCGGGAGATTTATTAAAGTCTTCTAAGATTAATGGAAAGTTTACGCAATTAAAAGCTAAATCATTTTCATTTAATTCTGAAATAAATTCAATAGAAGATACTATCGTTAGTGAATCTGTAATAGAAGAACCTGTTCAAAAAGATTTCTCAGTAATTGCATTAAGAGATAGAATTCGTGAATCAAAGTATTCAACTCGTCAAAGATTTCGTGTATTGATTCTATCTTACAAACAACTTCTAAAACAGCAAGGCGGCCCAGAGAAAATAGATCCAGAAACACTTAAAATCATGAAGTCTTTGTTTACTACAGATCTTTTGGATATTATGAAGTCGATTACACCAGAAATCATGAATGGAAAAAATCCAGGAACATTACTTGGTGCTTCTAGTTTAGGTAAGAATGTACGTAAATAATATGCGTTTTTTATATGAATTGCTGGAAATATCTAAATGAGATAAATCAGCATCAAATCATACTTAGATAAATCTAAAGAAGTGATTTGTTCAACGACTATGTATATAAACTGTCAAAATAGACAGAAGATATAGTCTAAATTATAAATAAATTTTATAAATACATTGATAAGTGTACAAAAATTGTTCTTACCATATAAGATGGCTATGTCTGAGGTATCTAAAACTAATGCAATATCTAAGGCAAGATATCAAAAAATTCAAGCTGCTTATTCTGACTTTGTTAATGCAATGTTAGAGGAAATATTCGCGCCAAAGAATGGTACGAAGAAAGAAGAGCCAGTAGAAGAAGAAAACCCTGAAGAAAACAGTTAAAAGATTATGAAAGTAGAAAGACGTAAATTATTCTCTTCTTCGATTTCTCCACGGCGCAAGTTATTTTCAGGTGGAGTAACTCAGGCAGAATATAAGAAAATTCAGTGTAGAGATTGTGGTTATATTATGGATACTTTAGCCACTACAACTAACTTCTTATGTCCTAAATGTGGAGCTGTAAATAGATTTAATGTTTTAGAAGTTACACCAAGTCCTGAAAATACTCCTGAAGCTGTACAAGTCGAAGTATCAAAAATTGAAGAAGTAGAAAAAGGATTCTCAAGACGTTCGTTATTCGGCGGAGATAATAATGCCGCTGTACAAAAAGAATTTTCAGAACCGTCGAACGAATTTGAGGTAAAATTAAAAGAATTTTCTGGCAAAACTTTAAATGAATCAGAAGTTGTTAAGGCATTTGGTATTTCCGCCGAAGATTTAGTTGAAAAAGGTTTTGCTAGTATTGATGAAGATAATAAAGTTACTATTCCTGAAACTGCATTCTTACAATCTAAATTATTCTCTAAGTTAATCGTATCAGTGACTAAGATTTTGGATTTAGACCCAATAGAAGGACCTAAGGAAGACATAATTAATATGTTAGAATCTAAAGGATCTTTAGGACCGAAAGGTATAATGCTAATTAAAAAAGCTCATTCTCTTCCACTTGAAGAAATGAAAGAAGTTGAGTTCTCTAGCACTGAAGAAGTAGAGGATTGGATTAAAGATTCTGGAATTATTGGAGACTTAAAGATAGAGTTTGGTAATTCTGCAATGGGAATTAAAGAATTTACAAAGATCCTAGAAGAGAGATATGATGATGCTCCAGATAATATAATAGATATATTAATTGATCGTGGAGTAATCAAAATTCAAGGAAATCAAGTTGATATAATGAAATAAAATATTTATAAAACTCAGTATGAAAAATACAAGATTTATGGAAGTCCTATTCTCAGCTGTAGAGGATAAGGATGAAGAATTAGCAAAGCAAGTAGCCAAAGATATCGAAGATGCTAAGGCTAATGGCTCTGTTGATACTGAAGAAGTAAAATATGAAAATATTGGTGACGGTAAAGTTTCAGTAACAGACAAAGAAAATGGCGAAGTTACTATCGTTGAAAAAGCTTCCGACGAGGACGATACTTATGATATGTATCCAGCTGAACAATCTGAACAAATCGAGGGATATCTTCATCCGGAAGGGGATGGAGTAACTCCGGGTAATCAGGTAGGTGCAGCTGACGAGGAAGTTGAAAATCATATGGATGGTAGTGCTGTTATTGCACCAAATCTTCCTGATGGTGGTTTAAATCCAGCAGCTGGTCATGAAGAAAGTGTAGAAATTACTGCACAAGAAGGTCCTGAAGCTGTAGAAGAATGCGAAGAAAAAGAATTCTCTGTAAGTACTGATAATAGCGTAGTTCTTAGAATTTTCTCAGATCAAGAATTTTGTGAAAGATTATTCTCAGAAGTTATTGAATCAGAAGAAACAGCTAAAGTAGGTGATCTTAAAGTAGAGAAAACTGGTGAAAATGAAGTAGTTGTTACATCAGAATCTACAGGTGATCAAGCAAAGGTAGAGTTTAATGGTGAAGATATGGATGTTACTGAGCTAGAATCTAAGAATTTTAGTGAAGCAGAACAGTTTGATCCGTTGTTTGTAGTAGGAGTAGATCCAGTAAATCATGTTATTGTAGATGCTCCAGAGTATGACGAAGCATCAGCTCAAGAATTAGTTCAGAGTTTAACAGAAAAAGGAGTAGCAGGAGTTAGAATTTTTGATAACCCCGAAGACGCTCGTGAATATGCTATCGATCTCTTGAATGGTCTTGGTGTAGTTGAAGATGAACAACTTGGAGAACCTGAACAAGCAGAATTTTCAGATCATACTATTTACTTAACTGAATTCCAAGCTGATAATACAGACTTTATGTGTCGTTTCTTCTCTGAATCTGTAGATAGTATTAGTGCAACTCAGGATGCTATTGAAGATGCTATTGGAAATGGTGATGAGATTGAAACAGATAAAGAAATTATTACGCCTATCGATTCTAAGACTGCAGTTATACAGGATAAAAATAAAGATGAATTTACTAAAGTTAGTTTAGAAGGTGAAGAAATGGAGCTTGAAAAGATAAGCGAAGATCAAGCAGAAGAGTTGACAGATCATATCGTTGTTTCTGAAGAAGAGGAAGACGAAGATGAGGAAGAAGAAAAAGAATTCTCTGATGTTTGGTGTGACGAAGCAGAAACTAAATTTTTCTCAGAAAATGAAGAACTTACTCAGTATATGATTCGTTTGTTCTCTGAAGAGGCTGATTCTGCTGAAATTGAAAGCGCAATCCAAACTGGCGAACAAGTAGAAACAGATAAAGAAATTATTACGCCTATCGATTCTAAGACTGCAGTTATACAGGATAAAGAAAATGGCGAATTTACTAAAGCTGAGATGGATGAAGAAGTTCTTGATGTTAATCCTATCTCAGAAGCAGAAGCCGATAATCTAACAAACAGTATTGCAGTAGAAGATAAAGTTGAAAATCATGAAGAAAAAGAATTTTCTGAAGATATCTACTGTAATGAGGCAGAAACTAAATTCTTCTCTGAAGGTGAGGAATTTACTGAATATATGGTTCGTCTATTCTCTGAAGAAGATGGTCATTGTCCAGTAGAAAAAGCTATTGAAACTGGTAAGAAAGTAGAAACAGATAAAGAAATCATTACTCCAATTTCAGCTACAGAAGCAATTATAGAAGATAAGGAAAATGGTGAATTTACTAAGGCTACTATGAGTGAAGATGATATTGAATGTCATCCATTATCAGAAGAAGAAGCTGACAAACTTGAAGAACATTCTATTGATAAAGAAGAAAAGAAATTCTCAGGAGATTATGAAGATCCTATTCTTAATAAATTCTTCTCAGATGTTGTAGGTGCAGTTCCTGTTCCTGCTGGAGAAGTAGATCCTAATACTCCTGTAATTCCTTTAGCTGATCCTAATGCTGTAGCTCCTCAGGAAGTAGCAGTTCCGGCAGGTGTTGCTCCTGCACAAGGTGGTGCTACTAGTGTTGAAGCTATTGAAGATAAAGCACTTCAGGCAGTTCAAAGTATCCAAGCAGTAGCAGAAGAAGCAGCTCAGCAAATTATGGAAGCAAAACAAGCTCCTGCACAGGCTCAAGAACAAGATCTTCAGGAAGCTCAGTTCTCAGAAAAGAAATTCAGTGATACAAATGATACTCTAGTATCATGGTTGACTGGAAATAGTTTTCGTAAGTAATTAAATATAAATAGATAGGTTTATGGTTATCCTCAAAAACCATTTTACATAAACTAAAAATAATAAAAACATTATATACATTATGAATACACAGTATTTGCAAATGATGCAGACTCCTTCAATGATGGAGGCTCTTATTAATAGCTCAGTATCAGCAGAAGATGCTAACCTTCGTTCTCGTGAATATGCTAAGATGTTCTCTCGTAACGATGAAATGAAAGATTTGTTTGGTCTAGGTAATGCAGGTAATTTGCTGCAGAAGACTTTCTCTGGTTATGCAGAAACTCCGTTGCTGTCTACTCAGTATTTCAATGCTTCTGTAGCTTCTTATGTAAGCTCATTCGCAGGTTATATGTCTATCGAACGTGACTTTGATCAGCCTAATGGTTTGTTCTATTGGTTCGACGTTTTGGGTGTAACTGATATGCGTTCTGTTATTCCTAACTTAGGTCCGGATAACTATCAGGATATTCAAGCTATGGGTAACTTTACTTTGAATATTACTCCGACTACTAATGCTGACTACTCTTCTTTGATTGGTCGTAAGATTATCCCTGGTACAGTACGTGTTAAGATTGCTACTGCAACTGAAAAATTCGAATTGATCGATAATGGTCAGGGTGCTTTCATGGCTGTTGCTGGTAAGATTTCTAACGGTACTATCAACTATTTGAATGGTCGTGTAGAATTTACTTTGGCTACTGCTTTGGCTGGTGATGCTGCTACTGAATCAATCACTATTGTAGGTAAAGAAGATGTTACTGGTACTCCTTGTAACACTATCGGCGCTTCTAACGCACATGCTAATGATAAGAGATTTATCGCTAAGATGCAACAGCTTGGTTTGGCTACTGTACCTGATATGTTGGTAGCTGAATATAATATTGCTGCTTTAGGTGCTATGAAGAAAGCAACTGGTACTGATATGGCTACTTTCTTGTTCACTAAGCTTCGTGAATTGTATACTAAGGTAATTAACTATAAATTGGTTTCTACTTTGGAAGAAGGTTATAATGGTAACGTTATGGCTGACTTGGATTTGACTCAGGGTGCTATGACTGGTCAGTTCATGGATTATCGTTCTAGAGTTGACTTGTTCGATGCTTACTTGATTAATGTTGAAAGTGCATTGGCAACTAAAGCTGTTAAGGGTGTTGATGTTACTGCCTATGTAGCTGGTAATATGGCATCTAATCAATTCCAGAAGGGTGGAATGATTGGTAAATGGGAACGTAATACTAAGATGACTTATATCAATGACCTGTTGGGTTGGTATAATGGTATTCCTGTACTTCGTTCTACTGATATTGCTGAAGCTCCGGGTGAAGGTACTTTCTATGCAATTCACAAAACAAAAGATGGTCAGATGGCTCCGCTTGCACGTGGTATCTATATGCCTTTGACTGATACTCCGACTATTGGTAACTACAATAACCCAACTCAGATGGCTTCTGGTATCTACTATCAGGAAGGTACTAAGTATATGGCTCCTGAATTAGTACAGAAGGTTACTTTCAAATTCGGTATCTAATTAAACCATAAAAATCATTTGGATCGTTAAACTCTCAGATCCCTAAAGAATAAAATGATTTTAAACAAAGAGAGGGATTCCCTAGGTCTTATAGACTTAAGGTTCCTTCTCTTTTTAATTTTTACAATTATGGCAAGTACATTTAGATTAAAGAGAAAATTATATTCTGATGATAAAGGCGGAATGAGTACTGGGAAAAAATTAGCTTTAGGTGGCCTCGCAGCAGGTGCAGCCATTCTTGGGGCTAAAAAAGGTGCATTTGGTGCTAACATAATGGCTAAAACTAATACTGGACTAATGAAAGCTGGTAAAGCTGTTGGAGGAAAAGTTGGAGATAGAATGATGATGTCTGGAGCTAAGGGTTTTGGAGTTGCACGAGCTAAACAAATTGATAATGCACTTTTAAAGAAAACAGGATCTCAGATGACAAAACAAGCTTTTAATGCAAAAGCTGATCAAAAAGGTATGCAGGCACTTGGAAAAATTATGAAATAATTATGGCAACTTATAAGCTTAAAAGAAAAAGTTTTGCATTTAATCTAGCAGGTCAAGCTTTCAAATCTGCCGGACAAGCTTTTAAATCTGGTAATACTATGCAAGGTATTGGACAGGCAGCAAAAGGTCTTGGTAGAGGTGCTATTGGAATAGGTAAAGGGTTAGGTGTTGCTGCTGCTGGTACTGCTGCATTAGGTGCTGGTACATTCTTAGCAGCAGAAAATAAAGCTAATAGTTAAAGAAGAAGTTAATCCCTGAAAATTAATTTTAAAATATTAAAATAAGTTTTATGAGTGATGTAATTTACAGAGGTCTTAAACTCTCTTCTAATAAATGTAGGTATTTTCAAGTAAAAGAAGGACAAATAAGCTCTATAGTAGAGGATACTTCAAGATCTACTCTCACTCTAACTTATTCTCCAGGAAGTACTTCTGGAAGTTTATCAGATCTTTTAGGAATACCATGTACTGAGAAAAGAATTGACATGCTCCCTACAGGACTTCCTAAATTATTTAAAAATACTTATGTTACATTAAATGGACTTAAGTTAAGAAAATTAACTTATGATCCACATACTATTAATATAGTTATTGTAAATGACTCAGAATCTAGAGTTATCCAAAACTATAATTATACAACAATAGTAGTTTCGGAAGGAGATTATAAAAATCCTGAGTTTATAAATTTCTTGTTTTACTCTGGAAATCTTATATATCTTCAACCTATTGGACCTAGACCAAGCTGTTATGAGATAAGAAATTTTCCTAAAATTATAATTAGTTCAGATGATGTTACACTTGAATCTGAATCTGAAACAATATTTACATTAAGAAGGAAATATAATGATTATGTTATAAGAGCTGTAGATTATCAAGATCAATTTATTCTAGAATTACGTAAAATTTTAGATGATTATGGTTTAGAGTTAGTTAGAATTAATAAAGAAACTACATTAACTAAAACATCACATGTTGTTTATCAATTTCTTCAGACTCCAGTGAAAGATAATCATCCTAAGTATTCTGATGATAAAGTAATGCAGCATAAAATACCAGTTGAATTTTATCTAAGAAGTACTGATATGCCATTATTCTTTGACTTTAAAAATAGATATATGAATGTCACATTACTTACTAATTTCTGTGAATTCAAAACATCAGATAGATATGGACAAAGATGGACAGCTGCAATAAAATGGGGAGGAATAACTGAAGATTTTAACCAGACATATCAACAAGATGATAATTCAAATTTCTCTTATCAATGTCAATTCAGATGTGAACTATTTTTCTATGAAGTAATTGATGATAGATATAAATTCCTAGAAGAAATAGTTCAGAATATAGAGTTTGAACGAAATAATCCAGATTATCATTATGAAGTTCCGGTTGATACTGAAACAACAATTATAAACAAAGGGTTATGATAAATTTTAGAAAGAAGAAATACCTTATCCAAAATTTAATGCCGGACGCTATTGAATATTTAAAGAAACAAGGATTACGGCCTAATATTATAACTCCAGAGCAAGCAGATAGCGTTAGTAGAGTTAATTCTAAGGCTATGGTTTTAGTTTCATTTATAAAAAATGAGTCTGGATATTATCAAATTCAAGTACAGGATAAGGAATTATACAATTATACTCAAAAATTAATCAAAGATATTTTTAGAATGAGAATAACTGATATTAATAAAGAAACCAGAGTAATCACAGCAGAAACTGATCACTTAGGAATAGCTTTTGATATTATAGAAATTCTCGCTACAAAATATAATTTATCAGTTGTGGCATGATTAAATTTAGACAGAAAGAATTTACAGAATATGATGCAATGAGAAGTCTTTATGTAAAACTTATGCGATATTCTGATAGAAATAAATTCGGAGTAATAGATACTAGTGCATTAATTCCTGTTCTTAGAGGAAATAATGTAGTAATCGAAAGATTTGTAATTAGTACTTCTATGTTTGGAAAAGATAAATATAGAATGTATCTAAAAATTGGTGCCAAAGCAAAGTTACCAGATGAGGTTAGACTTCCAGGTAAAACATATGATAAACGTCTTGGAAATATGCAATTAAACGTAAGTCATTCTATATTTGCGCCAAAAGATAGTGATCCAAATTGGAATAATAACAATAATGGAGGAAATAATAATACTTCTTTAGGAGACACTTCTGGACCTAGGAATGATAATCCTGAAGAAAGAAGAGGTGGAAAAAAGAAAGAAAAGAAGTATTCAGAATTTCCAGGATCAATTTTAGAGCAAAGAGAATTTAAGAGTAAAGGCGGTGATAAACAATATCCCTATCTATCTGGTTCATTCTCTCCTTCCTTTGATCTATCTTATGAAGTTTCTGAATTGCTTGGAGAGGCTATCAAATATGATAAAAAATCAAGATCATTGGTCTTAGAATTCAAATCTATCGAAGATGCTATTAATGCATTGAATATATTACCCTTCGGATTAGGTTATAAAATATATTTACTTAATGCATGATGATTGTAAAGAGATTTTCTCAAACCAAGATATTAAATACTAATAACCCAGCTCTTGGTTTCACTAAAGGGAGAAAATATGATACAGATATGGATAGACTGGGTAGAATGAATACTTCTCAACGTGAATTAGCTGGAATCGGTAATTTAGGAAAAGAAATGAGAAAATTAAATCAAGAATTAAATCGTGGAGGAAGAGGTAAATGGCAAGATACAGATTAAAAAGAAAATGTTACAATGCACTAACTGAAGCTGCCGGAAATACACTTGGAGGAGTTACAGAAGGAGTTGGTAAAGCTCTTGATAATAAAGTAGCCGGAATCGCTGGTGGTGTTTTAGGAGCTACTAAATTAGGAGGAACTATTGGAACAATGATAGGGGGACCATTTGGAAGTATTTTAGGTATGGGAGCTGGTTATCTCTTAGGTTCTGCAGCTACTAGAGGTCTTGGAAAAGGTCTTAAAACTGCCGGTCAAGATATGCAGACTTAATTATAGGAGGATTTAGATTATGATTAAGTTTAGACAAAAAGAATTTTTTTGGGGAATGGCTTTAAATGCTGCAGGGGCTATTGGTACAGGTCTTTCTCTAAAACAAGGCTCTGATCAAATGAAACAAGCTGAGGAACAAGCAGCACAGGCAGAGGAGCAAAATAGAAAGATGACCAAAGCTTTAAATAAAATTGCAGAAAACGCAAAAAATAATCCACAAGCAGCACAACAAGCAGCAGATGTAATGGGACAAAAACAATTTGCTCAGATAAATTTTGCAAAACTTACGGCAACTCTTAAAAATAATAAAACTTTAGGAAATGCTAAAGGTCTCGCTAAAGATGTTGGTAAAATTGTGTGGAAAGGAAAAAATAAGCTGATTGGTGGAACTATGATGGGAGCTACAATGGCAGGAGCTTCATATCTTACTGATAAAGCAATTCAAAAAGATATGAAGAAAAATGGAATGCCTCTTGAAAAAACCTATTCTGCTGGATCTATAATGAAAGCAGTAAAAGGTACTGGAAAAGTTTTAGGAGAAGCTGCAAAAAAAAATAAAGGAACGTTAATAACGATGGCTGCTCTAGGTTCTGCTCCCATGGCTCTCGGATACTCTGCTGAAAAAGCTCAATATAAAGATCAGATGGCATTAACTCAGAGAAACTATGCAGTCCCTGGAGTAATGGCAGTTAAAAGATTACTTACTGGCGCTTCTAAATCTGTAAGAAATTCACAGATATTTAAAACTCCTGGACAAACAATTTTAGGTGGACTTTCTAATTTATCTGGCGGAGGTGGTCGAAAAGGTGTATACAAATTCGGTCATCAGTTAAATAGATATGGAAAACACTCAGGTTCAGTATGGTCTCAAAAAGCAGGTAAATTCATTATGGATAACCCCAAAACAGCCTTAGCAGGTAGTATTCCAGTCGGTGCTGCAGTTTTAGGAGCAACATGGGGAACTGGAGAGAAAATAGTAAATAAAACAGCTCAGGCTCTAGATAAAGATGCTTTCAAATATCAAGATTCTAAAAATCAAGAAATACAATGATTATAAAAAGAAAATTATTCACTAAATACGACGATACTGATAATCTTAAGAGAATGAAAGATTCAGATATTCTTGCTGAAAAACCAAAACAAGCTCCTGGATATGGTTCTGTAGCTGGTGCTGCTCTTGGTGGTGCTGCTCTTGGTGGAACAGTTGGTGCTGTTGCTGGAGCTTTCGGAAAGAATAAGGCAGGTCGTAGTTTACTCGGAAGAATGGGTAAAGGTGGAAAAACTGGATTAGTTGTTGGTGGTCTTCTAGCAGGTGGAATGGCTCTTCGAAATAGAAATAAACAAGCTGAAAATAATGAATGGTATAATAAAAGACTTAATTATGCTCAGAGACAGGCTAGACGAAGAGAAAAACAAGATTGGAAGACGAATATGACTCAAAGAGATGGTTATTCCTATTAAAACTAATAAAAATTATGGCAAAATTTAAACCAAAGAAAATAATCAGAGATGTAAAGGAGTTTTATAAAAATAACCCTACGGCAAAAATTACTACTGCCACTGCTGGATTTTCTGGAACTAATCTTGCTATTAATGCTACTAGAAAAAATTCTGATAAAAAATATCAAGATGAACAGCTAGAAGCAATGGATAAATTAACTAAAGCACTTGGAGGAGTTAATAAAACTTTAAAAGAGGTAGAAGTAAAAAAACCTAAAAAGACAACCTCTTATAAATTTAAAAAAATCTTTTCCGAGAAAAATGATAATAATATGATTACATTTAGAAGAAAAGACTTTAGTATATTATCTGATACTGTTAAAGGAGCTATAATTGGTGGAAACGTAGCTACTCTAAGTTTACCATTATCCGGAAAAGATGCTAAAAATATTAAATATGAAGGAAGTAACCCTACTTTCCGAAAATTAAATACTCTAAGTCCATTTGCTAAACGACTTGGAGTAGTAGCCGCCGGAACATTAGTCGGAGCAGCTCTTGGAGCCTTAGTTGGTACTATAAAAAAAGGTGATGAGGCTATTTCCAGAAAGTTAACAGTTGACAATAGATTAATGGATAGAGTAGTAGAGGATCTTAAGAAAACAGGTTTTAAAGAAGGCTCCGATTTTACAAGAGATCCTAAAACGGCGGATTCTCTTAAATCAGCAATAAGTGTAGCTATAACAAGAAATTCTGGTGAACTTAGACTTCTAGTAAATACAATAGCAGATAATAAACTAAAAGATATAACAAAAAACATAATACGAAATCTACCAAACTCAAGTGCAGTAACAGAAGAAAGTAAAAGTAGATATAATGAGATTTCTATAACTACTATATCTGATGGAACCGCTGATGTTGGTTTAATAGCTGGAATATGTGAAAAATTTATAAGAAATAAATATCCAGTATATCTCGTAGAAGTTGGTTAAATAAAACAATTAATTATTATATTTAAATTATGGCACAATGGACTGAAACTCTCGAACCGTATGTAAAAGTTATAGAGAGAGTACATACCGCAGCTCTTAATCCTACTGCAGGTGAAAGTTTAATTATCGGAGTGACTTTAATTTCTGATGCAGGCCCAGCAGTTCCTACACTGATCTCTAGTCAATCTGAATTCTTAAAAACTTATGCTTCAGGGGACTTAACAGAAGATTATATGGCATCCTTGAATAATCTTTATCATGATGCTAATAATACAGGAGATAAAAATGTAGCTGCAACAATGTGGATGAATGCTTATAGATTGGCTGGCTCTAATGTTATGCTGGTTTGTAGAGCATCTAAAGCTAACGATATCTACTACGCTAAACCCATGACTAAAACTGATTATAGTACATATATCCTTAGAGATGGTGCTTTAATGAAGGGATTTAGAGATGCTGATAAAGGTGTCGTTAAGTTTGTTCTTGATATTGATGGTGATGATGCAGAACATGATCAAGATGGATGGTCAATTAATTTGAATGGAGTAGGTATTCTTGGTAATCGTACCACCGATGATGGTCCTCAATATGATTACTATGTAAGAACTCTCCCCGACTTAGTAAATCAAATGAATGAAACTAATAAATTCTTCTCTCCATCTTATAAATTCTTCACAGATCCTAATAATATCATCTCTGAAAATGAAACAACTGATCCCGATAAAGCAAAGGCAGTTGTATTCTATGAACTTTATCTAGGACAGGATATGCTAGATACTTCAGACTCTAGATGTCCACTAGGAAAGCAGTATATCGTGATTTGTGAACCTGATTGGACTAGTGATAATCCTAATCAAAAACTTATAGATATTAATGCTTCCGCTTGGTCTGGTTTCGAAGAACAGAAATATTATGCAGTTAATCAATATAACTCTAATACTGATCTGAGAGTTAGAATTAGACGTTTTAATCATGATGCAGTAGTTACCAAAGAATTAACTAACCCCGCTTTGAACGAAAACTCTGATTCTCCTTATATGGTACTATCGGCCGTTCTAGATACCTATACTAAGAAAGGAACAGTAGAACCGTCAGAAAGTATCCTACAGCGAGATTTTTATGAAGTCGCTGTTCTTGATCCTAATATTTCTGACGAAGTACAGTTCTTTAATATAGGTAAAGTAACCGGCCGTGGAGATATGGAAGTATCAGAACTCAATGAACTCCTAAGTATGATTCAACTTCAACTCCCTGACGATATGAGAGAGCTTGGATTGAACTACTATGGATACGGAGCTGATGATAAAGTATGGGTAGAACTTGATTCTAATGACCCAAATGCAGGTTCTTATAAACAAACAGTTTCTTCAATGACTGATCTTTACAACTCAAAAGGTATGTCAGTTGGAGATGTTTACCGAGTTGGATCTGGAAGTTCATATAAGTACTATGAATATCAAGAAAATGGTGGAGATCAAGTTTATGCAAAATTAGGCGTAGATCCAACTGAAACAGATATTCTTGATGTATCTGAATCGGATCTTAAGAAAGCACTTGACGAAATCAACATTCAGGAAATCTATGTGGTTGAAGGATTATGTGACCTCGGAAATACATCACTAAGTTTCCAGAATTACTTGGCTAATATGGCTATCAATTCTAACTATTTCTATCCAGTATCAACAGTTCAGAGCACAAATTATATGACTATCGCTAATAATGCAACTAAAATAGCACAAGATTCATATAAACTCTATCTGTCCGCTCCTTGGGATATCGACTCTGGTACGTTCGGCTGGAAATATTACTGTTCTCCTGCCGTTATTTACTGGGAAGCTGTGGCTAGAAACCGTAGAAATAATGCAGAATTTGCTCCTGTACTTGGACAAACTAATGGTATTGTTCAGTACCAGAGACCTATGACAGAGTTTAATAAGAAAACTCGTCAACTTCTATTATCTAAACGAGTAAATACTGTACTCTGGAATTATCAAACTAATGCTTGGAACATGAATGATAATTATACTAAGCAAAGTGTAGATAATATTGTTTCAGATGAAGGTAACTCTCGTTTAGCTATTCGTATCTCAAAAGCTATGCCTGTATTACTTAAACAGTATATAGGCTGGAGAATTGCACCAAAACTATGGGAAAGTGCGATTGGAACTATCGATTACTGGTTCAAATCAACTATTCTCCCAATGTCTTATAATATTGATGATTACCGTATTATCATCGATGAGACAAATAACCCTGTTCAAATTCAGCGTCAGAATAAAATGGTGGTTAACGTTTTGGTTAGATACCAGAGAGCTTTGAAATATGTCATCGTAAAGAATATGCGATTATTATACCAATTGCTGGAACTTAATTTAAGAATCAGCAGAAATAGTATTTATAACTATTTCTCAACGACTAGATGTATAATTAAAATCTCCAGAGATTTTAAAAGATATAGTCTGAACATGAGTAGATAATACTTAGCAAACATATTGATATCACGACATTTTCGACGTTGGTATGGATCTTGCAGTCTCAGAGTACGAAGATACTAGAGGAGCAGCCCTTGAATAACGGGAAGCAAATAAAAATAATGATAGTATGTTGGAGAAATCTGACATACTATCCTTTATAAAATAACATGATTAAACAATATAATATGCCAAGAAAAAAGAAAACTTTAGATGATGCAAAAGCAATGATTCAAGATATGATAGATAATTTAAATAATTCTAGAGAATTTAAAATTTCTTTTGTTGAGTTTGTTGATCATGATTGGATAGGTAGAAATACTAAATTCAAATTATTGTGTGAAAAACATAAAAGAATTGAAGTAGTAAAATTCAGACAATTCCAAGAATTTGGATGGAGGTGTGATGAATGTATTTTAGAATCTCAAAGGTTCTCAGAAGAAGTAGCTTATTCTAAAGTTTACAATAAGATATCTCTTGAAAATAATAATGGAAAATTTATTGAATTTCTAGGATTTGATAGACCTTGGTGCGGAACAAAGAAAACAAAAGTTATATTAAGATGTAAAAAACATAATTATACAAGCTCCATATATTTCTCTGTTTTTATGAGAGAGGGTTGGAATTGTATAAAATGTACACGTGAAAAATTTCCGCACTACCTACCAGAAAATATAGCCATTGAAAGAATAAATGATAAAATAAAATCAGAAAATAATTTAGGAAAGTCTATTGAGTTTTTAGGATTTAAAGAATCTTGGCATGGATTGAATACGAAATTAATTTTAAAATGCAGAAAACACAATTATATAGGAGATAAAACTACTTATGAAAGTTTTCTATATAGTGGTTGGAATTGTCCAGTATGTACAAAAAATTGTGGAGCAACTTCAGTAACTGAAATTATATGTTATAATACGTTGCTAAATTATATCGATAGAGATAATATAGAAAGCCATTATGAAATAAATATTAAAAAGGAAAGTAGTATATTTAGAATAGAAAGATCTATATATGTAGATATGAAAATAGAACTTAATGGAAAAATAATATTTATTGAGTATGATGGAATACAACACACAAAATTTATAAGATATTTTCATAAAAACTATCAAGGTTTTGTAAATCAACGAATAAGAGATTTAATGTTAGATGAATATTGTAGGACTAATAATATTACACTATTAAGAATTCCTTACGTTGATAGAAAGAAATTTAACCAAATCTTCGAAAACTTCTTTCAATATAATTTAGATATAACAACAAAAGTAGAACCTAAATTATTACCTATATTATATTATGGATAAAACATTATTAGTGGATCTCAAAAGAAAATTATTTATTAGAGCAGCCTTTAGCTTACTGAGGTCTATATAAATATTTATATAGAAAAATTATGTCAAAATGCTGGAAAAATCTTGGTTATACCAAAGTATAAATCAGCAAAAAACTATAAACTTAGATTAATATAAGTAAAAATAGTTTTCTCAACGACTAAATACATAACTCTAGGATAAAAACCGGAGATGATATAGTCTAACATATATAGAAATATATTATAAAATGAGTAAACTTAACTTCTTTAGACGAGATCTTAGATTTAAATGACTACCTTAGTGCAGATGAAATATTGCTGGAAATAATTAAGGAGTCATTAAGAGAATTTGAAAATACGCTACCATTAATCCTAGAGATGAAAATGAACCGTTCTCAGATGTGTAGCTGCGAAAATCTTGGACTTGAAGGATATTGTGAGATAAAGAGTAATTTTACATTATTTCTAGATTGTAAAATCTCAGAAGATCAAATTATTCTAGTTCCAAACTCACTTCCTATGTACAGAATTGGATCTATTTCGTATCCTGCTCCATCTAACTATACTTACTTTACAGATTACCGTAGACCGTATGTTTTTATGATGGATATGCCTAGTTATGATCAATTTTATGTTAGGGGGATATGTAGTCGACCAATAATTCCTGACTTTCTCCCTGATAAAACGTTTAATCCAGGATCATCTAAGGCGGCTATTTATTGGTTGAATATAGAAGAAGGATCAAGGGGTACATTTTTCATGGACCTTACATTATGTCATTTATTGAATTACATCAGAAATCTCAAAGCTTCTTTATTGCTCCCTGGTGTTTCTATTGACGTCTTATCTAATATTGACCCTGCATATCAAGAGCTTAGATCTAGGTGTGATAATTATATACTCCAATCTGGATGGTATGGAGATTTACTTGTTTAATATATAAAATTATGATAATAAAAAGAAAGTTGTATTCTCTTACAGGAACTAGAGTATTGGCTGGATTTAATAAAAAAGTTCTTAGAAAGGCTCCAATGGCTGCAAAAAGATCTGCCATAAAAACACAAAATAAAGTTCTTTCTGGAGTAGCAAGAGGTTTAAATAAGGTAGAAGGAGTAAAAATGGCGGCAAATCAAGCAGCCATTAATCCAGGAAGAGTTGTAAATACTAAAGTAATTCAACCATCTATAGAAGCACCTATAACTTCTGTAGCTATGAAAACAGTACCTATTCCTGGAACATCTGCTTTAGTTAGTGTAGTAGGAAAACCAGAGAAAACTATATGGAAAAAGATTGGAGTTGGTGATAAAATGTCTAAGGCTGCATCTAAGTATGTAGATAGTAAAGGAGGCAGAGTTGTAGAAGATGTAGTAAATAGCTCAACTAATTATTTAAAAAATCTTATGGTATGACAAAATTTAGACAAAAACAATATACAATTCCGGAGGGTCACTATACAGGTCCAAAGGATATGGATAAGGTTCCAGGAGCTATAGAAGTAATCGGAAAATCTGCCTTAGCTGGTGCTGGTATTGGAGGAGTTACAGGTAGTCTCCTAAAAGATGCTAGTATTACCAGTGGTGCTATAACTGGAGGTAAATATGGAACTATAGCAGGTGTAGTATTAAAATTCTTCTTAAACTATTTACACAATCCAATGTCATCTATTAAATTTCAAGAAGTAGATAAATTAATTCGTCGTGAGTTTGGTATTTATAGAGCTTCTGGAGTAACTATAGGAGATTCATTAGATAAAAGAGCAAAAATAGATGAGAAGTTTAGTTTTAATGATCGAAATGTAACAGCTTATAAATTAAATTTTTCAATACAAGATAATTCCATTACCATGTATACTTTTGGAATGACCTCTAAGGAATTGGAAAAGACTTCAGATAGTTTAGACTATTACTGTAAGAAGTATACAGGGATGGAATATAGTAGTTATGCAATCAATTCTAGAAATAATTCTTATTCAGTGGCTATTGTATTTACAAATTATCAAGTTATAGCCAACTTTATAATGGAACTCAGTAATACTCTTGGAGTAAAAATAAATCTTCTTGATAACAAAGCTTTAGTTGAAAATAGAATTAAGGAAGTTGAACAGAAGGATTTTTCGGTTAAGTCTTTAAATAAATATGATTTAAAGAAATTTATTGGGAAAACGGGAAAATTTCTATTTTCCGGTAAATCTGAAGATCTTATCGGTTTAATTTATAGTGCTGCAGTAACTTTTTCTAATGATCCTGATATAATTCCTACATATCGAGGAGACTTTGGAAATAAGTACTTAGAAAATAGCCTTAAAAGACTTCGTTATGTTGAAGGTCTAGATTATACTGTTGGAGAATTTGGTGGAGATATAGGTATTAATATGTCAATGATCTCTGGAATATTCGTAATAACAGTAAATAAAGAGGATACCAACGAACTTAAGAAGATTGATTCTATTTTCTGGAATCACTTAAAAACGATAGTAAATAGGGTAGATACTGGAAAAGTAGTTGTATATAACTACACAATTAAAACAAGAAATGAATTTGATTTTATCTTAAAAAAATTCATGTCAACTGATGTAAAACCTAATATATTTGAAAAATGATAGTACCTAGAATTCGATATTTTTCAGATTTACAAGCTAGAAAGATGATAACGAAATTAACAGAGAAATTGGATAAAGATCGTATCGGGAATTATGAAGTTTCTAGTAAAATTCCCAAAGATGTAATTAGTATATATCCTGATCCATCTTCAATTAAAATATATATTCCAAAAGATCTTGAATATAGTCAGTACGAAATTGATGATTTCATTAGATCTATGGCAGCTCATATTAGAACAATTACGATCCTAGAGAGAGATATATATGTAATGAAACTATCAGGATCTCTTACTTTTGAACAGATATATAAATTAATACGTGAGATAATTGATACAGAAGAATTTTGTACTATTATTGACTGTGATTAATCTTTAAACTAAATATATACTATTATGGCGGATATGATTTCAAAAAACTTAGATAAGGCAAATAGGCTTTATTCTATTGGAATGAAAAATATAAAATTACAATTAAAACTTCTTGGGACTGAATTTGTAGTACTCAGACCAAAGAGTAATTCAAAATGGAAAAATGTTTTTGGAGGTACATATTCATCAAGTAGTACATTAGAGAACGATTATGATCAATTTACTACAATATTGATATTAAATCAGAATGAACTAAGAGATGTATGGAATCGAAACAGAGATAATCTAGAAGTATATACAGATGATGGATCTCTTGAAGTAGGGGATGAATTACAATATACTCGTGGAAAATATACATTCAGATTTAAAATATCTCTTAAAATGGGTTACTCTGAAGTAGCTGAAGTATTCTATGTTTATACATTGAATAGTATTATTGAAACTTTAGATATGTAATTATGAGAGAAAGAAATATAGAAAATGAGATTCTGAAGCAAAATAAAATTCCTGGATGTGATCAACTTACTAGACCTGAGGAAGTAAAAGCTCTTAGTAAATATCTTAAAAGTATTAGAACAACTCAAGAAAATCATACTTCCCTAGAGAAAGATAATCTAGAACTCCCTGGAAGAACAACAGGGAGGATTCCAGAAATTAATTCTCTCGAAGATTATATAGAGGGATTAGATGGGGTTCGTGGTATTAAAAGTCTATATAAAGAATCATCACGAGAACCACTTTCTGATAATAGAAACTCTGACTCGGCGGAAAATCATGGGTTGTATACAGAAAAGACACGTGAAAATCTGTATGATCCTAGGAAAACAGAACTAGAGAAACATCGTGAGGATATAGTAAATAAAAAAAATATCCTTGAACCAACCCTAGAAGACCGCCGAGAAGAATTAACTGAGGAACCAAAAGAATTAAAATCTCTAGGTACAGAAAAGTTAAATCTAGAAGGAGTTAGAGATGTAAGAAATCTTTATATAAATACAAAAGAAAATCTTAAGGTTCCAGAAAAAGATCTAGAGTTAGGAAAAGAAAGAGAATCTCTTATTGATAATCACAACCTAGAATTAGATCTAACAAGAATAGACCTTGAAGGATTTAAAGATTTATCATACAAAGAACAGCTCGAAGTAGATTCTAAAAATGAATTAGATACTACTCGAATATCTTTAGAAAAAACAATTGAAACTTCTGAATTATCTAGTTATAGAGAAGATCTTAAAGAAACGCCGGAGGAATTAGATAAGTTAGAAGATCACAGAGAAAAATTAAATAGTGGAAAAGATAATCTAAAAGAACTTGAAGATACTAAAGTTAAACTCAGAAATCCAGTAGATGATGCTGAACTTTCTAAAACCAAAGTATCTTTAGAGAGAACCGTAGAAGATAAAGAGTTAGAAACTTATAGGGAAAATCTTAGGAAAACGCCGGAGGAGTTAGATGAATTAGAGAATCATAAAGAGTCTCTTAGAAGTGGGGAAGAATTAAAGAGTTTACCTGAAGATAAAATAACTCTTGGAGGTACTGTAAAGGTATTAGAAGAACTTGGAAACACTAAAATAGATTTGGAAGGTACTGAAGAATCTGAGATATCTACTTTAGAGGATTATAGAGAAAACTTAAGTGTAGAAGATAATAATTCTCTTGAAGATACTAAGGTAGATCTGAAAGGTACTGTAGAATACGAAGCTTCTGAGTTAGAAGATGCCAGAATCAACTTAACCGGAACAGAAGAATCCGAACCTAAAAGTCTCGAAGATAAAAGGATAGACCTAGAAGATACAAAGGAGTCTGAACCTAAAGCTCTAGAGAATGAAAGGATAGACCTAGAAGATACAAAGGAGTCTGAACCTAAAGCTCTAGAGAATGAAAGAATTGATCTAGAAAATACTGAAGGGTCTGAGATATCTACTTTAGAGGATTATAGAGAAAACTTAAGTGTAGAAGATAATAATTCTCTTGAAGATACTAGAATAGACTTAACTGGAACTAAAGAAGCTGAGATGTCTGAACTTGAGGATTATCTTGATGATCTAGAAAATACGAAGGATTATGAGGCTTCTGAGTTAGAGGACACTAGAATAGATTTAACCGGAACTAAAGAATTCGAACCTAAATCTTTAGAAGACGAGAGAATAAACTTAGAGGGTACTAAAGAATTCGAACCTAAATCTTTAGAAGACGAGAGAATAAACTTAGAGGGTACTAAAGAATATGAATCAAGTTCTTTAGAAGATGAAAGGATAGATTTAAAAGGTACAGAGGAAGCTGAACCTGAAAGTCTTGAAGATTTTATAGATAAACTTGAAGATACTAGAGATTTTGAGTTAGAAGATGAAAAACTCGAACTCCCTGAAACTTCTGGAGATGGATATGAAGGTTATACTCCATTAGGTCCGGAAGAATTAGATAGTCTTGGTGGAAATATCAATAATTTCTATGATTCTCTCCTTGAAGTTCCAGAAATAGCTGATGCTCCTAGACAATCTGGAGATTATACTCCTCTTGGCCCAGAAGAGTTAGATAGTCTTGGTGGAGATCTTGGAAATTTTTACGATTCTATTCTAGAAGTTCCAGAAACAGATAATGAAAATTATCTTTCTCCAGAAGAAGTAGAAAAAATCATAGAAAATCCTACTTATTTCTATAACCAACAAAAAGAAATTCCAGAAACAGATAATGAAAATTATCTTTCTCCAGAAGAAGTAGAAAAAATCATAGAAAATCCTACTTATTTCTATAACCAACAAAAAGAAATTCCAGAAACAGATAATGAAAATTATCTTTCTCCAGAAGAAGTAGAAAAAATCATAGAAAATCCTACTTATTTCTATAACCAACAAAAAGAAATTCCAGATGCACAAGCTCCTGATGGACAAGAAATTTATAAATATTCAGAAAATCCTGAACTATCTTCTGAACAAGTAGAAGGTCCTCCTATGAAATTACCTAAATTTGGATTAGAATCTCTTAATTTAAGTAATTATCTTAGATGGACTGCTGAAAAAGCCGTGGGCTGGACTGGAGTACATGGAGAGGCAAGACAACTTCTTGTTAATGAAACACTAGCTGGTTTGGTAGTAGCTAGAGACGAGCTTGAAAAAGTAACTAAATCAAATCGATATAGACTCCCTGGAAATGATGGCGGTTTATTGGGTGATTTAGTATCTGGAGGAGTTTCTGGTGCACTTGACAACCTAGGAGACAAGCTCGGAGATGCTGTTAATAGTATCGTTGGAAGCAAATCAGTAGATATATCTAATCCTTTGAATAGACCAGATGAAAATAAATTTAAATATAATGGATTTGAAGAAGCGAATACACGATCAACTAGTAGTAATGCTTCTAATCCTATAAAAAGTCAATCTGTATTTTCTTATGATGAAATCGAACTCTTAAGTAAAATAACTAATGAAGGAGCAAAGAAAAATTCATCATCATCCTTTTGGAAAAAAGCAGGTAGTGCTTTAAAAGATATGGCTTTAGGATCTTCTGGAGGAGAAAGAACATACAGTTTTAAAAATAATTATATTTCAGGTAAAGGTATATTAATTACTCTAGAGGAATTATGTGGGATATCTAGCGATACTGACGATACTAATACTGTAGAAGGTTTATATAATGTATTAAAATCTAGCCCATTTATTACAACTCCAGATAAATTTACCTCAACAGGGTATTCAAATTATAATATTCAAACATTAGATACTAATGCTTTCTGGGAAATTGCTCTTGAACCTTATGCAGGGCCTGAAAATGGAGATCTTAATTATCTTCCTGGAATCCACGAAATAAATATAAGAAATATCGTAATGCATGGAGTAAATACAGCTTATAATAAATGGATTCCATTTACTAGTTTTGATCTTCAAAAATCTAAAATGACATCAAAAACACTGAGCTTGTATGATGGTGAAATTAGTTATCCTGTTTCAATGGAATTTACTAATGAACTTCGAATAACTATCGCCGACGATCAATATAAATCTTGGAGACGATACTTTGAAGAATGTGCTAAAGCTGCAATTTATAATAGCGAAGGACATACATCTGATTATTATATACTGCCCTCGGATGAATATTCACTTACAGCAATAGATACTAATAATGTGTGTATTGCTATGTATAAAAATATATGCTTCAGATGTAGAATATATGTTATGACACCACAATATAGTACAATTCAAAAATTTGATTTGCTTTTAGTAATGAAAGATTTCTCTGAAGAGTATACAGGGGATATTGGAGACGGTGCAGGAGATCTTACGGTATCATTTAGTATCGTAGGAGAGAATCCAAATGAAGGAAAAATTCCAGAAGTTAAGGTAATACAACATAAAGCTCCCGATAATTCTTCAAAAACAGATTACGGTTCTATAGTAGAAAGTGGAGTAAATTCAGTAATGAAACTAATTAAATAATATAAAGCTATGTATTTAAGATTAGGAACAACTAATATAAAGTACTCCACTGAACAAGATGATTTTACAGTATTTTCTGAAGTTGTAGATTCTAAGATGTCATATGAGAAACCAATACTTGTGAGAACTCCTGATGAACTTGATATTTGGTTTGGATCAGATTTTCCAGGGAAAGATTATTATGATGAACTTTTAGAATCTGGAGTTACTTTATTCTTATATAGACCAATTAAGGTTGAACAAAATACTAATGCTCCTGACTATGTTGACCTAAAAGAGTATTCTATAGATCAAAAATTATACTATAACTTAACAGAACTTCCAGAAATCGGAGAAGATAAAGTTTTGTATAAGGTAGTAACAGGAGAAGGCGAATATAAAGAGGGAAATTTGTGGTATACTCTTTATATATATTATCTAGGAGAATATATGAAAATCCTAGAATTACCACAAAATCTTGACACTAATAATACGAGTTCTCTAGAAAATAGGGATGTATTAAACATAAATTATCCAGGTTTTATTGGACCTGAATATTGTTATCCGAAATATATAGAGGAAGGAGATGTTGATTATACTGAAAAAATTAATGAAGAAATATTATTATCTCATCTTCCTGACTTGCTAAGAGTATCAAAAGGGTATGAAACTTTAGCTTATTCTTTAGTATATAACCCTGAGATAGATTTTCACCCGATAGACGAGGGATTAACTTCTAAATATATAATCCTGAAAAAACTTAAAAATGACTCTTATGAAAATATAATGATTTGGTTTAAAGAGGAAATTAATAGTATCCCTAATATTCCAAGTCAGTATTATGATGAAGCAGTCGAGGTCGAAATCAAAGCCAAAGAAAGTAATAAGGAAATTTTCAAGAGGTTAGTAGAAGTTATAATTCCAAGTCAATTAGGTTATACAGTCGAAGGAAATATCTCGGAGGGTTACAAAATATACACATCATATTCTGTTCAGGTTACTTATTTTACTAATATTACTGATCTATTATTCGAACCAGATTTTAACACTACACACAATATACTATCAAAAATCTCGAGCGGAAGTACTAGAGTGAGATTTATATCTAAAACAACTGGTACTGAAGGTGGAGATCCCGAATACTTAGATAGTGATATTAGTGTAAATATTGAGAAACTGAAAGGAGATGATAAGTATAGAGTAACAATCGAGAGGTATAAATATCAAGAAATTTATGAAGGTGGTTTATTTACTATTGGACAGGAAAGACTTGATACTATAATTACTTCAGAGTCTAAGTTAGTTAGATGTATTCTCTCAACATCTTACATAAATCGAGAAACAGGTGAAGAGGTAGAATATAAAAAAGGTACTAAAGAATCTGAATTACCTTCTGGAACATGGTATCTTAAACGAGCCTGGAAAGAAACGGCCGAAGATATAAATGGGGAATATTGGAAAGCGGCAGAGGCTATTTTTGGATCTGACAACGCTGGAATTATCGATTATTTCTTAGTCCCTGATATCTATAAATACTCGGCCGGAATGAAGACAGGCTCAGAGACTAGTTATTATCCAGAATACGAGAGATTTTTAGGGTATGCAAGGAGTTTAGGTTTTCAAGTATTATTCCAAAATTCTGATAATGGATGGACCTACGTAGAAACTCAAGAACTCCCATCGGCCGAAAATATAACCTCAGGAACAATTTATATAGTATCACAACCCACTGGAGGAGTAAAATTCTATAAAGTGGAAAACGGAAACTTAATAGAAACAACTGATCCTGAGGAAACTAATACGGCCGGAAATAACTACGTCTTTAATTATACCTCTGACACTGATAATCGACTCTTATATTTTTATCGAGGGCAAACAATTTTCGGACAAGATAGACCTGGATATTATTTACATATTAGAGGGCTCTTACAAGATATTTACTCAATAACTAGCGATCAGATCTTATATCAAACACCTACAACAGATCCTTACACCTTTGAATCACCAGAAGAAAAACTTGAAGAATACAAAAGTAATTATCTAGTATTTAATAACCAGATATATTATTATAAAAAATATCAAAATGGACAAGACTTCAATACTTCAGGGTGGATGAGATTCTGTATAGGAAAAGTGGCTAGAGAATTGGAAAAGAATAAATGGAAAATTCTTAGTACTAAATCAGCCGGAGATATAAGAGCTAGAATAGAACAGATCTTAAATAGAATATCAGCTGGGTACTCATATATAGATTCATTAGTTATTACTGGATTTTACCTAGACTTACCAAATAACAGACTAGGACTTGAAGTGGAATCTAGAATGAGCGACTTAGTAGATAATGATATGACGATCGATATAACTTTAAATTACGATAAAAAATAATAAAAACTATGGCAAGCGTAGCAAGTTTAGTCCGCGGAAGTGACGGATACATGAAATTTATTGACTATCAAAGTACATATAAAGATAATAATAAAGAATTCCTTCGTGGTGACATGTGGGAACTTCAATTCATTAATGTACCTAAGATAAATAATTGTCTTAGTAAAACTTTGTAAACTGCTGGAAGATCAAGTAAAGATAAATCAGCAAAAATAGATAAAAAATCTATTTCTCAACGACTATTAGCAAAGAAAAGAAATAGCCATAGATTTCTTTTATGATATAGTCTAAACATAGAACAAATGTTTGAGTTTATTTCCCTGGTACTGATATTTTCAATGCTAGATTAAATGCCGTTCAGGTAGGTATTGATTATAGTGTATCAGGTTTTGAAAAGAGAATGCGTGGTAATTATACTATCATTCAGAAGACAGGTCAAAACACAGCTGGAACCCTGTCGTTGGCTTTTGTAGATAAGGAAGATCAGGCAATTACTTACTGGTTTGATGACTATCGCCAGAAAATTGCAGATCGTGATACTAAATATTCTTTCAGAAAGGATGACTTAGTATGCGACCTTAGATTAATCTTAACTAACTCAAGCCGTATCAAAGTTCGTACTCTTAATTTCTATAACTGTATTCTTCAGGATGCTCCGATCGACGAAAATGGTTAAAAAATTTTAAGGCCCACTAGAAATAGTAATATTCTAGAACGTAGTAAGTAAATTCGGTGAAAGATCTTAGAAAGAAACTTCTAAGTAATCCAATACCGAACTAAAGATAATAAAAATTTTTAGTGTAACGAATAAAGACTTACCAACTTTTTTATAAGTTGAATTTATATTCTGAACATATAATAAAATATTATAGTAACCTATTGCAAACAGAAGACGGAACCGATTAATTGCTTAGTCGCTTAAATAATAAAATTTAAGAAAATTATACTAAAATGCTGGAAAAATCTTGGTTATACCAAGTATAAATCAGCAAAAACTATTAAAAAAAAAATAGTTTCTCAACGACTAAATGTATAACTTAAGAGGTATTAATTCTTAAGATGATATAGTCTATAATATATTAATGTATATTAACAAATGCGAGCAGATATCCAAGTCAGCTTTTTCAAATGAAGAAGCATAAAGTTTATATTACTTTATGAAAAATTCTATTAAAATGCTGGAATATTAAATACAAATAGATAATCAGCAAAAATTAGAAAAGATCTAATTTCTCAACGACTAAATATAGAACCATATATATATAATATGGATGATATAGTCTATTCATTGATAAAAATAATTAATGATTTTAAAGCAATTTGAACATTTTGGAAAATTTCATGGTGTTTTCTACAAGAATTGCTGGAAAATTTGTATCTTTGTATACAAATAATCAGCATCCTAGATAGTAATATAAATCTAGGTTCAACGACTATGTATGTAGACTGAGGAAATTCCTTAGGTGATATAGTCTGTCATGAGGTAAAACTCATTGATTAACGTATGAAAGAACTTTTGATAATATTTAAAAGAAAATAACTTAATAAACTAGAAGTATCTAATTTATTATTTCTTATGATTGCAAGGAAGGGTGGATCTGATCAATCTGCCCTTCTTCATAAGAAGTATATTAGATATTTCCTTAAAAAATTGCAATCAATATGAAACTTAGAGCAAAAGATACAGAAAGTTTTATTCAAAAAAGTAAAGATAAATATGGTGAAAATGCTTTAGATTATTCTGAAGTAAACTATATTGATAAATTAACTCCTGTAAAACTAATATGTAAGAAATGTGGGAATATATTTTATCAATCACCAGCAGAACATTTAAGAGATAGAAAGAAAATATCTTGTCCTAAATGTGCAGTAATAGATTCTAGAGAAAGAAGGTCTATTAAACAGAAAGAAATTTGGTTAAAGAAATGTAAAGATAAATTTGGAGATAAATTTGATTACTCTAAAGTTAATTACATAAATAATAAATTAGATGTATGGATTTATTGTAATAGTTGTAAAAAATGGTTTAAACAATCTCCAAATCATCATATTAGAAATATTCATGGATGCCCTTTCTGTGCAATAAAAGAAAAATCAGGATATGAATTTATGGTTGAGAGTTATCTTGAATATTTAGTAAAAAATGATAAAATGTTATCATATAGTTCAGGATACAGTATTTTAAATAAAATAACAGGAAGAAATTCGGAAAAGATAATAATTGATTTTAAAATAATAATAAATAGTACAGAGTATTGGATAGAAGTTAATGGTCAACAACATTACAAATATATAAATTTCTTCCATAAAACGGAAAGTAATTTTCAAAAACAACTAAAAAGGGATGAAAACGTTAGAAAGTATTGTAAGGAAAATAATATAATTCTTATAGAAATTCCATATACTTACAATACCTATGAGAAAATATCTGAAGTCTTAAAAAGAATTCTCATAGAAGGTGAATCTCCTAATATAATAACTCAGCCAAAAATAATACAACCAACATAAAAAACACTAAAGAAGAGTGGCTTTGATCGGCTACTCTTCTACTAAACACTAAAACAAATTATTATGAATTTATTAGATATATTATTCCCTAAAAGAAAGCAGGAAAAAGAAGAATTAAAAAATCTAGAGCCAGAGATAAAAAATCTAGAAATTACTTTAGGATTATACAGAAGAACTAATACTGAAGTTTATTATGATCCATTATATGAACGAAATAGAGGAAGAATATATGATCTCAAGGGTAGAAAAGAATACCTAGAGGATCTTAAAAAACGGTTAAGGAATAAATATAAAAGCCCTAATGTAATAAAAGCTCGCGGAATATTCTCACCTAACAGTTCTGAAAATACTGGTTTAATATTTAATCCTATTATAAGAAATCTATCTGAAATTAATGAAATAGTATATGTAGTATTAATAAGGAAAACTATTAATATTCCAAAAACATTAAAAATAGAAAATAGTACTAAGTATAAAATAAAAAGTACAAACTCTGAATGTGATAATATAGAAAACTACTATATTATAAAAGAGTTAAACGAAGATACAAAAAAATTTATAAAAGATTTAATAAGAAAACATTAGGATAAAAAAAGAAGATCAACTTCTCGTCAATCTTCTTTGTATAGGAACTATTTAAGTGATTCTCTATGTTCTTTTATCTCTTTACCACATTGATAGATCAATTCAGAAACACCTTCTGCACTGTTTAATGTATCTGTATTATCTAATATATTAGATACAACTTTACACCAATGTCTATCTTTTTCAGAAAGAGAATCTGGATTTTTCTTATATTTATACATCATCTCTACACCTAAATTACACCCTATACCTTTTCCTAATTTAAAAGCTGCTATAACTGATACAGTAGCTAATCCAATTTTTAATAATGTTTTCATATTATTTCTCACATTTATTTTTATTACATATATAAGGCTCTTAAGGAATATAGAATGTAAAAAAACAATAATCCTGGGAAAGTTTGGGATATAACTACCCAGGAACTAAAATTAAAATAAAGAGCTATATGATCATAAAACGTAAATCATTCACTAGACAAGAAACTAAGGCCATGAAAGAAATGTATCAAGCCTTAAAGAAAGGAAATATTGGTAGAGGTTTATCAGCTAAGAAATTCGTTAAAGCTAGACATGTTAGTAATGAAACAATAGATGCTTTAATTAGTCAGGAAACAGCACCTATTACTAATTATACTAAAAACTCTCAAATAATTAATGATATAGGTCTTCCCGAAACAGCTAAAGCCTACAAAAGAATGATGGAGAAATACACCAATCCTACATTACGTAAACGATTTGAAAGAGTTCAAGCTGCTAGTTCTAATAATAAATTACGTGTTGCAAGACAAAATGTAAAAAATTCTGGTCAATTTGTTACTGATCCTCTCACACGTCCTCTTGCAATTAGAAAACAAATTAGAGATACAAAAATATCTGGAAGTTTTGATTTATCTAAGTGGGAAGAAAATAAATCAAGTAATTATATAAGTTCTCTTAAAAATTTGGAAGCTGTTAAAAAAGAAAGAGTAGGGAGGGTATATAAGTTTAATAGGAAAGAAATCCTATCTAATAAAGATAAAGAAATTACAGATCTTAATTTTAAACAAAATCAAATAACGAATTTAATTAAGGAACATAATGATAGTCTTGATCCTGAATCAGCTCAAAAAATTATAAAAGATCTCAAGAAAAAAGGAGTAAAATTTACAACAGATCCTGCAGATATTAACCACTATAATATAGATAAAGATATTATTAATATAAGAGATAAAAATAGTTTAAGAAGTCCTGCTACAATTCTTCACGAAAATGGACATCGTATAAGTTTTTCTAAAGGAGAATTAAAAAGAGATAATTTCTATGGATATCATAAACACCTAAATGATAATGTAAATACTTCTAATAATTTAGTTGAATCAATTAGAAACAGAGTAGGAACTATATCAACATTAATGGATGAAGCAAATGCATCTTATCATGCAGCTGCACATGCTAATAAATATGATATTCCAAAAGAAATACAAAAATCTGGAAAGAAACATTTAAGTAATGCATCTAGAATCCATGAAATTAGTGAAGCTAAGAAAATAATCTCAGATAATACTAATAGACTTCTCGGAAAAAATAGAAATAAATAAAAAGAAATCTAGATTAATCTAGATTTCTCTCAATAGCATAATAGCCTTCTGGAATATTCCATATCTCAGGATCTAATGCAACTGTAGGTATTTCTGTATTTTCATTAATAGGGTACAGATCTACTCTTTTATGATCAAGCCAATCTGAACAAGGAGTTTTTGATGTATTATGATAATCCTTTAAAAAGATTAACTCATTTCTTTTTACTCTCATACTTTTATTAGATTTATTAAGATTTTCTACTATTTTTTCAAATCTTAGCATAGGATCATCCTCTGTTGAGTCAATTTTCATATTATCTAACATAGAAGATATACTTTCTGTAATAGAATCTATTTCTTCTAGTGTTTAAAGAGGTAAAGAACAAGGATCTTTAAAAATAAATGAATCATCCTCAATAATTTCTTTTACTAATTTATCTCTTTTCATAATTTCTATATATTTTATTATTATTTCATATGGAAAAATTGAAGGTATATAAAACTATCATTCAACATCAATAGCATAATAACCCTCTGGAACATCCCACTTCTCTGAATCTAGTGCTTCCTCTGGTATTATAGAATCTTCATTAATAGGATATAAATCTACTATCTTAGTTTCAAAATTTATTGCATAAGGAATCCTAAGTAATCTATCAATCTTATCCTTTTGTTTGATTATTTCAGATCTCCTAATTTTATTATCTTTTTTCATATATAAGAAATTAATCATTCTCCTCGTATATAAGACGACTCGGGAAAAGAAAAATCAGAATCCTCTTCTCTATCAATAGCATAATAGCCTTCTGGAATATTCCATATCTCAGGATCTAATGCATTATCTGGAACTACCGTATCTTTAGTTATGAAATATAAATTTACTACTTTATTTTCAACTAAAGAATTGAAATTTAGATTTTCTAATTCAAATTTGGTTAATCCTTCTAGATCTTTCTCTTTAATTTTACTAGAAATAAAATAATTTTCTACAATCTCTCGGTTCTTTCCGCCTCTTTTCAATTTCTCTTTATCATACTCTCTTCCATTCTTTTCTGCAATACGTATGAATCTTAATGCAGCTTCTATAGATTCTTGATTGGAGTTTGATGATTTGTTATTCATGATTCTACATATTTAAAGTTTATATTACATATACTAGGCTTTCAAATTGATAAAAGGGAGGTTTTATATAGGTTTGTCCCTTATTTATGAGGACAAAGGAGTTTCCCTTATCCTACACCTCTAACCGCTACCGCTAGAGGTGTCTTAGAAAAGAAACATTGATAAGATATATAGGAAATTTTAGTATAATATCATTTTAATTAAGTTGACACCCCTTTGGCCTCTAAAGGGCCAGGGGTGGTGTTTCTAAATTAGAAGCTCATAGAAATCCTAAACATAAATATTCCATGTCTCCGACATAATCTTATGTTCTTTATCTATATGAGCAAGTGTCGCAAATTCTTTAGATAATATCTTTTATAGTAGAGAGTCAAAAATAATAAATTAAATCGACAAAACGCGTATAATATCCTTTCAATTCCTTATGATTGAAAAGGGAATCCTCCTATGTCTTCAATTTAAAGAGACATAGAAATTATTTTAACTGGATTCTCTATTAGATTATAATAAATTTAATAAAAAATTATACGTATATATGTCAATACTAAAATTACCTGATATCATAGTACCTAGAGGTATTAGATATATTTCAGAAATGGATAGTTTATTTAAATTTTATAAACTACCTGTAAAGTGTATTATTAATAAACAATTACCTGGATGTGGATTTACTGAGTATTGTATTAATGGTCCAGAAAATGTTATCCTATGTTCCCCTAGAAAAATGCTCTTAAAAAATAAGAAAGATCAACATGGTAGGGATGTTTATTTGGTTGTAAATGAACTTGAGAAGGAAATAGAGGTTGATAAAGATCTCTCCAAAATTGATAAAACTAGATCTCAAGTATTTTTAGATACTCTTAAAGAAGTAGTTCATGGAAAGGATACAGTTTATAATAAATTAATGAATGAAATAAAAGATTATCTAAATGAGAGGAAGTACTTAGGGGATAAGCCCGCTAAGATCTTAGTTACCTATGATTCATATAGAATAGTAAAAGATATTCTAGAAAGTCTTGGAATATTTCAGAGTTTCTATACAGTAATAGATGAATTTCAAACTATCCTACACGATTCTAAATTTAAATCTAATACTGAATTAGAATTTTTAGATATTCTTAAGCAATCTCATTCAGCATTATTTGTATCTGCAACTCCTATGTTGGAGGAATACTTAAATATGTTAGATGAATTTGATGGTTTACCTTATATTAATATGAACTGGGGTAAGGAGGATTCAACACGAATTATTAAACCAAATCTTAAGGTTTTATCTATGAAATCTACTGGATCTAAAGCAGAAGAGATCATAAAAACATATAAAGAGGGTAACTTTGAAAAATTTATCAAAATGGTTAATGGATATCCTAGGGAAATTATATCAGATGAAGCAGTGCTTTATGTAAACAGTGTGAATCATATTATATCTATCATTAAAAAATGTGATTTACAACCTGAAGAAGTAAATATCCTCTGTTCTAATACTCCTGATAATCTTAAGAGAATACAGAAGAAATTAGGAAAGAAGTTTACAATCGGAGAAGTACCATTGAAGGGAGTTAAACCTAAGATGTTTACATTCTGTACCAGAACTGTATACTTAGGTGCAGACTTCTATAGTTTATGTGCTAGATCATTTATTTTCTCTGATAGTAATATAGATAGTTTGGCTGTAGATATCTCAGAAGACTTACCTCAGATCTTAGGTAGGCAGAGACTGTTTGATAATCCTTGGAAAAATAATGCAATATTTTTTTATAGACCTACATGTGACTATAGGAAAGTCAGTCAAGAAGAGTTTGATAGAGAGATTGAGAGAAAGAAAAAAGCTACTAATGATTTATTACTATCATATAGTTCAACTCCTGATGAGGCAAAATTAACGTTGGCTGAGAGATATCAAAAAATGGCAAAGTCATTTAATTATAAAGATGACTATGTAGCAGTAAATGAACACTCCAGGTCTACTCTAATTCCTGTTATTAATAACTTAGTTCTGGTAAATGAAATTAGAGCCTTCAGGATACAACAATATGACTATAAGGATAGATTTACAGTATTTAGTTCAGTACATAATACATTAGATACAAATGATCTAATAAATCAAGAGGTTTCTGAGTTTTTAAGTATGTATCAAGAATTAAAAACATACTATGATAAAATAAAATTACTATGTGAATATAATTTATCTGAGCAGGGGGTTAGAATAATATTAGATCAGTTAGGAGGGGATGAGATAGCATCTCACTATATAGCATTGGGTCCTGATAGATTAAGGAAACTTTATTATAATAAAACTAACATTAAGAAGGAACTAGGTATAGTAACCTTCAGTAGGGAACTCTTAGTTAATACAGTTCTCTCTAAGTTTTCTATTGGAGATAGAATAGGTCAAGCAAGGATAAAAGAAATTCTTAAAAGTCTATATAATTCTATTGGATATTCTGCTATTCCAAAGGCTACTGATTTGGAAGAATTCTTTGATATAAAAAGAGCAAAAGTTAGTGAAGTTCTTTTAGATGGTACAAAAAAAAGAATAGATGCATTAGAGATAATAGGAATTAAACCAGAGTATCAAGAAATATATAATAACCTGAAAACAATAAACAATATTTTATGAGGTAAGTATTCAATCTTGCCTAGGACATAATAATTCTCATTCGCCAGTAAAGGTGAGTGGGAATTTTGTTTTGAATAAAATAAAGAAGAAAAATAAAAGAATGAGTTTTTCTCTCATCCTTCTTGTGTAGTAAATAGCTTTAAAATTTTATCTAGATTTTCTTGTTCAATTATTTTATTAGTTTCTGTATTTATTCTCCAAGTCCCAGGAAGTTTTATAACTGTATCTGTTCTTGAATTATCTGTATCAAGTAGTATAGATTCTACCTCAGAAGATGATACAATTTCTGCAGGCTCGGAGGTAAAGATAGATTGCTGATTTATTATATTGAGCAATTCTTCTAGGTTAGTGAATTTGTTATGATCTATTATTACATATATTTTACAATCTTTTATTCTTAGATCAGCTGTAGGACCTGTAAGTCTAATAAATTCATCTATTACGTTTGTTGTTTTTATTCCTATCTTCATATTCTTTGGTTTTAATTTAACATATATAAGGCTTTGGTATAAAAAATAAGGTAAAAGATAATAAATTTCTTAAGTGATGATAATAAAACGTAAATTATTCTCCAAGACAAGTAAGGAGAAAAGAGAAATGGCTGCAGATAACCTTGACAGAACTAGAAAAGGTGTAGCAACAATCTATGGAGGTTTGGCTGGTGCTGCTATAGCTACGGCCGGACATCTACGTCATAAGTCTGAAGCAAGAAAGGCTCGTGAAGAATTGAAGCGTAGGGGAAAAGAATAAGTGATATAAAATGAGAGTTTAATGTAAAATTTGATAAAATTATGAATATATTAACAGCACAATTGCCATCAGGAGGATATGGTTATAAGTTTCCGAGTGTTAAAGTTAGTCCTATGACATTCTTAGAGATAACTAGATACCTTGAAAATCTACCCTCTGATGATCCGTTAGAAAAATACTTATATGATATTAACTTACTTATTCAGGAAGATGAAACTATCTTAGATTGTTACTTAATGGATGTAGATTTCCTGATATTCTATAAGAAGCTATGTACTGTATCAGGGGAATTATCTTATGAAATAGAAGTAACATGTCCTGAATGTGGTAAGAAGATGAAGAAAACTATATCCTTCGAAAAAGATATTCACTTTAAACAGATCGATCAAAAGATTATGAATGGTGCTTTTATTGAACTTGGAGGGCATAGATACGAGACTATAGTTCCGACAGTTAGAGAGTTTATGAAGGTATTTCAGACTTACCTTAGATATCGAACTGTAACTGACTTGAAGATGATTAAAACTATAGCCTTGATTAAAGATTTTGATTATCAGGGAACACAGATCGAGAAAGATGTCTTAGGGGCTACTCATGGTGATGTTACTCTCTTGCTTGCTCTTCGTGACTTATATTACGATAGACTTGAACCTATTCAACTATATTGTCCTGAATGTAATAAAGGAAAGAAAGCGAAAGAAAGGAGGAGTGTGGCAGTAAGTGTAGAATCTCTTACTGTCGACTTCTTTCGAGACATCTGTAACAATTCCCCAATTGATGGATCTAAAATTTTATTTAAATAAGTTTCTCAAGGCAGATGGGATAGAAGGTTATACTCTGAGTTCTCTTAAGGCGCTTCGAGAGTGTTATGAGAATTTCCTTGATACTACTGAAGGAACTGATCCAGATTTCCCACTTCTTAATTTTGGTGGAAAGAAGGGGCAGAGGCTTAAGGGTATATCAGCAGCACAACGTCAAGCCTACTATGAATCTGAAGCTGAGAGAAAAGAAATGATGGGTGAGGGAGGAATAATAAATGTAAACCTCCTAGACCTATAAAATATAACTCCCCTCTATTAAAAGTTGATCTAGTGGGGGGTTATATTAGTAAAAATTCCCCTAGATCTTTATTATAAAATTATGATCATTAAGAGAAAATTATTTAATATTTCGGATCGAGAAGAGTTAGAGAGATTAAAGAGTATAAAGCCAACACTAGGAAAAAGATTGGCTGCTACTGGAGCTTTAGGAGGAACTGGTGCTCTTCTAGGTCTTGCTGGAGGAAGAGGTGGTGCTTTATTAGGTGGAACTATAGGAGCTGCTACAGGTGCTTATGTAACATCTAACTACTTCAGAAAAAAGCAAATAAATAAATTACAGAAGAGAATTGATAGTGATAATATAAGACGTAATTCTTTAATAGATAACAGAAGAATTAATTGGGAAAATCAACGCCCTATGACATATGATCAATTCTACAAGAAATATCCGAAAGTAAAATCTGATATGAATAGAGTTAAATTTAATGAAAATTATAGATTCACAGATAATTCTATTCCAGATTATAATCAAATAAAGAATATATGGGGTGAATTTGATCCTAAACGTTATATTCCTCTTGGAGTTCAGGATGCTTATGAAAGTTCTTATATGTTTTATGATACAAAAACAGGTGATTATGTAAATGTATGGAGTGATATTGAGGAGCCAGAAAGAATAAAGCGTTTAGATGATTATAAGGAGTTCTACTCTTAAAAACATACAATCCTGGGAAAGTTTGGGATATAACTGCCCAGGAACTAAATTAAAAATAAAGAGCTATGATTATACTATTGAAAAATAAATCATTAACAGGGAGAGAAAAATCTATAGTAGAACAGAAAGAATTTAGCTTGCCAAGTAGTATAATGAAATCTATAAGAAATTTTATTGCTCCTATTAATAAAAGAGATGGATCTAATAAAATAAAGAATCCATTAGTATTATACGCTAGAGATCAGAAAGCTAGAAGAATTAGAGCAAATAGAAAACTAGGAATTGATTTAAAAACAAATGTTCCCAAGAATCCTAAGTTAAATCAGAGTCTAACAAAAGAGATAACAAAGGATGGAGAAAATTGGGTATTGGATAATAATGGCTGGTATAAATTTCAAAATAACGTTGCGAGAGAATCAGCTGCTCCAGTAAATAGAGTTACATTAGGGATAAATAATCTTAAATATACAAAAATTTCTCCAAAAGACTGTATAGATCTTTCAGAATCAAAAGCACTACTAGCTGCTAAAACAAAGAAAAATATAATAAACCTTGAAGGAAGTTTGTTAGATTCTACAACTCCTATGTCTCATGAATATGGACATATATTAAATTCTAAAAATCCAAGAACTAGAAAGGTAGGGATGAGAATTAGAAGATTACAGAATCAAGAAAACAAAACGACCTCTAATAGATTCTTTGGAAAAGCAAAATCTACATGGAATATTGCTAGATTAAATAACTCTATTGTTTCTGAAGAGAAGAATGCTTGGAAGAACGGAATAAATGCATTGAAAAGAAATGGTGCTACTTCAGAAGATCTAAAGTATACTAATAAATATAAAAATGCAGCTTTAGATACATATAAGAGTAGTAGAAATTTAAAAATTGTATCGAAAGTATATGACATGTTTAAATCAAAAAATTCGGTTAATCCAATAGAATCATTAATGAAAGATAGAAAATATAAATGGAATGCAGTAGATCTAGGGTCTAATTTGTAAAAAAAAATAAAAAGTAGAAATCTTTGTTAATCTCTACTTTTTACAAATCATACTTACTTAAATAATCCTTTATTATTTTTAGATCCCCATTATCAAATTCAATTATATTATTAGGTATATCGAATTGCCATTCTCCTGGCGCAGTATAAACGTAATTACACTCTTTACCATCATCTTCTATAATTTGAATATCTGAGGTATTACCTTTATACTCTACCATTGGTCTAAGTCTAATTATTCTTTTATCATTACTAATAGGATTTTTAGTAAATATGAATAGTTCTACTGATTTAGGTTTATCTTCTTCATCCCTAAATGTTAATTCAGCGTCTTCGGTAAATTCAAATTGACATGAAGACACATCTAATTCACTTTTTTTAATAAATCTTATTCCTATTTTCATATTTCTTTGGTTTTATATTACATATATAAGGCTTTGAAGTTATATGAAGATTAAAGAGAGATAAAAAAATAAGGAGGCTATATTATGTTTGGATTTATCAGGAGATATGTAAAGAGAAAGAAGTTTAGGTCTAAGGTAGAAGTAGAACTACATGATATATTAAGAAACTTTTTTGATTTTAACGGAAATATATATATTTATTTAGATGAGTATAGTACGGAGAGATTATTGGATTGTGTAGAAGGTCTAAAAAGTCTTCATAACAAGTATTTAGGGAAAGATATCCAATTTTTCCATAATTGCGAAGATATTCAATATATCTTATATTCTAATATTGATCAATTAAGTAATATTATAGAAACCGATTTGGAGTCTCGAGAGTATTTATATAATTTTCTGAAAGATTATATATCTAAAAGAGTTTCTCTTAATGAATTAGATCTAAGTAGGGAATATAATAAAGAATTTTTTAATATTTTCTCAACTATCGTAAATATAATAGATGATGGCGGTATAGGTATTAATTATAAAAATTTTATTAATTCTTATCTATATTCATCTAGTATATTATTTAATGAAATGAATGATATATTGAATGAGTATATAAAATTATATCCACTAAGTAATAAGGATATAGTTCGGGAAAAAGTGACTGTACATGAACCAAAAATGATAAAAGTTTCGGGTGATTATATACCAACAAGTGAATTCGTAGATTATTCAGTATTATATGTAAAAACTCCAAAAGATAGATATGAATTATTATCTCCTTATTCTTTAGAGGATGAAAAATATTATATCAATGAGTTTCGCAAAGAAGATGATACTAAGAAAGATTTTAACTTGGATAATATACTTTCTATAGAACACTTTATAAGAAACTATATAAAACAAAAATAAACAATGGCTGCAGAAGATATAGAAAATAAAGTAAGAAAAATGTCTTCCCAGAAACCAGAGGATGGGAAAGACTTACAACAACTCCAAGAAGCACAAAACCAGATTGTTCAGATAAATGCAGAACGTCAGGGAAACTTACAAACAGCTAGACTCGAAAATAATGCTGATGCGGCTAATAATGAAACTATGAGTCAAGCTGTAGAGATGGCTGCACTTGGAGGATTAGGTGGAGGGGCAAGTGTACAACAACAGGTACAATCAATGAATCCACAAACTCAAGCTGTCTTAGGAAAATATGGTCTTGGACAACCTAAAGTACAGCGAACATCTTCAAGGAGTGTACAAGTTACTCCACAGAAGATAACAATAAATAATAACACTACGAACACGACGACTAATAACGTTGCTGTTCCCGCTGCTAATATTGGTGGTCCTGTCCAAGGGAGAACATTAGCAGTAAAACAAAATCCAGATGAAGGACAGGCTCGATTTAAAACTTGGATATCTAATGCCTTTGCTAAACAGAATCAACAAGCAGCGGCCAGGGAAAAAGAATATCAACGTCGTGAGTGGTCCTTGACAAGAAGTACTAATAAATTAATGAAACACTTATCTGACTTAGGAAAGAGTGTTTCAGAGAGATTAGACCCTAGGAAATTAGCATCTTCGGTAGGTGGACAATTTAAAACTATTCTCTTCCTCTTTGGTACTATGTTCTTAGCAAAAAATTGGAAAAGAATTATTAAATTTGCTGCTAATGTAGAGACTTTCTTTTTTGGAGAACCTGATCCAAATGATCCCAAAGCTCCAAGAGGCAGATCTGGATTTTCTAAAATGTTAATTAGTTTATTTGGAGGAGATCCTAATAGCAATAAATCTACTATACTAGGTTCATTAAAAGACTTGCTTTATACAGGTGATGAAAAGCGTCCTGGAGCATTCGACTACTTATTTTTAAAGATAAAGAATTATTTTTCAGAAGGTGCAGAGGCGATAAAAAATTTAGAGTTGCCAAAAATAGATACAGATGATCTTTTAGGTTCTTTAAAAAATATAGTTGGATATTTTGGAAACGTTATATCTACGCTATTTACTGGAGCAGATGGATTAAAAAAAGGAATTGATAATCAGATAAAAGAGGTTTCTAAAAATTCTAAATATGGATTAACTAGTGATGGTAAGAAAGATTTATCGTGGATAGATGATCGTGCGGATGTTAATGAAAAATTATCAAATTTTTATACACAACATTTTAGAGAATCTTATGGAAATTTAAAAGGTTATGAAGACTTAATAGATTCTAAAGGTAGGTTAACTGATATTGCTAGAGGAGATATAATTCATACAAGGGATAAAGATGCTAATAATTATGTAAGATATTCAGATGTTACTGAATCAGGAGAATTGACTGGTACTGTAGGTTCTACATTTAGAGCTTCTAATGCTGTATCAAGTATGTTAGGTGATAAAAAAACTGTCAATACTGTTGGAGTTACTAGTTTACTTGGAGATATTGAAAAGGCAGTAGATAAAAATGAAGAATCAGGAGATAAGAAGGGTATAGCTATCGAATCTTCAGAATTTTTAACAAGAACAGGACTAACTTTAGATGATATTGATGAATTGAAAAAACGTGGAGATATCACTGAAGGTAGTTTTAAATATGTTTTAGAACCAAAAACTTTAGAGGAATTAGCTTTTGAGTATAAAAATCAACCCCCAGGACCAGAAGAGGCTGCATTAAAAGCTGGATTACAAACTCATTTAGAAAATGTTACTGGTATAGGGGATTTAAAGAAATGGGGTTTTAGATTGGCAGGGTTAGCTGGAGGTATTGCACTTTGTTTTGTTCCAGGAGGACAAGCATTAGCAATTCCTTTGATAGCTGGTGGATTAACTGCTGGTGAGTTAACTGCGCAGGCATCTCAATCACCATGGGTTAGAGGTGGATTAGCTGCTTTAAATACAAAAAAAGCAAGAGTACTTCCTAGATATACTATGAGATTAGTTGATGTAAATGACCCTAGACCAGGAGTAGATTTAGGTCGTATGGGAGATATGTCAACAATTACTGTACCTAAAAATCAGAAAGATGCTACTATAGTTAATGGTTATAGAATTAAAAAAGGGGTAATAAATAGGATTAAAGACAGAATTGGTGGTTTTAAAACGAAAGATAAAGATGGAAATGTATCTTATAAATCATTTGATATAACTGATTCTGAAATAAGAACTAATATGGATAAGCATGTTAGAGGCATACAAACAGCTCTTCATGGAAAAGTGGCTGAAAATGTAGATTATGATTTGAATAATTACAAAGGCATCCAAAATGTACTGGATCTTAAAGCCAAAAATCGTGCTTATGAACAAGAAGTATGGAATAATTCTCCTATGAAAAAAAGTGGCGAATATATAGGTGATGCAGTAGATGGTGTGAAAGGGTATATTACAGGAAATAGACCACCTGAAAAGATAACTGATGAGGTGAGAAAGGCTAGAATACTAAAAGCCATGGATTTTGCTATGAAGGAACTTGGGATGACTAAAGAACAAGCTGCCGGGTTAGTTGGTAATTTTTTAAGAGAGTCTCAATTAGTTACTACTGCTAAGAATCCAGACTCTCCAGCAACTGGAATAGCTCAGTGGTTAGGAGTTAGAAGAAGAGCTTTTGAACATGGTAAACTTAGTGAGAAAGAAAAAAAAGCTGGATGGAAACATTATGATGGACCAGGTTCAGGTAAATCTTTGGGAGATGCATCCTTTGAAGAACAACTTCAATTTGTTAAGTGGGAAATGGAAAATATTCCGGCTTATAGAGAAGGTTTGAAGAAAATAAAAGCTTCAAAAGATCATCTTGAAGCAGCTCGAAATGTTTTTGGATATTATGAATTTTCAGCAGGTCCAGAAAAATCAGCTCAACATATGGAAGATAAAGGGCAAGATGGTTGGGGATCCTTGAAAAAAGGAGAAAATTTTGCAGGAGATGCTTTATTAACTTACAACTCTTTTAAAGGTGATACTCTAGAAAATACCAATACTAATTCCACAAATTCTGAAGAGTCTATTTATATGGCTGATGCTTCATCTACAACTCCAGATAATTATGTAGAACAGAGAACAGATAAAGGATCTAGTATATCTACTTATGATTGGAGTACTGCAGGTGTTAATTCTTTTGGAAGTGATTCTGGATTGATAATGGCTCAGAGTAGTATTTTAGCTCCAGAAAAAGTTACACCAACTACACCAACTTCAGAAAAATCTATTCCAGGTAATACTTCAGAATCTGCTGGACGAGAATTAATAGCTGATGCAGAAAAAGATAAGACGGAAGATCTTTATACAAAAGTTTCTGATATTAATGAAAATATAAAACTTCTTTCAAAAACATCTATAGCACAAGCAGAAGCAATTAATAATGTTTCTACAGCCATAGCATCTCTTAAGTTTGGAGGAAATATAAATATGGGTGGTGGAGATGGAAGAACTAAAGTACAGAGTATTACTACTCCCCCTTATAGAGGATAAATTATTTAAACAATCATAATTATGGCTGGTATTACTGATGAAGAACTAGATAGGGAACTAGCAAGATGTGGATTTAACCCTAAGGATGATAATAGTGGGGCAGTTGTTTCTAGACATCATGCATTTTATTATGATAGACAAATAGATAAAGTTCTTACTCATATAACTCTTCATGCTAATTCTTATTTAGATGGAAAAGGGGAATGGCAAAAAATGGGTTCATCCTATTCTTTAGATGAAGAAGGTTATAATACAGTACCTCTTTATAAAGGAATTCTAAATGAAGATTTTATTGTTCAAGCTGGTAATTCCTGGACTGATTTTGGAGATGATCCTATAGGTGGTATGTGGAATAATCTAAAACCTTATGCTCCATATGCGAAAGAACTTACGAAAACAGCTGAATCAATGTTGAGAGATACAACTGGAGACAGTACTGTTGAAAAACTAGCAAAAAAAGTATTATCTGGTATAGCTACTGCAACTGGTACAGCATCTAAACTTCTTAATAGATCTCTTGTAACTCAGGGGTGTAGATTTTCTTACTATTCTGGAACTAGTACTAGTTTTGGAAATTTAGCTATGAAATTTACAGTACTTCCTGATTATTCTGGTGGAGTATTTAAAACGGTTTCAGAACAGCTTCAAGAGTTATATCCATATATAATGGGTAAATATACTCAAGGAGTTGTTGATGAAAATGGAACAGTACTAGGATCAAAAATTGAATCTAATAAAGAAGGCGTTAATACTGGAATTACTGGAGAAGATGGAAAATTGCTTAATACATTTTTTAGTTGGCAAATGCCTCCTGCTGGATATGAGCCGGATCTTTTAAATATGGATACTATCTTAACTGGTACACTCAAGCTAAAATTTGGGGCTTTTTATGCACTAAATTCTCTTGTATGTACTAATGCTCAATTTAGTTTTTCAAAGCAAGTAGTAAAATATTGGGATGCATCAAAGAAAATGAATACTTTAAGTCCATTATACTGTGATGTTATTCTTAATTTCCAACCATCTACTAAATACTCTGATATATCACTTCAGAAATTTATTAGTGGACAGTCTACAAAAGATTTTATTACTGCTGCGAAAAATAATATGAGAGATGGTCTGAAAAGAGAAAAAGATAAAATAGATAACTTATTAAAATAATAATATGCCATTAAATACAGCAGAAAAACCGGGAAAAATAAAAACTCCTAATCCTCCATCATTAGGAAGTATGGTTAAATCATCTCCTTCTGCCCCAAGAATTGAAGTTCCACAACAAAAACATTATGGAGAAGGAATGAGTAGTGGAACTAAGGTTAGTGGATTTTACTATGATACTAATCGTGGTAATGATTTAATGTCAGTTTCTCTTCATTATAACTCTGTTCTTTATGATGATGGATCTTGGGGTGAATATCACGGTGCTAAAGACGATGATGGGTATTCTTATGAACCATTATGTAGAGCTATTATGACAGAGGATTATCAAGCTGCTATTTCTAATTCTTGGTCTGAATTTGGAGATGAGAAGATTAATGATATATTTAATCAATTTAAACCTTATGCACCGTATCTATCATTTTTCTCCAAAGAACTTGAAAAAATGAATAGTGCAGAGGAGGAAATGAAGACTGGATCAGAAGAGGATAGAATGGCTATATTTAGTACTATCGGACAAATATTTGATAAAACAACTGATGTTCTAGAGAAGTTATCAAAAGCAGGAACTGATTATTTAAATAGAGCTTTAGTAACTAAGACTGGAAGATTCTCTTACTATTCTGGAACTGGAGTTGGATTTGGTAATCTAACAATAAAATTTACTATATTTTCTGATTATGTAGATGGGAAATTCAAATCTGTATATGATCAGATTATGGAATTATATCCATATTGTTTTGGAAAATTAGTTAAGTTTTTAAATGATAGTGGAGAGCCAGCAAGTAAAGATGATACTGAAGTAGCGTTGATAAAAGAATTAGTTGATAGATATTTTGGTTGGCAGATCCCTCCTGGTGGATTTAAAGCTGAGTTGGATAATATAGATAAAATACAATTTGGAACTCTTAAACTTAAATTCGGCTCACTTTATGCTATTGATAATCTTGTTTGTGAGAGTGCTACTTTCCAAATGTCTAAACAAATGATGAAGAGATGGGATACTGGATCTAAAGAAAATGATCTATGTCCTTTATCTTGTGATATTACAATGACTTTCAAACCAGCATCTAAATTTACTGATGTTAGACTTAAGAGATTAATAGGAGGAGATGCTACACAAAAAGAAAGACAAGCGATGGAGTTAATATTACAAGATAATATAAATAAAAAAATAGAAGAAAATAAAAAATTATTAGGAGGATAAAATGTATACTAAAAAAGATGAGATAATTAGCAATAAGGAAAATCTTTCAAACTATATAGATGGAATAGATGTATATAACTCTAGTATATTAGTATACTTAAATAATCCAATTATAGAAAGAGAATCTTATGAAATAACAGCATATGAATATAGACCAGATCTTATTGCAGAGGATTATTATGGTTCTACTTCATATGCTGGCCTCCTAATGTTACAGGCTGCTAGAGGGCTTGAAACTTATAAAAGAGGCGCAATTTTAAAATTAATTCCAAAAAGAGTATTAGATAACATATTAGGAAGTTTATGAAATATATTAATTCTTATAAGGTTTCTATTAATTTCACTCCATGGTTTGACTCCGGATATAAATTTGATAATATCCATATGTACGAAGAACTTGGTGGAAAGATAGCTAGTGGGGAAATTAGTATGTCACATGATGGTTCTGGGGAAGCTCTTAAATTAATTACAGATCAATATACTGGACAGATAACTTTGGAGAAGGAAGGTGGAAATATTTATATTATTGATGTTTTCATAATTAATAAAAAATATTTTAAAAACTTTTTAACTCTAAACTTTATCTGTATAAAAGATAAGAAATTTTATACAGAACTTATACAAGCTGAGTGGGATGATATTACTTCAGCTATTGAATCTTTATATCCAGGGAAAAAGGATATAAGATGTAAATGTGATATTAATAATAAACTTACAATTTTCCAAAACTCGGAAACAAATCAATCATTATGCTCTAAGTTATCATATGGATTTAAGAAAAAATCTATATTTGCTTATGGATGGGAAGGGTATTTAATGAAAGAGATTATAGGTATTGATCATGGAGGAAATCAAGAACCATATTATAGCATAGAGGGTTCTTCTGAATTCTTACAATTAGATTCTTATAATCTAAACTATAATCCTTTAATTTATTATACTCCAACTAATCCATGGGAACCAGTTAAAGGAGATGAGAATAATGGAGAGCAAGCAAATAACAGTACAGATGATTATACAGATCTTCAACCTAAAAATTCTAGAACTCTTCAGTTTTATGAAGATTATACAATAGTTGGAAAAGATTTTGAACAACTTATGCATAATTACTGGAGAAACTTAGGATATATGAATTCTGATTTCTTTACTGCATTTAGAATAAAAGATTTTGATATGCCTAAATATAAACTTGGTGATATCTTGAAGTATAAACGTGGTGAGCAAAAAACAGAATTACCATTTAAGTTATTCCTAGTTCGATCTAATGAATTATTTATGGCTATTGAAGATTCCAGTTCTGTAGGCCCTGATGGAGAGAGTTTTTCTTGGACTTCATTGTTATCAGGTGTAGAGGAAAAAGAAGAAATATTACCAATTGTAGATCCAACAAATTAAATAGAAAAATATGAAAGAAGCAGATTTATACTATACTGGAACAATTGTAGAAGTTTTAGATAAAGTATTGTATGAAATAAAGGTGGATATCCCAGGAATAAAATCGGGAGTTAAGGCATTTCCATTTAGAGGAGAAGTAGATGAGCCAAGAGTAGGTGATTTTGTATTTCTTAAGTGTCTTGATCCAGTATTTCAGAGTTATTACTTATATCAAAAAATAAAAGAAAATGATTATATAGGTTTTAGAAGTAATGGAAAAATGGTAGATATTACACCTGATTATATAAGGGTTGCTATTTTTGATCCAGGAACTGAGTATAATGATCCAAATAATAATCCTAGACCTGAACCAACCGATTGGGTGACTATAGATAAAGATGGAAACATGGATATTAATATGAGATCTAATGTAACTATCAATATAGGAAAAAATTGTGATGTTACTATAAATGGGAAAACAAATGTAGAATTAGTTGGATCTGCAGTAGTTAAAGGATCTGATATTACACTTAAAGGTCCTGGAACATTAACAGTAAAGGGTAAAGTAGTAGCGGGAGGACATACAGCTCTCGGACCTTTTGTATTATCACCTACTTTCTTAACTCCAGGATCTCCTATACCTACATCAGATACTATATTATTAGAGAGTTGATATATTATGAAAAATTTATTAAGTGCATTGTCTGCTAAAGCAGCTCAATCAATATCATTAAAGAAATATCAAGATTCTCTTCCTGAGTTTAAGGATGAATCTAATGAAATAAAAGATCCTGAAGCAAAAAAGAAATATAAAGAAACTCTAGATAATGCTAAGGAGGATATGAAGAAAAGAGGAGAGGAAATGTTGGATAAAGCTAATGAAAAACTTGGTCAGATGTATAATCAAATGATAGAAGATTTCAATGAGCTTGGACAAGATTTAGGTCATCTTTCAGTAGGAACAGCTCAATTTGCTGCGAGAATTGCAATGGTTCCTCCAGCATTGATTTCTGTAACTCCTATGGGTCCTGGCGTTTCTGCTCAATTAGCTCCTCCATTACTTCAACAACTTAAAGCTGAAGGAGATAATCTTAGTGCAGTTTATGATAGAGTTGATGCTAAGGTAAGTAAACTAGGATTAAAATCTCTTATGGGAACTATACCGGTCGTTGGATCTGTAATGAGTATTGTAGAAACTACACAAACAGTTGCTAAACCATTAATTGCACTAGTTGGAGCTAATGTTGGTGATATCATTGATGATCTTCCTATTCCTGAAATAGAAATACCAATACCTATTCCTGACTTAAGTGCAGCAAATTGTTCTGCTTTTTCTCCAAAAGATTTAGATCTTACGAATATATCAGCATCTAACTGTAGTAAATTTGTAGCTCTCAATGATGATGATCCTACAGTTAAATGTAATAATTGTAAAAATTATAAATCAAGATTATGAATTACCTACTTTCAACAGGTCAAATAACAAATCAAGTAGAATACTATATTATAGATCTTTTCAAACTCTACTTAAATATCTGGCCAAAGGATATTCCAGGAGCATCTAAGATTGGATTTAACTTTATTTTTACTAATACCAAGAAAAAGGATTTAGCATCTGAAATTACTGGTAGAGTAGAACAGTTAATAACAAAAATAAAAGAGAAATTTACAAAAACACTCGATATAAAAATTGTTTCACTCGACCTAATAGATGAAACAAAAGTAAAACTAGTAATAAGTGTTAATCAGGTAGAATCTGACGATATACTAGTTGATATAAATGAAACAACAGGATAATTATTATGAAATCATTACAAGATTATATAGATATTTATAGAGGAATAGCTAATAAACTTAATATTACCGGAGATTCTGTAGAGATTTTGTCTCAGATGTTAGCTAATGCATCTTTTATTAGTGAAGTAGAAAACATAGCCTATACACAAGAAGCATCTCTTGAGAAATCTACACTTATCAATTCAAAGATTCAACACTGTGTGGATGATATGTATTCGGTATTTCGTGGTAGTTGTCCTCGCGTAATTCTTAATATAAAACCTACTAAGTATTTAAGCTTTAATATTTATGATGAAATTATAAGTTCTAATAGTTTTAAGGCTTACTATTTAGGGTATTATGATAAAAACTATACACGGCCGGAAGGTTATGGAGATGATAAAGACATAGCTGGAGATGAAGGTTTTGTATATTCTCCAATTACAATGTCTCCGGCCGTAAATGATACTGATACTTATACTATTATATGTCTAATTGCAAAAGAAACAATTTCTAGGAAGTGGATCTTAAATCAAAACAATACTTACTATGTTAATTGCTTAGAAAACGACCTATCTGATGATTTTTGGGTTAAAGTTAATGATAATTTTTTCCCAACAACTAGATTATTCTCAGGACATATTTTAGATGGTAGTATTTTTGATCTTACTCTCCCTGGATTTGGTTCTAGACTTTATGTAGCAGATATTTTTAGAACAGTAATGGAAAGAGAAGAAACACAGACTCCAGCAAATACAACAATAGAAGCTCTTTATTATAAATTCTCAACACTCTCGGGATATAATACTTCAGAACTAAAGAAGCTTAATATTCGTGGAGCTGAGATGGTAGAATTTGATCCTTCTTGGTTGAGTGGACGAAATTATGAGATCTTAGGAACTGGTCTTGCTAGTATGTCTGAAGTTGATAGAGATAACTTAATTACTATTCATTACAAAGCTAATCGTGATAGATATGTAAATTCAATTTTACGTAGTAATTCTGATATCGGTACTGTACTTGAAGAAACTTATCCAAATAAAATTATTTCAGGTGGAACAACTTATAGATTTAGTAGTTCAGCACAAAGTAATTCTATCACTATCTACTATGTTCCATACTCTAATTCTACAATCCTAACAGAAGATGAAAAAACTAATTTCATTGAAACTAAAGGAGCTTACTATATAACTGATAAAATTACTATAGAAAGAGGATCTCAATATACAGCTATCTTTAACTTAGATGTAGAAATATATCAGAATAGTAGTATAGATTCAGAAGTTGGTGATATCTTGGATAATTATAGTAATAAGTTCAATATTAAATTTCCAGAGTTAACAGAAGAAATAAAATCTCTTATAAGTAAAATATCTAATGTAAAGAGAATAATTGACATGGAAATAACTTATACTAACGAAGATGGTTCTGTAGTTTCTCCTGAGATTGTATATGGAGAAGAGAATGTTGTATACTTCTCAATTAACTACATTATTAATTCAGTTATAGAATCATGAAAATATATATACCTAAACACTTAAGAAATATAGAAATCATAGATCAGCTTTATAGAATGATTGAGGATTACGAGGAACAATATTCTTCGGTAGTTTCAACTCAACAAGGTTCATTCGATGATTACTATATTTATTCTGGAAGTGATCCGGTGAAGAATTTCTTGAGATTATGTATTCCAAAATCAAGTCTCCCAGATAACCAAGATTACGAAGAAGTTATAAACTATCTTAGTAAATTATTTTACAGTGTAAAGGGAACTATTCAAGTATTTAATTATATGATACAATATCTTCCCTTAGATTTTGATGGAGAGATTATATATGACTCAGGAGAAATAACAGTAAACTTTGAGAACTTAAGTGTAGAAAATGAAAGCTTATTTTACGAACTTCTTAAGAAATTTTTAGATGCACTTATATACTATACCAGACTAAATACTAATATAGGTTCTGGAAGTATAGATCTAACAATTCAAAGTAAGTTCCAGAATTATATTGGAGCAAACTTAAGAAGCTATAACAAAATGACAGTAACGCCCTATGAAATTGATTATTAATAATAACAATTTTACGGATATCGGAACAGTAGTGTTTTACAGTCAAGATGACCTAGATAACCGTGAATACAGTAAAGTCCAGTACAGATCTAACAGTTCTTTACTTTACAATAGAGACTTTAGTGAGTATGACTTTTCGTATAATATCACTAAAGATAAATTTAATGATAAGTTTTTAGTAAATTATCTAGGAGAAAAAACCTTGAAAGAAATCGGAGAGACATCAAATTCCCTAGAAAAAATAGAATCAATAATATTCCCAACATCCTCTAGAGAAAATTTAACAGAGGAAAATGATAGATATTTCGGAACTACTATAATATCCAATCAGGTATTCGCGCTTTTTAAGGCCGCCGCTGGAATTAAACGTCTGGAGTTATACGAGGGGATAATCGACAAGAATAATAACAATTCTAAAGGTAGTGACTTTATAGATACTGATTCAATGGTCGCCGCTGGAATTAAACCTACTTCTACTCCTAACTTTATATTGATTTTAGGAGAACCAGACGAAACTACAAGCGGCGAGGATTTAGTAAGCGAGAAAGAACTCCTCGATGAAGTTACTGGAGAGAAGATGATTTGGATGCTAATTTCTAATAACTCCGAGGTGGAAAGTGTAAATCTATCTTATAAATCATGGGTAGATAGTACGAATCCTAACAGAAATATGAATAAATATCTTCTTAGAAACGATGAATATTGGTCTACGATAGATTCAGTTGGGATAATAGAAACTGTTGAGGATGTTCCAGAAGTTTTAATTGATGCAAATTCTAGTACTCTCTTAGGAAATGAGAAAATAGAAGATAGTAGATTATTAATTCTAGGTAATAAACGAGGATTAATTGAAATGTATAAAGGCGCCGAAGATTACCCCAAGTATTTTCCTTTTACTACATACAAGATTGGAGATAAGGTAATTCTAGGTGGAAAAGTTTGGGAATCAGTATCAGATAACAACTTTAATAATAATCCGGCGCTTTCATCTAAATGGATTCTTTCAGAGTTTCTAAATATAAATAAACCAATTAGAGTGGTTGTATCAGTAACTCCAGAGATTGGAGGAACTTGTAACCCTATCGGAATAATATCTATCCCTTCTGTCAAAACTCCTATTGATTTTAAGATATACCCTAATCCTGGATATGTTTTGAATGAAGATGTACCGTGTTTACTTGATGTGAAAGATTTAATTCCATTTCCACCAAGTAATAACTTTAATTATAATATTCCAAATAACCTAATAACAGTAACTAATTGGGAAGAAGTTCTAAAAACAAATCACCTAATTTTCAATCTAAAATATACAGGTTCTTATATAATTCTGAAAGCTAAAATATCAGGAGAAAGTGATGTATACGATTATGGTGAATGGAAAAGAAAATTTGGAGAAAATAATTTTATAGTATCTGAATTAATTATAGGTGATGAAACTAAATATGATCCCTTTATACAAGAGGAGGATGGTAAAATAGATGTCCTAATTAATCAGAGAGCAGAAATTAGAATACCAGAACTTTCAGGGTATATTATTTCAAGAGTCTTAGCAAAATATGAAAATGGAGATCCAGATGCGCCAGAAATATATTATCCGGAACAAATCAATACTACTAACAGTATTGTAATTCCCGAAGTTAATTTCTCGGCAGCTACTCTTACATTAGAACTTAGCAGTAAACGAGTAACTATTAGTATTATAGAGTTCTCTGGGTTTGAAGTATCTAATAATTCATTAAAGATAAATTCTGGAGGTAACGCTGTATTTAAGTTTATTTCTGAAGATTATCCAAATAGTAACTTAGAAAAAGTTATTATAGAAGACTCTCAAGGAAATTCATTAACTATTAATAAGTTTACAGCAAACGGAAGTATTCAAAGTTTCGGTACGTCTCAAGTATCACTTAGGGCTGCAAATATAAATACTCCAGAAGAAGGAGAGTATACCTTGAAGTTAATGAATATATATTATAATACAACTATAAAACTTATAAAGAGATAATATGATACTAAATAATACGCACGTTCAAGGAATGTTTTTGTATTCAGAAGAAACTGAATATGAGAAAGGGGATTTTGTTGTCTATGGAAATACTATCTATATTTGTACAGCTAAAAATCCAACTAATAAAACAAATAATACTGTTTCTGGTGTTATTCCTGAAGAAAGTTCAGATAATTACTCACCATATTTAGGAGATAAATTAAATAATATAGAAGAGTATTTTAATTATATAAATCATTCTGAAGAAGAGCAAGGAAAGGAAGATAAATTAATTACTGCACATCTTTTATCTCAAATTTTATCTACATATATGATAGGATTTGATGAAAAGGGTATAATTTCTGAATACGTCTATCTTAATTCAGGGAACGATTCATTATCCATTTCATCTGAGTTATCTGATTTTTTAAATGGAACTGGAATTGATTCTAAAAACGTCTTGTCAATGATCTTAATCTCTCCGGAAATTAATAATGCTGTATTTAAGATATCGAGAAATCTTCCGGAAATAAGTGAAGTTATATTTAATGATGCTTCTAGTATTTATCCAGAAGATGCTAATTATGTAATTCTACGACAATATACTTATACTAATGAACCTAATTCAGATTCTATTTACAGACTTCAGGAATTAATAGATCCTATGGGTTCAGTTGTTAGGTATAGGTACGGAAAAGGTTATAATAACGGAGATCAGAATACTTTTGATAGTGTTACTTCTTGGTTGCCTAGTAGTATTGATAAAGAATGGATGGAGAATATAAAAAAACTTGAAAAACTTTACTTGGATAAAATCGAAGAATTAAATAACTTAGAAAAATCATTAGTAAATAATTTCCGTTTTAAAGAATATCCAATTCCAGAAACAGCTAATGTAATAGAATTTCAATGTACTGATAATACAAAAGATAATTACCTTCCTGTATCTGGATTTGATAAGGAGTCATTTATTCTTACAGTAATTACACAGGAGAATAATATAAATACAACGATTTCCATAGATCTTCTTGACGCTTATATGAGTCATGATGCAATTTCTAGTTATTATTTAACAGATAGTAGTGCTCTTGTTATAGTTCCTGGAAAGACAGAAGGAAATAAAGGAGAAATTGTTAGGCTTTATGTAACTAGTGGAAACATAGTGAATATATTTTATAGAGATAAGTACAAGAAATGAAAAAGATAGAATTAATAACCACTACTTCCGATAATATTTCTATATCACAAGTAACAGGTCAAGAAGATGAGAAAGAATATTACTTAACTGGAAATAATCGAGCATTAGTATGTAATGATTCAAATTACAGATTGACTAGAATATCTGAGCTAAGTAATAAATTAAAACTCAGAGATTGGAATGTAACTAATCGGAGGTTTGTTATCCCAGGTGAAGATGGCTCAGAAGGGAATTTACGAGTATGTATTGATGATTATTCTAAAGGTTCTGGAATAATAAATGAGGTTGATGAAAATACGAAAAGTATTGAAATTGATAAATATGAATTAACTGAAAAAGAAAAATCTCAATTTAATTCATATCTAGATTACCTCAAGAATAATAAAAATAATTACTTAAAAGAAATATATAACTTATATAATAGTATGAATAATAACGAAATTTATTTGTATAGTACTTCAAAAAATGTGGTTGATATTCTAAACAATTCTATTACTATCGATGTTATACCATTCAATTCTGATATCTATACCAATACAGTAGATTTAACAGAACTAATGAATTACTCTGTTAGTCCTGGAGTTTCTACTAAAATTGATCTTGGTATTCAATATTCTAAGTATGAAACTAGATATGTTGAAGATCCTGAAGACAAAGAAAAATTAATCTTAGTAGGTAACGAAAAACTATACTCTAAAGAAACAACATTCTCCGGACCTAGATATAATAAACAAGGAGAATTAATTTCCAAAGATTATATAGAAGAAATTGGATCAGATATTGTAATTGAATGTGTTAATAATATTATTAGAGTTGTATCTAAATCAACTGACATAGATGAATGTATTATTAGTAATTGTACAATAACTTATGGAAAATTATAATACAGGATATAGTACTTACGTTATTGGAAATTCTAGTAATATATCCAATAGCTTAGAAGTAATACTATATAATAAAAATGATAATTGGGATCCTAAGTTACCAAAAATATCTCTCTATAATATCGAACAAGTTTACTCAGGACTACTTACTTCCTCTGGCGGTAATTATATCAGATTAAATCGAACTACCCCAGAGGAACCCTTTAAATATGAAAATAATCTTCCTTCTGGATTTACTGTAATAATTTATATGAGTGTAATAGATAACACTCCTATTGGTTATACAGAGTTTCTAAATTCTCAGGGAAAAGGTAGTAATATAAATATTTATATATCTTTAGACTCTAGTATATCTAGCCAAATCCAGATAAATCTTAGTAATTCCTTAGATCAACTAAAGAATAACTCAACAACTGGGAAAAACTTCTTAGATAATGTAAATTTGTATAACTACTCTGGAGCACAAACTATAAAGCAAGACCTAGGAGCTGATAATTATCCAAGATATACTTCTCACGTATACCATATTCAAGATAATGAACAAATGAATCTCCTCTTAGATTATGGTATTGGGAATAGTACTGGTTTTCATAAAATTAATTTGAATCATGATGTTAATATAGATCCATACTCACATAATTATGAAAATCATCAAATTGGATTTTATGGAAAGGATATTGTATTATATTCTTGGACAGGTAATAAGTATTCTATCAAATCTTTAGTGAAAAAAACAAGATTTGGTAATCCTGAGGTATATACAACTTCATCGGGGGCAGACTATTCTATTTTCGAGGATATGAGAAGTAATCAAGAAATATTCTATTTTTCAGGAAGATTTATAATTACTATTGGAACTAATTATCCTAGTACTCTTGAATTATATGATATAGAGAAAAGTCAGTGGATTTCAACAGACTATCAAAACTTTTTCTTAGATACTCTTGATCCTAGAAGTAGAATTATATCTACTCCTGGAAATATCTCTAATAAAAGTATTACTAATTACATTCCAAGTATTAATAGTACTTTTCTAAATTTAACTGATTATACTAAATATACGAACATTAATATTATCAAAAAAGTTGGAGATTGGTATGTTTTTAAAAATAAACAATCCTCACAAAAAGATTTTCATATTTATAGTTGTATTGATAGATTAGTATATACAGTAAATACAGATGAAAGTCCAATACTGATTAATAACAGTCTCTTAATGATTCATACAGTAGATGAAGATCTGGGGTTAGATTATTATACTATCTATTATGAACCAGGGATTAGTTATTATACAGAAAAAGCTAGGGCAACATCAAGAAATTCAGAATTAGAATATTCAGAAGAACTCGGGATATTAGTTAGTAAGGATGAAGAGTTTGAAAAGTATAAGGGGTATTATAATGAGGGAAAAATATTGGTAATTCATCGAAATAATCCAACAGGTATATTTGGAACTATTCTTACGGGATTTAGAAGAAGCTATTTCAAAGCATCTCTTAAAACAGAAGTACCGAAAATTATAGCATCTATCTCTGGACTACTTTATTATATCGATGAAGATGGGTATTTAAATTATATATAAAATTATGAGAGTTATTTTTGAAAAAGAATTCTTAGAGAGTATAAGGAGGATAGATAACACACTAAAAATAACCAAATATGTAATAGGAACAATTTATAATTCATATACAGTTGGAGAAGAATTCATGGAGAAATTATTTTCAGGATCTTATCTGTATAATGATGTTAGAAAAACCTCAGAATATCCTCTAAATTCAATCTGGGATAGTAATAAAAAACTCTTAAAGATTAATATTGATATCCCAGAAGAAGAAAAAGCTGCCTTAGTTGAACCTAGCTCAGAGTATTGTTTTATTTATTGTTATGGTATATATCCAGATCGATCGGAAAGAATAGCATTTATAATAACTGAGCTAGAGGCTGCTGAAAGAAAAATAATTAAGTTCAATAGATTAGATTTAAATATATCATCTAATCTTTTTGAATTATCTTTTCCAGAATATACAGAAGCAAACATTGAAACAATAGCTGATAGTGATACTGTATTTTTGGAAGGTATAGGAATTGATTATGGAGTTAATATCTTTACCTCACTGGAAGAAAAAATAGTAACAAAAAAATCTTACTATAAGTATATAAGAAACAAGAAAACAAGTGGATATAGTAGTTCGTTCTTATACAATAATATATCTGGTGAGAAAATATATAATAACTCTGTGATTAGACAAATTACATCTATTCTATCGTTTTCAGCATTAGAAGATACTAGTAGTCTTAAAAAATCTGGAGGGTATATAAATCTATTAGGAACATTAGAATGTGATATGTATAGATTGATAAATGATTATAATATTTCAAAAATAAAGGAAAAGGTTAAAATAGATATAACATCTCTGCCTGTAATTGAAATCTTGGTGAAAGAAAGTAATGGACTGGAGTTTAAAGTAGATCAGGTGAATAAAAGATTAATATATTCTGCTAATACTACTGGAAAAGAGTTAAATTTAGTGATAGTCTTAAAAATTACTAATCTAGATCCAATAACAAAAAAGACGAGTACTATAGAATCAGGAGAGATTAGGTTAACTCAATTTGCAATATAATAAATCATGAAACTATCTTTAAAAGAATTCGTTGAGGCTATAACAGATATAGATAAAAACATAGGATTTTCGAAGTTCGTGAAGTATATTTTTATCTTCTGTTTAGTCTTAGCTATATTTAATTACAAAACTATAATAAAGGATACTATAGAAATATATTCTGAAATTTCTGATAAGATACACTCCGAAAAAATGGAACTTAGGGATCAGTTATTAGCAGAATTAAAACCTCTCCTTACAGAATTTAGAAGTAATTCTAGAGCTGATAGAATATTATACTTCGAATATCATAATTCTAAAGAAAATCTAGTATCTATTCCCTTCAAATACGCAGAACTTCTCCAACAAGATAATGGTTTTGCTGTACCTTCCATAGATCCAGAACAGTATAAAAGTATAAATACTGGATTAATTACTAGTATCTATGAAGATATTAAGTTTGGAGAAATTGTATATTGTGATGGTCCAAGAGATAGCGTATTTATGGAAAAATATCCTGGAATATATGAATTAGTAAATAGTAGAGATGGTTCTAAAAGACAAATATTTATTAGTATTCCTGGAATTAATCAACCTATTGGATTAATTATTCTGGAATGGATAAATGAATCTAATATAAAGTTGAATATAGAAGAAATTAAGAAAACTGCTACTTATAATTATATACCACGAATAAATGCCTTAATTCTATCAAAGTCGCCCGATAGAAGTAAGTGGTTATAATTATGAATAAAATAAATAACAATAATTTTTATAAAACAAAAACTTATGAACGAAGAAGTTAAAATTTATGAAGATGCTGCTTGGGGTAAGTATGGAAAAGATATTATTCCTAGTAGATTTTATCAGGTCTATAAAATTGAAGGTCCTTGGTTAGGAGATGATGAAAGTACTTGGTATGAATTCGATAGTGAAGATAAAAGTGCTACAGTTTTAGAACCTGTATATCCTAATTACGAAGTCAATAAATATGGTTTGACTGGTGATAAAGAAGTGGTTAAAGTTACTATTACTCCTAGCGAAAAACTTAAATCACAATATCCAGATGCTTTAGTAAGTATTGATGGTAAATTCTATGATCTAGGTATTCTTAATAATCCTGTTGAATTCTATATGGATAAAGATCATAAAATTTCTATTATTTGGTCTACTGCAGAATTAGTTGAATCTTTCCGAATTATCAAAATTAAATAACAGAAATTCTCTTCTGAAAGCTTCAAAACCTAAATTATGAGAATAGACTTAGAAAAATTATAAAACTAAGTCTATTCTTTTATTATTTTATTCAATTATAAATAAATAATTATGAGTAGTTTAAATTCTTTTCAAATACAAATTTCCAGAAGCAAATACATAGAACGAGATAGAAGTATAGCAAGATTAAGATTAAATCAACATGAATTCTTAATCGGAGAGCCTGTTATGGTTAGATATTATTCTAATCCTGAACAAACAGAAACAGATACTATATTCGCTCTAGGTATTAAGAATGGAATAGGAGAAGACTGTTATCAAGTTGTTACACTTGGCGGATTAGATTTAGTTCGAGATGTAGTAACTGAACTTCCAGATGTATCTCTTCTTGTACATGGAGAATTATATCTTTACAAGGATGAAGATGGAATTTGGAATTATGTATACGAAACTGGTGGGGTTAGACAAATAGAACCTATAACTGGTGGTCCTTTCATTTTTAGTAATATAGAAGATAAGTATAGATGGTTTTATCGTGATGGAGTATTAAAACGTGAAGATGATTTTTATACTAAGTCCGAAATTAATGAAATGATTTCTGGTTGGGATGTTAGTATTCAAGATGCTCTTAAAAGTCTAGAAGAAATTAAGGAGTTAACTTATAAAAATCATTCAGCTACATTCCCATTAAGAGTTAGTTTTTATGATTCTAACAGACAAGATGATGGCACTACTCCTCTATATCAAACTGGAATTAGAACCGCTGTTAACTTCTTAATCAGAGTAACAATCCCTGATATAGATATAAAAACAGGTGAAGCAAATACATATGAAGTTACTAATGATTGTATTTTAGAATTAAATGGTACACAAATAACTCTCCCTGAAAGTAATAGATATACAGTCTTAGGTCTTACAAATACAACAAAATATAGATTATCTGTTAAATATACGGATCCAGATACAGGAATTATAAGAACTGCAACTTCATATTATACAGTTAAGTTTGGTTACAATTTCTACTATGGACAAATTCCTGAAAGTGGGTGGAATATAACAGAAGCTGCTTTAAATTCTCTTGAAAACACTGTAGTTGGAAATGAGAAATCAATTGTTACTTTCCAAGGAGATCTTAACTCACAGAAAATAGCTTTTGCATATCCAAAACTGTACGGAAATCTTATGAGTATTTATGATACAACTTCTGGAATGAATCATATAACTGATTATTCAATAGAGTCTTGTAAAGTAAATGATATTGATTACAATGTTTATGTAAAAGATGTTGCATTAAATTATAATAATTTTCAACAAGTTTTTTCATTCTCATTACCAACATTCTTCGAAGGAATATCTATAGAAAATTCTAGTGTAAATGCAACTGACTTAGAAAATCTGAGACAGGAGATTTTAGGTGGAGCTAGCATAAATTATAATACTCTTGGAAAACTTGAACAAATTATTAAAGGATTATCAATACGTGAAGGCTTTATTGGTGGTCCTGGAATTAATTTAGTACAACTTGAAGATGGTAGTACAGAAATTAGAGTCAATATTGATAATTCTAGTATTGTAACTGATTCTAATATGTCTATAGCTGCTAAGAATATAAGCGGTGGAAAATATTAATAAATAAAATAAATTATGGCAAATAAAATAGGTTCAAATTTTTTATTACCCGCTAAAGTATTCCTAGATAAAAGACAAGGTATAGTTAGTGGAATAGGAGAATTAGGAACATGGGATTATGATAAATACCCTATTCCTGATGGATTTGAAGTATTTGTAGATGGAAAATGGTATACTTACTATAAGGATATAGAAAAAGATTCAATTACAGGCTTTTTCAGAATTCGAGGTGGTATTAATGTACTTCAAACCACAGGTTCATCTGAGGATGATGTTATGTCTCAGAATGCTGTAACTAATGCATTAAACGGATTAAATGAGAGAATTCAAGATATTATACACAGTCTTGGAACAGTTCTAGAGATACGATTACTTCCAGATTATACAATTTCGGGTAATCCAACAGTAGATGGAGGGCTTTATGAAAATGGAACTAGAATACAACCCTCTTTTGCTTGGGAAGTTTGGTATAATGGAATGAAATTAAAAAGAAAAGATGTTAGTGTAAGTATATATATAAACGGAAGTTTTTATTCTGGAGGAATGAATAATCCTAGCGAAGATGAAGATGAGTATACTTGGGTATGGATTTATAATCAAAATATTTCAAGAGATACTGTAATTACTCTATCTGTTTTATACAGTAATGGTAGTTCATCAGACTCTATTGGATCTGTTAGTATCTCTAAAAACATTACCTATGAATTTATTAATTCTAGAATTTGGGGTAAATCTAAAACAAACGATATTAGTAAGATTGTAATTGACGGAAAAACTTACGGAAATAGAAGTCTATCTAAAGAACGTTCAATTGTTTTAAATAATGTAGATTGTAGCGTAGATGATGAAGGTAATGATTATACTTCAGGATTATACATATATTACATGATTCCTACTGAAATTTATGGAGAAGTTAATGAAAGTGAAGATCCTATAAGACTTTTAACAGGAAATATGGAAAATAATGCTTTCTCTTGTAAATTTGGTGAAGAAGATTATTCTGTAATAGTATTTGATTATCCTCAAACAGGAGTTTTAAATATAGAATTTAAATAATATGGAAAAAAATAAAAAAGGTATAAATGTTTCAGCTCCTATAGTTCCTTATACTGATCAAGATACATACCCTACCCATGAAGCAATTTATGGAAAAGGTGGTTGGAAAAGTGTTAGAACAATAGAAGATCTTAAAGCTATTCCAAAAGAAAGACTTGAAGATGGCTGTATAGTAAGAGTTGTGGAATCAAGTAGCTCTTCAGGATCTGCAGTTGAATTTTATTACGATAGTAGTATAAAAGATGGAGCTTCAATACCTAGTTCTATCACTGATCCAATTGAGAGAGAAGTTTATCCATATAAGTTCAGAAAATGGGCTCCTGGATATCTTCCTACAAAATTGAGTGATCTTGAGAACGATATGGCTTTTATTGCAGAAGTTCATAATACTGAAGAAAATGGAGATTACGTATATTTAGATCCAAATAATGCAGATGATAAGAATGCTATTGAAAAAATTCTAGTAGGTAGAGCTAGAGGTATTTATCAAGAATTAGCATTAGCATTTTTAAATAAGAATTCATCTACTACAGTTAAAGTAGATACTAATGAAGATGGCGTAGTAGATGGAAATGATAATAGTATTCCAATTCATGGTTTAGTTACAGTAGATGATACTGGGAAAATACCAAATGATCTTCTGGAATATCCCGGAAAATATGTAGAATCTCTTGTAGCAATATTTCCTGATGATTTTTGTTATGATCCTCTCGATCCAGCTTCTTGGTGGGATACTGATGACAAAGGAGTACTTGTAAAAGTTGCACCAGGAGGACCAAAACCAGCAGATTATCCAAATTCAGATCAATCTGAAGCTTTAGGTTGGGATCATCCAGAAGTAACTGAAAAGGATCAAAAATATTATATCTCTGAATATTACAAAAGCAGTGGAAATAGTAATAGTATAGTAGATAATGCTTATCGAAATAAAGTAGCTGTTGTAACTTCTAGTGATCCTAACGATTTTTCTTGGACAGCATCAGATCCAATCTGGAATGATATTATTTATGTAGATGAATTTAGAAGAACTGCATTTATTGTTAAAAATGATGGTATTATTGTAGAAAAAAGTATTGGACGTGATTTAATTCGAACTATAGAAGAATTAATGAGACCAGCTACGATTCTAGAAGTACCTACAGAATGGAATAACTGGGGAATATCTGCAAAAGTAGCTTATCAGATTCTTCTTGAAATCGATAAAATAGTTGCTTGGGGAGAAGATATATCCGATGAGAGAAATCAGAGAAAAGAGGCTGATGCTGCAATAAATGCTAGAATTGATGATCTTTGGGATAAACTTAATGCTCATATTCAAGACAAAAATAATCCTCATAATGTAACTCGTGAACAACTTGGTGTTGGAGAAAGTGATGAAGTTACGTTCTCTAAAGTTACAGCTAATGGATTCTTTATGTCTGTCGGATCTGCTGGAAAAATGGCCTCGAAAGAAGTAATGATGAGTGATCTACCTGCTGAAGAAGAAACTCACGAGGAAGAAGTTATTAGTGCCGTTAGCGAAAAAACATCCTCGGCACAACTATTAACTTCTCGTGTAAAAATATCCAGCAGTAATAATCCATCACTTAGAGTAGGCCCGAGTGATGGATCTTATGAATGGCAGGAAGAACTTAAAAATGAAAAAGAAGAACGTGAAGCCGCTGATGCTGAATTAAATAAGAGAATTGATGAAGTAGAAGCAGCTATGAACGCTCACATTGCTAGAAGAGATAATCCTCACGAAACTAATCGAGGACATCTTAAGATTGATACTACTGATGCTGTTGTATTTAGTAAAGTTAATGCTCCTAACGGTTTCTTCCAAGCTAATGGAACTCCAGCAGTATTTAAAGTAGCAACTCTCGATCCAAAAGAAGAAAAACTTAATGAACTTGAGTCTAAGATAAAAGAACTTGAGGCTGAAATTGCAAAACTTAGAAAGGTATGATTTCAAAATTAATAAAAAACGGAGAAGATATATTTCTGCAAACAACAACTAATGCAGTAATTGATTCTAGTAATAAAACTCTAACTACTATCATTCAAGACCTAGAGAATAATATTTCAGCACTTGAAGCAGAAAATGAAAAACTCAAGGAGACGATAGAGATATTAGAGAAAACACTTACTGATAAAATAACTGAACTAGGAACTAATCTAACTACAAAAATAGAAGAGGTAAATACTAACCTAACTACTGAAATAGGTAAGATTAATACTAGTATCACACAGATTAATGGTAAGATTACAACTCTTGAAAATAATGGAACTGACTACGAAGAAAGATTACAGATGCTTGAAAAGAAAACTCAGAGATTGGGTGAATCTGGAAACTTTAATCAACAAGTTAGCGCTCCAGGATTTTTCGAAAGATAATATAATGGGGAAGAACGATTATAAGTTCTTCCCTTTATTTTCCTTATATATGTTATGAAAGAAATTTATATAAACTCGCCATATTCGATTTGGAACGAACAAGAAATAATAATTCCCATAAAATTTCCATTCAGATCTAAAAAACATATGATGGATACTATAGGATCTCATTGGGATGATCCAGAAAAAGTACTTAATATTCTAGATAACAGAATTAAAAAGGGAATACTCTTCGATATGGTCTTAAAAGTTAGTAATCGAGGAGGACAATATAAGAGATTTGGAATTAAACAATTTAGGTACTGGATATCTTTTCGACCATATATATTAAAACTTGAGGAACTTAGATTTCATGAGAAAAAGATTAAGAAAGGTAAGTATATCAAGTACCTAATTCCTAATCCTAAACAAATTTCACCATATAAGATGGATCGAAAGACTTTCTTGGAAGATTACAAAGATATGAATAAATATTATGATTCTGTTTTATTTAAGTATTCTCTTCACTATGTCTTATATAACTTAAAAGCCTTATAAGTGTATTATAAACTTAAAAGAAAACAGATATGGAAAAAGAAGAAATTTGTTTACGTCTCATGGAATTAATGAGGGTAGAGACAATAAATCACAACTTGTTTTTAGCTAAGCAAGGAGATTATGAAGAAAAATCGGGGAAAATTAAAAGAGAATATTTCTTCGAGAAATACAAAGAGTACAAAAATGGAACTTTCAATTCATTAGAGAAAACGAGGAATGACTTCAAAAAGGAGTATTTTGATAGGATAGAGGAAGTAAGAAAAAAGTACAGTGAAGATTGCATAAATTTTCAAAGAAATCACGAGATGCTTATTTGGAAAATTAAAGATCTGTTACACACTGCAAGATTTAAATGTCCTGATGAAAATGTTATAAAGGATGTTGAAAATTTCTTAAAAACCTGTGAATTACTTAGAAAAGTAGCAGAAGAAATCAGCCTTGATCAAATTGATAGTGAAATGAAAATGGAAAAACTTAGGGAGCTTTTATAAGCTTCCTTTTTTATTCTCCTCAAAGCCTTATTAATGATAGTTTTGTTTAAATCAAAAAATTCCCTGGTCTGTGAAGATCGGGGTTTTTGTTTCATTCCTTGAAAGCCTTATATATGTAAAAAGAATTTAAAAGAATATGGAAAAAGAAAACAAAAAGAAAGAGAAAAATTATTGGAAATTAGCATTTATAGGAATAGGTCTAACATGTGCGGTTGTCAGTATAATTAATTCACATAGAACCCAAAAAAAGTTAGACATTGTCCGTGGAGAAAATCAAAATCTCCAAACAATAAATAAATCCCTTCTGAGACAAATTCAAAATTTAGCCTATCAGAATGGGAAATTGACACAAAAAAGAACTTAAAAATAAGAATATGGAAGAAAGTGTTAAAAAAGAACAACGTCAGTATTGGGCGGTTAATAGAACTTTTCACAGTTCTATGTTCGAAGAAGTATTTAAAGTAGGAGGGAAAGTAATATTTTATACTATCTCTCTTGAAGAACTAAAAGAAATTAGTGAAAATACTCCAATTAACATGAGATTTTTAGGGAATGGAGTCCCTTATAAGAACGCATTAGATAAAGTTGGAGTTAAGTACAAAACAATAACAGATGATGTAGTGTTATCTCCTAGTCGTAAGGATGTACTTTACACTATTATTGGTAACACAACTGTTAAAGAAGATCAAACGGAATTTCCTGACTATACGATCATAGAAGTATATGTTTGTGAAATATGCCGTTAATTAAAGTAAAACAATAAAAATAAAAAAAAATGGAAAGACTAGAAAAAAATGCTTACCAGGAAAAATTGGTAAGAGGTCTGTTAAATTCACTTAGAGAAAATAAAACTATCTCAGACGTACATGTAAAAAACTTAATTAGCGAAGTTCATAGTGAAATTGGAAGAAGCTTGGATAAAGCTTTAATCAAGAGAAAAGCTGATGAGTTGTTATTCACATGGATGAACAGTGAATTAAATATAGTGAAGAAAGAAATGAAAGGAAAAAGAACTCCACTTGTTATTAAGCTGAAAAATGAAGAAGCTATGAGTGACGAGGAGTTTGAAATCTTCACTGAAAAAATACTTGAAAAGGTATTAGTAAAAGAATCGGGAAGAGTAAGAAAAGAGCCGGAAATAAAAGAAGAACCGGAAGAAATAACTACTCCCTCGAAGAAAAGGAATAAAGAAGAAAGAATTAGAATAAACACCTTAGACAATATCATGGAAGCGCTAAGTTATTCTATTACATATAACAGAGGTGACGGAGTAACTGGAAATAATGTTGCCAAGGTATTAGGTGTGAAAAGAATAAATCAAATCCAAATAAAAACTTGGGTAAATGGTTTATCAAAACATTCAGTAACGCTAAATGTATATTATGACGGAAGAAATGATAAGTTGGTATTCAGAGAAGCGGAAAAAGACTTATCTATCTGTTGTGAATTATACAGAAAGATTACAGGAAAAGAACCAAAAAGAGAATATTTAAAACTCTTAAGTGGTAAAGAAAAACCGAAAGTATTAGTAAGTAAGACTAGTTCTGCAATAGTAATGAAGGAATCAGTCATTGATAAGAAAATGATTAAAGAAGATTCCTATGAAGATTTATATTATTACGCTGCAGGAATAATTGTTGAACATAGCTATAAAGCGGTAGATATTGATTCATTGTGTACTAATTTGAGAAAATTAGGATATGATGTATCAAAAACTGAACTTCAAGGAATCCTAAGAAAAAGAGCTGAATTTTCTGTAGTAAGATATGGAGCAGCAGTAGGATTAAATGAAGGAGGATGGAAAACTTGGGATGAAATCAAAGAAAAATTCAATCCCAAGAATAACATAAAATGGGTAGATTGTAGACTATCACTAACTCTGGAAGAAATAAAAAATATCTTTCCAGAAACTGAAACATTGTCTATGATAACCGAAAGAGATGGATTTTATAGAATATATTATAATGGATCGCTCACTGAATTAACGAAGTGGATCCAATTAGCGACAATATCCATCGGAGCAGAAAACTTAAGCAGTTATATATTTGATCAAGATTTAGTTAAGAGAATCAAGACAAGAATAAATCTGCTTAATGAATTTATGCTGAAAGAGGAATTAGGATGTAAATTAGAAACATTATAATCCCACTAATAATTGATGAAAACCGAAAGTCTGTGAAGATGAGTAGGTTTTTATTTTTTGTCCCTTCAAAGCCTTATTAATGTATGGAATAATCTATAGAACTTGATATATAGTAGAGTTTTATAGATTTTCTTTTTACAACCCTAGAAACAATAACTTAAAAAATTAAAATATTATGGATTTATTTGGAAGAAATAAAAAGAAAGAAGAAACTGCCGAACTAAAAAGACAGTGTGAAAAAATCGAAGATAATATCATAAGATTATCAATGGCAATATCAGATAATCGACAAGATATTTGGGAGATTTCAGAATTGGTTAAACAAGGAGACGCGTTAACCGAGAAAATAATTGAAAAAATTAATGAACAAGAAAAGAAAGGAGGAAAGTGGTATGAAAGAATTTTTAGAAAATTCTGGTAAGGTTATAAATAAACTTACAAGAGATCAGTCCTTTAATAATCAACAACTAATAAATCTAAGGAAATCTGCAGAACAAAGAGTAGCATTTCTAGAAAATGTTTTGATTTCTAAAGGTTATCATGAAGACGTTATGGAGATAAGAGAAAAATTTGCTCTCGAAGAATTAAACAATAAGATGATGGTTCGAGAGGAAAAATTACTAATTCTCCCTAAGTTTGAACACCTAGTATTAGCAGCGCAACAAGAAATAAACCCAGAACCAAATTTTAGTGGTATATATCCTTGGGCAGAATCTTATAAAACATTAGATCAGAGATTCAAGGATACAATAGACTTAAACCAGACTGAACACTTAATTTGTATAGGTTCAGCAATGGTAGGTTTTGCGATAGATATGGTATTTAGAGGTGGTCCAGAGAAAGTTTCAGGAATTTCAGGGATGATTCAGGGTTTCTTCGATAATAAACTTTCAGAGGAGACAGTGAAAGAACTTGAAAAACAGGCTAAAGTAACATTTGATCAATCAGTTAATTCTCAGAAATTTGTGGAGAGAGCCGGACATAAGATCAAAGGACTATCACCTAATCTTCATCATATTACTGGAGTAGGTCATGATCCTAGTCCCGCCGGTATAATAACAGGTGTAAAAGACGTGATGAAAAATACGGCGACTTTTATGGACTCTGGAGAAATTCGAACAATAGACATGGAAGGATTTTTTAAAGATGGAAATAAAAGAGTTGCTAAAAAATTAGTAGAAGCATTTAATCTAGTAGTAAAACATCAACTCTCGGATATAAATGGAACCAGAGGATTACCAGCGCCGTTTACTTTCGTGATTGGATACCTGGAAAATTTCGGCGACTATGGACAATTAATTTTTGGAATAGTTGAGAAAATGTACCTGGAAGGATATGATTTTAGATATCACCTTTCAACATATCCAGCTGCATTAATAACAGATATCCTAGTAAGAGTATGTTGGGCAATAAAGCTAATAAATGAATCTGAAGGTAAATTAACAATAAAGAAAGTAATCCCTATGGTAAATTTAAATACTATAGAAGGATCAAAACTCGGAAGAATGTTATTTTATACTCACTCAGAAGCTGTAGCACTTAATACTGGATTTATAGCTGTTACTTTTAAATGTACGGCTGGAAAAAGTTTACTCAAATTTAATTATGGAGAATGGGTTATGTTAGCAAGATATGGCATAACACAATCTAGATGGTTAATCACAAAGAAATCAAAACTGAGAGATAAATTTAGAGAAGGAAAATTCGAAGAAGCAATGAAGGATTTTGAAGAAACTTATAAAGATTTATTTGGAGGTTATATTATTAAAGTAGAAGAGGAGGGTTAAAATTTCCCTCCCTTTTTATTCTCCCCTCAAAGCCTTATTAATGTATAAATAATTAAATAAAAATTAAAAGATTATGAAAGAAGAACAAGACGAAAAAAAGAAGAAAGGATTAAGTAAGAAAACAGTTAAATTACTGATCTTTGGCGGAATTGCAGTATTGGTGATCGGAGGAATTGTGTATAGGTTAAAGACTTCAAAAGGAAAGACGAAGTTGATCAATGAAGGAAAACCGCTAGATTACTATTACAGACAATCAGGAAAATATAAACTGGCTCCTCTTACAATGGATACAGGAGTCGGAACATTAAATCTTTCAAACCTAGAGAATACAAACGGAGACTGTTTTTCTTTAGGTTATATAAAAGATGTAAAACCTCTTGGAGATGCAACAATTGAAGGAGGTGATGTAATTAACGTAGAATCTGGAAAAACTACAAAAGTGAATCTAACAACAAAAGTAGTATCACTTGCCAGATTATTATGTGGAGCAGAGTTCGTTAAAACAAGTTTTGAAGTAAGAGGACTCTAATAAAATATAGAAGATAGGACATTCAAAAATCCTGTCTTCTTTTTTCTCCTCCCCGAACAAACAAAAAAGAAGAAGATATTTTGATTTATCTTCTTCTTAATTTTATTCTATATTACAGTTCCTTAAGAGCAGCTTTTATTGAACCTTTAATCATCTCTTGAATTCCTTCTTCAGTTGTCATTGCTCCTGATAACGAGAATTTCCAAGAGTTTCCTTCTCCAGTTCTAACAAAAGTACCAAGAACTAATGCTTTCTTACCAATAAAGTCTGGATTATTGTCGATCTGGAAGTCGGCGAAAGTCTTAAGTTGATTAATCTTATTACTATCTGTTACTTTCATATCCGAACTATAGATCTTCATAGTCGCCGAAGGAATATGATCGAATACAAGCGCTTTAGGATCTCTTCCCATGTGCTGATAAATATTCAAAATCACAGCCATATATTTTACTTCCGGCGCAACTTTTCCAAGCTCCATTCGAATTAACTCATTATCACCTTTTGAGTTATTCTTTCCAGTTAAGTCATCACCAAGTAAACTAGCAACTGAACCATCTTTAGAAATTTGATGTCCGTAATAAACAATATCATACTGTTTCTTAGACTTATCAAACATTACAACGCTAGCATCAAGATCAATATCAAGTTGTTTATCAGGTCGGAGTGTTCCAGGATTATCTACTACTTCAGTTTCGATTATCTCTGATGGACCTGTACCAAATAGTTTTTGAAAGAAGTTACCTGTCTTAACTGTCTTTCTTTCGGTATGAGTCTTTCTTCCAGTTACTCCACCTTTGATTACTGCCGGAGCCCATCTAAGCCCTACATAAACATAATCAAAGTTTTCACCTTCTGTTTCTTGATTTTTTCTTAGGCTAATTGTTCTTGTACCATTTTTTCTTAAGCTAATTACTCTTTCTTCCATAATTGTTTATATTAAATTAAACTGTTTTAATAATTTCATTTCTAAGTATATCCCGAAATTAGGAGTTGTTTCTGGGTTTATTAAGATTTCTAGAAGTGTTTCCGGAGTTTCTTTTAAAAAATCTACTTCATCTTTTGAAATAAGACCTTTAAAGAAACTATCATCATTGATATAATCAGAACTTATCCATTCCGCATAAGAATTTCTAAGTAAACGACCTAAATTATTTCCCAAAGTCTTGTGCGAGTGAAATTCAAACATGAGCATTCTTGAATAATCATTATACCATCGTAACGGACCTGCATTTTTATAAACATTCACAATACTATCACTATATATTCCAGGACGTTTTAAAGATTCTATAGGAAATCGTAAAGAAATCTTATCTAGATCGATATTCTCTAAAAGATCATTATATCTAGCTTCAAACAAATCTCGACGGTCTTTAATTCCCGAGTGATCAGTATTATAATCCATACTCCACTCAACCTTAAATTCCGGAAAGATTAGATATTGATATATACCTCTAATATTCCCTAAAAAGCATGTATAATGAATCGCCCTCATTAAATATCTGACTCTTTGAACTTAAGGCCATATTTTACCAAACTCTTAAATAAAGTTTGATTAGACCCTTCTCCGAGTGCTGTAAAAGTGAATTTATTACCTTCAATTCTTGTCATTTTTCCAAAGACTAAGATTGTATCATCCTTATAATCTTCATCAAGTCGATATACAAGTTTAGCAATATCTTTTCCATCCTCATAAGCTCTAACTTCCGCACCCTTAATCATCTTAAAGGTTTGTTTTCTAGAAGTTGAATCATAGATATTAATTAAGAATACAATATCTTTTACTCTTGAATTGAGCTTTCCAGGATAAATAATACACTCCTCTCCATCTCCAGAGCCGTCTCTATCATCACCTGAATGCACCACACTTCTTTCAGGATCTGTAAATTTATAATCCTCTGTTTGTTCAAGACTACCATAGAAAACTAGATGATCTGGAGATAATGCACGACCTCGCTCATCTAATTCTACTATGATTAGGTCAATATCAAAATCTTCATCACTACTAACAGATCTCTTGTTTTCTTCCCAAACAACTTCTACTTTAAGCTGTTTAAGTCCTTTTGTTAATGAAATTTGTCTTCCCTTAACCAAAGAAATTTCTCTTTCTTCCATAATTGTTTTATTTTTAATACATTTATAAGAATTTCAAGGATTTATTAACCTAAACCAAATATTTAACTAATTTACCTGCTGGATCTGGATAACCTTTAAGTTGATATAAACAATTTGAGATTATTTTAAATAGATAATCAGCGTTCATATTCATTATCCTCTTCGAAAAATTTATTGTAGTTCTAGATATAAGATGTAAATCCTCCCAAAAATTATTATAAGAATAGTCCATTTGTCCTGTTAAACAAAGAGCGATATACTTGAAAAATGATCTGTAGGTTTCTGAGTCATAAGTAAATCCTCCTCTTGCTTTTATAGCACCTACATATTTTAATTCTCCAGAATTTTTCATCTTAAGTATATCATTCTTTAGACTATTTATATAATCTATTGCAGAATCTTCAACATATTTTTCCACAAAATCAGATCCTAATTTACTTTCTATTACACCTTTATCTTCAATTTTAATAAATCCGTATTGAGGTGAATTAGATGGAACAGCTAGTTTTCCTTGAGTTTTAATCCTATCAATAAATCCATCTATTTGCTCCATCCAGTGTTCTAAATTACTATTCCTTTCATCATAGAATTCTGCCATTTTGATTAACTCATATCCTATTTCATCATTATATTTGGACACGCAGTATAATGAATCTGTTCTAGTTTCTGCAAATTCCTTTTGAATTAAATTTCGTTTAATTATCATATTAGTTATATAAAAATAATAAATTGAAGAGAGTAAAATTAATTACTCTCTTTTCTCCAAATTTCTTCTTGATCTCTCTCAGCTTTCTCTATATCTAAAAATCCTGTTTTCCGATTTATGTATTCTCCCACCTTATGCCCTGTATCTCCAAAAGGATAATCTGATAATGTCTTCAATAACCATCTCTTAGCTCTTTTATTCTTAGATATTAATAATAACTTAAGAATTACATTAATATCCTCGGAACAATCCAAAATAGCACTATCTAATACACGAACACTATAAGCATACATGTCATCCGTCTTTCTTTTAATTTTTAAGAAAATAATGTTAATATAGAATGTTGGAGATTTATCTAATTCAGAAATTTCTCTTTCTACTATTTCAATTAGTATCCTTCGATCTTTATAATAATCTTTTGTTTCATATTTCTCAAGATCGCCAAATGTCATTCGTTTCTTTTTTCTCATAATTTTTTCTATTTTTATTCATCTATAAGGCTTTTAATGTTATTTTCTTTTTAATAATTCATAACCTCTAATCTGCTTTCTAGTTCCATCCTCTTTCTTTTCATACATAACTACTGATTTAACGTCAAAATAGTTTTCAATATCACTAGCTTTCGGTGTAGCATCATAATTAATAGAATTATAAAGATTTCCAAGTTTTACCTTGAGATCTGATAAACTATACTTCTCTCCAGGATTAAAATTTAAAGTAATAGTATTAATTAATAACTCTTTACTAAACGTTACTATTCCAAGTTCTTTTTTAATATAAGTCTTACTATAAGTTAAAGCTTTAAGTTTCTTAGGCCCTAGAGCGAGATAGTAAGATTTAACTTCATCAGAATCAGCTATTTGTCCAAGAACTATATTTAATTCAATATCAGATATAAAATTGTATTCACATAACATTTTAAGTTTATCATGCATAGTAGTTAATGTATCATAGATACAGAAAAATCTTGTTACATCTCTATTTACTATATCATCAGGAGTAAGTTTGGAATGAACTGAACTAAATACACTAAATCTATCCTTATAATCCACCTGCTGTATCTGAAAAGCTCTAATCTCATTAACAAGAACTAATTGATTAATAACCGGTTTAAGAATAACATCTCCAGTCTGAGAATTAATAACTTTATTTACAGCTATATAATTATCTCTATAATTTGCTGACTTGGCTACATATTGATAAGTTTTTGCTAAATCATATTTATCTTTATCTAAAACAGTGTTATATGCAGATAATAAACTTTCAGTAGATTTATTTTTGCTATCTAGAATTGCTTGAAAATCTTCTTTTTTCATTTCTCTATAATCTGCAGTAGTACGATAATAGAAAGTAGCACTATTTTTCCATGGATTTTTCTGAATATCTATCTTATCAGAATAATCCCTAAATAATTCTTCAAAATCATAAGAATCTATATAAGATATCTCAGAATTATACTCTTTCTCCCATATCCCTACAGTAAGAGATCTATGAAATTCAGGATTATATAATTCTTCCAATCCCTCTGAAACAGATAACTCCTCTATCTCTTTTAATATACTATCTAAGTATTTACTCTTTAATTCCTGTATCCCTGGAACTTCTGATTTTAAATACTCCCTAAATCCTACTATATAATCTTCCTTACTAATTAAATACTTATCCTCTAGTGATATCTTCTGAAAATTATCTACTATCTCTTGAGAATAATAAAACCATTCTTTCCTTTTAGGATAACTATATTTATTATATAAAGAGTGAAAGTAAGATTCTAATTCTGTATTCCCTTCTCTAGTATCTAATAATCTACACTCAGGATTGTGTAAGTAATAAGAGTCTATTCTAGAATTTATATCTTTTGTATATCCGATCTTCAAGAGATCTAATACCTCCTTCGTATCTTTATTATAGTATGTTGTTTCTATTAAGTATATCATAATTAATCATCCTTTCTTTTTTAATAGTTTATATACTTTTACACGCTTCTTCTCTCCATTAATTTCTTTTCTTAGCATTGTTTCTTGTATTCCAAAGTAACTAATTAAATCACTCGCTTTAGCTACTTTATTATAATTAATAGAAGAATATATAGATTCTAATTTCTGTTTTATATCAGATAATAACCAAATATCTCCTACTTTAAACTCTGAATAAATAGATGAAATTAATAAATTTTGATTAAAAGTGACTATTCCCAATTCACGTTCTATATTATTTCTTTTATATCCCAAAGCTTTTAATTTTTCTGGGCCTAATGATAAATAATAAGATTTAATATAGTCTCCATCACTAATCTGTCCAAGTACGATTTGAATAGCTTCATTAGAAAGTCCATATTCACATAACATTATTAATTTCTTTCTAGCCTCTACTAATTGATTATATTCTGATAAGAATTCAGATACTTCTTGATTAATAATATCGTCTGGAGTTAATGTATTATGAACAGTACTAAATACACTAAATCTATCTTTATAATCAATCTGTTGAATCTTAAATGCCCTAATTTCATTTACTAAAACAAGATTATTAAGAACTGGTTTAAGTATTATATTTCCAAAACTATCTGCTACCTTATTTACTGCAACATAATCATTATTATAATTAAAAGCTCTAGCATTATTTTGATATGTTTTTGCTAGATCGTGTTTTACACTAAAACTTTTTGAATCTTCATATGCTATTAATAAATTTTCAGTAACTTTTCTTTTGTTATTTATTTTTTCTTGAAAATCTTTTCCAGTCATATCTTTATAATCTGCTGTTACTCTGTAGAAAAATACAGCATTATTTTTCCAAGGATTATCAAATAGCCTCTGTCTACCTAAAATTTGGGGAAGATCCTCAGCTATATCAACCGCAAGACAGTCTGAATTAGAGTCTGAAAATATAAAACTCCTTGCACATAAACTGTAAAAATCAGCTCCTAGGTATACAGTTCTAGTACAAAAAGTGAACATCTTAGGTTTAACTCCTTTAAGGGGTACTTCTCCTATTGTAAACTCCTTTCCTAATTTTCTTTTAATTTTTTTAAGATTTTCAGGAGTATTAGAACAAAGAATATTACACTCTTCTGAAGCTAATTCATTTTTCTTGATAATAGATATAATATGATTCACACTGTTTACATAGAATACTGCTTCATCTGAAATAATTCTAACTGGTTGACCATTTCTAAGAACAACTATTTCTTCAAAATGTTTTTCTTTATAAGTTTTTATAATCTCTTCTGCTTTTGTACCTACAGACTTCATTGTTAATACTTTTAAGTCTGGTCTAATAATTCTAGATGGATCTTTTACCTCCCAATCTAATTCATAATAAGGGAGATCTTTAAATTCATCTAACATTTCTAGGTACTCATCCATCATAGGAGTTGCACTAACAAAGTATGCTGTTGGAGACTGTTGTAAATGAAATAAAAAGCTTAACTCAGTATCACTTTTGAATCTAGCATCATGTAAAATACTTTGAAATTCATCTATTACAGTATAAAAACTTTGAAATATTTCTAATTCTTCTAATATTATTTTTATCAACTTATACGAATCATAAGTTACTAATATCTTACATGGTTTTCTTTGAGAATAACAATAATTATAATAATAATTTTCTATTTCAGTTTTTATCTTTAATCTAATTAATTCTCTTTTCTTTTTCTCCTCTTCAACTAATAATAATTTATCTTTATCTGATAAACTTTTTTCGCTAAATCTATTTACTGTTATTTTCGAAATATCCTTATCGATATTAGTATCAGACTCCATTTCATTAATAACTAAATAAACATCATTAGGATGTTGATCTTTTTTATTCTTTAAAAGCATCTTTCTAGGACTACATAAGATAACATTTTCAGGACCATTAATACAATATTCTGTAAATCCACATCCAGGTAATTGTTTATTTATTATACATTTACTTGGAAATTTATTAAATCTAAATTCATTCCATTCCGAAATATACCTAATTCCAGATGGTACTATAATCTTTTCTTTTTGCATATTATTTATTTTTTTTTTAATTTATTATCTATTACAATAGATTCTTTTAATACAGAATCCAGTTACATAAAATTAAAGACTAAGGATACCTTAACTTCATTAATTAGAATTTGAAGTTATTAGAAGAGCAAAACGTCAACTTAAATATTCCAAATTTGGTAATATATAATATAGATTTAATAGTAAATTTTTGGTTGACACTTTTAAGTGGTTCTTCTATAAGAGCGAACATAGTGAGAGACTCACCTCCCGAAGGGAGGAGGTGATGTCGTCTCTTATAGGAGGTTCACGATAAATAAAGAAATAATAGATTAATTAATAATATCTATTTAAATGGAAATGAACCTTAAAAAGAAACGGCCGTTCGCCCTTTGAGAGGGCGAGGCCTTTCAGTTCCTTCATTCTTTTTAAGAACCATTAAAGAAATAATTTTTTTATTCAGTTTTTATTAATATTTATCTTTCTCTTTTATTCTCTATATATCTTATTCAGTCTTGTGAGCGTAAGCGACCCGTAATGAGCTATGTAAATAGCGAATGGAGGGATACACATGGGTTCCTTAGTCCTCATAAATAAGTTACAATAGAATAAAAACCTTATAAATGCTATGAAGTTACCAATAAAATTTTACAAGTTTATTTCTAATATAGATTATTTTTCAGAGATACACAAATATCATAAACATGAGAATAATGAAGATATGATTATTGATTATATGATAAGTAATCTAGCTTTTCTTCTAACTCCTTCCAATTTTAACCAAAGAGCGTCTTATTGTTTTAATAATTGGTTTTCTATTCTCTTAGAAATAGATCCGATTAAGTATGGTTGGGTAAAGAAAGTTGACCTACAATTCTTAAATAATACATCTGTAACTAAACAACAGATTATAGATTGGGAAGTACTCAATTTTACAGGGAAGAATAGGATTTTCACAGTAAAGAGAGAAAAATGAAGTTTTGCTACTTTAAACTTCTAATTTCCTTATATGTGGAAAAAAGAGCCCCAGACTTAATTGTCCAGGGCGTATTTGATTATTTACATAACCAAATTGAAATTGCTTTCAAAGTCTTTAATAATTTAAAGCTATGAGAAGATATCACTAAGATTCTCTCAAAAGTCATGAACACTGTAATGAGTATGACTGATGAATAAAACTCAGGTGTTTGCATTTTAATTGAGTTTTTAAAAGGAAGGGTAGTTTTGATACTATTCTTCCTTTGATTTCCTTATAAGTGTAGTTAATAATTAAAAATATAAGACTATGGAAGAAAAGATCGATTTACCAGAGAAAGGAATAGTAGTTGGCTTTGAACTTGAGAACTTAGAGGATTACTTGAATTGTACGGAGCATTTAGTACAGGTTCATGGAAAGTTTGAGGTCCTAGCAGAGATCGAGAAAAAAGTAAAGTACGAAAAGATTAGACACCTCGCCAAATTTCTCATGACGGAATATAATCCAGAGTTAAAAAGGAATGTGGTTTTTAGGTTGTCTAAGTTTAAAGAACGTCATGAACACAACGGCGAGACGGTTTATATAGGTTTGATGGATTTGTATCACTTTAGGAAATATAGGGAGAGACTTTTAAGGTTTCTCTCTTTTTTTTTCAGGTACAACAAAAAGAAACTACACTTATCCATCTCGGACCAGTGTAGTTTGATTAGAATTATAGTATTTTAAGAAGTTTATCTGAGACATTATCGATCTTTATAGTTTCGTATGTTCCATCTCCTTTAAGCCAAATTAATCTTCTCCCCAGGATCTTTAAGCCAATTGATTCTAACATTAATTGATACATGCTAAATTGTAGGGTATAATGTCCTAGGGGTTCATCTATTAAATTATCAAAAGGAGGATACATTGTGATTCCCTTCGACCTCTGATAATCTTTCGTAAGTTCTTCATTTGTTTTCCAGTCTCCTATAATAAATCCAGGGTTATCAGGGGAATCATAGTAGAATAGAAGGTCGGTAGTTCCACAAAATTTAGTATTAATTTCTGGGATATACTTTGATGACATCCTGAATTCTGCACCGACCGGAATTATCGAAGGCGGTAACTCAGAATAAAATTTGAGGATACTTTCTTCTTTAGGTGCGAAGGGAATTAACCAACCCTCCTCTGGAATATATTGCCTTCGGATATTGGTCGGAATTAATTCAGGGTAACCACATTTTATCCATGTCATTGCTTCTCCAAATTCATGATACTTCGTTCCTTGTGTTACTGATTTTACATTTTTATATTTCCATTCTCTGAGGACATCTTCTTGAGTTCTTCCATTCTTTTTTGCATATCGTTCTGAGATTGTATGTTTATCGAAGGGTCTAACAAAGTTTTCGATTATATTAGAAACTGGTGTATATTCTTCAGTTCCTATAAAATACTTATGTCCTTCTTCTATAAATGTTATATCAGAAAAATGTTCAGATATTAAGTTTCTTGTTGTTTGTATAATTTCTTCTGTAGTCATATTCTTTTATTTTATTATCATATATAAGATTCACTAGTGCAGAGAAGAGCAAAATCCTTACTTATGATATGAAAAAGATGATAAGTTTTGCAGATTTTGAGTATATACTAGAAAATCGAGTAGAGTTTAATCTGCTAAGTAAATTTAATCGTACTAAAGATCCAGAATTAAAAGCTATAATTTCTTTAATTCTTCTTGCTGAATCAATATCTAATGGAGCAATAATAGCTTTAAAGAAATTAACATTTGCCACTGCTTTAGAGGGTATAGATTTATGGAGAGGGAAAGTTAATACTAGAAGTTATGCGAAGATTAAAACAATAGGGGATTTGAAAGAATGGTTAAGATGTAATTTAGTTGGAAAATTGATAACAATAAAAAGACATGGAAAAAACGAGGTTAGAGTTATTGATTTATTGTTATCAAGAGAAGAAAATTAAGATCCGACTTTTACAAGCCAGATCTTATCAGAATGATTTATATAATTATTTTTTATTTTTTATGCATATATAAGAGTTTGGAGGATTGAGAGATGATATCAATAATAGATGTTTTAAATAATGGAGAAGAAATTGCAAAGTATTTAGAAGTAAGATTTCATACAATTAAATATGCTGATGACTATTACCATAAGTTTATCTTAATTCATTCTTTGTGTAAATATGCGAATAGTTTAGATCCAGTTTATCACACTCTTATAGTATATCATACAGAGTTGATTGGGTGGTCTAGTGAAATCGATCTTAATAGTATAGGAAGTATAAAAACTAAGGAAGATTTAGCAATATGGCTTAAAGATAATTTAGTGGGAAAAATAATAACACTTAAGAAATATGGAAAGAATAATGATTTCGTATCCTGAATTCTTAGAAAATCTAGAAGAGTATAAAAATAAATACTCTGATTCTAGGGGTTCACTTCAATATAGAAATAAAACAGAAATTATGTTGATTCAAAATTTAATATTTCGTAAGGAAGTGGTTAAATTTTTTATTGAGAAGATTTTTTCAATTAAAAGAATAAATGAAAAGAGATCTTATACCATTTTTGGAGTTTCTGAAAATAGCAGATGATCCAGGAACAGAGACTAGAAGACATTTGTTAGATCAATATTTTCCTTGGGATAGATATTATACAAAACTATCTGAACGAGGAATGTTAATTGGAATTGGAATACAGTTAATAAACTCCTATATATTTTTTGATGAATCTCGTAAACTTTCTAAGAATGCACTTCAGAATGTTAATAATATTATAGGTCATCTTATATCAACATTTCCAGAGAAGTATTCGGGGTGGAAGAAGATGAGCCCAGAAATATTAAAAATTTCTGAAGATCTCTCTAAATATTCTTCGAAAAATGAATTAGTATCTGAGATAGTTTGGTTATTTACAGGAAAACTTTTTAAATTAAAAAAGACAAGAGTTTAATTCTCTTGCCTTTATTTTTTTGAAGAAATAAAAAAAAATGGTAATGGACCAAACTTATTTCGCAATCCACTACCTGACCTGATAAATATTCCAAAAAGTTGTACTTACTTTAAGTTCAATTTATCTTAGCTAACCTTTATCGCTACAAGGGTATATCTTTTTGAAGTTCTAATAGTTAATTTCTTAACTATCATGAGTATTTCCCAAAGATAATAATTACAAATACCTTTATAGAATTTTACAGTGACCTTAGAGGTATATAAAATTTCTATCTTCTACCATATATAAGAATTTCAGGGGTTTAGAAATACCCAAATTTTTGTAGATTATTTATTAATTCTTGTATATTATCATCTATCTTTTCTTTTTCCATGTTGTTCCAATTAACTCTATCATTTTGTTCTGGATTACCAAATATTCGAGTTATCCAATAGGGGATTTTAGTTCCTCTTATATTATCCCATCTAGATGTGTTTGTTTTTTCAGAAAGTGCCCATAATACTTCTTCTATTGTATATAACATAGATTGGTGAATATGTAATGATACTTTAAAAACAGATCTCATTATTCCTATTATATTATCTAGGAACATATTTAATTGATCTTTATTAGTAAATACTCCAAAATTTCTCGAATCTATATTATAAATATCTCTCAAAGTTAGTATTATTCCTTTTCTAAACTTAAAATTATTATAACCTCCGATATATCTATAAAGTTTATCTATGAATTCTAAGGCTCCTTTATTACTAATGATAAAGTTATTAACAATTATATCAGAAAAATCAAACATATAGTTATTATATACATTTAATCCAGATAAACTACTATAACTATTTTTGATATTTTTCTTGATAGATTTATAGAATTTACCTCTTACTATAGTACTTTTTCCATATTCATAAAAACGATATGTAGGAAGACCATATTTGAAGTACATATAAGTATCTCTAACTCTATCATCAATAGCTTTTTCATCATGAAAACTAGAATCAATTTCTACAATGAATTTCGCTTTATAAAAGAAATAATCAGAAAGTATATAATGTTTCTCCCAAAGTTCTGTTCGAGTTTTTGGAACTTTCTCTTTAGTTAATATTTCTTTCCAGAGCTCTCTATCCATTATTGGAACGGGAAATTCTTTTATATACTTTGTAAAATCTTTTTCTTGCGTTAATTCATTTTTTATTTTTTCTATATCTTCTTCAAACTTTTTTGAAAAACTACTTTCATTAGCGATAAGAGCATCTCTTCTATTTTTAATAATAGAGATGTGAGTGTTATCTTCTTTTAAAAGATACGTTGGAATGATATATCCTTGTTCAATCTCTTCTGCATAATATTTGCATCCCATAGCAAATATCTTAATTAGGTCTGTATTCATAAGTTATATTAATTTTATTTCTATTTATAAGGTTTAGACCTTAAGAGCCTTATATGTGTAGTTTATTACATGAAAAACAAACTTAAAAGAAATGAAAATTGAACAAGAATTAATCGATGAATCTTATAGAGGATTCGTAAGAAGAGACCTAGTAGATCTATACCAAAGATTTTTAAATAGACAGAAAAGGAGGGGGATTAAATTACTAAGATTTCCGAAAACTATTCATATAATTAAAAGATGTTATGAAGAAAGGTTTGGTGGTTTTATTGAATCTGTCTATACTATTGAATATGGAATTTTGCATTTAATGTACTTTGATGAGAATGTATTAATTGAATTCTCTAAAACATTTCGATCTCTTGAGAATGATAATATAGATGTATTGAGAGAAAAACTCAGAACTGTATTATCTGGAAAAATTATAGGAGATAATAAATTCATTTCTGTAGATAGAATAGAAAACCTAAGAACCAGAAAATAAAAAAATTGAAGGAGACTTTTTACAGTTCTCCTTCTTTTATTTTTCTTCTTAGGACATAAAATCTAGCTTTTTCGTTTTTACTAGATCTAAGTCATTAAATGGAGTACCTTCGATAAGATTTACTCCTGTTTGTTGTAAAATCCATCCAAGTCCGGTCAAGTTTCCATATTCATCTACTACAATCTTTTTATCCCATATTGTTAGTTTAGGGAAATATAATTTGTAGTCCGGGAAAATCATACTCCATTCATCTTCATTTCCTTCTAAAAATTTATCTAGTTCAGGGTGAGTATTTATTTTTTTTGTTCTCCCATTCCATATCACATCAAAACACGGCCGAAGAATATATGGACAAACTTCGACTCCCTGACACTCTCCTGGTTCTGATGTTCTAGAAATAACTTTACATTTATTTCTTACCAGAGTCATTATTTTGTCCATTGAGTAGTCGGCCGTATTAATTATCACTATCTTTCCGGTTATATATGTTGGATTCTTTGGGTTAACGTGAATTAGACTACCTACCGAAGGATCTATCTCTTCTTGTAAGTAAATAGCCTCGATAAAAGCATCTAATCCATTCCCATAATATACGGAATTCATTTTTTTATCTCCTTCCCTAGTAATATCCCAGCAAATTCAGTAAGATCTACATCCCTAACAAATACATCAACTGGCTTAATGAATATAACAGTCCTTTCTACTATTGTCCCATCTTCTCTTACTGCTGATACATTATATAGGTTTTTTGATATTTTAGGGAGAAATGATTCAGGTACATATTTCCAATCAATTGCCATAGCTTCATCATCAAACATCTCTGATACTAGGTATTTTTCTTGTTTCATATCTTATATTTTTTAAAGTTGATTAATAATTTGTTCAGTATATGCTACCGGATCGAATTTCTTAAGCTCTTTCAATCTTGTCTTGAGCTCTTTTATACGATCCGAAGTATCTTTATTTTTTCTAAGGTAACTGATAGGCTTTGACATAACAGAACTAACTATTTCCTGAGGCATTCCAAATACTTTCATAATCTCTTCGTCAGTTGCTTTTGGATTTTTGTTTAATATATAATCCGAAATTAATGGAATAGCCTCTAAAACCGCAATATCAAAAGTAGTTTTTTCTATCTTCTTCTGATTTACTTTTACAATTAGATCTATGTAATTTTTATAAGTATAATCTAACCAATCATATAAACCAATTCGAAACATTGTGGATCCAGTAGTTACGTTTGTTGTGTAGTTTGTAGCACTATAGCAACACTTTCTTGCTAGATCTTCAATTTCTTCAATAGATATTCCTCTTGCTCCTGGAACTTTAGATATTACCATTTTAGGACCATTAATATCAGTAAGATCTTCCATATATACTTTTCCTTCTTCTGCAAGTTTTTTAAACTTTTTAAAATTAGGTGTAAATAAGAAAGTATCTCCTTCAAATAATATTCCTGGATTACCAAAATCATCAGTTACTCTTGTTAATTTGTATGAATATATTACTCTACCTTTACCTGTTTTCCATAATCTATCAAGTTCTGAATTTTCTTTGTCAATTATTAAGTTTGCATTCGGTTCTAGGAGTAACGGGTTATTATTTATATAGGCTTGGTATAATGATTTCGGACTAAAATTCGGATAATCATTCTTAACACCTATGCACAGACCAGTTACCGATGTTTTCATGTAAAGACAAAGAGGTATAGGAAGTGGAAGATAAGATATTTCCATTGGTCCTACTGGCGATTCTACCATAGGAACCTCTTTCCACAATTCTCCAAGTACTCTATTGTATACATCTGAAACCATTTGTTTTGTATATCGAGGAGCGGCATACTGATTGTATACACCATTTATTTCCGTATATCCCCATGAACCGTGACCTTCAAAAACTCCAGTATGTACGAGATTAGCATTAAGTTCTTCAATACCGGAAAGACTATGAGGATGATAGTTTGCTACACTTGAAATTACTGTAGTACTAGGTATCATCTTCCCTTTTGGAAATTGAAGAGCTGAATATATTAATCTTCTATAACTAGGTTTACAACCATCTTGTATAAATGCTGTATGTCTTTGATTATTAATATAATTACCAAAATCTAAAAAAGCATCTCTTGCTATTTCTCCAATAGCTTTTTGTTGAATTAATTCTTCTTGTGTAATTTGTGGTAATTCTATTTCTTTCTTTTTTCTAGCCATATTATTCAATTATTCTAAATTCGTCTAAATTATACCAAAAATCTTCAGATACTCCTGCTTTTACTGAAATCGATTCTTCTGAATTAAGATTTGTTATTTTTATTGAGAAAGACATAATTCCTCCTCCAATTCCACTTTTAGATATAACTACTGGTGGATATTCTAGAAGAATTAGGTCTCCTTGTTTAATATCTCTTATAAATTTTTCAAAAGTTTTACTCGTACTGTAGCTCATTTCAATACATTTCATTGAAATTACCTGAACTGTATATTTTACTGTAGGTAATTCTTGTATATTGAAATTTCCCATTTTAAATGTTTCCATGATCTATTACTTGTATTTCTTTCATAGCATCCCAAAACTCATTAATTGCACTTTCAGGAACTATTATTGATTTATTACTTCTAAGATTTGTTATCTTAGTTCTTACAGATTTCATTCCTGACTGTGAATTTCTTTTAAGAATAGGAGGAATTTCTAGAAGAATTATATCTTCTGGGTTAATTCCATCTAAAAATATTTCCCTTTTCTTATTATTTATGTAGTAAGTATTTTTATCCATCTTAGAAATTACTTTAATAAAATATTTCATTGTTGGTAATACATCCCTACTATTTTCAATACCATTAATTTTATAAATCTGTAAATCCATTATCAATTATTTTGAATTTCCCGAAATAATAATATAAGATATTTAATTCCAGAGTGCTAAATTTCATACTCTTTTTATTCTCTAAATTAGTAACTGTGACATATCCTTGAAGTAATAATGAATATGAAATCATTACTAAATCTCCTTCATTCAGATATAAGTTTATGAATTCTTTTTTCTCCTTATTCATTAACCTATAAATTTCAGAATTTTTATTAGTTAATATTTTCTTAGCTCTATCACAACATATATTTTGTGGTTCACCAAGTAATATTACTATTTTAACTTCTGGAATATTTGGATATTTATAAGTCTGTGAATCCATATGGATTAGTTATAATTCCGGCATCAAATAATAGTTTTTTTCTTTCTTCAATATCTTCTGTCAGTTTCATACTATAGTCGAAACCATCCGGAGTTACTTGAATTAATTTTCTAGTTGCCGGATTATAAAAGATATCATAAATATCTTCAGAATTAAAAGCTCCTAGACCTTTTCTGCGAAAAAATGGTTTACTCGGATCTAATCCTATCGGAAATATTCCATTATCTTGTAATGGATCTCCAGGATAGAACTTTTTATCACCTTGTTCAAATATTGGTGACATTATTTGATAAACCATTCCAAAATCTATCAAAAATCTTCCGAATTTTCCAAATAAATATAGAATTAATTTTTTTATCTGTTCGCCATCAGGGTCCGCATCAACTGCGATAACAATTTTACCATAACGGCTGTATTTTTTTATCAATTCATAAGCTTCTTCAAAAGATTTTGCATCCTTTGTTACGTTATTTACATCCATACCAAGTCCAATTACTTTGAATATAGTATGAATTTCTTTATTATCTAGTGCCTGATCTACAGTCTTATCTAGCACCGAAAGTATCTTACCTCTTAACGGGAGTACTGCGTGGAACTGAGTGTTATGTCTTCCACTTTTTAGTGATCCTGCTGGACTTAGCAATATGTTAATAATTCTATCAATTGATTCTTGATAGTTCAGCATATATTTTTATCTATTTTATTATAGATAGTGAATACAGTATGCGTTACATCAAAGAATTTATCTTTGACTCGGTATTAGATTTACTTAGGATGTTTTTCTCTAAGGTCTTTCACCGAATTTACTCACTTATAATTTAAAACATTTCTGATTTAAACGGCCTAATTTGACCTTCACAGAGGAATAATTCACAATCCCATCTGTTTTTTCCAGTTGCGTCACTAAAACCCTCTATTAATTCAACCCTTGACTTAAACATATTTCTTCCCTGAGCGTCATCAATCATTTTCTGCGCTTTTTCAGCTGCTGAGAATGATCTCATTGAATTGTAAATAGTATTCAATCTATCTACATGTTCTTGCCAATAGTCAGGATTAGATCTAAATATTTTTATGAATTCTTTCACTAGTGCTCCTGTGAAATCTGATTGTTTTACTTTTCCAATAGATTTGAGTCTAATTTTTGTTTGACTATCAAATCCAATTGAGGAAGCTAACAATATTACACAAGATTTAAAGCCATTCATAGTATATTTATGAGTGATTTTATATTCAGCTCTAATAGCCTGATCAAAACATGCTTCTACATAATTTAAATGTTGTCCTGTATTTACTACAAGACCATTCACACTACCATAGCTACTTTTGTTAGACATTTCAGGATCTACATCAAAATATACTAAGACTTTTACTTCTGAATTCTTGCTCGTATCTTCAGGAATAATGGTTTTAATAATTTTATATTTGTACATACTAAGATCTGCAGCTGTTATGTTTTTTCCATTTGCAATAACAGTTACTTTTCTTTTATAAAACTCTTTCATTATAAGAAGAAAGTAGTTTAAGTTATCATATGGAATAACAACTCTAGGATCAGGAACATATGTAGTACCTAATTTAAATAAAACCATAGTACTCATTCCAGTTGGTAAATTCACACCAAGTTTTTTATTTATATCAGAAAGTTTCATAGCACCTTCAAAAGCAAGATTACCATAATTTTCATATACAACTATATAAAATAGATCTCTTTTACTTCTAGGTCCTTGTGATTCCCAGAGTTGTTTTACTTCTGGAATAGATTTATCATAGTTATCTTGTGTAATTTTTGATAATAAGATATATTGCTCCGCAAGCGCTGCCGTGCAGGCACTTCCAACTCCGTGTCTTCCTATAGATGCTTCTGAATTATTATCTTTTTCAGTTTTAAATTTACTTCCTGAATTTAATGAGCTTATAGATAAGTGTGCCATAGTTTTTCCTGGTACTTCACTCATCTTTATAGGTATTCCATATGAATCGTCTCCTACAAAATTAAAACCATTATAATTTTCTGTATCTACTATGATTGTTGTTGCATCAGAATTTTCATATAAGGTATCAATTGCATTATCTATAATTTCTCTAAAAGCATTACATGCACCTTCACATGGTTTTCCTGAAGGATCTGGAGATAAACTACCTATCATGTACTCAGGATTAGCTAAAACTGCTTCTGGCCAAGTAAGTAATTTAATATCTCCAGGTCCTTTTTTCTTATTTTCTTCCATAAATAAAATTTAGTTTATTAAAAAATTTAATATTAATTAAATATATTTTCATTTATAAATAGTGGGAAGACAACACAATAATATCTTCCCATCTATAAGGTTTACATGTCTAATGGTTGGTTGTTTTCAGGATCTAATGCAGTAAGATGTCCTATAGATTTTAAAATGTTCCATGCATCTTGACCATTTAAAACGTAATAATTATTTATTAAAGTATTTGATTTCAAACTTCTGTAAATTTTTCTTTGAGAACTATTAAGGTGCTCATCTTTGTATAAATCTTTTAAATTAGTATAAGTTTTTATTATTTTTGTTTTATCTTTTGAAATTATAAAATATACGTATTTTAATTTATTAAAAAGTGCATCATTATCACCTTCTTTAATACATATATAAGATTTTTTACATAACATTGCAGATAATAAAGTTCCTGAGAGATTCAATCCTTTATTATAATCTGTTCCATATATAAATTCATATGCTTCTCTAGTGTGTGTCTTTAAGATAATATCTCCATATAAATTACAAACAATAATAGTATTACTTATGTACTTTATTGTATTAATATTATTCATATTCTCTTTATTATTACATAGTTTAAGATTATCAAAATGATTATTTTTTCGATCTCTATCAATATGATCTACAATTTCTCCCTTTTCTAAATTTCTTCCTAGAATATATTCCATTATAATTCTATGAGCAGGGTATGTTTTATGTTTAATTGATACATGAACATATCCAGTAGTATTTCTTTCGTCACTATAGTATGATAATTTCTCATCTACTTTAATAAATCCTTCTTTACATACATACAATCCTGGATATTTCCAATGTTCATACCATTCATAATCATCTAGATTTCCTGAAAATCCTGGAATAATTCGATTTGGTTTTTCGTATTTCCAAATCATCCCTTTATAAGTTCCTCCTTTAATCGCAGCAGACTCTATAGAAGATCTTACATATTTACTTGGAGTATCCCTTGCATAAAATCTTTCAACTTCTTTTCCATCTAGGGTATATCCAACATACATTCCTAAAAATTTTGTATTTCTTAGTGATACTTTATCAGTTCTCCAGTTTTCTTCTGGAGTAACCCACTCTAAATTATTTAAAGTGTTATCACCTCTATTATTATTTATATGATTAACTACATTATATATGTTTGGATTAGGGTTATTTAAGAATACGGAAGCAACTACTCTATGAACACTCGAATTAATTGATTTAGGTTTTCCATTTTCTCTATAAGTAGAGGTAAATCTTATATATTTATTTTCATTAACTACCTTACTTAATAATCTTCCGGTTTCTAAATTTTTTATATCACCTCTTTTATTTACTCCATATCTTCCGGAAATTTCTTTAGGAACTATAGGAGCTTCAATAGGCATAAATACATCATCGGGTAAGAAAGGATATTTTTCACGTTGTACAAAAATTGAAGGTAAATTCTCCATAATTAATAAAAATTTAAGGTTTAAGTTTTTCTAATTTTTCTAGAAGGCCAGAGAATATATTGCGTCCTTTAGCTTTTCCATATAACTCTTTACAGTACCAAGAGAGAATGTCAAATAAGCTATCTTTTTTATCTCCTGGATTAATTTTCGCCGCCATATTTATCACTTCTATTTTTCTACCGTTTTGTTCTAATAGTTTTAAAATAACGCCGAAATCAAAAATACTAACTCTATCGGCGGTATCTACAACTATAATATCAACGGTAGAGTCTAATATAAGTGATTCTAATTTTGGCGAAGATTCTGTAGGTCCTGATATCTCTGAAACTGAATTAGAGATTTTATAACCTTTGGCACTACAATAATTCAATAATCGTTTTTCTTGTTCTTCTAATTCATTTCTTTTATCTTCAGAACTTACTCTAGAATAAATTACTGTAGTTAATTCTTTTTCGAGTTTTTCCTCAGAATCTACAATAATCCATCTATGTTTAAATTCATCTATTTCAGATTTGACTACTCCTTTAGAGATCCAATTCTCAACAGTTCTTCTAGTCACTCTGTGAATTTTTGCAAAAGTATTTATTCTATATTTCATAACACAATAACTATAAAATTAAACAACATTTTCGTATTATTTCATATATAAGGCATACATTAGAAAAAGGTAGCGAAATGTGGGTTATTTTTGATGTTTTAGCCCTCTTAGTCTATAAAATGAGCCAAAATAACCCACTATCCTAAGAAAGGATTGATTTTGCTCTTACAGATGGTTGAGTTCCTTAATAATGAAGTTAAAGAAAAAAAATCCCTAGAACCGTTTAAGTCCTAGGGTAAAAGAATTAATCTACTCTTTTATTTTTTAATTTATCACACTCTATTTTTGTTCTTGCCAAAGCAATAGCGTGATTGAATATATCTATGAGAATGTTATCATCCTCTAGAAATATCATCATTAGTGTCATGATAATTGCAATGATGATATGTTGAATAATTTCTTTATTATTCATAGAAATAATCATTTTAATTATACCTTTTTCTACGGATTAAATTTATTCTATGAATTTTTCTTTAACTTTAAAAAATTAATGCTAGCTTCTTTTTGTATATTTCGCACATATACTTTAGGAGCTAGCTCATTTATTTTTTCTTCATATATAAGGCTTTGAAACATTTTTAGGCGGAACTAGTTTTTAACTGGATTCTATATCACTGTGCAAAAAGAAAAAATAATACCGCCTAAGAAACCCTATTAGCCTTATATATGTAATAAAAGATAGAAATATCTGATATTACCTAAAGACATAGTATTAGATGTAAAAATCTAGTATTATGTCTTTTTTACTTTTTGAGACAATAATAACGCAATGCCTGAAGCAAATAGAAGGCAAATAAAAATAATAATTATGAAAAATTTAAAAGAACTTTGGTCAGCAGTATTAGAGGGCCAAGAAGAGCAAAAGAACAATTATTATGCAACTCTAGTTCAAATTGGAGTTCATGGTAGATCAAAATTTTCGATATTAGAAGAGGATATCGAAAATCAATTCGGCGAGAATTTAAGAGAACTATTTATGCCGAAAGATTGTAATAATCGCGTAAGATCGATTGTTGTGATTGAACGATTATCAAACGAGAATGAGGAACAAAAATATACAGTCTTTATATTAGAACATTCTCAAGATCAGGAAAATAACGAATTTATTGCTAGATTAAAAAATTACAAAGGCGAAATCGTTGGAACAAAACTGACTATGGATGAGTATAGAGAAGAGTTTACAAAATCATTTGACATAACAACTATAAAATGTTGGAAGGATATTCTCGACTTGTTTGAAATCTAAAATTATTATGTATGGAGAGGGATAAAAATTCCTCTCCTTTTTATTTTCCTTCAAAGCCTTATATATGAGAAAAAACATACTCCTTAAGCAATAATAAAAAGCTTAGGGAGTTTTAAATTTTTATAGTATGAAAAAGACAAATAGAGAAAAAATCAGAAGAGAATTTCAAGAATTAAAAGTTAAGTTTGAAAAGATTAATTTCAAACAGGTAAAACTTGAATTTGAAAAAGGAACAATTACTGAAGACGAATTTATTGAGAAATCAAGAGTGGTCTTTGCATTAAAAGCGAGGTTTAAAAAATTATTAGAAAAAACTAAGTACCTAAAATATCAAAGCAAGGCGATTAAGGAACTTTACGGGTCAATGAGAAAATATTGCATTAAGAGTAATATTATCGATCCTTGGTATAAAGAGATAATAAAAAATTTACAAGTTCCATTTATTTTAGGATTAGCCTTAGTAGCTAGAGATCGAGAACTAGTAAAGTTTAGTAAATCATTTATTAATGGAATTAAGAAAGTAGTTGTTTAGAAGAGGGATTAATTTCCCTCTTTATTTTTCTCAGGTCCTCAAATTCTTATATATGATATGAAAACTTATATAAACAAAATTAATAACAGTTATGATTAAAAGTATTTTAGAACAAGATCTTTATTGTTTTAGTGTATCACATTTCTTCTCTAGAAAATTTCCAGATAGTATTGGAGAGTTAGTATTTTTTGACCGAAACAACACAGAGTACACTGAGGAATTTGTAGAAGAATTTAAAAGAAATCTTTACACAATTAAAAATCTTAAACTTCTTCCAGAAGAGTTTGAATGGGTAAAGAATAGAATTAAATACATTCCAGAATTTTATTGGGAATGGTTAAGACAGTGGAGATTCGATCCAGAGAAAGTTAACATTTCTTTAGACGAAAAACATCATCTTAAAATCAGTGTTATCGACAAAATGTATAGAATGGCACTTTATGAAATACCAATTCTTGCAACATTGTCAGAGATGATGCATAAAGAAGACAAGGTTGATATGTCTGAAGTCTTAGGAAAACTTGAAAAGAAAATAGAACTTTCAAATAGAGAAAAGCTTTGGTTCTGTGAATTTGGCTTACGTCGAAGATATTCATTCAATGTTCATGAAGAGGTAATTAGAATGTTGAAAGAGAAATCAACTTATTGTACTGGAACTAGTAATGTTTATTTTGCTATGAAGTATAATATGATTCCTCAAGGAACTATGAATCATCAGCTTTGTAGTTTTATGAATAGTATGTATGGATATCGTCAAGGATCGTACGTAATGATGGAAAATTGGGAAGATGTATATGATTCTCAGCTTGGTTGCGTACTTACAGATACGATAACTTCTAAAGCATTTTTCGATCAGCTTTCTAGAAAACATGCATTCTTATTTCCAAGTTTTAGACAAGATTCTGGAGATGAATATATGTTTGTGAATCTTATGATTAATCGTTTGAAAGAGCTAGGAGTTGATCCTAAAGATAAAACAGTGGTATTCTCTAATGCACTTGATATGGAAAAATTCAAAGACATTTCTGAATATTGTGCAGGAAGAATCAAAAAAGCTGTCGCAGGAATAGGAACTAATCTTACTTGTGATATTCCAGGAATTAAACCTGCTAATATAGTAATGAAATTAGTAAGATGTAGGATGAATGAAAATAAACCTTGGATTCCTTGCATAAAACTTTCAGACGACTTAGGAAAACATACTGGTGATCCGGCCGAAATTCAGTTATGCAAAGATACGTTAGGAATAGAGTAAAAATAATGAGCCTGGGGATAATTTCCTTGGGCTCTTTTTATATCAATGACTTATGTTAATAATATTAGATCCAGCAAAAATTAATCTTAGGGATGCAAAAATTTATACAACACAAGAAGAATTAGAAGAAACATGGAAAACGCCTTTAGATTCCATTCTTCCTTCTCTAGGTTATACTAGGACTTATTTTGAATTGATGAAGTCGAGTTTAGGAGGCGTTACAATAGGATCTGTTTATTATCGAACTGTGGAGGATCAAAATACGGCCGGTGATATTATTGAAAGAAATACATATATAAAAGTTCAAAATATAACTTATACATATTCGAGGTATTATGCTTTTTTAACAATTATAGAAGACGCGGCCGGAATAATATCTGTTTGTCAAGGTTATGTAGAGGCAGAAAAATTATTATCTGATCCTTGTATTGTTGAGATTGATAGAATTCCTATATCTATACGTGAAAGAATTATAAAACTTATTAATGTATGACAAAAAAGCGTGAAGTATATAATGAAATAAAATATGGTCTATGTGAGCTATTTCCGACAGAACATGGAAATTTCATGATTAATAATTCAGATTGTTCATTTACATATTCTAAGTTTTCTGATTCTGGAAAAATTTTATTTTATGGAGAGATGTCGATAGGTGATAAGATAGAATTTTCAGTATTTAGAACTAGGGAGGATTATCCAGATTGTATTGTTTTCTATTTTTCTTGGATGAATGTTTCCGAGATGAAGAGAGATGTACAAAAAACAGAAGAATGGTTGGGAATATTAAATAATGGATTTGAGCATGAAAAAACTAATAGAGTCTCCTAAAGAATGGCTTGAGTTTTATAAAAAACTAAATGAACTATACAATTTTCATATTGAATACTATGGTCCAGAAAATGATTGTATTAAGGGATATACAAATCCTTATTTCTTACCAATCAAGTATCCTGTTATTATATCTGGATATAGTTATAGTACTATTAGTGGTATAGATAATTGGACTACACTTACATTTACATTTATTTATTTAACTGACTTTTTTAAAGATGAAGACTGCTAAAGATTATATAGATTTCTTAGTACAGCGAGGATATAGTTCTGCAGGAAATCAATTTATATGTGGTTACTTAGAGTATACCGATTTAGAAAAGAAAGATACTTTAGGGCATGTTACATTATTTACAAGATATACAGAAGAATATACCAAAGAACTAGAATCTCTTCCTGAAGGGACTGAATTTGAGATTGATTTTTCGAGAGTAGAAGTCACAGGAGCATGGTTTAAGACTTTGATTACTTATCCAGAAAAGACTAATTCTTTTTGTGATGAAGGAACTGGAATAATAGTAGAAGGTAAAGAGTTCGAAGATAATTTTGAGAAAGTATTATGGATATCAGAGAACCCAACCGAACATGAATTAGGAACTATTAGAGCACATTATAGAAACTTAGAATACTTTATGAAAAATTTTAAACCAATTCTTATGAAGTATGATTTTTATGAGTGTTATGATTCATTTTGGGATATCACCGAAAGACATTCCTCGGCGCCTAGATTTGATTATAGGCATGTAAATACTAGATCTGATTTTGATATAGATTTTATATTTACAACTAATCCTATAACTGGAACTCTTGAATGTAATGCGCCGAGTAAATTATTCGGTGATAAGTCCAAGGATTTATGTAGTTTATCTCCTGAAGAATTTGAAAAATATTTAATCGAGAATTATTTTAAGGATAATTTAAAATTTGAATATATTCTCAGTTCTGATCCTAGATATACAAAAGATAGTTACATTGAGATTATGAAATTAATGTTTTCTTTGAGATATATGGAAGATGGAATAGGTCAAGTATATAAAGATATAGATTTTGGGAAAATACCAGAAAAGTATAACGATTTAATTAAAGATTATAATGAAAAGAGGTGATATAGGATTATTATCTATTGGAATTAAAAGAAGATTTAATCCAATTATAGGAATAGGATCAAGTCAAAAAAATATAGTAGAAGTAGAAAGTTTATTAGAAATTCTAGCCGAAGAAAAGAAAGTACAGAAGTTTATAGATTCTTTACAACCAGGAGATATTATATACTGGAAAGATCTTGATGTGATAGAACTTGCATGGTTTGAAGTTAAATTCCTAGAGGTATTTGACATAGAAAGACGAGAACTTCGAATACAAGAGATTCATTCTTTTAAACAATCTGTTAAATTAATCAGTGCTTATGATTATCTTTCAGGAAGTTTATTAACTAAAGAAGAATATGATAATCAGACTATATAATAGATAGAAGAAAGAAAAAGAGAAGAACAATTAAAGTTTCTTCTCTATTCTTTTTTTACTTCAAGATAAATTTTGAAGTTGGATCATCTCCGATCTTATATTGTAACTTTCTGAGAGATCTGATAAATGCTTTTTTAGAACCGTATGTTGATCCTCTTTCTAGTATCATTGTATCTTCTGTTTCTCCTTTCCATTCTAAAATTTCAGGATCATCTTGAGATATAGATTTTTGTGTTCTTGCTATCACTACATTCTTCTTCCATGCATTCCTTCCATTCTTTAAGTTGATTCTTTTTTGTGAATTTACTGGAACTATACACCTAGGATTAAGTACTAATAAGCATTCTACATCCCAACCATAAAGATTAAAACTTTTTCCGTTATAGTATAATCCACTATACTCAGGCATTCTAGTTTCATTTTGACCATTCTCTGTAAGTAATATTCCATCATAACCTTCGGATACCATCTTTTCAAAATCAATTAAATAATCTGAAAGAGCAGGTTTAAGTTTTGATATTCTTTTAAATGGTACTTGATATAAATCTTCTAATGTATCAATAATATAAATTTTAGCTGTAGAAGAAAGTTTAAATTTAAAGTATATTTGTAAATCTTCCTTCCAAGATTCCATTTCAGATATTATAAAATCTCTCCATCCCCATTCAGAGTCTATTGGAGAAGCCCATAATCCAGTTCTAGGTTTACACCATCCTTTTCTGTTTTTAATTTTTCTGAATTTCTTTGGGTTAAATCTCTTTTTCCCATATACAACAAATTCTTTTTTCATACTTCTCTTTTATTTTGTACACTAATAAGGTTTTGAAGCGAAAAATAAAAACCATAGGATAATTTCCTATGGCATAATAAGTTCTTTCATAAGTACGTTGTATAATAAATTTATTATTTTCGGAAGGCATTTTTATACAACGTACATATATATTTCTTCTTTATTGGGTGGTGTAGCAATTAATTAATCTTTAGTCCTTCCTTTCCTTAAGATTTTATAATCGACCATAATATCTTGGATCTGGTGTTGACGAAGCTTCAATGATGTATGGAGATATTCTATTCCAATAAACGCCATTTCCCATATCAATAGGCTGTCGATATCCCCAAGGGTCACCATAGTAAGGTTGACTTAGATAACTATTTCCATCATTTCTAAATATTCTGCTAAAATTATCTACTACCATTGTCAATGATTGAACGAAAGTAAATAATCTTCCACAAGTATCCTGAACATTTTTCATTTTCTCGACAATATTACTATCATTCCTATCTCTCTTTACTTGTTGGATCTGAGTATTGTTATTTGATTGAAACTCTGATCCTGAAGAGAAACTTGGATCGTCAGGAATACTTTTTTGTCTAAAACCACCATTTTGATTGCCATTATTAGTATTGATTTTATCTACACCAATAAATACAGCTACGCCTGCAACTGCTGCAACTAATACTTTGAAGCCAACGCTTAAGATTTTACCGTAATTCATAAAGCTACTAATTTTTTTATTAAAATGTTATACTACCTCTCAGTAGCTTTACTCGTGGCTTCTCGTTTACACTCACCCGAATTCATACTAAATTTTTAGCATCAATTTTACTTGTTTTTTTTTAATCACTAAATTGTTAATTTTTCTATTTGTTTTATAGACAGAAACTTTAGCGCTTATTTTTCGTCCATATATAAGAATTTCAAGGTTTATGCTCTTTTTGCTTTATTTTTTAAGTGAAAGCCTAATTATTGATAAGAAACTCTGTTTGAAGAGTTGATTAATAACTAAAAAATAAACTATCTAATGATTTATGGTTATATACGAGTATCTACAGAAAAACAAACAGTAGAAGTACAGAGGTACGAAATAAACAGGTATTGTAGGGAAAATGGAATTGAAGTAGATGCATGGATAGAAGAGAGCATCTCAGGGGCTATAAAACCTAGTGCTAGACTTCTTGGAAAATTAATATTAGATCGAATAAAGAAAGGGGATTTAATATTAGTTACTGAAATTTCTAGACTTGGAAGAAATGTATATATGGTGATGTCAATTATAAATCATTGTATGTTAACTGGAGCTGCTATCTTACCTATCTGGAAAGGGGAGATAATAAAAGAAGATTCTATGTCCGTATATGAAACTTTCTTTGATATAATTAGTGCTCAAAAAGAAAGAGAATTAATAAGTCGAAGAACAAAATGTGCATTAGCTATGATGAAATCTAATGGCGTTAGATTAGGTAGGCCTGTTGGAATCCCTAGGAAGCGTAAATTAGATGGAAAAGATAGTGAGATTACGAAATTACTTGAAAGAGGATTGAGTAAAGCAGGAGTAGCTAGAAGGTTAGGAGTTAGTCAAACAACATTATCAGAGTTTATGAAAATAAAACATTTATAAATTAAAAAAGTTATGAATAATAAGTTTATTTTGAATTTGGAGAATCAATTTCATGGTATACACACGAGATTGAAAGAACTGCATTTCTCAGCACCCACTATGAGCATCCATAAATTAATTGATGATTTTGATGGTGAATTTCAGGATTTTGATGATGCTCTTATGGAAAATGCTCAAGCTCTCTGGGGATTTATTCAACCAGGAACATTAAGCCCTATTCTTCCAGAAGCATTAGAATTTGAAAATCTCTTAGTAGATATTAGAGGATTACTAACTGGAATAAAAAGAGAAGCTGGAGATGATTTAATGTGGTCAGGTATTATTAACAGAACAGATGACTTTTTCGAAACTGTTAATAAATATATTTACTTGATCAAAATATGTAAACATGACGCTGCAAAAAGCGAATAAAAAAAGAACTAACCTTGGAAATAAAATCCTTGGTTAGTTTTCTTTCTCTTCTAAAATAAACCTTTTTCTCTAGATAGTTTAAGAATAGAATAATTGTAATTGCTCATATAATAAGCAGCATTATCATCTATGTTTATTAATCCCTTTTCATAATTCTCTATTATTGCTAAAGAATTATATAGGATGATTCTAATAAATTCTTCTTCAGGAATACTTGGTTTTTCAATAGTAATAATATCCGAATTAAGTTTTTTAAAATACCTAAAACTTTCTTTTGTTATTAAATCCAGTCTATATATGTATCTTGTCATATTTTTTGCTGTCCAGATTTTTCGAAATGGTTTTTCAAAATTACTTAAGGTAATTGAAATATAGTATTTACTTTTACCTAAGCGATTATTATCCTTTAAAAAACTTACAATCTTTGAGATTTCTAGAAGACGATTTCTATTTCTATTTCCTATAAATGAAAATACACTAAAACTATTTGATATTGTTTTATATTCCTCAGAAGTTAGATAATTTTGAGCATTATGTATATCTACTAGTTTAAGAGGAGTTTCTATTATATAAGCTCTAAAGTTTGGTGTGAAAGTTATCATGATAATTTTTATAATTATAATATAGTTCATTGAGGTTATCTATATCTTTTTTAACACTAAGAAGTCCAGTAGTAGTTTTTATTATTTTAATTAAAACTTTTCGAATATCTTCTGAGTTGATTCCAGATATAGTTTCTTCTTTTATTTTTACAGTATCATATCTTCCATAATAAATAAAACAAATCTCCTTATATTTTATATGGTGTAATAAATAATTAAATGAGATTCTCTTTAATCGATTTCGAAATAAGAGACTAATTCTATTATCTATTATTACAAAAGTGTATTTACTATTAGTCTTAACAGTGCAATAATAATATTCAATTTTTATACTTTTCTTATTCATAACAATTATAAGAGTTTAAATCCTTAATAATGTAATAAAATAAAAAAGAAAATGTTAAAAGATTTATTAAATCGATTAGAAGAAGCAGAATTTTTTAATAAAAAGTGTTACCAAGAAAACTTAAGAAAGGAAGTTGGTTCTAAATATGCATATTATGATATTTCTATATTTAATACAAGACTAACTACTATTCAATGTTCTCTTGAGGCTTTTAGAGGTTTATATGGGATTATACCAAAGCCAGAGGGATATGAATTAGCTGTTAATAATCGTGGAAGTTATTTAATCATTATCTTGTCAAATCTAACTACAAAAGAAAAGGTAAAGTGGATATTTAGAAAAACTAGTAGATTTGTTAATAGAATCACTTCCTCACGAGGAATAGTTGATGATGAAACAGAAGCTTATATCTTTGGATATTTAGTTTCTCAACAACTTTTAGATTTTATACACATAGAAGATCTTCTTTTAGGGATAGAGAAGAAAAAAGAAATTTCTGGAAAACTATCTAAGGGTGATTTAAGTTATGTAATGTCAACTTTTGGAACTTATTATGATAAAATAAATAAAAATATTATTAAGATAGCTCCTCCTCCAGTAGATGGTATGGTTTATTCAACTGCTGGAGAAAGAAAATTTATAATGATGATTCCAAAAAGAAAAAGAATGACAAAATCTGAACTTTTAAATACTTGGTCTCATGAATTATATCATATAGCTAGAAATTCTTTTGGAGTAATGAATCGAGAATATTTTTACCTTGAAGATATTTTAGTTGAATATATGGAGAAATCTTTACCAATCTTAAAAGAACTTATATGGAAACGGAGGAATATGTAAAAGTAACTGGATATGTATTCTTGTATGATCTAGAAGAAGATTTACAAGTTGTTACTGTAATAAGACTAGAAGATGAATTGTCTCGTTTAGTGCTTACTCCATGGGATAATGCAGATCCTGAAGAAGTATTTTTTGGGTGGACTGATAATCTCAATACATGTTATATTAGTATTTCAAGTTTTGGTGAAATTCTACTCTTAGATGCTTTCTTAGATAATGTTAAAGATCGTCTAATGGCAGTTCCAGGAAAATTAGTAGTAATGAAAGATAAAACTTATAAAATAGAGATATGATGAAGGTTATAATTTATTTAGTATTATTAGTTGCATTTATCCTATATTTAGGACATACAGAGATATCATTTTCACCATTCAGAATTAAAATAATTGAGTGGTATAAGCCTTTAGGAATAATTATTATGATTATCGGATTTCTTATTTATACAGCCGGAAGTGAAAGAAAATCATTTAAAGATGGTTGGACTAAGGCAAAAAATGAAATAATTAATAAGATAACAGATGAGAGTAGATAGTTGGACGCAATCAAGAGTCAAAAATAAAGATACTGGAGATATAGGAGTTGTTTATAGTAATGGTTTTGATTCGAAGGGATCTTATTATAAAGTATGTTGGGGATCATCTATATTTCCAGAAAGAATGAGTACAGATGATTTTGATAAAAAATGTGAAATCATAGAGCATGATTATACATCAATTATCCCTCAAATAATGGAACATCTTAAGGAGGAAAGCTTAGCCAGAATTCCTCAAGTAGTAGCAAGAAGGTTAGATCCAGATTATTATAAAGTAGGTGATATTGTTTATTTTCAGTCTCCTGGATATTTATGGGGTAGTGGTGAATATGCAGCATTTGGACCAGAACACCCTTTAATAATTGTAGAAATAAGGCAAGATTGGGGTAATGAATTTAGATTTAATATTATCTTAGATAGATATCGTCCGGAATCACCTTTAAATCCCAAAGGAGAGTTTTCGATTTTTTTCGATCTAACTAATTTTTATAGTACAGATGCATATAATAATTTAGCACGTTATGACAAAGAATACTAAAAGGAGACTATACTATCAAAAATATCTTCCAGGAGATATAATTACTTGGTTCAATAATGATATCTATATCAATGAAATCAATCTTATTAGATTAGTAACTGGTGTAGTAGGTTTTTTTGGAAATTTTAGATATGAAACTGTAGATTTAGAATTAGGACGTTCTTCAGAACATAGATATTATGGAGAAAGAACAAATATATTGGTATCTAATACTGATATAGTAAATAGTAGGTTGATTTTTCGATCTTTCCCAGGGATTTCTGATATAGTATGTAAAGAAGTATGTAAATTTTCTGGAGAATGTGATTTATGTAATTTTAAACCTTCTACCAGACCTAATGAATTCTTTTTCTCTGGAGATAAAATAAATAGCACTCTACTTACTTCTTATCCAGTAAATAATCGTAAAGGAATAGTTAAACGTGTGAGAATAAATGAAAGTATTCTTATAGACTTTGTAGAGGAATTAAATGAAAAAAGTATTGTTACTTTGGATTTCATAAAAAATAGAATAAAAGAACTTGTAACTCTTGAAAGTCTTGAATATGGAGTTTTTATGGAATATTCATCAAAGGAAGTAAGTCATTTTTCGAAAGACCTTAGATTATTTCAAAGAAGAGTATATACAATAGATTCAGGGAATTTAAATTATTGTGATCAATGTGTTCTCTCTAAGGATAATTGTAGTGAATGTGGAGTTATGACATATAATTTATTAGATAATTCAAAATCATTAATGATATGAAAACAAAAGAACAATTAATTAAAGTTTTTGAAGAAGTAATAGAAGATATTATTTCTAGAGAGTATGAATGTAAGGATAATTATATAGAATTTCCAGAAACAGATAGACTAATATATGAATCAAAAATGTATAAGTCTATTCAAAAAGGAAATAATAAACCTAAATTTCAAACTCCTCTTAAAATATATGTACAGAATATAGATACCTTTGAAAAAGCAAAGGAATTGGGTTCAGAGTGTGCAGTTCTTAATATGGCTTCATCTAAAAGACCAGGTGGAGGAGTTGAAACAGGTTCTAGAGCTCAGGAAGAAGAATTATGTAGAAGAAGTAATTTGCTATTATCCCTATATTTATACTCTCCTGAAAAATGGGATGAATACTTTGGAGATTATTATTCAGGAAAAGTTCTTAATGACTTCTCCTACCCTATTCCAGTTTATGGAGGAATATATAGTCCAGGGGTATGCGTTTATAGAAAACCAGGAACTTATGAAACTGTAGGTAATTATTTTAAATGTAATGTAATTTCAGTGGCAGGAGTAGTAAGACCTGATATTGATAAGAATACTGGAGAAATGATGAAAAAATATGTTCCTGTTGTAAAAGGAAAAATAAGAACAATCCTTAGAATAGCTTTAGATAATAATCATACTAAACTTGTTCTAGGGGCACTTGGATGTGGAGCATTTAAAAATCCACCTTCTCATGTAGCAAGATTATTTAAGGAAGTTTTGGAAGAACCAGAATTTATTGGAGCATTTGAAGAAATATGTTTTGCTATTCTCGATGATGGAAATTCAGGAAGAGATCATAATCCAAATGGAAATTTAAAACCTTTCGCAGATGTGTTTGGAGAAAAGATCTAATTTATTAAAAGAAATTTGTAGAAGATTAAGATATAAACCTATTATAAAAACAAGTGATGGAAATTATACTAGAGTTACAGGAGTTTATTTTGATGATTCTGGTAGTCCTTGGTTTAAGTTGATAGGTTCTGATAATTGGTATACTTTCTCAGTAATAGATAAGATTGTTCTTTATTCTAAAAATCTCATTAACAAAGAAATTCGTATATCCGGAGAAACAATAAATCCACTTGTAAGATTTGCAGAAGAACATGCGAAAAAGAATTTTACAGATGAGGGAGTAAAAGCATCATTGGATTCTAAAAATGAGAATTATGTAAAAGTAGTAAATGGTAAAGGAGAATCTATTGCATCATATGATAAAGATAAACCTTATTTTTATAATTATGGTGTAGACTTACTTTTAAAGTATATGATAAATTTAAAAGATTGTTCTGGATCTGATTTTGAGATAATTGAAGAAGATTCAGAAGATAATCCATTTTTATATTTTGGATGAATTATGGAAGTAGGAAAGATTTATGTAGATTATAAAGATGGACCTGATGGTTGGTTCGGTTTATTTAGTGGATGTGAAAGAGGAGTATTTAATTTTCCAAATAATCTTTGGAGATGGTATGTAATAGATTCAAGGATTGTTATTAATTATCCAAGAGTTGATAATTATTATGGTCGAAGAGTGGCAACTGTTAAAGAACTTGAGAAGATTGAGTCTATTCTTGAACATCTAGGGTATACTTTGATACCAGGAACTTTAGAGATTTCAGAAATACCTGTTAATAATATTTCAAAAATTATAGAAAAATTAGAAAGAGGTGAGTGGAGTCTTCTCAAAGAAACTGAAAAAATAAAAATAATAGAAACACTTAAAGGCTATGTTAACAACTGAAGAATTATTTAGAGAATATATTAAACTATTCACATTAATAGTAGAAACCGCCGGACAAACGGAAGGTAATAATAGTTACAAGGAAGTTACTAGAGTTCTTAAAGAAAATGAACATATAGTGAAAAAGATAATTGAAGAAGAAATGTCTTTTACTCCATTTGTAGCTTCTCTTATATTCTTTATAATCAAAGATATTCATGGGACAGAAAAACTTAGTGGAGAGAATTCTATGGAAACTATAAAACCACTAGTAGATGATTTCTATGTGAGATATATAAAGAAACCTACTAGAAAATTTACAGCAAAGTATGGATTACCAGCTATAGAAGATTTAAATACTTATATCGAATTATATCTTGTTTAATTAAGAAGTGGATATTTTTAATTTTGATATAGTTAATCAAGAAATGATTGGTGGATTAGTAGTTGTATCATATTCTTTTCATTACAATATGCTAGATTTCTCATATACTTCTCCAAAAACTAAGAATATAAACTTATGGCCATTTTATAAGAAGAGTTATAGTATTCCAGGAAAAATAAGTGATAGTACTGGTAAAATAGTAATAAATGATATTCTTAATCCTATAGAAGATGGAAGTATCTTAGAAATTAATGATACACCTCCTGGAAATGGATATAATAGTAGTTATAAAGTAGTATTTTATAATAAAAAATGTTTTCTGCTACCCTTCATAGAACTAGTTTTTGGAGCTAAGAAGGAATTAGATGAGAAAGCATATACTCTTATACCTACTGTAAAAAGATATGAATTTAACTTTTCTACTATAAAAGATTGGTCATCAATTAAAGATGATAGTGTTTTATGTAAAAAGAACATCATACAAATTCTAAAGAAGGTGAAAAAGACAATCGGTAATAACCTTATAATTGATAAACAAACATTGACAACTGTTAATAATTTTTATTTATGAAAAATTTTAAAGTAACATCAAAAGAAAATGGAAAAGAGTATTGGATCTCTAGAGCAAATGCAGTAGTAGGAATTGTATATACTAGAGATAGCAATGGTCGAGTAATGTTTTTAGTATCTAAACGAGGTTCAGGATGTCCAGATCATGTTGGAAAATGGTCAGTTACTTGTGGTTATCTTGATTGGGGTGAAACAAGAAAAGAAGCGGTAAAACGAGAACTTTATGAAGAACTTGGACTTAATCTTGAAATTTATCCCAATGAAGCAATTGATCATTTTTGTACTATAGATGATCCGTCTCGAGATGTTAGAGAAAACATAGTTTCTAGATATCTTATTCATGTAGATTACATAGCTACTCGGAAAAAATTAGCTGATAAGGAAATTAACTGTGATACCGTATCAAGAGGTGGAGAACCTAATGAAGTAGATGATATTAAGTTTGTCCCAGCAGAAGATATTGATAGTTATGATTGGGCGTTTAATCATGATCAGGTACTTAAAGAGATTTTAGAATACTTAGAAACAGGTCGAAAACCTAAATATTGTGAAGAGTAAAGAAACTAGGGATAAGCTCTTCTTATGTTTAATAAAGATTAATAATCAGAAAAAATCCTAGTTAGTAATCAAACCCGAGGAGATAATTCTTCGGGTTTATTTTCCTTATATGTGATAAATATAAATATAAATAAATATAGAATTATGAACAGATTTATTAATTGTGATTGTATTAAAAATAAGAAAGGTGAATTAATACCTTTATGGAAAATAGATTGGAAATTAGATAGTGAGTATCTTGATAAGGATGATCTAGAAAATAGTTTTATTGTTCCAGAAGATAGGAATATTGGTGATTTTATAGCAGAAACTGATATTGTAAAAGCTTTATGGGATTTGATAGATAAAAAAGTAGTTCCATGTAAAAGAGTTATTAAAATTTATTCTGACTCGACAGGAAGGGTTGGATTGAAAGAGGGTGATGAAATTTATGTTAAACATAAATTTAGCTCTAATGAAATTTACCCAACTAAAATAAAAACAATAACTCAAGGAATACAAGAAAATGTTTATTATACTACAGAAAATCATCTAAAAAAGAACTGGTTAGGATCAGATACTGAAATTATAGAAGATACTATAGTAAATGATATTCCTGGAAATAATGTTGTTCAGATAATAACATACAGGAAACATTATGTTCTAGAAGACGGAACTGAAACTGATTACGATTATGATTTTTTTAAATTAAGAGAAAAATGAGAGAATTTATTTATGCTAGTTACCTTCGAATTACACCAGAAGAGTTTTTTGATTTAGCAGCTAAAGAGATGAGTAAAGCTTATGAATCTTATAAATCTAGTTCAGAAGATTATAAAGATCCTTTCCTTCAATTTTGGGTCTATATAAATCCTAATCTAATTCCAGATAGTTATATTGATACTTTAAAGAGGGTGTTAATTGATGAATATGGATGGAGGATTGTTGATATAAAAAAACAATTTGAAGAGAGGAAAATCTATATAAAAACTGAAGTATAATGGTAGATGATGAAGTCCTAGAAAAATTAGTAAAACTTGGATATAAACAACCAATAAAGAAAAAGAGAATTGAGGTAGAAATAGTAGAATGGATAAGATTACATAAGGGTATTATCATTCTCGTATATCCATTTACTAATAAAGAAGGAGAGAAAAGATTTATATTTGCTATCCCAATGGAGAATGGTTCATTGAGTAGTAATAATCTAAACTATCCTTCTTATGAACAAGCTAGATTAGAAGGAATAAAGAGCGTATGTAATGAATTATTAAGAAAGTAATTATGAAAAAGTTATTAATCATTATCAGTCTTATTATAGGATTAGTGAGTTGTGTTAGCAAAAGGAAAGATTTACCACAATATAAAGTAGAATATAGTAAGGAATTAGTTATAAAATCTATTGATAGAGGATTAAATTCTTACGGCGTTAGTACTATTTATTACATCGCTGGGGACGAAATTGGTTCTAATGGAGATATTAGATTAAGTGAAAGAATTTCTAGTAGTAATAATCCAACATATAAAATAGGAGATAAAGTATTATTTTCAATTAAAAAGATAGAGAAAAATAAATGAATTTTTTACTAGTTTTAATAGCATTATTATTAGTAATTGCAGTAATTTTTAAAATAATAGTTATTATAGGAGCTCTCACCAGAAATAAAGAATCTGTTTCTGGATGGGTTTCTAGATTATATACACCAAATTATAAACCGTATAAGAAAATGGAAAAAGATAAAAAAGATCAACTTCTTGAAGAGTTGTTTATGCAAAAACTAGAAATAGATCTCGGAAAAGCAGATGGAACAAAAGATGAGGTTTATCTTGCTGATGTAGTTGAAGATGCTTTGGTTGATATCGAACTAGCCATAGAGGAAGAAGTTTCAGAGCAGAGATTTTTCATATGGCCAAAGGAAAGGGAGCGTCTAATTAAAACATGGGCTAAATTTATTCCTAATCCAGCTAATGGAGGAGATGATGATTTTATTGTATTTGATTCTTTCCGAGGTGAGTATACATTTGGGGAGAATGGATTTACTCCTTTATGTAGCTCAAAGGAATTAAACGGTCACTATAAAGACAATAACTTAGAATATATAATTAAACAACCTAGATATTAAATGAAGAGGAAAGATTATTTATATAGTATTATCTTAGATCAAAATACACCAGAACTTAGGAAAGAGTTTGAAGATCTAGGATATTCTGAAATGGTTGGAACTGGTTTAGCCTTTAATCCAGATAAAGGAAATTGTATTATTACTTGTGCAGAGACTGGAGAATATACAGCTATAACTCGAGAAGCTATTAAATTTTCTTCATCTGGAAAAGTATCTCTTGTAAAAAGAATTCAATGTGGAGTAACTAAAGAACTAGCTCTTGGGATAGCTGCTCTTAGAGGAGATACAGATTTCGGACAATGGTTTACTAATGGAGAAGATTGGATAAAAGATAATCAAAAGAAAGGTTATCATAAAGCAACCATAAATGAACTTCAAGATAAATTTCCTAGAGAAGGTATTCAATTTCTTAATTCAGCTTATATCGGAAAAGTTAGTAAGGATATAATTGAACTTCTAGAAGATGTTGGTTATTATGATAGTAAAATAATTGATGGAGCACGTGATATTAAAGATTGGAAGGATTTTTCAGATTGTGGAATATGTACCTCTAATCATGGAAGCTACACAATTATTCATAAATCATGTTGGGAAACAGCAAATCCTCATGTAACTTGGAACTGTGCAGGAAGAATTGATTGTGGGATTGATGAAGTTAGATTTTATCAAGTTATTACACCTAGATTATAATGGTTAAGGAGTTAGGTATAATTCGAAGTGGTTCTGGTGGAATAATTGGATGTAAATCAGCGGCAGATCAAGTATACTATTATAATTTAACTATAGAAATCTTAAAATATTTCTCAGCATTTCAGATAGATAATAAAATTATAGTTACTTATGAAGATGTAGAACATATAGATAGAGTAGAATTATCAAGAATTAGCTCTGGTTTTTACTTAGATATTTATTATGATTTATTTATTCATACTAGATTAATGATCTTAGATGATGAAATTCCAAACTCTCTTAAGTATAATTGGAATGTGAGAACTGAAAGAAATTTACATGAAACGATATTTATTTTTAATTAAAGAAAGATGTTAGAATTAAAAGCTGTAGAATTTTTAAAAGAACTGTTGGGATCGTATAGTCCTAGCGGTTTTGAACAGGAAGCAACTAGGGTATTTAAAGATTATTGTTCTAAGTTTGCGATAGAAGAGTTTACTGATAAAATGGGAAATGTAGCATTTAAGGTAGGTTCAGGGAGTAAGAAAGTAATGATTTCTGCACATATTGATGAACTTGGAATGATGATACAAAATGTTACAGACCAAGGAATGCTAAATATTATTAATCTTGGGGGAATAGATAAAAAAGTTCTCCCAGGAAGTATAGTTAAAATTTCTAAAATTGGTCACCCAGGAGAATATGTAACAGGTATTATTGGGAAAAAGCCAATTCATGTAGAGTATGATGATAATAGCAAAAATGAATTAATTCCTATTGAAGATCTTCTTGTTGATATCGGCGCTGAATCTAAAGAAGAAGCTATGAAGTTAGTAGAGATAGGTAGTAGAGTTGTTTTTGAAGCAAATTTTATAGAACATCTTGGGAAGAATCGATTTGCATCTAAAGGACTAGATGATAAGATTGGAGTATTTATTGTTGCTGAAGTCTTAAGGAACGTGGTGAATTATGAAGACTTTAGGGAACTTTTTGATGAATATACTTTTTATGGCGTGGCGAATACTCAGGAGGAAGTAGGTCTAAGAGGTGCAATGGTAACAAGTAAAAGAGTAAATCCTGATATTTCGATTGATATAGATGTTACTTTCGCCACGGATGAAGGTAGAGGAATAAAACCTGAGTCCTATGGAGATATAGAACTTGGGAAAGGACCTGTTATCATGAATGGACCTGATAAATCTTGGAATCTTCGCTGTAAAATGATCGGAGTTGCTGAGATTAATGAAATTCCATATCAACTTGCAGCTTCATATGCAGGAGGAACAAATACTTCAGCAATTCAAGAAGGTGCTTTTGATTGTGAAACTATGTTAGTATCTATTCCTCAACGAAATATGCATACTCAAGTTGAAGTATGTGATTATCGAGATGTGGAAGGTGCTATAAATCTAATCTCCAAGACATTATTAGAGATTACAAAATAAAGAAAAATAATTAGAGGACTTTTTACAGTCCTCTTTTTTTTTATATTTCTATTTTCCCTAGATTAATAGGTTTTTCATAATTTCCATTTACTTTAGAATTCCATATATTATAAAATAATTCTCTATAATTTTCTCTAACTTGATATGCATCTCCATAAATAATTCCTAGTACATTATAGTTATTTTCACCAAACATTCCAATCATTTTAACAAGTTTAGAACGCATTTTATTTTCAGAGAAAATGGATTCTTCATAATTCACAGGATAAAAATTAAGAATCCTTCTCTTATAAAACCCTAATTGTTTTACTTTTATTGAGTTAGGAAAGTAAATAACATGTCTTCCTAATAATCTTTCTGAAAAATTATTATCTACTAGTATATTATCTCCAAACACTTTTTGATCTTTTATATAAAGTCCTAATACTGGATGTTGATCTACTGATGAAGAATCTATAATATATTTCTTCAATTCAATTCCATAAGTATTTCTCTTCTCCATCCATTCTTTCATGATAAAACTTCTAACTCTAGGGTTTAAATTTTTTGATAACTTAGCTTCATAACATCTAATCATAATTCTTTTATTTATTTTCACATATAAGGAACTTGGATTTCCTTATAAATGTAATAAAATAATCATATGAAAAAGAAGAAAAAGAAATTAATCTCCCTAGCCGAAAAAGTTAGGAGAGATAATGAAATTAAAGAAACAGGAAAGTTAGTATCCTTAAGACCTAGTATCACTCATAAAAGTAAAAAAGATTATTCACGTAAGTGGAAACTCGAAGATTATGAATAATAGGAAAGAATTAATAGAGTTAAATAAACTTTATAGGAAACGTTTAGTAGATTCAGTAATAACTAAATTACTTAAAGTCCTTGAATTTACTGGATTAGATACACTTGAAGATCTTGTGTTTGATTATAAGAGTTTAGAATCTAAATCTATATCAGGAAATATTCAAAAATTATATTATGTAAACAAAACATTTAATTATATTAAAGTTGATATGGATTATGGAGAGTACTCTAAACATAATTTGGATATAGAGGATTTAGATACTACAGATTTAGAGATTATTGTATTTAATAATATTATCGGATATTATAAAGAGAATAAATTAATAAAAATAGCAAAAGATTATGAAGATTAAAAAACCCTTTACAACTGCTGGATCTGGGAAGATCTATTTTATTTCAGATCTTCATTATGGTCATGAAAATGTAATAAAATATGATTCTCGACCTTTTAAAGATGTAACTGAAATGAATAATTATATCTTAGAGGAACTTAAAAAAACTAAAGAAGAAGATATTATATTCGATTTAGGTGATATGTTTTGGAAAATGCCTGTTGACGATATAAAAGATGTTTTAAATCAGATTCCTTGTAAAAATATTTATAAAATTGTTGGGAATCATGATAACTATGGACTTTATTTTGATCAGGCACCACTTAAAGGGTATTTCAAAATAATCTCTGATATTCTTGATGTTCATATAGAGCATTCAGGAAAAGATTATATGGTAACTATGTGTCATTATCCCTTTGTATCTTGGAATCATAAACCTCATGGATCTATTCACTTATTTGGTCACGTTCATGGTCACCTTACTGAATATATTAATAGTATTTATGATCTTAAAGTTGATGTAGGTTTTAATTCTGAGTTAGCAAAATCTCTTGGAACCTTCTTAATACCATTCGAGGAAATTATCAAGCATTTCGATACTAAAACAGGAGGAATGAATTATAAAGAGTGGACTCTAATTAAATGTAAAGAATTATGAGAACAGTTTGGATTTATTCATTACAAATATCAGATACTGGAAGAGTTTATAGAGATATTCCACCATCTGAAGCTGAAGTTGTTGATGAATTTGGTGGTATTCCTAGGATAGTAAAGATACTGAATAGCGGGAAAATAATAAAAAACTATCAACTTCATTATCAATTCTTTAATACTCCAAGTGAATGTATTGAACATAGAAATAAGTATATCGAGGGTAAATTGAAATTCTTTGAAGATCAATGGAAAGCCACCGAAAGAAATCTTAAAAAACGGATAATAAAATGATAACACAATTAACAGCGAAAGAAATAATGAATCTCCCTAAGGATAAAACATTTTGGTATAGTTGTATTAGTTTTAGGGAGAAAACTTTTAGATGCTCTAGTATCATAAAACCAGCAGAAATTATTTTAAAAATTGATATAGATAATTTATTATATCTTCGAAAAGTTTCTGATAATTCTGTAATTGGATCTTTTCAGGGTTATAAAGAAAGAAAAGATTCAGAATGTAAATTTTTTGTGAGAATATTCGATACTGAAGAAGAATGTAAAGAATATTATAATGCTCAGATTCATAATACTGTAGATCGACTTCAACATTTTTATGAAGAAAAGCTTAAATATATAAAATCCAAATTAATATGATAACAAAAGAATTATTGTTAGAATATAAAGAAAATTCCAAGTCACTTTGGTATTTTATGTTAGAATTTTCTAGTAAATCTTATAAATGTACAAGGTTAGTAAAACCCATCGAAGTCTTAGTAACTAATTGGGATGAAAAAAGTGATTATTCTCTTACACTAAAAAGTAAAAATAAAAATCTAGTTTTCAAAAATTATCACATAAGATTTTTTCTACGATATCTTTTTGAAACGAGAGAAGAGTGTGTAGAAGCTTATAATGCAGTTGTTCAGGATCAAAAAGATAAACTTCAACATGATTATGAAGAAAGATTGAGATATTTAAATTCTAAAATAGAAAAATTATGAAACAGCCAGAAACATATGAAGAACTTGATAAACTTATAGGACAAACGTTCTGGACTTTTGGATTCTATATCGGTCCGTATAGTTATAAACTTGAAAATATAAACTCTCCGCAAGAAGTAGTTTTAGGAAAAGAAGAAGGATCTGGATATAGAAGAAACACCACCTGGTATCCTTTAAGAAACAAAACCACTAATATGATAGTTGGCTACTTTCAATTAACTCCTAATAGATATAACTTAGATAATTATAAACTATATGAATCAGAAGAAGAAGCCATTGAAGGTTGGAACTCTACTATTCAAAATCAATTAGATCGATTAGAATTTGATTATGAGAAGAAAAAGAAATATTTAAATAAAAAGATTATTAAAAAATGAATAAGATAATAATTGATGGATATTATAAAGAAAAGGAACACTTAGGAAAAATCTCAGGAATTATTTTTAAAAACTGGGAAGATAATGAACCTATAGACAGAATTTCAATTATTATTAACAATTTCGATTCTTATATTCCTGGAGAATTTTATAAAAGAGAACTTCCTGGGATTGTAAAATTATTAGAAAATATAGATCTTGATAAATTCGATACAATCATATTAGATTCTCATGTTTGGTTGTGGAATGATGAAGAATCTTTTGAAAAACCTAAACCAGGACTAGGAGCACATCTATATAAGAAACTTGGAAGAAAGAATCTTAATATTATTGGAATTGCGAAAAGTTATTACCGTGATAATAATCTACATACTTTTCAATGTTTTCGAGGAAATAGTAAAAATCCTTTATATGTAGATTCAATTAATCAAGATAAAGATTATTCTGAAGTTATTAAAAGTATGTATGGAAATTTTAGAATACCATACCTTATAAAATTAGCAGATACAGAATCAAAAATAAATTTCAAATGAAAATGATTTATGCAATAGAACAATTACCCAAGAAAGAAGATACTTGGGTATTTTTGGGAGGACCTATTCAAGGAGCTCCAGAGTGGCAAGAAACAGTTCCAGATATTCAGGGAGTAACTTGGATAAACCCTAGAAGAAAAGAGAAAATTTCTGGAGGTTTATCTGATGCTGAATATAAAAAACAGGTAGATTGGGAAACAATTGGACTTAGAGTATCAGATTTTATATTATTTTGGATCCCTGAAGCTGTTGAAGATATACCAGGAAGAGATTATGCACAAACTACTAAAATCGAACTTACCGAAAATTTAGTTAGAAAGAAAAATATAATCTTAGGAATTGCGCCGAAAATACACGGAAGAAGGTACTTGATCGAAAAAGCTAAAGCATATGGAATAAAAAATGTATATAGCTCTTTAGACGAATGTATATCTGAGTTAAAGAAAGAAATATCTAATAGAGAGTCCAGTTCAAGAGAGTTTTTTACTTCCGATACACATTTCGGCGCAGAAAGAACTTTGGAATTATCTAAACGTCCTTTCATGAATGTTGAAGATATGGATTGGACTATGGTAGAGAGATGGAATACTAAAGTTCCTCCTAAAGCTATCGTATGGCATCTTGGAGATTTTGGTGATAGAAGTTACTTGAAATATTTAAATGGAGATATTCGATTAGTTTGTGGAAATTATGAGATTAAAGAAAAATCTGAAAGAAATCTAGATATACCTGATTTTATAGGAGAGCTTATAGATTCTGGTTTTTCAAAAGTATTCCTAACTGAAGCAGAAACAAAACTCCTAGGAAAAGAGATAGCACTTGTACATGAACCTATGAATTCTACAAAAAAGTATAATCTTTTTGGACATATTCATGGAAGACAAATGATTAAGAGATTTGGATTAGATGTAGGTGTTGATGTTCATGGTTTTGCTCCTATGTCTGCAGAAGAGGTTGAATTTTTCTTAAATGCACTAGAAAAAGGCTATTACGACGCTGAAGTATTTTGCTAGTCTGATATTCCTTGAAAGCCTTATAAGTGAGAATAAAAACAAACTTAAAAGAAAAGGAATATGATAGAAAAACTTAACACACTAATGACAATATTAAGTGCATTAGGATTATTAAGAGACGGAGTAAAAAATTACATAGATGTCTCAGTTGAAAATAGTTTATCCAATGGAATAGTAGATAAACTAAAAGATAGTTATGACAACTATACAGCTATCTTAAACAAGTATGCGATTGAAGGAAAGGATTTTGATGTTCCTTCGATTAATAGAGATTACGTAATAAGAAAACTGCGATTAATAAAAACAATAGTAAACAGATTAGTCGAATATTATATCAATGAGCCAGAAATATTGAGAGATTATAAACAATCCCTCTATTTGATTGGCGCTGACATAGATAGTATATATCGAAAGTCTGTTGTTGATTATAAAACGTTTTTGCTTGCAGTTAAGTAAGAAAAGGGTGGGTAATTCCACCCTTTATTTTTCTACCGTCTAGAAAAGACTAAAAACCTTATATATGAAAGGAAAATAGAGTTCCTAAGAGGTTAAAATAATACCGTCTAAGAAACCCTATTAGCCTTATATATGTAATAAAAGATAGAAATATCTGATATTACCTAAAGACATAGTATATCTAATTTAAAGGATATATTATGTCTTTTATACTTTAGCGTTATACATAGATATAACTTAGATATATTACCTATACTAAAGGTGCCAGAAGGGAAGGAATATATTGAAATTCAAGATTTGCTAACTTGACATCGGCTTGGCGATGTAAAAATAGTTCTGGGAACATACTTACTGTATTTAGAATTTAGAAACAGGAAAAGAGGAAAGTTGTTATAGCCTCAGTATGATTCATAGGCCAGCGCGTAAAAAAGGTTGGACACATAACTTGGCAAGCACTAACAAATTTTATAACGTGCATTTAGCCGAGTTTAACAAAATAAATAAAAATTAAATAAATTCCTTATAGTAGATAATATTATAAGGCCACGATATATTGAGATAAACCTGATAAAGGATTATCAAGAGGAATATATCAAAGACATGTAGCCAAATATATGTGGTGAACTATGAATATAATAAAGGACCTGTATAGTCTAGAGTTATTAGTAATAGGATGTGAACTTAGAGGGATTTAATATACAGTTAAATTATTATATATAACCTATGATAAATACCGATGAGGAAATTATAAAGATTATATATAATTCTAAGTTAGAAATCTTTAAGAGAGAAGCTTAAAGTAAAAACAACCATTTCTAAGTAATTTACTTAGAAAATAGAGACAAAAGAATATTAACAACAAAAAATTATAAAATTATGAAAGCAGTTGTAAAAAACGTTGGAATTTTTGTAGCAGGAATAGCAGCAAAAGTAGTATTTGATTATGGTTATAAGAAAACTAAAAAATGTTTAAATAACCGGAAAAACAAAAAAGCTGAATAAGCTAAAACAACCAACCTGAGTTATGGATTAACTTGGGTTTAGAGACAATAATTAACAAAATTAATAACTTAAATAATAGGAGGAAAAATTATGAAACTAATTAACTCAGCAGTAACGAAATTTGGTGCAACAAAAGTTGTAGCAGTAGCAGTTGGAGCAGGAATGGCATTAGGAGTAGCAACTACCTTAGGATGTCAAAAAGCTTATAAAAAACTCAAACCGAAAGGTCTTAGAGATGAGGATTTGGAAAAATTGGTAGAAGAAGCTGTCAACTTAAAACCGGATGCAGAAAAAGAAAAACCTGCTGAAGAAGTAAAAGCTGAATAAGCTTAAAACAACCAGCCCGAGTTATGGATTAACTTGGGTTTAGAGACAATAATTAACAAAATTAATATATTATGAAAAAGATAACAGAAGTCATTATTTTTATGACAATGATATTAGCAGGAATTGCTTGGATATTAGGATTTGATATAATTTATTCAATATCAGCAATAATTATGGGAACTACCGGAATTTATTATTGGTTTAGATATATGATTCCGGAACTATTTAACAGCAATGAAGAAGAATTCATTGATGACTAACCGGAGGGATAACAAAATTTCCCTCCATTTTCATTTTTGTAGTTAGGTGAATTCCTAACCTGATGAGATCACGAGGTTAAACTCAAGATCGAAACAGAAATGGAAACTAAAGATTTCCTTTTGATTTTATATATCAAGAGACTATAACTAAACAAAAGGAAATTTACAAAGAAAAAAAAGAGGTCTTGACTTTAATTAGTCAAGTTGATCCTCTTTTTATTTTTTTTTCTTCAGAATGCTAAGGAATTTGATTTTGTAGCATATAAAATTCATTTTTTAACATATCAATTCTACATTTGATATCAGCTATTTCACTTGCTATATCACGTAGTGGAGAATTACAGAAAAATTCTTGATTACTATTCCAATAAATATTATTTCCTGTAATAACACTATTAATATTAGTTATAGCTGTTTCTATATTATGTAATCTTTGCATTAAATTAAAATCTCCAAAGATTCTTTTATCTATAGTAGATACTAATCTCTCTTCATTATTTACTATTATCTCAGGATTATCCATTATTTTCTCTAGATAACCTCGAAGATAATTAATAACTATATCTAAAATCTCATCCGATTGTGCAGAGGATAGAATTTTTTCAACTACAGCTTTTACTACAGAATCAGAAATTTTGATATCATTACTTAATTCAATATTTGTATTACTCGTTTTCATTGCCATTTTTCAGTTCTTTTAAACAAGTTTTCTTAGATTCTAATTGAGCTTCAAGTAACTCTATTTCTCTTTTTAATGAAGCGATTCTTGTACTCTTAAGGGATTTATCTAGCGCCTCTATAAAAGAATCTTCAAATTGAGAAAATTTTAATTCCATATAGCAATGACAACTACCACCATAACCCCAATGATCTGTATACTCTAAACAAATACTTTTATCATTAATAGCATCCTCATTGTAATCATCATCTAACCAAAGACTTCCTCGAGTAGGATCATATTCATCATACCATGAATTAGTTAATCCATATTTTCTATAAACTTCATAGATCTTATCAAATCTTTCCTTACATATCTCAACAATCTTAGGTTTAACTTCTTCTGATTGTTTCTTTGAATCTCCTAGAAAAATACCTAAGAGATTAATTAATTCTTCTTTTCTATCCATAATTCATATATTTTATTTTACGGTAGCAGAACACAACTATCTACTACATCATTAAGAGTTTTAAGGGAAGAAAAATAAAAACTATACCTATTATTTTAAGTATAGTTTTATATAATAACTCTATTTATTATTCTCTGTAACTATTATATCCATTTTCCCAAAGAATATCAGCTTCTTTAGGTATACCACAATCATCTGCAAATGAATAATATACTTTTCCGATAACCCCGTCTATTAATGGCCAAATAAAATCAATAATCTCTCTATCGGTTTTACCTGCATCGTTAAGTTCTTTCCATTTATCTCCTTTACCATATTCAGTATACATATCATACCACTCATAAACGAAATTAATAAGATTGAATATCTCACTATTTCCGTATCCCCCACTATCCTCTTCTTTCTGATAAAATTCAACAGCACGAATTACATCTTCTTTAGAATTTATAATAATCACTTTATCAGTTATATTATTTTCATTTAGAAGATTTATTAATTTTTCTTCAATATCTAAGAAGAAAACTTGTGTACTCGAATTAGTTATTACATCTGAATAACTAGTGATTAAACGTCTTTTGCTCATAATTTTTTATAATATATAGTAATTCTTCTGATAATGTTACTTTTATCCCTAAGTTACGAATGAAAGTTGCTTTATTAATATATTCCTTCGTTGTAATTATCTGATTGAACGTTAGTAATCTCAGGCGCCGTGATATAGTTCCAGCATTACTCTTAAATTCTTCTGGAGTAAGTGCAACTATATCAATTATACTTTTGCATACCTTAGATAATGTTAGTTGTTTTAGGATAGGTTGTTTTATTTCGAATCTTAAACAAATAATATGATCTACAGCATAAATATTTTCTTCAGGGTTACCTCCAAATAGGTTCAAAAGTTCACTAGGGAGAGATAGTTTTACCTGACTCCCAAGTCTAAAACAACAAATAGAATATCGAGGGTTTCTTTCATCTGTATATACATAGAATTTATTTGTTGTTATTCCCGAAGTATCAGTCAAGACTCCATCCATATCTAAATCCTTTTGTTTCTAAGTTATCTAACTCATAAGAATAGTCTTTATCATCAGGATACAGTTCATAAAGTCTATTCATAATTTTTTGATTATGTTTAATATCAATATATACAATAGTTCCCTTTAATCTCTCCATAATCTTTGGTTTAAACATTTCCCAAATATCATCTTCTTTATCAGGGAATTCATTGTTCATATCAAGGTATAAGTTAAATAGATTTCCTAGTAGAGGTTTTAAATCCCATATTGAATAATTATGATTAAATCCTTTCTTTCCTTGAAATCTAAAGAAATATTCAACATCTTCCTCAGTTTTTAGAACAAGGAAATCTTTTTGATATTTTTTATATATTCCAGTACCAATCATCTGTCTTAATGCATCTGGTCCTTGAATTAAAAATACTTCAGTGCTTGAATTTGTAATAACATCTGAAAAACTAGTTATTATTCTTTTCTTTTTTCCCATAATTTACATAAATAAGAAAATGAGGGCAGCCATAATCTCACGACTTGCCACCCTCTGTCTTCAAATACTCTATATCTTTATTATCAGAACATTAATCCACCTCGATATAAACTTGGATTACCTTTCTGTCTAATTATCTTAACTAATGTTTCGCCATCCCCATATATATCCTTAACTAGAATAAATCCGTCTTCATCAGGATCTTCAAGAATGGTTCCAATACTAAGTTCTTGATTTTTCCAGAGACTTGAGAATTGAGATGTCATTCTAGTTTTCCAACCATCTAGGATATTACTACAATAATCCTCATTTGTCTTAGTATCTGAATCTTTATCTTCCATCTCACAATCTTTTCCAAGCCATTCTGGGAAATTAGCTCTTCCTGGACGAAGAATTTCCTTAATCCTTGTTACATCTTCCTCTGTTTCAACAGGGAATTTCATGATATCGAAAACATATTTAGCCAAAGGAATATTAAGGCAAGTATCTTCAGAAAGTTTTCCATGAATATTTACTTCATCAACAATCGAACCAAGAATATCAATAGTAGATATCTCAAGAAGATCGATTTTTTGAAGAATATTCTCTCTCTCTTCTGGAATTTTTAAATTATCGTCCAAATATTCGTTTATTGCTTTTTCTGACAAATTTCCGAATTGTTTGATATATCTAATTCTTCCAGGACGTCCAAGTAAATTCTCATTTACGTTAAGTGTATTTGTTGTTAGAATATATAATTTTCTTGATCTATTATATACCCCATCAATTAATTTTAGTAATACTTCATCACTCTCTCCTCGCTTAAATGTTTTCTCTGCTTCATCAATCAAAACAATACATTCAAAGTCGAGTTGTTGAATAAAACTTACCATTCCCTCTATTTCATTATCAGGAATGATTATGACAGGAATGTCTAATCTATTACATAATAGTTTAGCACCAACACTTTTTCCTGTTCCTTTATATCCTGTGAAAATAACACCAAGATTCTTATTCTCTTCAACAAATTTATCTGATTCCCAAGTTTTTTGAATTATATCAAATAAATTATCACAACCTACATCATATATTTTGTGATTAAATTCAAACTTTTCTGAGAGTTTTTTTAAACCGATTCTCTTATCTTGACCTTTTCCTTGATATAATTCAAAAATTCCTGAACCTGGAGTTGGATAAAGTACTGTATTTCCATCAATCGGAAATAAAGTTCCACATTCATCAATCCATTTTTGTGCTACTAAATTTTTCATTTTTCTATTTGTTATATTTTATACATTTATAAGAATTTCAAGCTTTCAGAAGAATTTAGAATATTTATTACAGTTTTTGAATCTCCTACAATTAAATATGTATCTTTCTTTTTAATTATATCGACTATCGTTTTTAAAGATATTTCTAATGAATTAATCTTTTTCCAATTTTTATCACAAATAATAGGATCATAAGAAGTATTCCCTCGATGTTTATCTTCGAGGTTAATAATTCCTAAACTTTCCATACGCTTCATAAGACATTTTAACCCTGTTTTCTTAAAATAATATTCAGGCTCAACTCCTAATTCTATAACCAATTTATTTTTCTTTCCAGGAACTATACTTGGATTCCTAGTATATTTCTTCGGAGTTAATTCTATTGTAGCAGAATATATAAGAACATGGTCGATATCAAAGAAATATACGCCCCATTCTCCTTTCTGTTCTAGGTTAATCATTAGAAATATATGTTAAGAAGTTGTCCAAGATCTATATAATCAATTCCTACTTTTTCTGCTGCTAATATATCTCTATTACTTTGACCATATAAACCAGATTCAAGTCCAATTTGTATGGCTGAATTCTTATCAAATCCACGAGTCTTAGAAATTACAGCATCCATCATTCTATCTTTAGATTGTCCAAAATCATTCTGTACTAAGATTTGACAATGATCATACGGAACTCTTAGATATTCTGATAAAGCACAAACAATATATTCTAACATTATTTTCCAAGAATCTGAACCATTACTACTTAAGATTAGATTTCTTGGAACCATAGCATAAACTTTATTTGGGTTAAAACATAAAATCTTATCCCAAACTTCAAAACGGAGTCTAATATCATAAATTCCACGTGGAAGAAGACCTGGTTTTCCATTACTCTGAAAAGTTTCTACTAGACAATCTAAGACATCACAAAATATTACTTGTTTCTGTCGATCAATTTCTTTTCTTCCATTATTTGTATTACTACTTCCCCAGGATCCTCCAGTATTACCACTACTACCCCAGCCAGAAGATCCACTCCAAGATCCTCCTGAGTTTCCCCAAGAATTTCCTCCTGCCGGTTTTGTTTGCCATGGATACTGTTGATTATTACTTCCTCCCCACGAAGACCCTCCTCCGTTATTGTTCCAAGATGGAGTTGATGGTTGACCCCAATTACCTCCACCTACACTTTGTCCAAATGGTGTCTGTTGCATAATTTTTTCATTCAATTCTTTTTGACCTTTAACTACTTTTTCTATTCTCTCATCCTCCTCTGCTTCATCGATTTCATTGATATCATCATCGTCATCATCTCCTGAATCATATGGAGGTTCTTCCGAAGAGTAGTCAGGCTTTAGATATTCTTTAAATTTATTATCTTCTTCCATAAGTTTTATAGTTTATGTTTATCACTTATAAGGATTTCCGGATTTAATAAAAGCTCATCAAGTTTAGCTAAATGAGACTTCTCCATATAAAGTCTCCATAATTCTGTTTTACGAGCTTCCTTAAAACATTCTATAACTTTTTGAGCATCTAATTCTACGCTTCCGATAATCATATATCTATTATCATTTGTACATTTCGGTTCTATACCAAAACATCCTTCTCTAATAAAAGCGTAGATAGTTTCATAAGATGGTCGTTTTAATATAACAGGAACAGTTATATTAATAGAAAGACCTGTACTTGTTGAAAGAATTAAAAATGTATCTCTAGTAGAATGTAATTTAAAATAATAATTCGATATAACAATATCTGCTATCATAGGAAATATTCTTTTGAATTATTTATCATATCTTTTAATATAGTCAATTGAGTGTCATCACCACCCCAAAATTTATCATTAAAAGCTTTCTTCATACCCTGAATTATCTTTTTATAATCTATTCCTTCTACTGTCCCTAAAACTTTAACAATTGATCTATTTGACATTTTTTCCGGTAACTCAAAATAAAACCTACCAAAACCAATAGATTCATATATATCTTTTCGTCTAGGTCTTTTAAGATAATTATAGTGTTGATCATCAATACATATGTAAATATCTAAATTTTTCATAGTTCGAATTATTACTTCTCTTAATTCAATCATATCGTTTGTATCAACTATTATCCCTGTCATGTAAATTTTATATTATCTAAGTTTTTTACTAAATGTTTCAAATCATTCGCATAAGGACAATTTTTAGATCCTTGGATAAATGATTTTTTGAGTTCTTCTAGGTCAACACTAACTTCCTGAATGATTAAGCAATCGATCATATTTCTATATCGAAGATGTTCTAATAAAGAAGTATCATCACAAAATCGAAATATACAAAATTTTCCAAGACAAGTTTTTACATAAATTTGTTTAGGAGTTATTCTCTTAGTCGCTAACCCATCTAAATTATATTCTAAAATAAAGTTCTCTCCAAGAATATTTCCACTAACAATTCCAATATCAGTTGATAATTCTTTTTGAAGTCTTCTGTAAAAACTAATCTTCACCATCTCCAGTTCCTGCTTTAATAGATAAAATAGGTTTAATAATTTCCAAAATTTTCACCGTATCTTGTATTCCAGTTATTATTTCGGAAGGATCTTTATATACCTCGGGCGCTTCATCAATACAGGCGAGACATACAGAACTAGAATATACATTACCCATACTTTCTTTAAATTCTTGGAGACTTAATCGTTCTCTTGCTTCTCGCCTAGACATTAAGCGCCCAGCACCATGAGGAGCACTATAATTTCTATCAGGATTACCAAGACCTTCACAAATTAAGGTTCCAAAAGCCATGTTCATAGGGATAATTACTTTCTGTCCGGCGTAAGCTTGAATAGATCCTTTTCTAATTATTCTATCTCTTGGATCTATGTAATTATGAATAGACTCAATTCTCTCAAGCTCTTTTCCAAGTCCAAGAGCTTTTTTAATTCTCTCTGATATTACTATTCGATTATATTCTGCATAAGCTTGAGCAAAAAACATATCCCCAAGATAACCAGATATATCTTCATGTGTTACTAAGAATCTACTAGGCGGAATTGTATATCGGCCGGAAGCATGAAGTTTTTCTATTTCTTCTTTGATTTTCTTCCCTTGACCTTTATACTTTTCCTTAATTCCTCTCTCGGCCGCTTTCATATCCGCCTCAATTATCCTAGTTTTCCCAATTTGTTTTTTCCAATAAGCAAGTATTTTTATTCCTAAGTTTCTCGATCCTGTATGAATAGTAACCCAAACAGACTCTTTATCTTCTTCTGTTTGTCCCAGCTCTAAGAAGTGATTCCCGCCGCCGAGAGTACCAAGAGATTTATAGAAAATTCCCTCAGACATACCAATTCTTTTAAGGGTTTTTGATATAAATTTCTCTATCTCTCCTAGACCTTCATAACATACAAATTCAGGCCATAAACTTCTTGCTCTTTCAAGTTTTGTTTTAAAAAATTTCTTGAATTCTTTTTCTTGGATAACTGGTTTCTCATTTACTTCCATACCCATCGGAATATCTCTACGTATTCTAGTATCCCAAAGAGCTAATTCTGGATCTCCCGAAGGCATTTTATATTTTACACTTAACATACCACACGATATGTCACAACCAACCACATCAGGATCGAGAGGACCACCAGAGTAGGTTTGAGTATACCCTACTACACATCCATTACCACAATGAGTATCTTCCATGATTCTAACCTTTTCTTCTTCTACCATTTTAGTATTTAGTAGATCATATATCTGAGTGATTGCAGCTTCTTCTATATTCTCAGTAAAAACTATTGCTTTACCGTATTTTCCTATTATTTCCATATCCCTATAATTTCTTTGATAAACTATAAATCCAATGACGTCCTTCTTCAGTCCACCTCTTTACATTTCTTGGTTTTCCTGCCTTGTCAAATATAGTAACTATTTTTGTATATCCAAATTTATCAAATGGTTCCTTTAAGTACCATTTCTTTTTATCATGAGATCTAAAAATTAAATTATTCTTCTCTAATAATCTTAATAATTCTATATTAGATATTCCAAGACCCAAATCTTTCACTATATCTCTTGTTGAATATAGATTTTCTGAAGTAGTTAGGACTCGATTACAATAATCTACTTGAGGCTGTTGATTTTGAGTAGTAATCTGTAGGTTAGTAATTTCAGAGGTTAATCTTCCAATTTCAGCGTCTCTCAGAGCAAATCCATTATTTATAATTTCGTCTAATTTTCTTAGACACCATACTCCAAATTTAGGACTACACCACATAGCAAAATGAATAGCTATTAATCTATGCATCCAAGTACCTTGATTCTGAGGAATACCTCCTTTAATAACTACTATTAATTCCGATATCGGAATTCCGATATCGATCGAGACCTCATTGATTAATTCTTTTGTCTGTTGATTACTAAGATAATGACCTAACTGCTTCTTACAAACTTTTGCTATCTCAGTAGCATTAATCATGACATCATTACTAGTCAATGCAAATGGAATAATACATCCATTATACTCAAAATTTAATAATTCATTCATACTTATATAAAATAAAGGGAGTATTTTCTCATACTCCCCTAAAACTTATTTCTTTTCTTCAACAGCTTCCTGTCCCTGCGTTTCTTCTTTAGAAGGTTTGTCTTCTTTAACTGGACCTACAAACAATCCGCGAAGAATACACATCTTATTTTCTAAGGTACACTCTGAATGTTCCTTATTATAATATTCACAGATATCAGGGCAACATTTATCGATTACTTCGTCGAGATAAACCAATTTTTTATTTCCGGCGATTTTTTGTAATATATCAGGCTGATCTTTGAAAATTTCCTCAAGAGTGCCTTCTTTTGGAACCATTGAAGTTAAATCTGAATCTTCTCCTTCATTAGCTCCAAGATCATTACAAAAATCGATAAATGATAGTTCTTCATTTCCGGGATCTCTAGGATCAGGGATAAAAGAACAACATTTTCCATAAGGACATTCTTTATCACAAATTAAATGTGATGTTGGAATTTCCTCAATGGGTCTAAAGACTACCACTTTTTCTCCGTTAGATGTGGGAACTTTTACTGTTTTTAACTTTTTCATAATTTAATTCATTAATGTTATTTAATTCTTTACACATTTATTTTCGAAGCGGATTCTGTATTAATTTCCGCTTCATATATAAGAATTTCAGGGGAGAAGAAAATAAAAAGAAGGAAGTATTTCATTCCTTCTTCTTAAATGTTCTAGTTTAGTTAGTTACTGCATAAAGAATTGTGTTCCCTTCTCTTCTAAGAGTAAATAGTCTTTCAACCTCATTATCACTTATTATTTTATAGTCCTCTCGTTTTTTAGAAACTAGATAATCTTTAATAAGTCCATAATTAAATGACTCTATCACAAGATGACAACCATTTGGAGTATTAATTTTTCCTAGAATATTAGTATATCCTGAGATAAATTTTTCTATATCATGTTGATAGAATTTATCTTCAGAATCAATATCTAAAATCCACCTAGGTTTATCTACAACTCCTTTTGATTGAACCGTTTCATTACTTAAGGCTACTTTCTTTGGAAGATTATGTATATTTGTATAATCATTGTTTGCTACTCTCTTAGAATATTCAAACATACATTGCTTTCCAAATTTTTCCAAAGATCTTGGTGTAATAGATATGTAAGCTCTTGCTTTATAATGTTCACACATCTCCGTTAATCGATTCCAGGATTTTTCAAGAACTCCTAAATCTGTCACCCACCAAGCATATCTCTGTATTTCTTGAAGAGGTAAATCAGGATTCTCTTTTCTTCTTTGTATAACTTGCACAAAATAATATATCTCCGGTCTACCTTTAGAAGATATCTTAAATTTTAGAAGACTTTTTACTGTCTCTAAATTATTTATTACTCTCATGATTTTATAGTATTTAGTAAAAATTTCCAAGAAACTGTTGCTGTATGATCTGAAGAAAAGATATCAACCGTCTTACTAGTACTCTCAATCAATGGAAAATGTTTATCATTAAATCTCGTTGTTTTTGACATAATGATCTGAAACTTTCTTCTTCTAAGCTCTTCATTATATTTAGTGAGATTAGTTTTCCATTCTTTTCGAATCTCTTCGATTGGCCTTTTTCCAAAACCAATAGAGTCTAAGAATACTTTGATTACACTACTTTTTGGTAATGCTCCTCTTTGATATTCTTTATACATAAGTTGTCTTTTTTGTTTTTCTCCAGGGATACCAGAAATAAAACTAACCAATTCCATTATCATTTCTGATTTTCTTGTAGCTTCTTTATCAGTTTCCTTCTTAGGGAAGTAATAATCTCCAACTATTCCAAGAGATTTAAGAAACTCTATTTTTGGATCTAAAGTTACCTTCTCAGGATAGTACTCTTGAATATATTCATTAGCTATTGCTGCAAGTTTATACTTAACTTCTAATCGAGAAAGGTAATAACTACTAATATCTCTAATTGCACACTTAGTTACTACTGGAAGAGATGAGATATCTATTAGATACTCTCCAGAAAACACTAATTCTGATTTTATTATCCCCAGTCGTTTAAATTTCCCGGCGAGTTTATTGGAAATCATAACTCCTATTAAAGACTGATTAAGAAGACCATCCTTTACTAAACATATAGATTGTCTTGTTTTATATGTTTTTTCGCCGGGTTCTATTCCGACTGTATTTTCTGGGATATTAACTACCACATTAGTATCAAAGCAGATTCCTAAGTTAGCTCGTCTTTTATTTCCAATCGTTCCTGTCACTTTCGCCCATTTATCTTTTTGGTAAGTAACAGCAGTATTACTATCCACTTTTTTAGGAGAAAGTCTTTTATATTCTCCGATCAACTCTGGATTAATAAGAATACTTGCATTATCCTCAATTAAATCAGTTATTAACCTACTAATTGAATATTTATTATAATCTGAATAAATTTTTGGATACTTAGTTTTTCTTTCAATAGGTTTGGGTGTATATTCGGAACGTTTAATAATATCATTAAGATCTTCAATATAATTAGTCATCCCTACACGACCGTACATCTCGTAAAAACCTTCGATAACTATTTCATCTTTTGTTGCTTGCGCTAAAAGTTCAGCAGTATCTAGGTATTCAAGTTTAATTGTACTTCCTAAAAAAGATAATATAATTCTAAGATCCTGGGTTGAATAAGTTTCCCCAGAGTATCTTTCAACTCTTTTTTCTCTTACTATTCCCCATGCAGATGCGTAATTATGAACACTAGGACTAACTCTTATTTTATTTTTTCCATAAGAATCCATTATTAACCAAGGATTACCAGAAGAACTAAGTTTATCTGCTAAAAGTACATATTGATACTTTAGATTTTTCTTATTTCTCAGGATAATCTTAGTACTTTTCCCATACTCATAATCACAGTACTTTACTAATTTTAATCTTGAACCATTAATTTTAATTTCTTTTTCCATAATTCTTATGTTTATTGTTATTTATTATTCATTAGTAAGAGTTTCAAGAGCTTCTAAAAAATCCAAGATATTCATTATAAAATTACGATAACTTTTATCTGGTTTATCTGGAAGTCTAAGAGAATACTCAATAAAACCTCGTAATTCTATATCAGAAGGACAAATATTCATTATAATATCTTTGTAAAGATTATTATGAACTGTTTCTGAGATTATAAGATTATTCTTAAGCTTTCTAAATAAACTTCGTTTTGTTAATTTTTTATAATTATCCTCAGAATGTAAATAAACAGGTAATACCATTACTAAATCTCTAACTTCAGAAGGACTAATCCAGTTCCCTATTGGAGATCTAGCTGCATTTAATTCTTCATAGTTCTTTAGAATATGATAATTCAAAAGTTTATTTCGAAGAATAGATATATTTTTATCATAAATAAATTTTATAAATTCTTCTCTATTAAATAACTGATTAAATCTGATATAACCAACTATAATATTTTTGTTATATCGTAATCTATAAAATTCAATACTTTCTATTTTTATTTTCTTCATAACACATATAAGGAAAATAAACCCCGACCTATCACAGGCAGGGGCTCACACTATAATATGCAATTCAAAGGATTTTCTCTTTTCCATTTATAAGGATTTAAAGCCTTAAAATTGATAAACAATAAGAATCATGGAAAATATTAATGAAGAAAAAATTAAAAAATTTAAAAAGATTACAGAATTAATTTTGAATGGACTAAAAGAAAGAGGAATAAATCCCATCTTATCTGAGGACGACACTTCCCCTAATGAAGAGTGGGGAAATAGTATGACAATGTCTTTCAGTTTTTCTAATGGAGGACTTAAATATTGGTATCTCGGAATTTGGGGATGTGGGAGATGGTCTGAAACTTACGATTGTGATAATTCTGAGGACTATATATCAGTCTTTCTAATTCACAAATGGACGTATGATAAATTTAGACCTAGTAGTTCAGATATAGAATACAGAATTACATTAAACGATAAACCTGTAGAAATATATCATGTAATTCAAGGGTTAGAAGAAATTCATAAAAATCCTATTCAAGAATATTATAAAACTTTTTGGGAACATAAAAGTGATCATGATATGCCTTGTCTTGAATATTTTAGAGATTGGTGGTTTCATGAAGTTACTTATCCGATTCAAGAAAAATTGAGATATAAATGGAGTGTAAAAATATTATATAATTTTCTTAAAGTATTATCATGGATTGACCCTAGAGTCTCACGAAGGAAGTTATTTAAAGAAGAAGGGTGTATTCCAATCTATACTTCCGGATTTTTAGCGACGGAATGGGCATCAAGTCGTGATTGGGCTTTTAATAGCTTTGCATGGTTATATGAAAAATTTCCATGGTGGTTATGTAAAATCTGTAAACATAAATTATTTGATGCACACTGGAACGTCGCTGATTTTCCGGAAGAAGTAACAAATACTTTAGAAAAAAGAATGTGGAAAGGAGTAGTAATATGAAAAAGTTTAAATTTGAGGAATGGTTAGATGAGAAAGGTGGAGGTTGTGAATTCATTTTAATATGTCTTTTTTGGAAATTTATATTTGATCCTATTATATACCTAACTACCAAAGATATGGATTGGGTAGTAGCATCACAAACTCCATTCATAATATTTATTCTAACTCCATACATATTATTTAGAACAAGAAAAAGATGGAAAAAGAAAGATTAGATTTATTATTAGTTTATGCAAATGATCTATATAGATATATTGCTAAGAAACTTGGAGAAGATTATGAGCCAAAAAATTTAATTGGTCTTTTAGGATGGTTAGACGAACATAACGTAATAATACATATCCAACCAGAATTTTATAGTCAAGGTATAAATTGGAATTGGCAAATTTCATTTTATAATCCAGAAACTTTTGATGATCCAGATCTTATGGATGGAACTGGATTATATGGAGATAATGGAGAATATCCTACTAGAGGAAAAGCTATGTGTTGTAGTATTGTTAGAGCACTAGAATTATATATCCTTGAGATGATAGATTCTGAAGAAATTCTAGGCGATTACAAACTTCCAATGCCTTCTGGAACAACAGTACAAGATCTCTTAATTTACATGATAAGAAATCAATATTCTGTAACAGTAGATGAAAAATGGTCGGAAATGAAAAGAAAATCTATTAATGAATACTTTAATTACTTAAAAGAAAGGATAATAGAATGTTGGGAAAAAGTTGTCTAGGATGTTTTATGTTCTTGGTAATAATGTTCTTAGGATGTTTATTCCTAGGATTTATAACTAAGATTGTATTCGCGCTATCAGTAGGAGTATTTATTCTTACAGCATATATCATTGGAATAATTTTTATGATTTTTGTAATCTATAATGCTATTAAATTTTTATTTACATCATGAAATGGAGAAATTTTATACAAGACCTAATTCTGATAATTATTGGAGTTATTCTTTCAATAATTCCTGAGAAATCAGAATTTACAGAAATGCTTACTACATTTTTTATAACAGGAGGAGTTATTAAATTAGTTTGGGATTTTATAGTAAACAGTGATGAAGATTAATTATGGAAACTATAGAAATAAATTATAAATATAAACCTGGAACAAGATTATATCGAGTTACTTATGGAGAGCTTAAGTATTATGATGTTGAATGTGTAGATATAAAATTATCATTAAATCAAGATGAACCGCTTATAACATATCAACTCAGAGTTAATAATTCATCAGGAAACAGAGATACAACTTGGGATTTTGAAATAGATAAATACTATTCATTAACCCCAGAAGAAGCTTTAAAGAAACATTCAGCGGAGTTATTAGAAAAATTTAATTCTAAAGATAAATGACGATTATAGTAATTATATTCTCAATAATAATATGTTTAATAGGAGTTTATTTTCTCTTAATTGAGACTAGAAGAATAAGAAAATGGCTAGGAATTGGACTAATTCTTATCACAGCGTGTATTGTATCTACTATTTATACTGAATGGGTAAATAATAGAGTATTTCAGTATTATACACTTAAGATTACTCTCAAAGATAATACCGAAAAAGTCATAGAGTACGTTAAAGCCTCTGAGTTATCTATACGATTTGCTGAGGATTCAACTATTATAGTTTGTGATACTATTCCTAGTGTAGTAAAAATAGAATTAATTGAAGTAAAACAAAAACGTTATGGAGAAGTACATAAGAACGCTAATTTCTAAAGGAATGTCCAGAATAGAGGCTGAAATGTTTATAGACGGATTAACAAAAGTTATTCTAGAAAAAAGAGAACCAGAACCAATTAAAGCAATATTTCCTACATACTATAAAATTAAAACAATAGATTCAAATACTAATGAAGATCTTGGTTTCATAAAGTTTGATGTAGGATTTGATGCTAAATTTTTTGATTATGATACTGCCAAAAAAATTTGTACATATTTAAATGAACATGATATATACAGACAATTAGATTCAATCGATGCTGTAAATTATAATAAAAAACCATGGTTAACTATAACTCGCGATTGGAGATCTTATGTGAAATATATTACAAATGAAGGTAATGTTTTTTATATAGAAGTGAATTGGAAGATAGGACAAGCAAGTTGGAAAATAGTACCATTTTATGATTAGAATATTACTCTGTGGGTTAGCAATCCTATTTGTAATTGGAATTTGGACTATAGAATTTATACAAAGATTATATGGAAAAATACTTGGAAAAATTAAAAGCGCTTGGAGTAAAAGATGAAGAAGCTGCCAAGAATCTACTTAAAGAAATAATCAATGATATTCAAGAAAAAGACATCATACATTTGATCATTTATTACCAAACAGGAAGTTCTTTTGAAACGCATAATGATGTAGATATTATTGATTATCCTTGGAATAATATATCTATCGCAAAAGAAAATGAAGAAGCAATTCGACAGCATTATAAATTTGCAATGGATTTAGAATATATATGTACTTCTGAATCAAGAGAAAAACTTAAAAAAGAAGCTGCTAAGAATTGGTGGTATGTAGAAGGACAATACAGTAGATATTCTCTGAAGTTAAAGAAAAATGATGGAACTTTCTTTACTTATAGTACTCCATGGATTGGCTACTTTGAACGTTTAAATGACATAGAAATAAAAATTTGTAACAGTTAATAATATTAACTACACTAGTCTATTATGGATTGGTGTAGTTATTTATTTTGCTCCTTTAATAGGATGAGAATCTTATATGTGAAAGAAAATATTTTTTTATTAACTAAAACAATAAAATCATGTTAGAATTTAAACCAGAAAAAGAATTAACAACATTAGACAAGTACAAAAAGTTATATGGTTTCTATGAAGGAAATCTAAATTACGTTCCTAGAGGAGGAGATCTAACAAAACATATTGGATCTTCTTTAGCACTAATTGATTATTCTAGAGATGAAACTGGAAGATGGGACTATTCTCTTAAAGAAGTAAAAGTTGAGAATATAACTGATTATGATCCTATGACTACAACTTCAATTATTAAGTATAAAATAATTGGGGAAGAGGAAGTCAAAGAAGCTAGAATTATTCCGGAAGGCTTTAGTTTTGAAAGTCCAGAGGAAACGGGAAAATCATTGAGATTTCTTCCGTTATCAATGCACTTTAAGGTTCAAGAAGAGAAAGCTTTTTATGATAGACTCTTAGCGAAATTTGATAATGCTAAAACACTATCTATCGAAGCTCTTGAAAATCTATCAAACTCTAAAGAACAATCTGAACTTCTTGGACGTAATTATAATATTGCAGCAGTGATTAAAACTGACGAAGAGACTCCAGAAATTCTATACTTTAGAATTGATAAACTAAAATTAAAACACAATAAACAAGATAATTATGCGATTACTTTAACTAATGAAGATAAAGATAAAACGTATACATTCTTGATTGATTCTAAAGCAGAATATTATGAATTCTCTTATGGAAAAGAAAAAATAGGAGATCTTAAAATTTTAGATCTCCAAAAATTATAAAAAATAAACCCAGGCCCTATTATATAAAATAAGGCTTGGGATTTTTATTTCTACACAAATAATGCTGGTTTACATCTACTTCTCCAGTCTAGAAGATAACCAGGCTCAATCTCTTCTAAAAGTGTTGAAGTTTCTTTTAATTGAATAATACAATCTAGACATAAATTTATACCAGAATTTTTGCTTCCAAAGGCAAGATATTCTTTTTTCTCTTTTTCTAGCTGATTATATTCAAATCTAGAGCATAAATCAGACCATGCTCCTTCTTCATACATATTCTTTCCACAAATTGCACACTCACATTGTCCTAAACCAGCAATAGGGAAGAGTTGTTCAGGATCTGTAAAAGAGTGGAATAAATGTTTCATAAATCTTTTATACTGTTCCGTACGATAAGCCTCCACAAGTAATCCAATTTCTCCGAGATCTGGTTGAAGAGATCCTTGTGGGTTCTTATTTTTTCTGTAAGCTATAATTCTTTCTGGAAGTTGTCGGTCTAAGAGTGGTCTAGGGAAAAGATATAAATAAATTAAATTTTTCTCTTCCACACTTAATACTGGATTTACTCTCAAAGAATTAATAACTTCGTGTGCATCACAATCTTTTAGTTTGTCAATGTAAAATTTTAAAGAATTCATGGTTTTATTGTTTTATGATAATACATTAATAAGAGTTTGCAAGGAACAAAAAAGAGAACTTAAGATCTTCTCCTAAGTTCTCCCAACAAAACCATTTTCTTTATATTAAACTACCCAAGAAAGTATTCAGATTTTTCATAATCCTCTTTTCTTTTAGGCTGTGGTGTAGTTTCTTCCAAAATCGTACTCGTAAAGATGACTTTATCTCTCTTCTTTTCACGATATTCATCTTTATGGTGTACGTGTTGTTCACTTACAATGTCTTCTCTAACAAAGTAATTTCCATTCTTTTCCATGTCTTTTAAGTTTTCCATTTTATTTAATTTTATTTACATGTATAAGGAAATTGGGGATTCTGAAAATACCTTAATTTCTAATATTCTCCTAAATCCACTCTTCGGACAAGGAAGCCTTGATTCTAAAATATCAAAACTTTCTCTAAACCTAGCTCCGTAAAATTCTTCAGGACTTGGATCAGGGTACACCAAGAAATTTCCGGTTGGATAATATCCTTGATTTTCTCTTATATCCAGGAGAAGAGGATTTACTTGATTTAATTCATCTAAAGATATCTCAGTAATCGATATATTTTCCTCACCTTCATTACAATCTACTTCTATGATAAACGTATAGTTATTATTTCTCTCAGGAACCATAATCTACTTCAATAATATGTTCTGGACTAACTTTTTTCACTAGAATAACTCCATTACCTGAAATAAATACTTCATCTTCTAATCCTTCTAAATCTACTTTAAGTATTGCTATCTCAGGACCTCTTCGAAGAGCTACATTTCTTGCTGTCAAAGGATCTGAACTTAAGTGTACGTATTCTCTACTCCCCGGGACTAACCCATCTCTAAATATACTTTCTAAAAACTTCCTTTGCGTTCCATGATAGACAATATTACATCCTGTATACTTCTTAAAATTAGCATTAATACCTTTAACACTATGACCTTGAAGAGCACGAATCTTTCTTAAATCGGCCGATAATTCATAGCGCTTTTTATTATCAGTATCTACTATTTCTTTTAGTTCAGATATAGTCCAGCCATGATCAATTAACTTCTTTGTTTCTAACCAACCTTCTGAATCAAGCGCTCCTTCTACTTCGGCCGGATTATGTCTTAGAATATATGCTAACTCTTTTCCTCTATTCTTCTTCATATAATCTTCCTATTTTTATAAATTCTCCTATTAAATTTACAGTTTCAGTTATAAAGTTTTCATCATTATATGTTGATGTTGATACTAAAATCTGTTCAGAATACCCAAAATATCCAATATTATTTATCACTCTATCTCGAATATACTGAAAATTTATTTCACATTTATCTAGAATTGAATTTATGTAGTTACTTTCTGGATTAATTTTAATAAGATCTTCTAAAAACCTCATAAATCTACATTGCGTTCTACTAGTAAATTTCATTATTTTATCCAAAGGTTCTAAGTAATCTCGAAAAAGTTTTCCTAAGAAATAGAATGAAAGCTCATCTATCTTCAGAAAATTTCCATTACCAGTATAATATTCTACTAAATAGTTAGAGCTATCACTGAGATCTAAGCAAACTTTGAAAGGTTCCATGAGATTTACAAAAGATTCATCCTCCTGAAGAAGTTTTCTGTGAAAATACGTATCTATATCTCTACATAAACTCAGATATTCTTTATATGTTTCTTTACATATTCTTCTTAGTCTATTCACATGATCTTCCATACCACCAGATTAAAAATTTTCTTAACTTTTCATCTTTCCAATTAGGTGTAAAACAATTAACAATTCTCCTTCTTATTTCTGTTCCAGAATAAGTTACATGCACATCATCTTTTTGATCAGGATAAATTTTTATATTATAGAATCCTCCATTTTCTTTATATCTCTCAGCTACAGAATCTCTAGAACCACAGATATAAATTTCAGAATCCTGTGGTATTTCCTCAAGACTTTTTAAATAATTAATTCTATGATCTAGCGTTTCAACCCATTTAGGATAATTACCTAGATCACTAATTTTAAATATTTTCATCTTTGGATAGGACTCAAGTATCATTTCTTTCCTTGCTTCAAAAGGGAGAGGATCATGTGCAGTTCTTTCTGAGTTTTTTGTTTCTCCTATAAAAATAACTACATTACTATTTCCAAAATCTCCTCTAACTTTATCTAATAAATAGTTATGCCCTCTTGTTAGATTATCTACTTGAAATCTACCAACAATTACTCCAATCTTAGTGCTCATTTCTTTTTTCTTTTATTATATGTTCTTTTTAATACATTTGTTTTAAGATATTCTTCACAACCTGTAAAAATTCTTCCTAATTCTGCTTTATTATCATAAGGCATAACAAATTTCCTATTCACTAAAGCAGTCGGAACCTGGTGAAGAGTATACAGAGCAGTTCCTTTAAAGAATCTAGATCTTTCAAGTTGATATCCTATGAACCCTTTAGCCTCTCCTGATGTAGTAATTGATAAGACAAATGATATCTCTCCAACTACTTTAAAAACAATACAATAGTGAAGTATAGGTCCAATAGGAAGAAATGCTACATCACCTCTTTCAATAGTTTCAGGTCTAAGTCTTTCTATATACATCGGAAGATATTTCTCCCTAAGATCGGCTGGAATTTTCTCTTCTAACTCCTTTGATCTAGTTACTATCTCTTCTTCCCTTTGTGATATAGATTTTTCTTCAGAGTCTCCAGCCGTAAGTGAGGGAGTTATAAACTTCCGCTTAATATCTAAAATTTTTTCAATGCAATCCCTATCTTCAGGCTTTTTATACCAAATTTTAATCAAATCCATAACTTTATTACATCTAGTTCTTGTTGCCTCTGGACTAACTACTCCTGGACCAACCATGAGAAATCTAATCATCTCATCCAAACCTTCAGTAATTGTCTTCTTAATACTGTTTTTGATACTCTTATAGTTATTTATTGATTTTCTAATATCACCTAATTCTGTAACAGCTTCTTTAATAGTTTCCATAGAGTTAATTTTTCATTACTTTATCTATTACTAATTGTTTTATATCATCTTCAGTTAAACCAAAATAATTACTAAGATTTTTAAGAATAAATACTCCTATATAATGCTGAGTAAGATTAAGAATACTATCTAGAGAGGTATCACTATAAAGACTTTTATATTGTAAGATTCGTTTATATTCAACATTATCCTTTTCAAGTAATTTCTCTATATAAAATTTTTTTAATTTCGGATAATTTCCTAAGAAAAATTTAAGATCAATCTCAAGAATACTAAGATAATACCCATCTGTTACATTTAAATCCACTAATGGTTTACTAGATAATGCAGAGAAATCTATAGAATCTACATGAGAAAGAGATTCAATAACATCCACAATTACATCTCTTGGGTTATAAGTATCATCTACACCTACCAAAAGTTGCTCGATTTCTGTTCCTTTCATAGCAGTTTTCTTAATATCTAAAACTCCTCTAGTTATACCATCTCTTATATTATCTACATTTTCAAGATTTTCAAAGAAATATCCTTGAATAAAATCCTTTATATTATTATTTTTTCCTGATAATTTTTCTAAAATATTATTTCTCTTATTTATCGGAATACATAAATGTATTTCTCGATCTGATTCAATATCTAACCAATATGAATCAAAGAAATTTAAAAATATACTTGATACCTGTCCTCCACTATAACCGAACTGTTTGAGCGAAAAAGGTTCAATATAACTTCCTAGATAAAGAACTAATTCCATCGGAGATAATGCATATACATATCCAGGTTTCCATTTTGTCGTTTTAGGTTTTGTTGCAATCAATTTCCCAATCTTCGTAGAATATATAAATGATTTATTTGTTGAATCTTCCTTTACTAATTTTAAACTAGGAAAACATCCAATACCTAAAGAGAAAGTTCCATGTAGATTTCCATCAGAAACACATCTAGTATCTTGAAGAATCTTAAAAAATCCTTCAATAGCTACATAAATATAAACGTTTCGTCCTGGGAGTTTTGAATCTAATTCATCATTTTGAATCCTTACAGCTACTCTAGGTCCATCCTCTCCATACTTAACATTATATCTTCCATATGAAGAAAAGAGTGAATTCTCTGCTAAAGATATATGAAATCCAGAGTTAAGTACAACAACCTCAGAGATATCTTTCTCTTCCACTGTTTTGTTACCATTCAAATTGAAATTATCTGACTTAACACTATTATATACTTTATTACGCAATGGTTTTGTTAAGTCCTTTTTATTTACAACTTCTGGAAACAAATCTGTTCCATGGTCAAAATAAACTAATGTTATTTCATACGGAATATTCAAATTTTTCATATTTTTTTTATTTTATTTTACATTTATAAGGGACTTAAAGCTTTATTTATGTAATAAAATTTTAATAAAGAATAATAATGAAAAAGAAAATTTATTTTATTTCAGGACATAGAGATATTACTGAAAAAGAATTTAAAGAATGGTATGTTCCTCGTCTTGTAGAAGCAGCGGCCGAAGATTCAGAATTCGTAGTAGCTGAATGTATCGGAGTTGATAGATTAGCTCAAGATTGGTTAAGAGATAATCTTAAGAATCATTCAAGAGTTACAGTTTATCATATGCTTGAAAAACCTAGATATTTAGCTTCTATGTTATTTAAAACGGCCGGAGGTTATCAAGACGATGTTCAAAGAGATTCAGCAATGACAACTATATCAACAGAAGATATCGCATTTATTCGGAAAGGTAGATGGACTTCTGGAACCGCACAAAATATATTAAGACGTTATGAAAAAACTAATTAATTGCTTCTTTAAGGGTATATTTGCAACTGTTATGATTGCAATAACTGGGCAACTTTACTGGAATTTTTATATAGTAGAGAAGTTTGGAATAGGAAAAGTAGTAGAAGATAGTTCTGTATTTATAATTGGAGCAGCTGTATTATACTCTATCTTTGCTCTCTTAACAGGAAGAAAAGATGAAGAAGTATATGAAAAATTTGATTGGATAGAATTAATATGTCTATTTATAGGAAATATATTTTTAATATATCTATTCAAATAAAATAATCAAAGAGGGAGGAGACAACTTCCTCTTTTTATTCCTTAAAAGCCTTATTAATGTAATTAAAACTTAAAAGAAAAGAAAAATGGAAAAGAATTATGAAAAACAAATATTTCCAGAAGAAGGAAATATCTTAGGGACAGTAAAATTTAAATTCCCGGGAGAAGGAGAATACAGTCTTGCTTTTAATGGCAGGAGTAGTGTTAAAATTCAAGACATAGTAAATAAAGTATGTCTAGGAAAGAGAATAAAAATAAAATTACAAAAACTCATTAAAGATAAATTGATGAGTAGAGTAATAACTATAAAAGATACTTACGAAATGACAAATAACCTATTCGTAAGAGTATTTAATAGTGAAAAGCAATTTATCGGATTTATTCATATTAAAAAAGAATTATAATCATGAAAAAGAATGAAAAAGTTTTAATTAAAGTATCTCCCAAGAATATATTTAAAGCAGGAATAGGGTTACTAGCTATTAATGAATACCGCAAGGGTGGATTTCAGGCAGGTCTATCTGTTTTAATTGGAGGAGCAATTTTAGGATGGTTATTTTTCGATGAATAAAACCCATTAAGAAGGAGTGAGAAAGTTCATTCCTTCTTTCTTTATTTCCTTATAAGTGTATAAATAAAAATAAATAATTATGCTAGAATACTTAAAGAAAACATATAAAGAAAATCATGAACTTGGATATGAAAAAATCTATATTGCAGTAGATATTCACGGTACCATTCTTGAACCTTCATGGAATAAAACTGAGAACTTTACATACTTAGGATCCTCAAAAGAAGCACTTCAGGAATTATCAGCTAGAGAAGATACTATATTATTAATATGGTCATCCAGTTATCCTGAAAAATTAGAAATGTACCAAGAGAAATTCAGGGAAGATGGAATAAATTTTAAATACCTCAATCAAAATCCAGAAGTAAGATCAGGAAGAATTTCTTGTTTTGAAACTAAACCTTACTATGATATTCTTTTAGATGATAAAGCTGGATTCGAATGGACTGAATGGAAAGATATATTAAATTGGTTAGAAAATGAAAGAAGGTGATATTGTAAAAATTAATCCACAGAATAATGGATTTATAGGTTGGGCTGAATTTCTAGAGATCATTAGAGATTTTGGAAAAAGAGACCCTGAAGAATATTACGTCATCGATATTCTAGGGCCGATTTATTCAATTGTTCATTCTGCTCAAGATTCAGGATTTTCGGAGAAGACTATTAATACTTCTAGTCTTCGGCCCATCCCTATCGATGAAGAATTATTTATAAAATACTGTGCAGAAAGATGTACCCTAAGAAAGAATTGTATAAAAGGATGTGCATTAATAGAATACTCACCTAAAAGCCTTATTAATGTAAACAATAAAAATATAAACAATAATGAAGAGTGAAACATTAATTACTGCTTTAGTTACAGCAGGAACACTATTTCTAACAAAAATAATGTTAGATGATGTGATATTAAGAACTAAAAAAGATGAACTAGAAAGAAGACTCGAAAACGCTATGAGAAATTATGAAGGTGATTCGAGAAAGCTTACAGAAAAAGAAAAAGATGAGGTTAATAAAGAGTACGATTCTTTATGTGCTAAACTAGTGAAGAGTTCATATAGTAGTCTCTTCTTAAATAAAAAACTAGAACAAGAAATCGATACTTTCTATTATAAATCTCGTAAACTTAAAAGTAGGGTATAAAATCCCTACTTCTTTTTTTTTATTCTTGAGAACCTTATTAATGTTAAATAATAAAAAATAAATTATGATAGTACTTGGAATGAGCTGTGCAGATATGATAAAAGAGCACAAAAAAGACGAAGAAATAATTGATGAAAAATTAATAGAGATCTTAAATAATAACAAATATAAGATCAAGAAAATTTATGATAGAACAAAAAAGCCTGTACCTATAATAGATCGAAAGTTGAAAATTAGAGGTACAAATTATAATATCGCAGTAAATGATATAAGTTCTCCAAAAGAAGAAATAAAGAAATCATTAATACAATATCATCCATTTATAATAACTAATGATATTTGGTCTGGAAATAAAGTAGCAATGTTTTTTATAGAGTCATGTGCGAGATACGAATCAAAAACACTGGTAATGTTACTGGAGCCACATCTTATAAAAAGATATCGTGAAAGATACTTAGAATCAGTGCAACCAGAAAAAGTGACATTTGAAGACTTAGTTTCAACCTTTCTGAAAAGAAATCGAATATATTTCAACTTAGAGTATTTTCCCATTTTTGATAAGAAAGATCCAAAGAAGTTAATAGATATCAGAACAATAAGTAGAATGAAAGATGGAGTAGTGTTTGGAAGAGTTGAACCTACTGGAATTGTTAGATTTATTACATTTATAAATAATAGTCAAGTTAGAAAATCAGATCAAGGAAAATATGTAGAGAATGGATATTATGACAAAATGGTAAAATTATTTCAAGATCCGGAACTTAGAAGAGAAGATATAATTAAATATTTTTAAAAGGGAGTGAATATAAAACTCCCTTCTTTTTTTATTTCCGGCCAGTAGATAAAGAAGCCCTGAAAACCTTATATGTGGCATATTGAAAAAAAATGTTATGATTTTGACTTATAAGCTCTTGGTTCGTGATGAATAGAGGGCTTTTTAATTTTGGCCGGATGATATAACTTGAAGGCCTTATATATGAGAAAAATAAATAAGTAATAATATACTCCTTAAGCAATAATAAAAAGCTTAGGGAGTTTTAAATTTTTATAATATGAAACTAGAAAAATTAATAGAAAAATTTGATCGGTGTTTAGGTACTGTTATAGTTATCTTAGGAATTATATTAGTAATTTCAATAGTAATATCACCTGCACCAAAGCCGAAGGAAATAATTTGGCAATCAGAAGAGGAGTATGAATATGAACAACTCCTCGACTCAATAATGAAAGAGGAAGAAGAACTGAAAGACGAAAAGACAATAAAGGTAACTGCAACTGTCTATAATCCAGTCGAAAGTCAATGTGATTCTGATCCTCTAGTAACAGCAGATAATTCAAAAATTGACCTTGAAAAACTAAATCAAGGAAAACTTAAATGGATTGCTGTATCTAGAGATCTTAGAAAACAATTTAAATATGGATCAAAAGTAAGAATTAGATGTAAATCAGATCCAAGTATCGATGGAATATATGAAGTTAGAGATACCATGAATAAAAGATATAAATTTTGTATAGATATCTTAAAACCCGTCGGAGAAAGTAAGGGGAAATGGCATGACGTCGAAGTAAGTTCAATATAAGAAAGGGATTAATTTTCCCTTTCTTTTTTTTATTCCTTAAAAGCCTTATATATGTAAAAAAAAATAAATGAGCTAGCTCCTAAAGTATATGTGCGAAATATACAAAAGGAACTAGCATTAATTTTTAAGATTAAGAAAAATTCATAGAAAAATACTGGCATTAGAAAAATAACCCAAAATAAACTAGACCAGTATTATGAATAAAAATGAAATTATTCAATATGCTATCATTGCTATAATTATAATCGCAGTGATAGTATTTCTAGAGGATTCTGAATTAAAAGATACCCTCATAGATATATTCAATGATTCTCTGGCACAAATGAATGTAGACAGAGAAAGACGGAGGTTTAGACGAATGTTTGACGACTGACTCTAAACCCACTAACTAAAATCCTGAGATAGAAAATATCTTGGGGTTTATTTTTCTTAATCTTCATATATTAGAATCTAAAGGATCCTAAAGAGCAAAATGTAACTTATTTATGAGGACAAAGGAGCTTCCCTTATATTACACCCCTTATCGCTACCGCTAGGGGTGTCTAAGGAAGAAACTTTGAATAGATATATAGGAATAAACTCAGAAAATGAAGATATTTATAAAGATTTATATTATTGATTTTCGCCTCCTCAAGAGGCGAATCTAATCTAAATATTAAACAGAACTTTTTTAAATATATTTTATTATATTAGTATATGGTTAAAATTACTCTATTTAAAGTTCTGTTTTGCTTTTCTTATCCTTTCAAACTCTAATTAATGAAGAAGGGAAACTCCTATGTCTTCAATTTTATGTAACTGGATTCTGTATTAGAATTCAATATTAATATGATAATAAACTTAAAATATTAAATAGTATGATAAAAAGATTAAATGATTATGTAGTTCCTAGAGGAATAAGATTTATATCAGAATTAGGAACAGACTTTAGATTTTATAAATTCCCAGTAAAATGTATTATTAATAAACAACTCCCTGGGTGTGGATTTACTGAATATTGCTTAAGAGGACCTGAGAATGTTATACTTTGTTCTCCTAGAAAAATGTTGCTCAAAAATAAGAAAGACCAGCATGGTAGGGATGTTTATTTGGTTATAAACGAACTAGAAAAGGAAGTAGCTATTGATAAGGATCTTTCTAAAATAGATAAATCTCAGATATTTATGGAAAAAATGGATGAGATAGTTCATGGAAAGGATACAGTTTATAATAGATTAATGAATGAAATAAAAGACTACCTAAATGAAAGAAAATATTTAGGAGATAAACCAGCCAAGATACTAGTAACATATGATTCTTATAGAATTGTAAAAGATATCCTAGAAAGTCTTGGTATATTCCAATCATTCTATACTATTATAGATGAATTTCAGACAATCTTACATGATTCTAAGTTTAAGTCTAATACAGAACTAGACTTTCTTTATCACCTACATCAATCTCATTCAGCTTTATTTGTTAGTGCTACACCCATGTTAGAGGAATATCTTAATATGTTAGATGAATTTGATGGTTTACCATATATTAATATGGATTGGGCTTCGCAAGATCCTACTAGAGTATTAAAACCATCTCTTAAGGTGTTAACAATGAAATCAGTAGGTACTAAATTACCTGAGATAATAGATTCTTATAAATCTGGTAATTTTGAAAGTGCTATTAGAATGGTAAATGGGTATCCTACTAGAGTAATATCGGATGAAGCTGTATTCTATGTAAATTCAGTTAATCATATAGTTAGTATTATAAAGAAATGTGATCTCCAACCAGAAGAGGTTAATATTCTTTGTAGTAATACACCAGAAAATCTCAAGAGAATACAAAAAAGATTAGGGAAAGGTTTTACAATAGGAGACGTTCCACTAAAAGGAGTTAAACCTAAAATGTTTACCTTTTGTACACGTACTGTTTATTTAGGAGCAGATTTTTATTCTACCTGTGCTAGATCGTTTATATTTAGTGATAGTAATATTGATTCTTTAGCTGTTGATATCTCTGAAGACTTGCCTCAAATATTGGGTAGGCAAAGATTATTTAAAAATCCTTGGAAGAATGAAGCTATATTTTATTATAGATCTACTTGTGACTACAGAAAAATTAGTCAGGAAGAGTTTGATAAGGAAATAGAAAGAAAGAAAAGATCTACTAATAATTTATTATCTGCATTTAGTACAGCCTTAGATGATGCTAAATATGATTTAGCTAAAACTTATCAGAAAAATACTAAATCTTATAATTATAAAGACGATTATATAGCAGTTAATGAACATCGAGGAGGTACTCTAATTCCTGTACTTAATAATTTAGTATTAGTAAATGAGATTAGAGCTTTCAGGATTCAACAAATAGATTATAAAGATAGATTTACAGTATTTAGTACTATTCATAATACTTTATCTTCTGATGATATAATAAATCAAAAGGTATCTGAATTTCTGAGAGAATATCAAAAATTAGGAACCTTTAAGAGTAAGTTGAAATATTTATGTGAATATGGATTTTCAGATGAAGTAGCAGGAATAGTATTAGATCAGATAGGGGAGCATGATAATATTAAATCTTACTATATTTCTTTAGGTTCACAAAAACTTAGAGCTCTAGGGTATGATAAATATAAAATTGAGAAGGAACTTGGAATAGTAACATTTTCCTATGAACTATTAGAGTCTAGTATTTATTCAGAATTCAAAGTAGGGGATAAATTAACGTTATCTAGTATAAAAGATAGACTTGATTATTTATATAAATCTATTTCTTATACTGCAACACCTAAGGCTACTGATTTAGAGAAATTTTTTGAAATAAAAAACTCTAGTATATATGAAGATGGGAAAAAGATAAAGTGTTATACGTTATTAAAAAAGAAGGAAATTTAAATTATGATATATTTAATTAAGAGTGCAGGTTATGGAAAGGATAACAATTATATAGATTTGTTAAAAATTGGATATACAGAAGACACAAAGAAAGAAGGGAGATTTAATGCATATAAACTTCATAATCCAACCTGTAAAATTTTATATGAACTTCCTGAATTGACTGAAGAAGATGAAAAGAATATTCAATATAAGTTTAGAAAATATTTGTATATAGATTATGGTAGAGAATGGTTTGAATATAATGATGAAATAGTAAACTTTTTTAAAAATCCAGAAGTAGTGAAGAATATTAAAAATCTTCCAATAAATCCATGTATTATAAATAAAGAATTAACTGAATTTAAGAATAGTGTTAAAGAAATTTTAGGAATTTTGCTTGGAATATCCTCTAATCTACCAGGGAAGGGTAGAGACAATGTAAAATCTGTATTTAAAGAAATTTTAGATAAGAAACTTAGAGATATAGATTCAGTATTTGAGTTCTTAGAGTTGAAATTTGATAAGAGCATAATAGATAAGTGTAAGGATCTTTTGGAATGTAGAAAAACAGGTAAATACTGTAATGATGATATAATAAATCAAAAGGTGTCTGAATTTTTGGGAGAGTATCAAAAATTAGGTACATTTAAATCTAAACTTAAACTACTTTGTGAATATGGTTTTAATGATCAAGTAATAGGAGTAGTATTAGATCAAATTGGGGAGCATGATAATATTAAGTCTTATTATATATCATTAGGCCCAGAAAGATTAAAAGCATTAGGATATAATAGATACGATATAGAGAAAGAACTTGGAATAGTAACATTTTCCTATGAACTGTTAGAATCTAGCATTTATTCAGAGTTTAAGGTAGGAGATAAGTTAACATTATCTAGTATAAAGGATAGGTTAGGTTATTTATATTCTAATATCAATTATGATGCTACACCTAAGGCGAAAGATCTAGAAAATTATTTTGAAGTTAAGCCCATAGTTATGTACGAGAGAAAAGAAAATGGATCTAGAAAACAGATTAAAGGTTATGAATTATTAAAAAGAAAATAAATATAGAAAAAGAGGGAAATAACAAATCCCTCTTTATTTTTTTTCTTCTAAACCTCTAAAACACGTATCCCAGAAGGTGTTACCCTAATAATTGAGAGGAAATTTCAGGTCCTCTCAAGGTTTATACTAATTAATTAAAAATAATAATGCTAATAAAGAATGGAAGACGATTATTTGTTAGATGAAGAAGAAGAAGACCTAGAAAATCAAGGATATCTAGGTCCAGACGAAACAGGAGATGATTCTGACGACGATGACTCTGAAGGTTCTGATGAGAGTATTATTGGAGATGACGAGGATGAGAAGAAAATTAAAGTAGATGAGTCTCAGTATGAAGGTAAGATGACTAAGGACGAACTTTGGTTATCTACAGCATACGATGACATAATAGCAGCAGGAAAATTGGATAAAGATAATGCAATTGAAGATGCTGTTACTACTATAGTTTGGGCTAATCCTAAACATACTTCAGTTAATACAGTCGGAAATATTATTAAAGATTTGTTTCATAAGCAAGGTCACTCTCGTATGGTTAATAGCCTCTATACACCTGATACTCCTTTACGCGGAGAAGATGTTGATATAGACTTTAAAGATGAGGATGATTCTGGATTTAATAAGAGATATGCTGAAGAAGCGAGAAACCAAATAGCAAGATTCATAGAATTTTTGGCTACTCGTGATATTAGCAAAGACTCTATTATATCAAAGCGAAGAAAACAAAGACAAATTCCAGCTTTTATTATTTTCTTATTCTCTTCTGGTATGTATGACTTAATTGTTGAATGTCCTACTATGCCCGAAGAATATGCAACTCAGATAAAAGAAGCAATGAGAAAAATCCTAAAAGCTAAGTATGATATCGTCGAAGAATTAGCAAAGAAGTACGAAGAAATGGGTAGACAGGCTGTGGCAGATCGAGTTAGAAAGTTACAGTTATCATGGTTTAATAAAGAACCAGCCGAAATTAGATCATCAGCCGAATACTCTGATCTCGAACTTACTTATGACGACGTATTGGTTTATCGTGAATATAGATCCAGATTTACTAATACATCAAGAGCTATTACTCAAGATATTATTTCAGATATGATTGAGGTAGTTATAGATAAAGAAGCAGGAGTTTATGAAAGATTAAAAGACAAGACCAGATCAGATGCAATATCAGATGTAAAACAAGTATATAAAGATTGGTCAAAAAATAATCCTGACGATTCTGAACTAGCTACTAAGATAATTTGGAAAGATGTCGAAGGAATGGTTAAACAGTAAAAATATTAAAATTTTATGTCAGTATCTCTTGAGTTACTAACCGATGAGGCTATCATCGATTATACTAAAAGTGATGGAAAAGATCAAGTCCTATTTAATCATAGAGACTTGGACCTGAAGTACAATGGAATACAACCTATCGCCGGTGGAGTCTATGATGTCGATATTTTTGGCTCACCTATGGAAGATAGATGTATTTGTGGAAAAATTCGACAACCCTCTGCTGAACCTTGTCCTCATTGCGGGGCAAGAGTATTTACAAGAGAAGAGGGATTGAGAAGATTTGCTAGAATTGAACTTCCTTTCTATTACTTGAATGATTTACGTTTTGATATCTTTAAAGAACTTTTCGAAGATATTTTTAAAGATAGTAAAATTGTGTTAGATTTCTTTGGAGACGATCTTCGAAGAAATGGTTATAGTGCAAGAGGAGCGAAGAAATTAGGTATTAAAGTTTTTGATACCTGCCAGTTCGAATATAATCCAACAACAAAAGAACTAAAAATATCAGAATTTATTACTGATGAAGCTCTATGTTCTTACGAAGGATTAATTAAAATTATTGAAGAACATTTTCCCGCTCGTCTTACAGAATTTAAAAAATTAATTAATCGGTATTACCTAGTACAACCTGCTATGATGAGACCTTTTACTCTCGGAATTAAAAACGGGAAAAAAGTAATGGGATCTCATAAACTTAGTATTTGGTACTCTATTATTATCAGACTTTGTTGCGTAGAAGATAAAAAATCTAATGACTTGAACTATGAGGAAGTTACATCTAAATTTAATACCCCTGGAGAAAGAGTTAGATATACAGCCCTTTTACGTGCTCTCCTAAATGCTGGGAAAAAAGAAGCTACAGCACTACTTAATACATCTAAAGAAAATCTAGCACGTGACTTGTATTCTGTCCGTACTAAAAATTCTGCTAGATGCCCAATTATACCTAGTACTACATTAGCTATCGATGAAATCTCTGTTCCAATACATATCGCTTATGAAATGTGTCGGGAAGGTTTCTTAGATTACTTAATGAAAGAGCTGAATTTTACCAAAAACGAAGCACTCAAAGCAACAAAAGAAGAATATAATAATTCGGAAACTCTGAAAATGTTTAAAGAGTATGCGGAAAAACAAATCGTACTAATGGTTTCCTAATTGGTACGTTAGGTGTGAATCCTAGAATATTACAGTACCTGAAAACTGTAGTATTAAATTTTGTGTATTGCTGGGAAGAATCTTATTTCTAATCAGCAGTTGAAAGTTATATTTACAAGAAAACAAAACCCTAAAAAAGAAGAGCTTATGAAGATAAAAAGAAAATTATATTCATCTTCGCTATCTTCTAACAGCCCCTGGAATCGTTCCGAACATATGAAAGCGCTTCACGCACAAGGACGATATACCGGAACTTCTAAAATTGGGCTGTGGAATTCTAGCGAAGAGAAAAGATTAAGAATGGCTCAGATTATGACTAAAAATGCCCTAGATAAAAATGCTAAAGGGTATGGATCTGAATATGCAATGAGAGTAAATAACCGAAACCTCCTTTTTAATAAATTTCAAGGAGAACAAGGATATATGTACTTCGTTAAATTTCCTAAGTCAGTTAAAATCGGATTCTCTAAGGACTGGGATAGGCGCATAAACTATCAATTTCCACACATGAATCATATCTTGGGTGGACAGGTTATAGCAATCATCTCTGGACCTACAACCGAATTAGCTGACCTCGAATTTGATACACTTATTAAATTTCAAGACTATACGAAACTTAATGAAACCGGAACAAAATATACTGAATTTCTAGATCTAAAAGTCAAAAAACAAGTATACGACTTCCTAAAACATAGAGTTTCTGAAAATAAAGACCTAGAATTTTTAATACAAAACTCACTGTAAATATAAACTATTCAACCCAACGACTATGGACAAAACCAGGCTAGTGTTGTGATAACCTAGTTTTAACCATGGAAAATATAGTCTTTGCAAGATAGAATTATATCTTGGGTAATCAATATAAGTTGGCTAAAGTATTGATTATCACAGAATTAATCGCCAACCCTCTTTGCACGAGTACAGTATGTTTAGCATGAAGCTCAAGCTTAATGATTCATATGCAATTGAATTTCCCATCGCTGTTTGTGAGCCTTTAAATGCTGACTTCGATGGCGATACGTGCTCCATACAACTCGTCCCTCCAGAGGCAGCAGAAGAAACATATCTTAGGATGTCGCCAAGATATGTGAATGTTTATAAGAAAAATAATGAACCTATATTTAAATTTAACCACGAAACTTTGAATGGTCTTGCAGTTGCATCAGAATACGTATTTGATGATCAGGATGAATTAGAAAATCCTAGACACTTTTATACGGATTATGTGCAACTTCTTAAAGATGTTGAAGTAGAGAAAAAAATTAAAGTAGGTACTCCAATTACATTCACTGGAAAAATTGGAAATGTTGAATATACCGCTAAAACAACAAGTTATGGTAGACTTCGAATTTCTAAGATTCTAGACGCAGATATGGATGAAATTGGGATTTTATCTAATAAATATGAACGTATCAGTGCTAAAGCTGCTTCGAAATTATCTTTATATCTTAATCAATTTCCTGATGGAGTTGAGAAAAGAAAAGCATTACAGAAGCTTGCCCTCAGAATTGTTACATTAGCAGGAGTAGTTACGTTTGACTATAAAATTGTAGCTTAAGAAATAAATTATCTTGAGAAAATTCTATTAAAATGCTAGAACTATTAGAATAAAGTAGAATTAGCATCTCTATCTCTTAGATAAAATAGAGTTCAACGACTAAATATAGAACTGTATGAAGTTATATACAGATGATATAGTCTATCTAAATTAAGAAGATTTAGAATTAATGAAAACGTTATATGCTGATTGTGATACTGAGACGTATAAAAGAATATGTAATGTTGCAGATTCAAAAGATCTTACTGATAAACAAAAACTTCTTATAATGACTGAAGAATTTCGTTAATTATTTTTAGCGACTTAATAATTTTAATTATTAAGAAAAATAAGAGAATTGCTAGAACTATATATAAAATACTGAACTAGCATCAAGTAGTATTAACTATTTGTTCAACGACTATGTACTTATTATAAAATGATATAGTCTACCTTTATTGATTGAATAAAGAGTTAGTGAAATATGAAAAAGAAGTTTCTGAAAGTTTTAGTACAGATCTTAAAAATGAATTAGCACGTGCAAATCGTGTAAAACTAAACTCGATTGTAGCAATGTCAATGCCTAAAGAAAAAAAATTGGGCAATATAATGAAAATTAACTCATTATATTAAAATTATGTTAATTGCTGGAACTGTAAGAATTATAGAATTAGCATCAAGTAAAAGCTTAAATTATTTGTTCAACGACTATATACATAATATTAAAGATATAGTCTAAACTTATATAAAGTAATATAAGTATCATTGCAATTTATTGTTAGTGGAGTTGATGAAAAACCTGTTATTACACGAGGAACACTTTTGTCAGGATATACAGAAAAAGACTATCAGCTTCATTCAATCGAGAATAGATCACTACAGTCAATTTTAGTTTACCTTTAGTTGACTATAAATTCTACTAAATGCTGGAATTCTGTGAAGAGAATCAGCAGTTAATACAAAACTAAGTCATAAAGTTGTGAAATTATTATGACAGATATAGAAAAAGAAGTATTTAAATTATTTTTATTACTTAATCCTCAACCTGGAGTATCATTTAGTGATTGGACTACAGGAAAAGGGACTAATAAGAAATATAAATTGTTTTCATGGTTAATTGGAGAAGAGGAAGATAGGTTTGTAAGTTATTTAAAATTTTCTCGAGAATTAAGAAAAGTAAATTCATCATTTACTTTGCAAATATACTATGATATAGTAGTATTAGGATTATTAAATATAGAAGATAGACCTAGATGCCCTATTTGTGGAAAGTATACTGAATTTGATAGTTTTAGAAGAGGGTATAAAATGACATGTTCTACAAAATGTAGAAAAATTGTTAAACAAAATATCATGGAGAAAAACCATCAAATGCTTAAAAGGAGACCAGTATCTAATGAAACCAGAGAAAAATTAAGTATTTCTCATAAAGGAAAAATACCAAAAGAAGCAATTAAAGCTAGAACTGCTCAATTAAAAGAATTTGCCAAAACAGAAGAAGGAAAATCTTTTTATAAAAAATTAGGAGAAGAGAATTCAAAAAGAAATATTAAAAAACTTATCTCAAGTCCAGAAAATAATTCTAATATTTATGGAGGAAATAAGAAATTTAAACGTGGTAAGTATTTCTCTAACATATTCAATATTAATTTTTGGTATGATTCTTCTTGGGAACTTTGTTTTATAAAATATATTGAAAAAATTTATAAAAAAGGAGATATAGTAAATTTCTCTAGATGTAAAGATTATATAGAGTATGTTAGTCCTATTGATAATAAGATACATAGATATCTTCCAGATTTTTATATAGAATTTAGTTCTGGAATAAAGTTAGTTATTGAATTGAAACCGGAGAGACTTTTTAAAAGTGATCAGTTGGTACTATCAAAGAAAATAGCTGCAAAGAAGTATTTTTATAAAAAAGACATAAATTATATAGTTCTTACTGAAAAAGAGTTATTTATTTCTAAAAAAGAGAAATATTATAGTAAAAAAATTAATAAAAAAGGTGTATTAAAAGCATCATTTAATATTTATGATTATATAGTTTAATTAAGATTTAGTTTTGTATTAATTCAACGACTATATGTAGAAACTTATGTGAATAAGAAAGGTATAGTCTAAGTCTTTATGAATAAATAAAGATATTACTGAAAAGTTAGTGGAGTTAGAAATATAGCTTGATATGGGTAGCCCACTATAAATAACAAAGAAATGCTGGAAATAATAATAGACAGACAAAGTCAAAGTTTTTTAAAATCAGCAACTTATCGACGAGAAAAAGATGAATTATTAGTACTTTTTAAAACTTAATGTGTAGATTTGAAAAATTCTTAGAAACTCTAAGGCTTGTTGGAAGTATAGCAAGAACTGTACTCTCTGGAATTGAAGAATATAGAAAAATTCAAGAAACAAAAGCTTACCGAGAGAATAAGAAAAATAATGTAAAATATCTACCAAGACCAAAAAGGTATAATAGTAGAAGAAAACAAAGATAAGATCAACGACTATGTATTGTTAGATTAAGGAAACTCTTTAATCATGATATAGTCTAATCTTACGTGAATAAGCGTAAGCAGGATAAGAGATTAGAAGACGTCTTTTAAAAAATTATAATATCTAATCTCTTTGAATGACCCTCAAGCGGATAAGTTTAAATTGTCCCTTAGATATTTTACTATCTAAGAAAACTTCAAGAATTGCTGGAAAATAAAAAATCAGCAAAGAAGATTTCAGATTAAATCTTCTATCAACGACTATGTATGAAGAAAGAGTAAAGTAATAAACTCTTTATGATATAGTCTAGTAATCTATATAAAATATAGATTTATTCGATTTAACACGACAAATTTCATTCCTTTTAAATAGTTTTATATATCATGAAGGAGAAGATCCAGAAAACACAGGATTACTCATTCCACGATATAAAGCATTAGGAAGAACAGCACCGAACGGAAAGGTATACCCAGACAAACCAATAGTAAATGGTTCTGAGGATGATCTTGTTCCAGTACGTTCGATTGTTACAAAAAGAACTGGAGATTTAAGCACAATTACACCAGACCTGATTGGAAAGAAATTTAGTTTTACTGATGGAGCAGCAATAGGATTATCATTTGCTACATCATTAACTGAAGGTACTACTCAATCAGCATTAGGTCTGAAACATGGTGGCCATGAACGTGTGCTTAACTTAGAAGGTTTATTAAAAGCACCAAAACAATGTGAATTTAGAGAGGAGGGTAGATGGATTTACCTAAAAGTTAGGGGAGGAGAGTTGAAGTATCCTAGACCTAACAATTGGGTAGGAGTAGGTAAAACAAAATTCGAGAAAGGTGACTTGATCGGAGGAGCCTATAATACTACCTCGCCCATTTACAAGTTGAACGCTCTCATTAAGCTTATGCGTGCAAAAGGTTCCGACGGGACCCGATATTTTGAGAAGGATAATGTTATTGTATCTGATTGTTATGCTTTGAATGATGGGGTTATTCATTACAAGGAGACTAAGGAGGGTGATATAGAGGTTTGGATTGGAGATCGTCAATATGATTATAATCCAGATTGTATGTATTACTTTCCAGAGGGTACGGAGGTTAAGAAGTTTCAAAGAATTTCCAGCGGAGTTTGCAATATGAATCATGTTATTGCAGAGTTGGGTTCTAATCTTAATGATATTTACTTAATCTTCAGAAAGCAATTTTACACTTTAACAGATGGAGGTTTTGTATCTACGGGTTTAACAGATCTTCACGCTACACAGGAAGAACTTATTGAGCTTTTGTTTACTGGTTTGACTGATGTAACTGTAGATCCGGAGACTGAGAAGATAGAAGACATTCAGTATCTAGGGACTCAAAGTGGTGTTTTAAATAAGAAATCATTCTATACAGTACTGTCTTACGGTTATAGCTCTAGAGTTGTGTCTAAAGCTCTCAAAGGGGAATTAAATCTTTCTGGTGACGTAATGACAGAAACTATATTAGGATTACTTTTAAATAATAAACTTGACGAAAAACAAAAGTAAAAACAAATTATGGGAACTATCAAATTTGAAATAGATCTTCCAGAATTTGAAAAAGAGTTGAGTATTAATGTAACTATTCATAGAGACGGTGAGGTGGTTTATACTACTACTACCTCATCTCCCTCTGTGGATAAATCTAATAATACTAATCTTTTATCGAGCCTTGGAAGTAAACCCGAGCAAGAAAAATGTATCTCTGTGGATGGAGATAAACAAAAAGAAGAAAAACCCAAGAAAGCATCAACTACGTCTCGAAGGGGAGGAAACTTGATGAACTTGGATATATGATGATTAAAACCAGAGAAGAGAATTTTTTGTTATGAACGATAATTATTATAAAATTATACTATCATATGAAATTCCATATAACATTTTAGACAGTCAAGATCCGAATATTATACAGGCGAGAGAAATATTATATGAAAAACTTAGAGATGATATTTTTCCGAAGTATGAAAGATTTTCGGTAAAGCTTACATTACATCAACTTAAAGATAACTTCAATTATCTTGTTACTTATGAAGCTTTTTTTAGATCTCTTGATGGTAAACCTATGGGAGAATATGTAGAGGCTCGTAGCTTAAAAGATAGTATTAAATCAGAATTAGAAACATTTTTTAATTCAGTAGATTGCGAATATAAGCAATTAAATATAAAACCATTAGTATAATGAGTAATTTTAATCAATATTTCAGAAACACTGGAGCAAAAATTATAGTAGATCGATTTTTTAATAAAGTTGATGCATATAATCCTAAAGTAAAAGTTGGAAAAATTGGATATTCATTTATAGAAGAACCTCCTCAACCAGCTTCTTACTATATTGAAAATGGATTAACTGCTACACATAAAGTAAGAATTGAATATACAACTATAACGGATGGGAAAGAAGATCCTGAAATGAAGTATGCAGAGTTCGAAGTTCCTAAAGAAATTGATGGTGCATTTATTATAGAAGGCGCTTATCGTATTTCAACTAATCGAATGGGATCTGATTATGACTGTCGTATTAAAATGTCTGGTACAGGAGATTATAAAGTTAATTTCGACTATGATAGAGTTTACGATATTCAAAAACAGATTCTGAAGATAAAAAGAATTAATCCGGAACTTGGAATTGCAGATAAACCAATTGATATAAAGTTTGAAGACATTGATAAATACTTGGAAACTGATAAAAAGGAGATCTTGAAGTTAACTGAAAGACAAACCAAGAAATTAATGATCAAACTTGACTTGGATTATAAACCTGAATATATTACACAAAAACTAATACAGGAATGTTTGGCCTTTGGAGATGATAGACTAAAAGACTTAATCATTGATAAAACATTAGAATCAGTTCCTAACAGTTTTATGCAATATATCTTTAGAAATAATAACGGAAGAAATTATTTTGCAGCAAGACGAAGAATTACATCATATTTTACAAAGTATGGTAAAATTCAAGATCAAGTTACTGCAATTAGTACATTAGCATTCCGTTATTTTAAAGGAAGTAGCGATAACAAAGGAGACTCTAGCCTACAAGTTCCTCCCGGAGTAAATTCCATTAACTTAGAGGCTATTTCCCAAAAAATTGTTATCCCTGCGAGCGTAGCATTTAATCAGACCTTTACGGATCTGGTTGATATCGCGGATTAATGGTTAGTCCGTTCAGAAAATAATATTCTGATAGAATTTTGTGAATTGCTGGAAATATCTTCTTGTGAAAGAGGATTCATCAGCAGTATGATTTTATTTAGATTTTTAATAAAGATTGCTATAATAAAAAAAAAGACTCTTAATAAATGAAAATTATAGCAAAAGATATTGAAACTGAATACCATAATAGATTATGGTATTACAACGTTTATAATAATTTAATAAATAAAGCTCTTAATAGAGGATTAGATAAAACTAAATTAGAGGGTTATTATGAAAAACATCATATTCTTCCTAAATGTATAGATGGAAAAGATGAAAATAGTAATTATGTTCTGTTAACAGCAAAAGAACATATATTAGCTCATATGTTATTATCAAGAATTTACCCAGATAATTTAAATTTAGTTAGAAGTACTTCTGCTATTCTTATGAAAAATAGAGGGAGAGTAGATCAATTATTTAGCATCTCTTTAAGAACTATTACTAGCATTAGAGAAAATTACGCTAATTATAAGGATGAGTTTTCGAAAGAGCAACTAGGAAAAGAAATTTCGGAATCTCATAGGAAAAATTTATCTAAATCTCATATCGGTAATAAGTTATCAGAAGATACGAAAAATAAATTAAAGAAAAGTAGATATCACTGTACAGTAGAAGGCCCTAATGGAGATATTTACAGTTCAATAGTTGAGTGTTCAAAGAAAACAGGAATAGCTCAAACTACTTTAAAGGATTGGATAAAAAATAGACCAGAAAAAGGTTATAAAATTATTGAAACTAATAGACAATCTAAAAGTATAAAAGTAATAGGTCCTGATGGAACTATTTATAGTAGTATTAAAGATTGTGCTAAGAAATTAAATAGAAATGATAAAACAATAAAGTCTTGGATAGAAAGACATCCAGAACTAGGATATAAGTATTATAATAATTAACTATTTTATAGAGTCTTTATTAATCCAAAATAAAATCATATTCAACGACTATGTACAAGAAAACAATTAATGTTTTAAGATATAGTCTAGTAATAATAGAAATATTATTTAATAACGACACCTATTAATTTATTAGTAGCATTCTGATATAAAACATTAGAATGAAAACTCTAAAATTGCTGGAACTTAGAAAAGAATCAGCATCATCTCAAGCAAATAAAGAGATGTTCAACGACTATAGAAAGAGCTTGAAGTAAAGTTTCAAAGATAATATAGTCTATTACTTAATAAAATAAAATTAAGTTATAAAAGTAATAATAATACTAATCTCCAGAACTCACTCACGGTCTCATGTCATATTACAGATGATGATGTATTATTTGATGTATATGATCCAAATTTTGTTAAGGTAACTATACCATACATAGACTATCTTAACAAAAAAGTTGCGGCAAGTGAGTATGTAGATTATGAAACTAATACCTTGAAACCTGATAAAGATGGTCAGGTAGAAGTTAAGTATAGGATGAAAAGAAAAATGGTTCCAGTCGAAGAAATAGAGTTGATCGATTTGGCGCCTGATTATAGATTATCTAGTACAACTCGAAGAATTCCTTTTGTCAATTATAAAATAGTTGCCTAATTTTATAGTAGATTAGGAAAATTATACTAAAATGCTGGAAAGATAGATTCAAATCAGCAAAAAGGATATCTTAGATTTATCTAAGTAATATAAATCCTTTCTCAACGACTAAATGTATAACCTAGGAACTAAAACCTGGGATGATATAGTCTACTTAAGTTAAAAATAATTTAAGTGTATACAGATAGTGTCAGAATAAGCATGGGTACTAATTTATGTGCCGCTTAAAGTAGTAATATTTTAAGTAATTAGTAAGTAAATTCGGTGAAGGAATAATTAAAATTCTAATACCGAGCTAAAGATAATAGATTTCTTTAGTGTAACGAATAAAGACTTACTAACCAAAATAAAGGTTAAATTTATATTCTAAACTATAATTAAAAGTATATTATAGAAGATTTGACATCAATGCTTAAACAGAGTATACCTCTAATTAATGCGGAGCGTGCACTTGTTGACACTGGAAGGAATGAAGAGTTGAAAGATAATATATTAAATGAAAAGTTCAGTTATCCAGAGGGTAAAGTAAAAGAAATAACTAATGATGAAGTTATAATTGAATTGCCTGATGGAACTGAGACAAATATTTTACGAAGAACAGCGATTCAGAGTATAAATGACGTGGCGGTATTTACAGAGCCTAAAGTAAAAATCGGCCAAAAAGTAAAACAGGGAGATATTATAACTGGTGCAGTTGGACATACTCCTGAAACATATAAGGCCGGCGTTAATGCTCTGGTACTTTTCCACGCCTATTATGGTTTAGTAAATGAGGATGCTTTGGTGATATCAGAATCATTTGCAAATCGTATAGCATCTTATAGTATAATTGACTTAATGATTAATGTTAAGAGTACTAGTGCTATTAAGTGGATCGCCCCTATTGGAACAAAGGTTAAATCAAAAGATGCAGTAGTGACATTATATAAAGCTGTTCGTCTTGATGCTATAAATCAGGCACTACAAGAAAAACTCGGAGGACTTTTTGGAGAAGGACATGATCTCTCCGAATATACTATCGAGGATCATTTAGTTGTGCCTAATAATATAGACGAGGCGGTAGTTTCTGATGTTATGATACAAGAAATGAAAAAACCTAAAATTCCTAAATCAGTAAAAGCACCAGATTATTCATTTACACATACTTCACAGGATGTTATAGATGAATATGAAAAAACAAAAGATAGAAAAATTATCTACGAAAAATATCCAGAGTATATTGCGGCAGATACATTAGATCCTATTAATATGGATCCAGATGCATATAAGATCGTATATACTGTTCGTGTAAGACTTATTAAAAGAACCATCGGAATGATAGGCTCTAAAATTACTTCTAGATATGGAGGTAAGGGTGTTGTATCAAAAATTCAATCTGACGATTTAATGCCTATAATGGTCGATAAGGATGGAAAACAAAAAAGAGTAGAGGTTGTGATGAATCCTATTTAATGAATGGGACTTAGATTTTTTGAAATCTATGAAAAAGCTTTAAAATGCTGGAAAAATATTAAAATTTAATCAGCATCAAGTAGTATAGTAGTATTTAATTACTTGTTCAACGACTATGGCAAGCTTAAATAATATAGTCTAATCTTAATAAAAATTTATTAAGCAAGAATGTATTCAACAATCAACCGTAAAATTCCGAGCGTCCTTATGGAATTACAACTCGGAAATATAGCACACAAACTGCACGATCTTGTAGATAATTATAAGAAAACAAAAACAGGGCAAAAGAAGATTAAGCCCCTTCTTGAAACATATTACCCCGGACGTTTTACTAGTATGGATGTAGAAGAAATTATAGAACGTCATAATACTAGTAAAATCGAGGATATGTATTATTTCAATGTTGGCTGCTTCTCTACTAAATTTACTCCAGAACTTGTAAATCAATGGGCTGAAGATTTAGGTGTAGAAAGTCAGAGTAAAATTCTTATGCCTGAGACTGAATTAACAGATCTCGATGAATTAAAAGAAAATCTAGAACCAGAAGAATATGATAAATTAGTTTCTGGAATGTCTGGTAAGTTTAGAGAAGTAGATAAACCTTTGCAGGCGGGATTCATGACCCTTGAAGAGTTATACCATATACCATCATATAGTAATAAGGTTACATCAAGTCTATATGGCGTAGATATTAATGCTAAACGAGATGAACCTATACTTGGAAAGGGACGCTATAGACAGACAGGACAGAAAATTGGTGAGATGGAATTGGCCGTATTACTTTCTAGAAATGCGGATCAATTTATCAGCGGTGCTAGAAAAGACACTGCGAAGGAAGATAATCAAATGTTCTTAAATAATCTACTTGGTCTAGGATTAACCGTTGTAGATGATAAGGGATTTAATCAAGGTGGATTAAAAATAAAATGGTCCAAAGTTTGAGATATAACTTAAGAATTGTTAGAATTGCTAGAAAGACTTAATGAGAAAGTTTAATTAGCAGTCTAGATTTATAAAACTAGATTCAACGACTATGTGAACAATTATAAATTGAAATCTAATTTGTAAAAGATATAGTCTAGTACTAAAATTTATTAGAGATAATAATTAGTAAGCAAGTCTAAAAAAAGAATTAAATGATTTAAAGATTAAATTCCGTCGTAAAAATAACCTATTAAATATGGGAGGTAATTGATATGGAAAATAATAGCTGTTTAATGCTAAATTGCTCGCTCTATCTTCCAGTATCTTTATCTGCTATATTTAGTAGAGAAGATCTTAAAGATACTGGAATTGAAAATGAATCACATATAACATTATTATACGCTCAAGGAAAAGAAATCCCTAGGATGAATATTCTAGGAGATATCGAAACTATCTTAGGAGAACCCGAATTTGATAATTTTATTGAATATATAAGATCTGAAAATACTGAAAGAATTTTAAATAATTTTGAGATCGGATCTTTTGAGAATGATAGTGATTATATAGTGTTGAAAATGAAACAAACTAGTGAATTGTATAAAACACTTGGATTAATCAATAAAGGATTAAGAACGAAGTATGAAGTTGTTTCTGAGTATTCTTATACACCTCATATATCTCTTGCTGAACTTCAACCAGGAACAGCAAAGAAATATCTTGAGGATCCTAAAATTAGTTTAATACTAAATGAAAGTTTTGTATCATTTGAAGATCTTGTTATTTCCTATGGACCTAGTAATACGCCCGTAGATAGATTGAGATATAACCTAACTACATTTAATGCTATTGATTACTTCTTTCATACAGAAAATATGAGAAAAGAAAATTCAGAATTAGATTAAAAAATATATGATTCTCATTAATATACTATACTAATAATCTAATTCTAAATAAATCATTTAGGGAGGGAATTGATTCCCTCCTTATTTTAATTTATTATTTTATGAATTGGAAAGAATTTGATTTTAATAAAACACAAAAATACATAATAGACAATGATATAAAAACCAGAAGAGAATTTCAAAGTTCTCCTCATAGAGGTTTATATAAAAGAGCTAGATTAAAAGGATTTCTAAAAGATTTAAAATTTCAAAAAGAACAAACTAATTGGTCAGAAAACTATAAAACCATAGAAGATGTTCAAAATTTTATTGATAAAGAGAATATACCTAATCCAATGTATCTATATAATAATTTTAGGGGATTACATAATAGATGTTGTGAGAAAGGGTGGATTAAGTATCTAAAATTTTCTAAAAAACAAAATAATTGGGAGCATATTAAAACAATTCAAGATGCACAAGAATTTATTTTCAAAAATAATATAGAGTCTCCCAAAGATTTTAGAAATAAATATCCTGGATTAACTAATTTGTGTACTACGAATGGATGGATAAAAGATCTTAATTATATAAACTATACTAAACGTGAAAAAATTTCATGGAAATCAATTAACTCTATTGAACTTATGCAGAAATTTATTTATGATAATTTAATTACAAAAAGCGAATTGCATGATAAATTTCCAGGATTATGTACTAAATGTTATAATAATGGATGGATAAAATATTTAAAGTTTATAAAGAAATCAGTAAATATGAAAATATCATCTTGGGAAAAATCTTTAGTAAGTTTTTTACAGGATAAATTAATAGTAAATACTCAATTAGATTCATATTCATCTTATTCTAAAATAGATATATTTTTGCCAAATCTTAATATAGCTATTGAAGTACAAGGTCCAAATCATTACAGTAAACATTGTAGAGGTAGTTTTAATTCATTTTTAAAAACAAGAAAATCTGATATAAAGAAAAATAGATGGTGTAGAGAGCAAGGAATTACTTTGTTATACTTTAGCTATGATAAACTATTAGTAGAAAAATATGGATATCCCTGGTATATTTACACATCAGAGAAAGAATTGTTGGCAGAAATAGAACGAATCAAATCCTTATAAGTGTAGTAATAAACAAAATATTAATATTATGGAATCAGAAATTAAATTACCAAAGAAAGGAATTGTTGTTGGAGTTGAGTTAGAAAATCTTAATGAGTTTTTTAACCGAACTCAGCATTCGATAGGAACTACAGGAAAGTTTGAGATTTTGAGTGAACTTGAAAAGAAAGTAAAGGGAGAAAAAATACGACACTTAACTGAATATGTTCTTATGAAATATAAACCATTAGAAAGTATTGTATTTAGAATTTCTCGCTATATAAAAGGAGAAAATCAAGAGGAATACATAGTTTATTACAAATTCGAGGGATTTATTTCTTGAAAATAAAATTAGAAGAAGGGATAATAATTAAATCCCTTCTTTTTTCATGTCAAAGCCTTATATGTGAATAAAAAACTTAAATATAGAAAATTTATGAAAGCAGGAGGAGTAATAGCAACTATGATTGCTAGTTATTTAGCTGGAAAAGTTCTTTATGGAACAGGAAAAGCTATAAGTAGAGCTTTAGGTGGTTATCCTAGTAAAGAAGTAGAAAAGAAAATTGATGCTCTTCAACCAAAACTAAATGTAATGTTTGAATTCTATGAATCAAAAAATAATACTTCTAAAGTATCAGATCTTGAGAATCTTAATAAAAGACTCTCTAATGTTATTACTGAAGAGGATTATTTAGAAGTAGAGATTGAAGTGGAAAAGTTTTGGAATATTTATAAAAAAGAGCAGAAAAATTAAAAAAGAGAGGATTAATTTCCTCTCTTAATTTTTTATTTGCTTTCCACTAATTCTTTTGTTGCCTTTCTATGATAACCTTTCTTCTCAAATGCTTCAATAAAAATTCTTTTATGTATTGGATTTCCGGCCGCATCTTTTCCGTAGTATTGATTTCTCCAATGACCTCTTACACCAAAGGGACAATCTATATTTATTTCAGTATCGTATAGTTTATCTACTATAATTACTCCTTGATTTCTTCGGCCAGTATTAGGATCTTCAAATTGTGTAGGTGGATTTTTTACTTTTCCAGATAACACAGATTCAAATGTTTCAGTTTTTATTTCAGAAGTCATCAAAAATATAAAACTTTTAAATGATTCATAGATAAATCTGTATTTTATGCTAAATGATTCCTTAGCTTCAACCGAATATAAAGTTTGATTATAATTATTTTTAAAATATTTAATAAGATCATCTATAGTTTTATTATTTGATAATAAATCTTCTTGACTATCTATTACCTCTTTATAGTAATCTTCTAATGTATCTGACCATCCTAATGAAGTAAACTCATTCATCATTTTTGAAGGAATACTTTTAAAAAATTTATCCAAACAATTAAACTGTTTACAAAGTTTGTATGAGTTAACAAATTCATCCATGCTATATAAACAACCTTCTAAGTTTAATTCAGAAAAATTTAATAAATCACTCTTTTTTATTACTACACTTCCTAATGAATTAAATGTTTTTTTATCATTGCCCATAATACACTTTCCAATAAATGCATATAGTATAATATATTCATTTGTTATACAAAAAATAGAGTGGGCATTATAGTCTGTTTCCTGTTTATCTTTCGTACTAGAATTATATATCAATCCAAATTTAGCTTTCTTTTCTGAATTTCTAAATAAGTCTTCTAAGTTCTTTTTACTGACTATATCTCTTAATTTGCTAGAAAATAGCCGTTCTTTATTAAGTGAATAAAATCGAATATAGTTTTGTATATTACTTGAAATTTTATATTTTCTTATAGGTCTGGGTTCTTTACTTACAACTTCAAAAAATACATTTTCAAATTCAGTAATATGTTTACGGTTCCTTCTAAAATTTTCTAAGCCTTCTTTTTGTAAAACATATTTTACTGCAAATAATTTCTCGTAATCTTTTTCCATAATTTTTCTTTCTTTTAGTTTTTATTACATTAATAAGGATTTTGGGGAAATAAAAAAAGAATATCCAAATTAATGAATATTCTTTAAATAGTGGGCCCAGCCAGGCTTGAACTGACGACCTTCTGATTATGAGTCAGCTTCTCTAACCAACTGAGATATGGGCCCTGTTATAATTATGTCTAGTATCGGGAGGGGAGCTCGAATCCCCACGGGTCTTATTTTTCTGCCCAAAACATTTTAAGTGTTTCTTGTCTACCTATTCCAACATCCCGACATCCTTTTTAGTTGTTATTGTGTCTTGATAGATTTTTTATTTTATTTCAGAATTTCTTCCTCCATAAAATTGATTTCCAGATTCTATAAATAATATCTTTCAATCTTTTCTATCATATATAAGAATTTCAGGGTTTCTGAGATTCCTCTTTTTCCTCAAGTTTAAAATTTCCTGCAGTACCATGTCCTAACGATAGTACTAACTTTACTGCCTCAGGACCTCTCATGTAGTAATATCCGTCTGGCGCAGGTTTTTCAGAATTTAAATTTTTACTAATACTTTTAGTAGAAATAACTGATTCCTTCTTTGCAGATGTAATTGAATTATATGCTCCAAGAACTCTTAATTTATCTTTAGAAAATTTATATATTATATTCTCCATCTTTTTATGTAATTTCTCTTTGTCTCCAAGTTTAATACAAATATATTTTGTAGAAATTACATTACTACTTAATAACCTATCTACTCTGGATCTTTTAATATTGTCTTTTCCAACTAGTTTCTGGATATCTCTCGAAAAACCAAAATTTAAAAAGTCTCCATATAGATCTGCTAATACTATTTTTTCTGATAATTTTTCCAGAGTATTTACATTATTCATATTTCCTTTTTGATCAGTAACTCTAAGATTAGAAAAACTATTATCTGTTTTTATTGTATTAATGTGATCAATTATTTCTCCCTTTTTTAAATTTCTTCTTAAGAGATATTCCATAATAACTGTATGCGCTTTAGTACTATTACTATCAACTATAATATATCCTTTATTATTAAGTGTTCCTATTAATTTATTAAATCTATTTGATTTAATAAATCCTTCACTACACACAGACCATTGAGGATATTTCCAGTGTTCATACCAAGTATAGTCATCTAAGTTTCCAGAAAATCCTATAAGATCAAAAAACTTTTGATTATTTAATGATTCTTGTCGTTTCCAATAATATCCTTTATAGCTATATTGACTTTTTTTAGCAATCGAAGAAATGTAACGTATATCATATCCTTTACTATCTAAAGAATCTATTGTAAATAATTCATTTCCCTTTTTATCCATTGCAGTATATTTAATTCGTTTATCTTTATGAACTGGTAAGCGTCTATCTGGACTATTATTTTCACTTTTAGTAACCCATTCTAAGTTAGATAGGTTATTATTTCTTGGATTATGATCTATATGATTAACTATATTATATATTTTTGGTTCTGAATTATTATAGAAAACGGTAGCCATTATTATATGAATAGATTTTGCTTTTCTTTTATGCTTTTCTATATATTGTGGAGAGATTGTAGTATATCCAAATTCATCTTGTTGTTGTTTTAATAGTTGTTTAGTGTATTTATTTCTAACTTCAGATTTTTTATTAATCTCATATATATCCTTAATACCTGGATATACTAATGGAATAAATTCATAGTCAGGGAGATCTGGATATTTTTGATCTTGGCGATTAAATGGTTTTTCTTTACACATAACAAAAATAGTTTCTAAATTAAACATCTTTTTCATCACACATATAAGAGAAAAAACTTAAATTTTACGTGTTTTGTAAGTTTCAAGTTTTAATAATATAAAATTCAAGTATATAAAAATAAGAGAGGTAGAAAATGTATCTAACCTCTCTATGTTATTTTACATAAAAATATCTTGACCATTAATCTGTATTCTTATGTTTCCGAAGGGATTGCCTCCGATTATGCCACTAGTTCCAGGGATTTCTTCAGGGATCACCTCTTCTATGACATCTTCATCATTACTAATGATAGTTGGTAATTTTTCTTCGTCGATTGATTCTATTATTTCCTCTTCCATAATTTATTTTCTATTAAAACAATCCAAGTAAATTAGTAATATCTCCTATATCTGTATTACTGATTTTTGTTCCTTCTACTTCTACTACTTCACCTTCTTGATTTACGTATCTAGTGCCAGGGAAAACTATTTCTTTTTTCTGAATTGCTGCCTTGTATTCATAATTTTCAGTAGATTCTTTAAGTTTTTTTACCCAATATTTAGCATAGTCGCCTTCTACTGTTTCAGGATCATATGGTTCTTCAAATAATCCTTCTTTTGGCTGGGGGCATTCCATTTTTACTTTAATAACTGAATCTTCATTTTCAGTATCAGTCATTTCATATTCCCAATAAAAGTAGTTTTTCTTTTTATTACTTTTATATGTACCTTCTGTCTTAAGGTCATCCCATATATTTTTAATAAGCTCCACAATATTAGTAGTACTTGCTTGTCCTGGAGTTAATAAAATCTGTTCTTGAACTAAAGCATTTTCAATAATAAATGCTTGTCCTTTAATTATTTTTGATTTACTCATTGTTTATCAATTTTTTATTTATTTATTTATTTTCAGGTTCAAATTCCCAAGCTCTTCCATGACCTTGAGATAATATTAATTCAACTGCTTTATCTCCCCTATAACTTTTATGAAACAATAAAAGAACACTAGATCGATCTATAAATATTTCTTTTATAAATTTTTCTAATGTTCTTTCATATATTAGGTTTTAACCTTTCTCTAAGTGCATTTTTATCATTTCATATTATCACTAGCTACTTTTTCAGCTAATCTTAAGTATGATATGCAATTATAGTATTCCGAGTCTTCCTCTGGATATACTATTTCAGATACACTAAATATTTTATCTACTTCTTTTTCTACTTCAGGATCATGGAGATATTTTTTCATAAAATAACTTAATCCTCCTAAAACAATAATACCATCATCTAAAGCATCAAGTACCTCTCCATAATTTTTATCTAAATATTGAAAAACTTCGATAATATATTTTTTTGAAAACTCTTCAACTTGTCTAGATAAATCTATTGTTTTTCCTCTGCGTTTTAAAACTCCAGTATCTAAAATTACTTGGCCTTCTTTAATTGAAATTGATATCGAATAATTTTTATATAGATAATCAACGAGATCGTAAACTATTCTAATTACGCCAGAATCTTTTACTCCTACAGCAGCACCTGCTGAAGAAGTACCGTTGATAATACTACAGAAATCTAAAGTTTCAAATCCTCCATCAAGTATTAATGCATTTCTTAACTTAACATCATTACGTCTAGAAGCTTCACGAACATTTAACCCATATTCATTATAGGTATATTTACATGATAAGCCTTGGCAAAAACAATATATATAATCTTCTTTATTTATATTTAATGTTTCATATAAATAATCTAATAATTCATCTACGTTATCATTGGTATTAAAAGCCATTGATAAACCAATAGCTAATTTATCAAATGCATTTATTCCTTCATCTCCGCCATATTTTTTTATTAAATATGACAACCATGGGGCATAAACTGCTTTTAAATCTTCAAAAGTTTCGAGTTTAAGTAAATAAGATCTAGGTACTTTTAATGCTGCAGGTCCTAATACATAATAATCCCCTCCTAATGGAAATACCATATCATCATCACTTTCAAGTGGTTTTTCAGGGAGTTTTGCTGTTGCACTAATAAACTTTTCAAATTTTATTAAACCGTTGGAATCCTTAAAAGAACACTTAATAGCAGAGAAACCAACATCAACACTTAAAATTCTCAAATTGCTCATCTTTTATAATTTTCTAAAATTTGTTCGTAAGCCTTTATTATATTCTTATCAACTTTATACTTTTTAAGATCTCCTAGAACAGTATTAGTTAGGTAATCAAATGGTACATGTGGGAGAAGTGCAGTATATCCAGATGTAACCATACCAACTGAAAAGTGTTCTGTTGGTTGATTAAGTGCTACTATAACAATTTGAGTTAATCCTGACTCTCCTGTAGTATCTTTATAAGCAAATACTAGATCTCCAGCAAGTAATGAACTATGAATACTAGCCCATAAATCATTTGCTACAGACATTGCATTTTCCCATCCCCATACTCTTCTTTTTTCTAGAAGTTCATAATCTTTTTCCGACATTTTTTCACTCTCCATCGGATTCGAGTTTTTCTTTGTCTTTTCCATCACTTAAAATATAAATTAGTATATAATAATAATCTGCTTCTTCACAATCAACTTCTTGAATTCCAACTACATCAATATTAGAATAATCTCCCCAGGTCTTTACTACTTTTGATAGTGATCCTAGAATATGTGCTAAATATTCAGGAGTATCTTGATATTTTCTAGCTTCGAATAGAATATTATAATAAATCCATTCACCAGCCTCTCGATTTCTTTTCTTTGTTTCTAAAAATCTCAATCCTATTCCTGGAGTTTTATCTATATAATCATATTCTAAGATTCGTTGGGTTAATTGATTTTGAATTTCTAATCTAGTATTTCCTTTTAATCCAAGAAGTCGTTTTATATCGTTATTGTATTCCGGAACTGCCATAACCTGATCCTCCTCGTTCTGTTTCATCAAGTTTACTAACTTCCTCTAATTCCATATGAGTTACTTCTGCACAAACCATCTGAGCAATTCTTTCTCCATGTTCTACAGTTACCTCTACAGGACTAAGATTAACTAAAATTACTCCAATTTCTCCTCTATAGTTTGAATCTATAGTGGCTGGTCCATTTAAAACTCCTAATCCTTTTTTAAAGGCTTCTCCAGATCTAGCTCTAACTTGGATTTCAGTTCTAGGGGGAAGTTGAACATATATGCCTGTAGGAACTAATTTTCTTTCTAACGGTTTTAATGTAAATTCTTCACCGATATTTCTAAGGTCCATTCCAGAATCTCCAGGCTTTGCATAACTTGGAAGTGGAAATTTTGATTTATTAATAATTTTTACAACCATGATACTGTATTACTATAAAATGTTTTATTACCTATACCTAAAAAATGTTTTTGTTCACGAGAATCAGTATATACATTTACATCCCCAATAAAGTCTTTAATAATTGTATAACACCAATCTCCATGTTCTACTAAAAAATCTGGCTTATATTTTAAAACTTCGTCAAGATAAAATACTCCAAAAGTCCCAGAATCTACACAATATCTTCCAATAGTTTCCCTCTGATTAACTAATTTTTCAAGATTAATCTGATTTTCAATTGAAGGATTATCGTAAAGATTATAGTAAGCTTCTTCAATATCATCTATGAATTTTTCAAGCTCAAGTAAGCCAAGAATATTTTTTAGTTTTGATACTTTCCATCTTCCATCTCCAACTCCAGTATCTTCCCAAATATAATTATCAGAGAATCCTACTTCTTCCGAGATAGTCATATTATTATAATTAAATCCGTTTCCCCAATCCTTATTTTCTGCAATATAGCAGGGATCTGTGATAATAATCGTTCCGTTAAAATTCATAATTTATACTTTTTTCTTGTTCTAAACTTAAATAACCAAGATGTTCCAGAAATAAACTTTACTTGTCCAATTACATCAGGTCCTTTATACATTTCATTAATATTAGTTGAATAAACATTAAATCCATAGTTTTCAGGGCCAAGACAAGTTCTAGGTTTTATCAATTCTCCAGATGCTATTAAAGATTGAAGAGTTGACATTAGATAATCATAATCTTCTGGTAATAGATAAGTCGGTTTTTCTAAGTCCTCCAGTGCTAAACAATAATAAACTGGGAGACCTAGATATACCGTTTTTCCTTTCTGTTCAAATATAAGTAATCTAGTTTCTTTTTCATATCTTACTTTAATTGGAATCGGAAAGTTTGTTTTTACTGTATTATCAGAAAACTCTACTAAGGAATTATATATTTCTAGAATATCATTTTGTAGAGTAGTCATTGTAATTAATCTTCAGAAGTTGCACAAAATACTTTAATACCCATCTGATCTAAAAGATTATAGATCTGAGTAGTAATAGCTGGTGATACAGATCCAGTAGTATTCTTAATTTTATCCATATTATTTAACAATAATGTAAATGGATTTTTAACACCACTTAATTTATTAGGATCAAACAAACCAGACTGTTCTACAATCTGCCTAAGGATAGCTGGAATTTCAAGACCTTCACCAGGAATAATTTTAGTTGCAGTTGGGTAATCATATTGCATGAAGTTGTAATCGATTACATTCCACTCTACTACATCACCTGTCGGGATACCGGTTGCATTTTCTTCATCATCAGCTACATTTTGAATCTGAACAAGATAACCAACTTGAGCTAACCAATAATTAATGCAAGAAAAATCCTTAGTACTCATTGTAGTTTCTGAATTAATAAAGCTTACTAATTCAGCGTTACCAATACTATTTTCGAAATTTGCTAAATTATTCTTTAAAAAACCCTTAACAAATTCCATAACACTTACGCCCATACCTTCTTTATCAAAACGGCTACGAGCAACACAACGGCCTACCATAGAATTCATTTCTTGGGCCGGAATAGAATACAAATTTACTTCAATCATTTTAATGTTATTTTATATAATATTTAATTCGGGGCTATCAACTAATAAGAAAATAGCCCATAAACGCTCTTCAATCAGACCTGACTCAAACAATTCTTTTTCAGATGTAGTAAAATCTCCAATAGTTAAGATAGCTTTATATATTTCTATAAAATCTATCTCCTTACCATTTTTCCAAGATATATACTGATCAACTAACCAAGATTCGAAGGGTGCATTATTCATTTGCTGATAATCAAGAATAATAAATTCATTAATTCCAAATGCATCCTTAAGGAGTTGAAAAATATCTGAAATTCTTGCTCGGTAGGAATATTTAGATACTAAGATTTTATATACTGCTTTCACTGTATCAGTATAATCTGTATCATTTCTTGTTTTTATATAATTTTTTCTTTGCTCTAAATCAAACATTTTCTATCTCTACTTCTAATGGAAATAATCTCTTAATTTCAACCAGTTTTAAATATTTATCATTATATTGATCCATAAAATCTTTCACTTCTTTATAATGATCAAATACCCAATTTCCATTAAGACTATTTAATACCTTTGATTTATCTTCAAGTTGAAATAGGTAAGTTTCAATAGTAATATCATTTCCTGAACCGTGATAGGATTTAGGAGTACTACTTATCCTTTCAATATCAAATATATCTCCCCAAATTGGATCTCTCCAATCTATATCGAGTACGTAAAATATTAATTCTCGAAGAAAAGATAATTCGAATAATTTATTAAATGAGTTTCCTGATCCTTTCCATTCATACTTAAAAGAGTTAACTTTATCTTCCAAGCCCCAAGATTTTATTAAGTCTAAGAGTTCAAGATAAAGTCTATTCCATTCTTCTTTTGGTTTTTCTACAATTATTGCTTCTTGTTTAAATTCCAATAGACTTTTCATAATAACTTCTTAAGATTGTATAACTTGCTTTCCAAACTAAATCTAAATTTCTCACTTGTAAATCTGTTTTAAGGTAAGATCTTAATTGATTATAGTAACTATTAGGATCATTTCTTTCAACACTTCCCAACAATTGATCTATATTAATCCTAGTACTTTCCCACTTAAATCGATCTATAACAAGTAATTTATTAAGATCTAGTTGTTGTTTAATATTACTAAGAGATCCTATATAATTATTCATTCGATCTAGTCTTTCAGTACACATAGGATTTCCACATTTCAAAAGACTTCCATAAACATCTTTTTCTGACATATTATAACCACAGCTACAAGTTGGCCACATAAAATCTCCATTACCTTCAGTAAAAGAATCCCCTACCATTGGAATAGTTGAATTAGCCATAATAATACTTACTATTGCTCCAGGGGTAATTTTCTTTTTTACCATTTTTCCCACACTTCCAGCACTTGGTTTTCTTACTGTACATCCTTTTACTTGAATTGGATCGATTAGAATATTAGCTGACCAAGAATCTTTTCCTTTAGCTACTTGAGAATTCCATTGTATACCTCTTACTGTAGTTTTTAAAGCTTCAGTTCCTGATCCAGCACCAGCAAATTTTAAGGCGCCGAGACATATTCCAAATTCATCATATACTACCCAACCATCATTTAAGAAGTAACCAGTTGAAGTAACTGTTTTATCTGTTTCTGTATATTCTTTATTTCCGGCGCTCATAAGTTCTTCTATAGTCCATACATCGGCAGGGGAAAATAAGATATGTCCATCAGTTTTTGAACATACAGTTTCAAACATTTTTAAAACTTCACGATAGTCTGTTTTTCTTAGTATTTGTCCTTCTATTGAATCATCAGTATAATATCTATAAGCTCTAAGAGTTAATAAATTATTTACCTCAGATTCACAATACTTAGAATTTATTAGTCCATTGGCTCTTTGTCTAGCAGTTTCAGGATCAGTATCAGAAAGTCGATTAATGTCAACTAATGCCTCTGCCTGAATTGCTACTATACCTTTCGGAAATCTTTTTGGAAGGAAGTTTATTAATTTCCAAGTTTGATCTACCCCATAGTTATCCAAATTTAAATTTCCGACTGTAACTATTCTTTTTGGAATACCAGTTGAAGAATCTAAATAAATTGCTATACTAGATCCATCATACTTTAGATCACAGTATTTTCCAGAGTTTTCATTCATAAACTCTGAAAGAGCACTTAACATAGTTTTTTCTTCAACTTTTTTCTTTTTAATTTTTTCTATATAAGAATTTTTTGTCTTAGTTCCTTTTAAATATGTTTGATAAACATAATCTCTGACAAAAAATCCATCTTCTTGCGCTGCTCTAGCTTCTAACATATCATATACAGCATCATCCATTCCGGTAGGTACTGAATCAATGTAATAGTTTTTACATGCAAGAATAAGGTCTTTCCATTTTTCTAATGATTTTTCTGTAATATTATTTGTAACACACATAAGTTTATTTATTTTTTAATAGCCATCCAATCATTATATCTTGGACTTCTGAGTCAAACATTTCTTTAATATTACTAAAGTCATCTTCTGGTATAAAAGATGAATTAGGTTTTATTGCAACTTCATATTCAACTTCTCGACGATCAGAATATCTAGTAATTATCTTATATCCAAGTTTTACTAAAAATTCTTTCATCTTATCATAATCCCAGTGCATTCCGAAAGGTTTAGACATCATCATATTACTAATAACTAAATCAGTAAGTGGACAATCTGGTAAATCTTCCGGCTCAAAATCGAAATCATCTTCTTGTTCATCAAAATTAATATTTCCTTCCTCCCCATCATAGAGAGGAAAGTCGTTATCATCTTCTTTTTTCATAATTTTTTTTATTTTATTTAACCTCATTAATTAGAAAATCAAGCTTTCTCGGCTGCGTATTAAGCATATAATTTATAATATAACTCACTCCAAAACGATCGATCATATCATCTTTTGTTTTTGATAATATATTTTCTATAAAATCAGGAAAATTTATAGAAATTTTGTCGGTTAATTCATAAGCTCCTTGAATTGTTCTATAGTAATATATCTCAGATTCAGAAGAAATTCCATTGAAATTGTATAAATCACTTTTTAAAAATTTATTAACAAATTCCACTCCAATCCTTTTATAATTATCTCCATGAGTAATCGTATAAAATAATTTCTCTCTTTTAGCTTCAAACCTATAACCTCTTAAAGAATCCTGAGAATTAATTAATTTTAAAATTTTCTCAAAATTTGGAAGTTTTGAGGTATCTGATCTATATTTTTCTCGATAAAGATATGCTAATCTAGATATATAACCTTGATATCTACCATCTGCTAAAGACATATATAACCATTCGTCACTAAATCCAATTGAAACTGAATTGGTATTACTAATTATTATCTTTGTCATAAAATAATGAAACCCCACCCTGGGATAAAATATCAAAACCAGGATGAGGTGTAGTATATTATTATTTATTAACCTTCTATTTTAGTTTCGGAAATATTATCATCAATGATTGTACAATCAATTAAGAGAATCATTGACGCTGCTGAAATAGAATTTTCAAGAGCTACTCGAAGAGATTTAGAACTATCTAAGATCCCCTCCTCAAGTAAATTACCATACTTTCGAGTCTTAGCATTATATCCAATTCCTGGTTTAGATGATTTAACCTTTTCTAGAACTACTTCTCCAGAAACTCCTGAATTGTCTGCAATTGTTTTAAGAATTACTGGAAGACTTGAGAATACAATTTCTGCACCCTCTACTTCATCTCCAACTAAAGATTTCCAGAATGTCTTATCTTTCTTCACTTCTAATGATCCTTTGTAATAGATATAACCACTTCCTAAAGAACATCCTTCAGCAATAGCACTTTTAGATGCTAGAATAGAATCTTCAATAGTTTGTTTAAGGTTCTGTTTTTCAGTTTCAGAAGCTCCTCCAGCTCTCACTACTGCAATACCTCCACTAAGATTTGCTACTCGTTTCGCAAATTTAGTTTTATCATAATCTGATATTCCAGGATCTGTAAGTTTGGTGCTAAGAATTTCTACCCTTTCAGCAATCTCTTTAGAATCACCACCACCTTCATAGATAATACATGAATCTCTAGAAATTACAACTTTCTTAGCTACTCCAAGATCCTCTTTTGTTGCTTGTGTGACTGATAATCCGTTCTCAGGAGAAATATATTTACCGCCAGTTAAAATTGAAATATCTGCCATAATATTTTTCCTTGAATCTCCGAAATCAATACCTTTTACAACACAACATCTAATTGCACCTTGAAGAGTATTCATAACAAGAGTTGTATTTACTACTTCATCAATATCATCTACTATAAATAAGAATGGGCGTCCAGTAGGTACAAGCTGTTCCATTAACGGAAGAATTTGCTGTACACTAGATAATCTTTCTCCTACTACAATTACATAAGGATCTTCCATTACACAAGTTCCATCAGTAGGATTTGTAACATACTGTGGAGAAGCCCAACCACGATCGAGTTTCATTCCAGTAGTTACATCAATAGTAGTTTCAAGACCACTAGAGAAATCAGCTGTAATAATACCAAGCATTCCAACTTTCTCCATACATTCAACTACCAGATTTCCAATGGCCGGATCATTATTGGCTGAAATAGTTGCCACCTTTCTGATCTTTTCCATATCATCATTTACTGGAATTGAATTATTTTTGATATACTCAGCCATCCATTTTCCGGCCTTAAGCATACCAGATTTCACCTCATTTACATTAGCTCCAGTTCGTAATGCTTTTTGTCCTTTTTCACACATTTCTTTGATTAATAGTGAAGTTGAACTTGTACCGTCACCTGCTAATCTTTCTGTTTGAGCGGCAGCATTTTTTACAAAGATAGCTCCTGTATTCTGAAGTTGATTCTTAAATGAAATCGACTTAGCAACAGTAGCTCCATCTCTTGACACCTCTGGACCTGTAAATCCTGAAATACACACGGCTTTACCTGACGGGCCGAGTGTTTTCTTAATTGCCTCTACTGATTTTTTTACACCTTCAATAATTTCGGCCTGAGTTTCAAAGCCGTGATTAATAATTTTTCCTTCTGACATGTTTCGTTTTAATTAAAGTACTACAATAATTTCATTTAAAGTTATAACACGATATTCTGTTCCATCTTGAGTAAATGATTTTCCTGTGTTTGGATAAATCAAGATAGTATCACCAGGTTTTAATACTCCCTCGCTAACTTCTTCACCTACTCCAATAACTTCAGCTCTTTCATATTCACTCGCAGGAACAACAAAATTTCCTATCTTTTGAGTCATAGTATCTTTTTTATCTACTATGACCAATACTTTAGATTGAATTACTTTCATTTTTATTAATTTTATTTTAAATTTTTACTCATATATAAGAAAATCACCCTTAGAAATCACCCTTTTTATTGATTTGGAGGGAAAAACCAACTTCCGTCTGTGAAATCTTAAAAGCCTTATATATGAAAGAATAAAAACCCAACCACCTATAACACAGTAGGTAGTTGGGTAAAATTTTTAAAGGAATTACAACAAATCAGTAGAAAAATTTGAACATTAGAAAAAGTATCAACCCTTTAAAAATTTTCAGAAAATGAAAAAATTTTTAATTGTAATTATCATCCTTATATTAGGGATGATATTTCTAGGTAAAATTTTTATAGTAATCCTAGAAGTTTTTGCACTATACTCAGCATTTAGAATGAGTTATGATGCATTATTCGGAAAATAAATATAAAATATTTTCATGGAGAGATTCGAAATAAACGAATCTCTTTTTTATTTTTTATTCTTCAGGTTTATAGTCCCCCGCAGTTCCATGCCCTAACAAAAGAACTAACTTAACTGCCTCCGGACCTCTCATATAATACATTCCATTAATATCATGATCTGTATTAATATATTTCAATATAGTCTTATTATCATTATGTAAATTATTTCCTGTACTATAGATAGAAGAATATGCTCCTAATATTTTTGTTTTACTTTTATTAAATATGTAAATTACGTTTTCCATCTTTTTATACAGTGCATCTTTATCTCCTGCTTCTATACAGATATATTTTTGATTTACTATATTAACAAGTAATATTGAATCTCTTTTACTCTTATTTACTTCTTTTTTCAGAAATATTCTATAAAATTCTTTAGAAGACGTGTAATTTAAGAAATCCCCACATAAATCAGAAACTACGAAACATTTTATTAATTTTTCTAAAGTTTTCTGATTATTCATATTCCCCTTCATATCAGTTACTCGAAGATTAGAAAAACTATTATCATGTCTTACAGTATTTATATGATCTACTACTTCATCCTTTTCTAAATCTCGTTTTAATATAAATTCTGCAATTACTCTATGAACTCTAAAATAAATTCTTTTATTATTTATTCGAATACTTGAACCTACATATCCATCTGAAGTTAAACTATATAAAAGTTTATCTTTATATTTTATAAATCCTTCTTTACATACATATAATCCAGGATATTTCCAATGTTCATACCATTCATAATCATCTAAGTTTCCAGAAAATCCGAGAATTATTTTTTCTTTTTTATTTTCTACTTTCCAAAAATACCCTTTATACTTTCTATTATCTTTTATAGCAGATATAATACTATCAGGATCATATATTATACTTTTTTTATCTCTCCTAGTTAATCTAAATATTTCTTCATTATTATCTAGAGCTATATACTGAACTAAATTATCTTCAGAAGTCAAGGAACATTTTCCAGATTTTTTATTCATATTATCATGTGGAGTGACCCATTCTAAATTAAAAAGATTATTATTCTCAGGATTATGATCAATATGATTAACTATAGAGTAAATGTCAAGATTTGGATTTTCTAAGAATATAAATGCAACTAATCTATGAACTCTAAAATGAAGCTTTTTCCCACTATTCGATATTAGAGTTTGGCTAATATATCCATATCTATTTATACTGTTTAATAACTTTCCCGTTTTATTATTTATTATCTCTCCTCTTTTATTTATCCTATAGGTATCTTTCTTTATATCTAATATATTTAGAAAAATAAATTCATCCTCAGGAAGGTCTGGATACTTTTCTATACGCTTTAAGAGAGGTACTCCGTTTGAATCACATTCGGATAGGTAAATATTACTATTATTCATATCTCTTCCAGTGACAGATTCTACTTCACTTTTGATTAATTCATTATTAGTGTTTTTCATATAAGAAAATTTTATTTATATATCTCATCCTAAAAATATTTTTATTAAAGGAGATTTCGAATAATAAAGATTGCGCAATTTTATTACCCTACTTTCTCCTTATATTTTCTTAGGATGAAAAACAAAAGAACACTAGATCAATTTATAAATTTTTCTAGTGTTCTTTCATATATTAGGTTTTAACCTTCTCTAAAGTGCGAAACTTACTTTAAGGTTTATTATTAAATGGAGTTGGTCCAGTACAATATTGTTGAACGTTAATATTATTTCCTTGTTGTTTCTGTGGTCCTCCTCCATGCCTATATATACTTTGTTGAGCTTGATTATATTGAATATTATAGTTGTTTATCATCAAATCAATGTCAGCTTCAGAATAATACATCTTAGTTTGTATTAGTCGAAGATCATCATAAATCTTCTTTGGTAAACTTTTAAATCTACCATTCTGAAGTCTTATATTATAATCAATTATATTTGTTTCTCCACGTCGATTCTTCGTAATTGTTGACACCCCTAGGTTATTCGGGTTTGGGCGATCTCCCGCTTTAGATCTTGTTATAATAAAATCTACCACATCACATATATATTAACTATATAAAATATCTTATATAGATTAGAATATAAATTCAACTTAATAAGTTGGTAAGTCTTTATTCGTTATACCTTAGATTTTCCCTAAGGCTTGGTATTACTATTTTTCTCCTTAGTTTCACCAAATTTACTTACTTATTATTTAAAGTATTACTACCTTAAACGGCTAATATTTATTAACCTTGTGGCTAGATCCGGCTATATAAGACATATCCAACACTTCTTGACTATACGCCCCAATTTTTAACTGAGACAGTATAAATACTAATTTTCCCATAGCGGTTAATTCAGTAAGTTTATCATATATATCACCAAATGATTTATACATAGAACCATCCTCTCCTCCGTGAGCCCCGCGAAATCCGGCATCATAATCGATAAACAGGATTTTATAATCTTTTGTCTTCATCATTTCTATATATTCATCTACTGATATTTTTCCAGCTGGTAATATCGTAATACTAAGATTATTCCCTATAACCTGACACATGCTATTGTATATAGGTCCTAAGTTCTGTGCTACTTCATTAAATGGTAATCCACTAAATTGAGCACCAAGACGAATTATAAAATCTTTCATTTTTAAATCTCCTAACGCCAGGTAATGGACTTTATATCCAGCTATCGCCATGTTTAAACTTTCTTGCATTGCCATCAAAGACTTTCCAACTCCTGGAGGCATTGCGATAAGTCCGAGTTGTCCAAATTCATAAGCTCCGCATGAAAAGCAATTATTTATCCATTCAAATTTACTAGGTACACCACCTTCTGCCTGTTCAGCGATGATTGAATTAATATCTATTTGTGTAAATCCAATCTCACTAAAATTATCTAGATCAGCAGTAGTTTTAACATTTATATTTTTCACAAACTTAACATATTCTTCTGGATTTTGAGAATAGAGTCTGTTTGCTTTTTGAAGATTAACTGAATATATTACATCAGTTAAAATCTTTCTGGCTGGTTCAATTTGACTTTTTGTATATTTTTTCCATTTTATAATTTCATTCATCACCTCTTGAGTCTCTTGTGGAGTTTTCTGAGATCTAAATAAGATACTCCTAAATAAAGGCTCATCTATATTTTCTAGAGGATAAGTCTTTATAGCATCCACGAGTTGAGAGACCATACCATTTCCGGCTGTTTGTGGATTAGTCTGAAAATAATATTGAAGATCTAATATATTATTTTTAGCATCCTGAAATAAATATTGATTAAAACAGCTAAAAATCAAATCAAATACACTACCATTATCCATACTATATTTTTAAAGATTTTCTTCATTAATAACTATATCTTGAATATCACAATACTTATAGTAGTTATGTAATAGTTCATCTCTTTGTTCGAATCCTTTTGTATATACCGGGATTCTTTTCGGTATTTTAGGTTTTAGTGCAAGAACGTTCATATTAGTTCCTCTTGCTGTTCGTCCTAGTTGTTGAAGAACCGATCCAGCGTTGATATTAGAAACTAGTAATATATTTTCTAATCCAGGAAGGTCTAGTGCTCTAAATCCTGCGGCGGTACTAGGAATTATATCTACCATTCCATTTTTAATATATTCGCATGATTGTTGAAGATCTAGGTTTGTTTTATTTCCAGACAAGTCATAATAAATATATCCTTCGCCGCAAATTAAGAGCACTCTAAATACTCCAATAAAAAAGTTATCTATCCAAGTTGAAATAATATTATTTAAATTATTTATTGGGATATATAATTTAGGATATTTTTTTGCTATCTTTACAATCAATTCACATACTCCAGGATCAACCCAAATTTTTGACATTATTGTATTATAGACATTATTATCCTCATTAAAATCCTCTTCTGTAAATTTAATATTATTTAAAGCGATAGTATTTATGTGGATACTATTTATTTTCAGACTAGTAGGCATTCTATAAACTAATGCTGGTCCGAAATATTTAATTAAGTCCTTGTTTCTTACTACTGTTTCCGTAATTCCCTGTGCAAATGTGATCATAACTCCTGAATCTCGATCTGCAGTTCCAGAAAATCCGTACATAACTTCAGCATTCACTAGTCTATCATATATCCATTCACCAGAAGGATTAATAGTATATTCTACTTCATCTACTAGAACCCAATCGAATTTCTTAAGTTTCTCTTCCTCTAAAATACATAGGTCTGGATCTTTTATTTTCTTTTGATTTAGAAATCCTGAAGTAATTATACATCCAAGATCTCCATCTATTGATGTAGGTAATTTACCACCAAATCTAGACTCGTATCTTTTTACAATTTCATCTTTCGCTTTTTTTCCTGGAGTTATAACTAATACTTTCTTTCCGAGTTCATTATGTGCATAGTTTATAAGAGTTGCTATAGTTTCAGTTTTACCATATCCTGTATTAGTTTGAATAATCGCTCTCTTATATTTTAACACATGCAACATATCTTCATTTTGATAATCTCTGAGATTTGGAAATGGATAGGTTCGATAATAATCTGCAAATATTGTTCTAAGAATTGTATTATAATCTGTATCTGATAGGATTGGTTTAAATACATTAGCAATATAAGCTGCCCATCCCATTCCTAAGATAAAAGTATATATTCCTTTCTTAGGTCCGCATGATCTAGGGTTATCATAAAGTTTTGTTATTTCTTCAGTTGTATTCCAAGATTTCAACCAAGGGGAATACTTAGTTACTTTTCTTTTAAATTCTAAAAGACATTTTACACTAGGGTCATCAGTTTTTATTACTATTTTATTTATAGTATTATCTATCGATGCTGTTATCATTTTATTTAATCCATTGTAAATTATTTCCAGCCCTAAGTTTTCGTTTCATACATTCTTCTGGATCTTCTCCATTAGATTTTATGATATTAATAGGGCAATAATCTATTCTTTTTCTTATTTTTTTAGCTACACCCATAGATTTTTCAGTATCATCTAAGTAACATAAAATTTTTTCAGGAACGTACTCACTAAGAAAATCTAATTGATAATCTGATATAGAACTTCCCAAAACTGCAAAAGGTATATAATCAGGTGCCATAATTAAAGCAGCTATAGCATCATATACCCCTTCCACTACTATTATTTTTCTTAGACCTTGACCATGATCTATTACATAAGGAGGCTTTGCTGATATTTGTGGGAAAAGATATCTAATTTTTGTCTTTCCAGAAAATCTAATCTGGTAATAAAATACTTCCCCATGATATTTAAATGGCATTACTACATTTCCATCAACAAATTTAAAGTCTAGGAGTTTATAGATGTCGTTCATAAAAGGATGTCTACTCATTAGATAATCATAGCCTCTTTGATCAAAATTATCAAATTCATTCCAGTATTTATCTAATGTCCATATAGGATCTTCTGTAAGTTTAACTACATTTGGATGACCTGAATATCCATAATACAATGACATAAAATCAGGTACTTTAAATGATGTATCAACTTCATCAGACACATGTATATAGGCTCGATTACATACAAAACAAGTACCAACAGTTAAGTCAGTTTTTATATATAATTTATGTTTTGTATGTCCAGAATCTCTACAAAATGGACAATGAATAATATAGTGTCCTGTTGAATTTGCATGAGGTTCTACTTCTTCCATACTAGATACTCCATAAAAATCTTTAAGAAGTTCTTCGAAGTTACAAAACACTAATACACGTCCATCTTTTAATTTTACTTCTTTATAGTCTACCATAATTTTTATAATGAAACTGACATGATAAAATACTTTCCTTTCTCAGTCCATCTTCTTTGATTGTGAGGTTTTCCATCTTTTCCTGCAATCATTATATCTTTTGTTAATCCAAGAGTATCATAAGGGGCTTTAAGAAACCATTTATTACCTTGATGAAATATTATATTTTTTGATTCTAGAATATTATATATGTCTTTACTAGATTTACATAAGTTTAGCCCTTTTGTAATTTCTGTCATCGTATATAAATTCTCAGATGTGGAGATAACTAGGTTTGCAAAATTTACTAAATCCTTTTGGGAATCTAATATATTCTTAAGGTAAATATTTTCGTTATTAGATTCAATTAATTTTTGTTGAATATCCATATAAGCTCTTTCAAACGATTCTCTAGATTGATCAATAATAGAATATCCATTAATCATTATTTCCTTTATTCTATCATTACACCAAATAGAGAACATAGGATTTAACCATCTAGCGAATTCTAGGGCTACGTTTTCATGTAGCCAAGTTCCCTGAAATTTTGGCACACCTCCTTGAATTTTTACAATTAAATCCGTTATGGGAATTCCCATAACGCTTTCTAATGCTTTCAGAAATTCTTTTGTAGATTTCTGTCTATACCAATCAGCAAATAGCTTCCCAAAAGGTTTAGCCATTTCAGTTGCATTAATCATTGTTCCCTTACCATCTCCTCTTAATGAAAAATTAATTTCATTGTTATCAAATTTAAAGATAAAACTTCTATCTTCCATGATATTTATACTCTTGAAATAAAAATGGAATCCCTTAGATAAAATTCTATGAGATTCCAATAGTTTATAATACTTTATTTATTTTTTTTCCTCTTTAGTTTCAGGTACTGATTTTTCTTTCTCTTTTTCAGCCGGTTTTGTTGGAGTTGCTGCCGGTTTTTTATCTACTGGCTGCGGTTCTTTTTCTTTTTCCTTATTACAAACACAAGGATCTTGATTACACTTCGGACATTCTTTTGGTGCAAAACGTTCAATAGCTTCATCAAGGGATTGAACTACAAAACCTACTGATCCTGATACTCCTGCACACATATTTATTTCAAATGGTCCTGATACAATTAATGCTAGTTCATTGTAATCATAAGAACTTACTAGTAAACTTAGAAATTCATTACTAGGCATAATATCACCAGAAACAGAATGTGCTGGGATAGTAATTCGTTGAGTACCTGATAAAGGTAAATTAATTTGTGATTTTGTTCCGTTATAAACTCTCATAATTTTTATTTATTAATGTTTTCTATTTTATTTTCCGGGGTACACAACTAACTCCGGATTTTCTCAATTATTAGGGTTTGAGTTCTCAAGGACTGTGTTTTTATCATCGGGCTCTTCTATAAATACTGGAAGATCAATTTTAGGAAGTGCACAAAGAAAATGTTTAGATTCAGTTTTTTGAGAATTTTTCTTTTTAAAGAATCTTTTCTTTTTTTCTTCGATTACTCTATGCACTAAAATTCCAGAGATTAGTTTTCCCGTATTTACTATATGAATATTCCATCCATCAGTTTCCGGAAATTTCATTCGAAGAGCTGATAAAACTTGATACCTTACTATAGCATATTTAGATTGAAGAGTAGCATCTTTCGGAAATTCTGTAACCTCCAAAAGATCATCCACAAACATTTCTAATTCCGTTCTTAATTTCGGATCAACTCCATCAACAATATTTACTGGAGAACCTAGATTTATATTAATATCTTCTAAAGGAAATAAATACTCAGGAGAATCTACACTTAAAACTAGATTCTTATTAAATATCAACGAAGTATCTACAACTTTCTTAAGTGGTTTATGAAGTCTAGACACATTCTTTTTTAAGGAAAATTTACTTGAACATTCAGATCCAATTATATTATCCTTTATATACAACATTGATTCTTTGGATAAAATCAAATCACGTCCAGATAAGAATATAACAGAACAATAATTTCCAGCAAAACCAAGAAGATAAGGAATAGTAAAGCTAGAGATTACAGATGCTGAGTTAATATATCCGCCGAGAGGATTAAAGCCAAGTAAATCTATTGCATTTTCCTTACAGTAATTAACAATATCATAATTAAAATTCAAAGGACATAAATCAAGAGAGACGAATTTAATTTTCTCTTCAATAGCTTTTTCTATGGCTTTGAGATCTTCGGCGGTCTTTGGATTCTTTACCCCAAACTCTCCAATTATTTTATATTCCCTAAGTTGTTTAATAGTTTCTTTAATAGTTTCCAGATTTTTAAGAACTACTTCAGAATCTATCAATAACAAGTCGACTTTCTTTCTTCCAAGTTCAAGAAGATGCCCAAGGAGTGCTCTTTCAGGATTATCTAAAAAATCAATAGAAGTGATTAAGCTACTTTCTGAAAAACTCTTTATAAATTCAGAAATCAAAAAATCATTATTAGCTGAGATAGATGTATGAAAATAATCAAAAGAGTATTCATCTTCAGGATCTACCCACGGTTTAATGGTCATATTCGAAGTATCTAACCCTACCCCTTGTACTTTAAATTTTGTTGATGTTGTTGTCATAAAATAGATATATTAATTATGTTATTAGATAATGTTTCATTTTTCTCAGGGAGCCAAGAGATATTAATTATTGGTTCTTTTTCAGAATTTAAATTAATACTGTTCTTAAGAAATACTGAATCCTTAAATACTTTACAAGCTCCAAGTAATTCTAAGAAAATAGAAAATACAAATCTCATATAGTTCTTATTTCTTAAAAGAATTAACTTTATTATAGTATAATCTTGATAACTTATTTCTTTTAGATTTACTGGCTCTTCTGTTTTAGTATCAATAACTTTAAATATTGATTTTGTATCATAACCTTGAGTATTGAAAAACTTAACACAATTAGGAGAATTATCTAATTTTAATCTTTTTGTTTTTCTATTAGAATTTAGATTAAGAATATTATATCTACTAAAATGTTGTTTATCATAAGGAACAATTTCAGGAAAAAGAATCTTATAATTATTAATCTCTATATTATTCTTTCCTGATACTATTCTATATTTCTCTGATAGATTTACTATTTTTATACCAGTCAAATTCGGAATAGATATAATTTTTGGATATCCCGGTACCCAATCTAAAAACCATATATCATTTCGATTCGGAAGATCTAGTTTACTTAGAACTTTCTTGAATTCTAAATAATCATGAGAATAGGTAGCTAAATGGTAAATACTATCAATCAAGAATAGTTGTAAATATCTATCACTAAGAATATAATCATAAAAAGATTTTATATTCTTTATAATAGTTTTAATTAATTCTTGTTTTTCTGTCTTCTTTGTAATAGAGTTACTACATATTCTACAAGGAAGATAATAAAAATCTTTAATTAATGTAGATAATGGACCTCTATATTTATTACATCTAAAGCAAAAATTATCAAGATCTTTTTGATGTGTTAATTCAATTTCACAATACTCTTGATAACTTAAAAAATGCTCTTCGGATAGATGTTTTTCAAATTCTATTGGATCATTACTTTTGAATCCACACCAAATACATTCCATTTATTTTAAATTATATAATCCTGTATCAATAAATTGTTGCTTTAAATCATTTGCTAAAATTTGCATATCTGGATGAGCATCTTTAGCACACCTTAATGAAAAGAATCCAGCTTTTTCAGGAGTATCTTCAGAAGGAATATATGTAAAATCCTCAATGTAACCAGTCATACATAGTTCGGTTTTTATATCATTTGGAAGTAATCCTCTAGCTTCTTCTGGTTTTAGTTTTTCTCCTTCGTCAGTAGAAGTTGCATATAAATAATCGATCTCTGTATTCCTCCATGATCTATCAAAAGTTGCAATAGTTCTATCCCATACTGTAAGATCTTCCCATAATTCCTGCCCATCTATGTCATGAATATAACTTCGAGATAATCCTGTTTGAGAATCTATAGTTGATGCAATATCTTCTCTAACTCTATATATCCACTGAGGAAGAATAAAGGTAAGTTCCCCTCCAAATCTATCTTTTGAATAATTTACATAACGTTGAGATTCTTGAAGAAATGAAAACGCTCTCATTACTTATTTCTTTTTCAAGAAAAATTGGACTATATCATCATCTTTTATTATCAATAAGATGTCTAGTACTTATTAGTCTCTGAACCATTCAATTCTATTGATTGATTTGGATGCTGGTTAGTATAATCTAATACTTTTCAGCAATTCTCTAGATTATTCTTGTAGTGTCTCCACTACTTGGCACAAAACGTTCTATGCCGAACAAGTTCATGAGATATACCTCTACTACAGATCCATCTAGTTGTGACTCTGTGATAATGGTTTTCAGTAGGTTCACACCAATATTTTTTCATAACTCCTTCTAGATTATGTTGATAAATAATTCTTAGATCTGTAGTAACCTCATAAGTTCCAGTTACTGAGTTATGATACCATCTAGTGTAAGGAGCAGTTTTGAAAAAGATCTCCAAGTAGTATCTATCCTCTTCTGGGATACTGAGATATACAGTTCCTGAGTTAAAAACCGCCCAATGACCTCTAGAAAAAAGCATGTTGTCAAACCTTTCCCATGAATCTTCTGTGATTTTATCTTCAGATTTATAAGCCAATCTTCCAATTTTCTCTACATGTTTCATTAATCCATCCACCCCAGGTTGTTGAGGGAGAATGGATACACTTGATTTTACGATTTTCATATTGTTTTTTATTGTTTAATGATTACATCTATAAGTTCTTCAAGGTTCTAGAAGAGCAAAAAGAAGACCTAACACCTATTTCTAAGTGCTAAGTCTTCTGAGTTTTTAACCTTGGCTACTGTTTAATTCTGCAGTAACCTTTTGAATTCTCTCCCTAATAATTTTCTTATAATGATAATCGGGAAATCTCATACTTGTAATCTGAGTTCCTCCCTTCTTTGTAGTGGATATAACAGCAACTGGTTCCATATATCTTGTCATTACATCGATACATTGTTTGTAAACACCAATTAATTTCTTCTTTGCCTGTTTTTCTTTTCTACTCAATTTCATTTTTACAAATTTTTTAAGTTATTATTACATTTATAAGATTTTTAAAGGTTTTGAAAGAAATCAATAATGCTTTTAGATTTTCCCTGAGATTCTTATATATGATATTATTAATAAAAATAAATTTAAAACAGAAAATTATGGATCCTTTATTTGGAATGATTTTTTATTTTAGTATAGCTATAACAATTAGCTTTATTTGTAGTGTTCTTGAAGCAACATTATTAAGCACACCGACTTCATTTATTCAGTCTAAAATCGATTCTGGTTCTAAGGCAGCAATAAAATTTATGAAGCTGAAGAATGAAAGGGTAGATGATGCTATCTCTGCTATTTTAACACTAAATACAGCTGCTCATGCAGTAGGTACGAGTTTAGCTAGTATAGAGGCAGTTGAGATTTTTGGGATGAAAAATTTTGCAATTATTTCTGGAATAATGACTTTTTTGATATTAGTACTTAGTGAATTAATACCAAAATCACTCGGAGCACATTATTGGAAAAGAATGACCTCAATTACAGCTAACATATTAACTTGGATGATTTATATAACATATCCTATAGTTTGGATGTCAAGATATATAATGGCTATATTCTCACCAAAAACAGAAGAAGCTACTATATCTCGAGAAGAAATATCTAGTATGGCAACAATCGGAGAGCGAGAGAAGATATTTACAGGAAGAGAAAGTAAAATAATTAAAAATCTACTTGCTCTTGATAAATTAACTGTTGGAAATATAATGACTCCTAGAACTGTTGTAAAATCTTTTGATGCTAATACTTTTCTTAAGGATTTTCCAGATGAATTTGAATTTTCTAGAATACCAATATGGGAAGATACTGAAGATAATATAGTCGGAATAGCATATAAGTCAGATATATATCAAGATTATGATGTTTATCAACCAGGATTAACAATAAAACATACAGATTATGATTCTGATATTATATTTATTCCAGATTCATCTAGTGTTAATGTATTGTTCGAAAAATTTCTTAAAACTAAACAACACTTAGCAATAGTAGTAGATGAGTATGGAACATTTGTTGGAGTAGCTAGTTTCGAAGATGTTATAGAAAATTTACTCGGAATAGAAATAGTAGATGAGACTGATACTGTAGAAGATTTACAAAAATTAGCAAAAGAAAAATGGGAAGAACGAAAAAGATCTATGAATGGTTAAAGGATATATTATGGATAATAAATCGCCAGAAAGATAAGGATTATATTAAAATCAATGAAAAGATTAATATCATCAAGAAAAATATATCAACTGGAGAGATTGATTTTTATCCACAAATAACCTATAGGATTGGTACTAAAGTTAAAGTATATATTCCTATAAATGATGCTTGGATGTTTGATTGTGCTGAATTTATTGGGACAGTACTTGGATCTTATATTTCTAGTAAGAAAGAAGCAATGTCTGATAACGATATAACGTACTTAATTTATGCAGAGTATTATGAAGTTGCTGGACGTCGTAAATACTTGAATAAAGTTCTTCAGATTAGTTCTCAAGATTGTACAATTTGTGGAATCAATGAAGAAAAGAAGAAAAAAGGAATATATACAGTAAAAGATATGTATAATGATATAAAAACATTTTGTAATAATAGTTGCATTTTATCTGATGAATGTAGCGAAGATTGTCCATTCTACCATTATGAAGCAAATAAAACTAGGAAGAAACATTTATCCTGATATTGAGTTATCTGAAGTTGATAAGTTCTTATTTCAGTATGGAATAAAAATGGAATTCTTATTTGATGATGGAGTAGAATTCTTTACTCCAGATCATATAATGACCAAAAATTATCCAGGGGACTTATCATTTTATCGGGAAGGTTTTAATAATCCAGATCTAATATTTGTAATATCTTTTGGAGAATTATTATTTCTGGATGGGGTTACAGAAAAAGAATTATTTAAAATACCAATATATGATTAGTAAATGGTTTGAAGTTAGTGTTGATTTATTTAATATAATTTTTGATACTTACTGGAAAAATAAAAAATCTTGGACATATGATAATATTATAGAAATTCAAAATCCAAGATCTATCCTAAGTGATCAACCATCTGAAAGATTATACTTAGGATATAAAATAAATATAGAAGATTACAAAAATGTTTTCACTAATTTTCTTAAGATACATACTATAGAAGCTCTTAAGGAATCAGGTTGTACAGTTCCTAATACTTACATGTCTATATGTATGATAACTAGTTTAGGACCTGATATTATACCTCTTCAACATGTGGATAAGCACTATAAGATTGTACTAGATACATGTTATGGAGAAGATCCACATCATCAACTTGAGAGTTTCTTACAAAGACCATTAACATCTTGGTATGTAAAAGAGAATGATAAATATATAATTGGAGGAGAGTATCCAGTAGAAGATAGGTTTATAAGATTTAGGTTAATTGATTATACATCATGGAAAGAAATGATTGAAAAATATCAAAAAGAAGATGTATTATCCTATCTTTATCCAGAAGATGATATTCCTAAAAAATTATTAATGTTATCAGATCAGAATCCCTCAAAGCCTTATATGTGAAAAGATAATAGATCATAAGTGAAATGTCTACTCGAAGAAAAACTCGGGTAGACTTTTTATTTAAAAAAAAATAAGAATATGGAAAAAATTATTAGAAAAATTAAATTACAATTAAAGGCAACAATAACTAGGTTTATTTGTTGGTTAAGTTATGGAATGGGGTGTTATAGAAGTGTACCAAATACCCTAGAGATTTATAGAAGTTATACATTCGACAACTTAAAAAAAGAATTAAATATATTACTGGAGATATATAGCCTTACCGAACTTGATTGTGAATATCTTAAGAAAATAGTATCTGTTAGGGCGTCTTCTGGAATTCTTAGATTATTGGAAATGCATGAAAATAAGAAAATGCAAATAACCTATAATCATCTAGAATTAAAGAAGATGATTGAAGACACTTTGGGTATAAAAATTGAAGAGATGGATTGGGGTGAATATAGATATCAACAGAAACTAAGACCATTGTTTTTATGGAATATAGGAAATGGTGAGAACGAAATAAAAAGAAAGCTTGAATTGTATAACATAGTATTATTAGTAATGGAGGAAGACTAAGGTTTTCCTCTTCATTTTTCTCCTTGAAATTCTTATATATGAAATTTAAATTAAAAAATATGAAAAAGAAATTATTAACATTATTAGCGTTAACAACATTATTGTTAGTAAGTTGTGAATCCGTTGAAAAGGTCGAAGATGTTAGTTCTTCAACAACAGTAACAATTAATCTTCCTAAAGGCGAAAAGTTTATAGATCTTAAACCAAATAACAACTCTTTAATAACTTCTGATACTTTAGGAAATATTAATGTATACTTATATTCCCCTACCAATAAAAATTTAATATTAATTTATAAAATAAAACAACAATGAAAAAGAGAACATTAATATTTTGGGGAATTATAATCATAGCTGTAGCATATATAGTATTTGTATTTATTTTCCCAGAGAATAAAAGAACTGTATTGTTTGGAGGAACTATGGAAGTAAAAGTAGAACCTGGCCAAAAAGTAATAACAGCTACATTTAGAGGAACTAGTTTATTTTATATGACTGAACCTATGGACTCTGGATATATACCTAAAACAAAAACCCTCCATGAAAAATCCGGCCGTGGTATAATCGAATCTGAAGTTAAATTTATAGAAAGAAGATGATAACGAAATATAATAGTAGAAATCGAGTATTTAGTATAACTCTCTCCCAAGAAATAATGGAGAACTACTTAAAGAAACGCGGATATCAAATTTCTACATTCTCACAAGTAGCTAAGGATTTTGGATATACGGCCGGAGAACTTATGGAGGAATTAAAACTATATCCTAGTACGTTTGATTATAAAATAGCATACCTCCCAGAAGAAAAAGAGGAAGTATATCGAAAGTTTATAAAAATTATAGAAGAACGAAGAGAAAGAGAAGATACTAAATATTATTCTGGAGGAAAATGGTTTTGGTATAACTGTGCGGAACTTGATCTCTTAAATCATATAGTAGATCTTAAATTAAAGCGAGAGCAATTATGAAGTCTGAATTTATAGAACGTATTATAAATTATGATTGAAGCTATAGAATTATTAACAAAACTAGAATGTGAAATTGATTTATTAATTAAATTATTAGGATATGAACAGAAATAAAAAAGCGTTAGTTATCTTTCATAGGGTAGATTTTGATGGAACATCCAGTATGTGTATAGCAGTAAAATCACTATACGATGAAGGGTACCAAGTAGATAAAACCGGATATAATTATGGAGATGAAATTCCAGAAATGTATGTAGATAAGAATGGAAGACCCTATGACCTGATCTGTATGGTTGATATAAGTTTCCCTCCTGAAATTATGTTACAGGTTTGGGAACACTATGGAGATAACTTTATATTCATAGATCATCATGTATCATCCATCGAAAGTTCTATACAAAATAACTACACCGGAATTAAAGGTATTCGTGAGATTGGACCAGCTGCTTGTGAATTAACTTGGAGATTTTTCTGTCCAGGTCAAGATATTCCAGAATTTATTCGACTTCTTGGAGTATATGATACTTGGAGAAAAGATGAAGTTGGAGAGGATGATTGGCAAGATGTAATACTTCCTTTACAGAGTGGTTTGAAATTTAAATATGGCTTAAATCCTGATACGTGGCTCTATGAATTTCCTAATCTATGTTTCTGGGAAGATAGATTGACAGAAGTAATAGAACTTGGAACTATTCTTAAACAAAATCAGGATAAAATTAATAAAGGAGTAGTTAAATCATTCTCATTTCCCGTTACTGTTGCTGGAAAATATAGAGGAGTTTGTGTAATAGGAACTGCATTTTCAAGTACAGTCTTTAATTCTGTCTTAAATGATTATGATATTTATATAGTATGTAATCGAAGAGATAAAGGAGTATATAGTATATCAATGTATAAAGAACCTGATCGAATTCCAGAATTTAGTTGTGCTGGATATAGAGGCATTATTTTTGGACATAAAAGTGCTGGAGGTGGTACTTTAAACTTTGAACAATTCAAGACTTTAATAGAGGATTGTGAAATTTAAAACTTATAAGAACCAAGGATTTTATTTCCTTGGTTTCTTTTTTCTTGATACATTTTTATGAGGACTAAGGAACCCTTTATCATACCTTCCGTTCACCACTAAAGGGTTCACTCCAGGGCCCTACGGGCTCTAGATTGAATAAACTATATAGGGAATAAATAGATTATAAGAATTCGATCTCCTCCCAAAGGGAGATCGAATATATTAAGTGGAACTTTTTTAATCGAAAATAGATTTACTTTATATATGGTCAAATATGTCCTATTTAAATGACAATTTTGCGCTTCTACTAACTTTAAATCCTTACAATTGAATGAAGATTATAAAGGGTATCCCTAGTCTTCGATTTTATGTAACTGGATTCTGTATTAAAAAGAATCTATAAATAATAAATTAATTAAAAACTTTATAAAATTATGACTAAAGATAAAATTATTGTACCTAGAGGAATTAGGTATATAGGAGAGTGGAAAGATTTCTGCTTTTCTAATTTTCTAAGTAAATGTATTATTAATAAACAATTACCTGGATGTGGTTTTACTGAATACTGTATTAATGGTCCTGAGAATGTAATACTTTGTTCTCCTAGAAAAATGCTTTTAAAGAATAAATATGATCAACATAAAAATGATATTTATTTAGTAATTAATGAGATGGATAAAGATCCAGATGTGGATAAGGATATTAGTAAGGATATTAAAAATCCTAATTTAGATGAAGATTATCAAGAAAAGAAAGATAATTCTGAGATCTATGAAAGATTATATAGAGAAATTGATACTTATACCTATCAAAGATATCTAAATAATCAACCAGCTAAGATTCTAGTAACATATGATTCATATAGAATCGTTAAAGATATTCTTGAAAAAATTAGAATATTTGATAGGTTTATAACTATAGTAGATGAGTTTCAGAGTATTTTACACGATTCTAGATTTAAAAGCAATACTGAAATGGGATTTTTGGAATATCTTAAACAATCACCTACTGCATACTTTGTATCAGCTACTCCTATGATGGATGAATATCTAGAAATGTTAGATGAATTTAAGGATCTCCCATATTATGAATTAGATTGGTATAGTTCAGATTCTAGTAGAGTAATCAAACCTTCATTAAAAGTACTTACAATGAAATCAGTAGGTACAAAAGCAGAAGAAGTAATTCAATCCTATCTATCAGGAGATTTTGAAGAAGTTGTTGTTCTTAGAGATAGTGTACCTACTAGAGTAATATCAGACGAAGCAGTATTTTATGTAAACAGTGTTAATCATATTATATCTATCATCAAGAAAAATGAATTAACTCCAGAACAATGTAATATATTATGTAGCAATACTCCAGAAAATCTAAAGAGAATACAAAAGAAATTAGGAAAAGGTTTTACTATAGGAGAAGTACCTCTTAAAGGAGTTAAACCTAGGATGTTTACCTTTTGTACTAGAACGGTTTACTTAGGAGCAGATTTTTATAGTTTATGTGCACGTAGTTTTATATTCTCAGATTCTAATTCAGACTGTTTAGCAGTTGATATTGCAGAAGATCTTCCACAGATACTAGGTAGACAAAGGTTGTTTAGTAATCCTTGGAACAATTCAGCAACTTTTTATTATCGTACTACAGCAGATTATAGAGAAATGAAAGAGTCTGATTTTCAGAAAATTTTAAATAAGAAAACAGAAACTACAGAAAACTTATTATCAGTATATAATAAAGGAACTGATGAAGAAAGATATGATTTAGCGAAAAATTATTTATATGTAGCTAAGTCAGCAAGTTATAAAGATAATTATGTAGCAGTAAATAAAATAATTACCAGTACAGGTAATATTATTTTAAAACCTGTTATTAATCAGCTTGTAAAAGTTAATGAGATTCGAGCATTTAAAATTCAGCAAATTGATTATAAAGATAGATTTAGTGTATTTAGTAGTGTACACTCTAAACTTACTCCTGATGATATAGTAAATAGGGATGTAACTAGATTTTTCTGTATTTATGATACTTATACTACAATTCATGATAAACTTAAAATGTTATGTGAATATCCTGTTTCTAGAGAAGTGATAGATATAGTTCTTGGACAAATAGCAGATTCTGATGAAGTTAAGTCTTATTATCTGTCATTAGGTCCTACTAAACTTAAAGCGTTATCATACAATTCTCATAAAATAAAGAAAGAGCTTGGAATAGTAACATTTAGTCCAGAATTACTTAATAATACAATTCATCAAAACTTTAATCCAGGAGAGAAATATACACTATCTAATCTTAAAGCAAAACTAGGAGATTTATATTCTAGTATTTCTTATACTGCAGTGCCAAAAGCTAATGATATTTTAAATTACTTTGAGGTAAAGGAGTATAAATCTACTGAAGTTGTAGATGGAGAGAAAAAAAGAGTAAGAGGTTATGAATTATTATCTAGAAAGGAGGTGTGTTAATTATGAAGTTAGGTAAATTAATTTCTAAAGCAATATCTTGTATAGATTCTTATATTAATCCACCAACAGAAAAAGAATTAAAAGATAAGCATAAGACTGAGTTTTATGTCTATATATCCCAATTTCCTGGATTTATGGCAATGAATATATTAGATGAAATTGAGGAACTCGAAATGGATATTTTATCAGAGGATTATTATAATATAAGAGCTGGAAAAACGTGGAAGGTTCTTATATTATATCAAGGAACTTCAGATTGTTTGGGAAATATAAATAAAGTTCTAAAAGAAGATTTGGAATATTTTAGGAAACGAGTGATAAAATTAAATGAAACGTACTTAAATGGGGAAGTTTCAAGTATGGAAAATTATGATAGAAAGATCCTTAGGTGGTGTTTTCAGTCAGAAGATCCAGAATTTAGTAGTAAATTTTTTAAATATTTAAATAAGTTGTTAAATGGTAATAAAACGTAAATTATTCTCTAAAGAAGTAGAGAGAAAGAAATCTGATAAAGGATGGGATGCTGCTTTAGGAGCTGGTATTGGTGCTACAGCTGGAGTTGCTGGTAAAATGAAGCTTGAGAAGATTAATTCAATTAAGAAATTAAAAAATGCTACTAATGCTAGAATAAATAAAGTTCATGACTATCGAACTGAGAAAGTAGAAACAGAGATGCAAAGGAGAATTAATGCTTCTGTTGATCCTTTTGAAAAATCTGTAATAGATGGGGTTAAGAAGGTGGTAAAGATATATAATATAATAAGTAGAAAGGAGGTGTGTTAATTATGTTTGAATTTATGAAAAATTTATTTAATAAAGTTAATGATAAAGAAGCTAGATCTCTATATGATCAGCTATCAAATGAATTCATAGATTATATTAATTCAGATATTAAAAATTCTAAGATATTTTGGAACACTGTAACTGAAGAAGAATTAGATATTATTAGATATGAGTATATTAATGAATTATTAATAAAGAATTATTTAATTCATAATAAAAAATATAAATATTATGATAATTTCTTCAAAAGTTATCAAAATCCGGAATATAAATTATTTTTATCGGATTTTAATATTTATAGAAGAGGACATTTAATAGAAGTTTGTACAGAATCTAGGAGTATAAACTATCTTATTGAAAATATAGAAAAATTTAGGATAACTTGTACAAAATATTCTAATAAAGATTTAGAATATAATTATTGGAAATCTATTAAAGATGAAGAAACTGACTCATATGATAGTCAGGTAGTAAATTATTTATACTTAAAATTTAAATATAATGAAGTTAAAACGAATAGTGTTCTCGAAAAAGGATAATCGAGATGAGACAGACAAGAAATGGGATTCAGCTCTCGGTTCAGTGTTAGGTGCAGCAGGTGGTTCTAGTGTTGGAACTAGTATTGGTAAAGCTATTGAAGATGATAGTAGATTTGATAGAGAAGTAACTGAGAAAGATTTAGAAAAGAGAAAGATAAAGAGAGCAGGGAAAATAGACAAGGAATATAATAAATTAATAAAAGAAGCTGAAAAACAATCCGATCCCATAAAAAAGATAGTTGAGACTAATAATTTAGAGAAAACAAAGGGATTAAAACTTAAAAACTTGGAATCTGAGTTTAAGGTTAGTAAAGATAAATTAAAAGATGCGAGAATTTCTGGGAAGCCTATAAAAGTTAAGAGAAAATTAGCTCTTCCCTTAGCTGCTGCAGGTGCTGTTATTGGTACTGTAGTGGGATCTAAATATGGTCGTGATAATAATCTCAAGAAACAAAGAGATAAAATAGAAGATGCTGCAGGAGATAGAGTTGCAGATATTGTTAGAGGAAAGAAAGAAAAATAAATATAAAAATTAAATTATTATGTCAACAAGAAGTACTATTTCAGTTAAGATACCTACTGAAATGATTGGAAAGGTATACGAGAACATTCATGGACATCAAGTTTATCTAGGAGGAGAGTATATGGTTATTTACTGTCACTTTGACAGTTATTTAGATGGTGTTGGAGAGATTTTGCAGTGTTATTATGATTCATTTGAGAAAGCTTTTGAGTTAATTCTAGGTGGTGATATCAGTTCCATCGCAGAGTCTCTTGAGGGTTGTGACTATTATGTTCGAAGAGGTGAGAGTTGGGAGAATAGCAAACCAGCTTTTTCAGATAAACCACCTAAGAGAGTTGAAGAGTATTTATATATCTTCGAATCAGGAAAGTGGTATGTTTATAATGGGTATAATTGTAATGGACCGCTGGAGGATTATCTCAGCCCGGAAATCTCTTCAAAAGATGACATGATTTCGTTACCTAAGAATTTTTGTTATTATTTACATGGTTATTTATCTGGGCTGTCATCTACCCAGCGAGAAGATAAAGGACTTGATTCTATAATTAAAACATTGGAGGGTTATTTAGATGTTTAGAGTAATTATTTGTGGTTCTAGAGAATTTGATGATTACGATCTTCTTAAGGAGAAGTGTGATCTTATTTTATCAAGAAAAGCAGCAGACCCAACGGAAAAGATTGTGATTGTTAGTGGATGTGCTAGAGGTGCTGATAGACTTGGAGAAAAATATGCTGAAGAAAAAGGTTATGAAGTTTTGCGTTATCCAGCTGATTGGGATAGATATGGAAAAAGTGCTGGGTATAGGAGAAATAAACAAATGGCAGAAGTGGCTAATGCATGTATAGCTTTCTTTAGTTCGGTTGCAGAGAATAAAGGAACTAAGAATATGGTATCTCTTGCAAGGAATATGAATCTTCTTGTAAGGGAGGTAAAAGAAGAGGATTAAAAGCCTTATATATGTAATAAAAATAAATGTGAGAAATAATATGAAAACAGTAAAAGTAATTGTAGGTACCTCTGTAATTATTGGAGGTATATATTTAATATATAAAGCAGTTAAGAAGACGAATAGTGTAATAGATGGTGTTTCAGAAGTAAAAAATAAGATGAACACTTTTATACAAGATCAAGCAATTAACTGGATGAAAGATATTAATAAGAACTTAGAAACAAAAATAAAGGAAAAAGAAGACAAGTTACTAAACGATAAAGAAAAGAATTAACGGGTTCTTTTAAGTTTGTAATATTGTTGTACCCTATTTAGTCCATCGGTCTGTGAAGATAGATGGATTTTATTTTTCTTCCTTTTTGAGTCCTTTAAAGCCTTATTAATGTAGAGAAAGAAACTCCTTAAGCTAACAATGAAATAGCTTAGGGAGATTTTTTATTAATAAACTTAAAAGAGAATAAAAATGGAAACAGGAGAAATTACAAGACAAGCAAAACAAAGCTTAACTATCTTTAAAAAAAACAACTTCATGAATGTCAGTGTAGAGAGAATCGATTAAAAGAATATTATGAAAAGAAGTGGCTGACAAAGAAAGAGTTTTTAAAGAAAATAAGAAAGCAGAGAAAGAAAAGAGCAGAATTTGCAGAAAAGTATCTCACTAAATATAATGAATTTAAGAATCTTGGAGAAAAGATGTCACTAGAGCAAGAAAATTATGCTAGGGATGCAGATATAATAGTAAGTAGTTGGTTTATAATAACTCACCAATCATTACCTAAATTATTTATCTTAGCTGGAATGGTATCTGTTATAATGAAGAAAATAACTAAAGATTTTTGGTTATTGAGTGAGAAGAAAAAAGAGAGGGAAATTTAATCCCTCTCCATTTATTTTTTTTATTTAAAGCTTACAACTGGGAACTTAGCCGCGTCATAAGATAAACAGTAATCACCTTCTGGACCAGCTACAGCATCTTGACATATCATAACTACTTGACTTTCATTTTTAGTGCCACAAACTGAAGCAGGATCAGCTGGATTAATCTTTACTCCAGCATGAACTAAATTATTAAAGTTAACAGTAATCTTACCGTCACCAAACAAGTTATTAGCATTAACCTCTTCTTCAGTCTTATTAGTATAATCTTCGCAAATCAAGAAACCTTGCCATGGAGCTCTAGTTTCCCATTGATCTACAGTACAGTTATTAATATTAACAACTACACCAGAAGCATTAGACTTATTACTTAATCTAAGAGCATTACTGATCTTTTCGAAATAACAGTTATTCAATGTAATAATAGCATTGTCTTGAGTACCTAATACTAAGATAGCATTATTACTGAATTCACCTTGGAATTTACAATTATCGAACAAGATATTTTTCGGAAGTACAGAATTGCTTGCTAGACCAATCTCAATACCGTTATAAACTTCAGATGCATCAAATACCATATCTTTGAATACGATAAATTCAGCATTATTTACGCTTATTACAGTATTTCCATTAGCTTTCGGGAATGAACCTGAAATATTTAGATCTTTGGCTTCTACATCACCAGCATTCAATTTAAGTCTAGCATTATCACTTACTTTAATTGATTTTAATGAGATAGACTTACCAACGATTTCAGCATTTTCATTAATAGATCCTGATACGATATAATCCTTAGAAGAATCTTTCAATTCACCAGCAGAACCGTCAACACTTACAACTTCAGTATTTGTTTTAGTAAGAACATCAACTTTACTTTGAAGAATTTGAACTGTTGCATTCAAAGCTTCAAGAGTATTGCTAAGACCAGCTACATCTTTAAGCAATGCAATTTCTTCAGTATTGTTATAAGTAGGACGTTCGGCAGATCCATTAAGATTGACTTCCAATCCAGGAGCGCCAAGATCCACTTTATCCCACTTAGAAACCGTGGCAATGTTATGACCTACGCCCTTAGTATCAATACCAGAAATATTGTCATAATTAGAAAGTTGAATAGTCTTACGACCTTCACCAAATTCCTGATAATTAACTGCATTTTTAGTTGTTTCGGCTAATTCTTCTTTAGTAGCATAAGGTTCCAAATCTACTTCTGGAATAGCATCAATAGCTTCTTTAATCTTACCATCTACTTGAGCTTCATTTTGGAAACCTAGATCGTTTTCAAGTTCAGATACTTTAGTAGGAACATTACCGATCTTTTCTTCAAGTTCAGAAACTTTAGTATCAGTAGCACTCATATAAGCTTCAAGATCAGATTGAGATGCCTTAAGATTAATATTATCTTGAAGTTCGGCTGCTTTAGTTTCTAAATCTTCTGAAAGAGCAATTCCTTTAGAACCATTAAATAGAGGACGAGGTTCAGATCCAACTAAGTTAAGATCCATACCAGCAGAGCCAATCTCTACTTTATTCTCGGGTGTTACTTTAGCTAAATTAAATCCAGCTACACCATCAGAGTTTACACCACTTAAAGAATCACCATTAGCAAGTTCAATAGTCTTAGAACCATCTTCGAGAACTTTATAAGAAATCAATCCTTCTTTTGCAGCTTCAATATCTTCGGTAAGAGCAATTTCCTTAGTATCATTATAAGTAGGACGATCTGCAGAACCATTAAGATTCAATTCAACCCCAGGAGCACCAAAATCAGCTTTATCCCACAACATTACTAGATTATGACCTTCTCCCTTAGTATCGATACCAGAAATATTGTCATAATTAGAAAGTTGAATTGTTTTACGACCTTCACCGAATTCTTGATACTTAACAACACCTTCAAGATCAGCAGAAATACCATCAACCTTTTCAGTAATAGCATCAACAGCAATCTTATCAGCCTTAGAATCAAGACCTTCGTTAACTGTAGCAAAACGATTATCAACACTTTCTGCATCAGCCTTAGTAGCTAATTGTTCAGTAATCGCATCAACTGCTATCTTATCCGCTTTTTGATCAAGTGCTGAATTTATATTTTCTACTGCACTATCAACATCTGCCTTATCAGCTTTAGTTTCAAGAGCAGCCTTAACTTCTTCTATCTGTGCCGAACTAGATTCAACATCACTCAGGTACGCAATCTTATGAGCTTCTTCACCAGACTGACCTGCTTCTTGTACAGTTGGACGTACATCTTTCGGAGTATTGATATTAAATGGGACGCTAGAAGAACCAAAATCAGCTATACCCCAACGATTAAGCTGAACGAGACTAGATGTACCACCTTCTAAGTTACCACCTAAAATAACATCACCATTCTTAAGAACAATAGCTTTACGTTCTGGGAGATTAGAGTCAGCTACATCTTCATATTTAACAGCTTTCTTATTAATAGCATCGATAGAAGAAGCAAGATTTTCATTAACTGTTACTAGGTTAGCAGCAACTTCTTGAACATTCTTCTTAATTTCATTGATACCTTCTACTTTAATACCTGCTTCAGATACACTCAAGTAAGATTCACTGGAAGGATCTAATTTAATAGAGAATCCATTTTCAATCAATTCAATACCATTACCAGCTACGTAAGTATCAACCAAAGAGCTAAGATCAACTACTGAAGTTTGTTCTCCTTCAGAAGTGTTAAATACAAAGGTCAATGATTTATCTTCTGCAGAGTATTCAACAGATTTCAAGAATTGGTCTGCAGGAATATTAATAGTACCAGCAATTTTATCACCTACTTGAAGTTCATAAGTTAAGTCATCTTTCTTAACTAATGCAATAGTTTCCATATTGCCATGAACATCTTCAAGAAGGGCAATTTGTTTGGAATCGTTATAAGTAGGTCTTTCAGCAGAACCGTTTAAGTTGATTTCTACTGAACTAGAACCTAGATCTACTTTATTCCACTTAGAAACCATAGCAATATTCACAGCACTACCATCAGTAGTTTTTCCGCAAATATTATCATGATTGTTTAGGAAAATAGTCTTACGTCCAGGATTTTGTTCAGTTGCTGTATCTTCATATTTAACAGCTTTTTCAAGTTCTGGACGTATCTCATTATTGAGTCCTCCGTTTATGGTGCTGAAACCGTCTGCAACATTCTTATTGATATTATTAACAGCTTCAACAAGATTATTGTTTACAGTTGCAATATCAGCTGCATTTTTTTCAATTTTTCCTTCAAGTTCAGCACCTTCACCGTTTACTTTTTCAGCTAATTCATCAATAGCTGCTTGAAGTTTAGCATCGCCTTCTTCACGATTAGTTACTTCAGCTGCAATACCATTATTAATAGTTTCGATAGCCTGAACAAGATTATTATTCAGAGTTTCGATAGAAGAAGCTACATTTTCGTTGATTTGATTTACCATTCCATCAACACGAGAAGCTTCTGATTCAATTTTTTCAGATAACTTAGCGTCACCTTCTTCACGGGCACTAGCTTCTTCAGTTACCTTATTTTCTAGAGCAGAGAGTTGTTCTTGGATATCACCTGTAGACGCGATATCGTATACAACTCCGTCAACACTAATCTTAGAGATTTTTTCGTTCATAATTTATTCTTTCTTTTAATTAAACGTTTAATAAAATTTTCTTAATCATTTACAAGACCTAGGGTAGAATCTTTGTAAGTTACTGTTTCATCGTAGATCATCAATGTATCTGGGGATTTGAAACTTGCATGATAACTATTAGGAAGGTATAATACTCCATTCTTGACATAAATTTTATTATTTTTGTCTTGAGTATCTGGATCTGTACCATTTACTTCCTGAATAGTTTTGCAATAGACTTCATAAATCAGCGGAAGATTGTAACCTATATCCCCGAACGCATTGTAATCACTTCCAGGGTTGAATCCACAACCACAGTTGCAAAAATCATTCATAATATTTTAATAATTATTATATATTAAATAAACACTACACACTTCTTAGGAAAAACAAAAGAACAACTACAAAATTTCTTTTATAATTGTTCTATGTCATGTATTAGGGTTTAGGTTTCCTAGGAGCGCAAAAACATCATTTGGAGAAAGAAAAAAGAAGGGAATTAACCCTCCTTTATTTTTACATTTACGTTTCCAGTTAAAATGAAATAATCTATATCTATATTCCAACAAAGACCATAATGTTCTATTACATCACTTAATTCAATATAAGTATGATAACCAAGATTATATATAGACCTTATTTCTTTTACTGTACGAGTTGCAATATCACCTAATGTTTTCATATTCTTATGTTGAATATCATAATCTACTAAAGTATTAAGTGCTCTACGAGAAAGATTTAAGTCTCTTATACTAGTTTTTAATAATCTCATTCTCTTTTCTTGCTCTTCACTTAAAGTAACATCAATATTTTCTACATTTTTGATTCTCTTAAGTTCAGCTAATTCTATGTCTTTGGTCATGTTCTCTTTTGTTAACTTTTCAAGTTTTTCGAGAACTAGTTTATTGTTATCATATAAAAATTTTATATTATCATTAATATATTTAGTAAAATCACTTTTTGTCAAACCATAAGAATCTGCTAATTTCTTAATTTCATCAACATTCTTTTCTCCTTTTCCTTTATTAATAGAGTTAAGAAAAGTTAAGTATTTCCATAAAATTTCATTGATGCGGTGAAAATCTGAGTTATCATTATAGTAATGAATATTGTCTATTAAAGATGCAATAATTAATTCTTTGCAGTGTGAGTATCTTCTATATCCAATTCTTATAATTCTTGTAACATCTTCTACTTCTTTGATCTCTTTTTTCATTTTTTCGATCTTTTCATCTAGCTGGCGTTCTAATTCTCCTAAATCAGTTGTCTTTTTAGATAAACTGCTTTCCAATAAATCAATCAGAGTTTTCTTATCTACATATGTCATATTTTTAATAACTCTGATAGTAATTAAACCAGATTTATTCCAGTTTGTAATAGTTTGTGTACTTACTTTTGCTAACTTTGCAGCATCAGTTCTTGTAATCCATTTTTCTTTTTTCATCTTCTTTTAAATTTTAATTTATACACTAATAAGGCTTTGAAGAAGAGCCTATTTTCCTTATAAATGATTATGAAATATTTTTATTATGAAAAGAATAAAACAAGTAATTAGAAAAAATCTACCTGAGACTAATAGTAGTTCGTCTCACTCTGTAGTAATCTGTGTTGATCCTAATTCATTGGTTGATACACTTCCTATGGATTCAGAGGGAGTTATACATGTTCCTAGAAGATCTGAATCATTTGGTTGGGAGTATGAAAAATATAATGATCCAATGACTAAACTTCAGTATGTATGTGGTATAATTTGGAAATATAAGAGTAATCGGAAGAAAGTAAAACTCTTAAAAGAAATTGTCCTAGGATATACTGGAGCAAAGGATATAGTATTTGACTGGGAAGAAAACAGGTCAAGTGATGATATTGTTGAAGAGGATGAGGATTATTACTGGGATTCTGGTGCTCCTGAGATAGATCATAATAGTTCTGATATATTTCCTGAAATTATGGAATCAGCTAGATCAATTAAGAATTTTATATTTAATTCAAGATCTTGGCTATATTTAGGAAATGATAATTCAGATGCTCCAGAGGGTTTCTATGAAGAAGAAACTGATGACCCAGAAATTATCGTTAGTGTTGATTATGGAGGAGATATAGGTAGAGTTGATTTTGAATATAATAAATCAGTAGGTTGTGATATAGAGAATTATCTGAAAAACGAATCTTTAATTTCAGATATAGTTTATAATATCAAAACCAAAAAATTTGAAAAAAATCTTGGAATGGAAAAGTGGAGAGGATTTCATAGTGATAATCAGCTTACTTTTAGACCTATTTCTCTTAGTGATAGAAAATTATATTGGATTAGTGAAAGTCTGGAAAAAGAGATTATAAATAAAACAATAATAAAAGGTGATGGTAAAAAACAAAAATCAACCTTACTATACTCACTTTCTACAGATGAAAATGAAATCTTTAAAGAGTTAATAAAAGATACTCAGACTTGGGGATCTCATTGGATTAGTTTACCATATACAGTAATGACAAAAGAGTTCGGAAAAGTACTATGATAACAGATGAATATTCTTATATAAACGGAAATTATTATGTTACTCTTAATAATTTATCGGGTACAAAAACTTATCGAGCATTAAGAAGAGGAGAGGAGCTTATTTCAAAGTTTCCTGATTCTATAGACTTGAAAATAACAAATAAGTGTTCTATAGGATGTCCATTTTGTCATGAATCTAGTATCTCTGAAGGAAAGTCTTTTGACCTACAGAAAACTATTGATGTTTTATCTCAGCTTCCTAAAGTTGGAATAGAATTAGCTATTGGAGGTGGAGATGTAACTGAAGATTCTGTTATAGATGATTGTGCTGTTTTATGTAAGTGGGCAGATGATAATGGATTTGTTCCAAGACTTACCATAAATTCTAGGTCTTTAAATACTGAAGAGAAGCGTAAGAAATTTCATGATAAACTTGATATGGTAAAAGTATTTGGAGTAAGTATTGATAGGTTTGATGAAAAGTTAATAAATACTTTAGAAGATGAATATACTACATATTTTAAAACAAAAGTATATCATATCATTGCCGGAATATTTCCCCCAGAAGATCTCCAAGAACTGATAACGTCTGGAAGACAAGTATTAATTCTTGGTTATAAAAATTGGGGAAGAGCTCTCGGCAATCCACCCAAGTATGATCTTAAGGAGTGGGAAAAGACTTTAAAGAGAATTTTGTATACTCGACAAAATAATCTATCAGCTACTATAGGATTTGATAATTTAGCGATAGAACAGCTTGGAGTACGTGATTGTATAACAGAGGCTGATTGGAAGAGAATGTATATGGGAGATGAATTTACTCATACTATGTACGTTGACGCAGTTTCAGAAATATTTGCACCTACTTCTAGAGATTCATTTAGAGTTTCTTGGAATGATATGAAAATTTTAGAATTTTTTAATACTTATAAAAATGATAAAGTTAATAACAAAGAGTAGATATTATAAAATTCTTGGAAAGGAAATTTATAAAGACTATGTAAAATATTCTAAAGTAGTATTTCCTGAAGAGAGATGGAGTAAGTTTCTTAGTATCTCAGAGTCTTCATGTATATATTTTCTTTTGGAAGAGGAAAATAAAGTTTTTGTATATATTCCTTCCCTCGAAGTATTATTAATTCCAGGAATGTATAAAAATTCAGATGACTTATATAATAAAATTTTAGCTTCAGAAACAACATTAAGTAATTGGAAGGTAAGTTTAATAAAAGAACTGAAACCCTCTGAACATAAGCAAGATTATATTTTGAATACTTTTAAAATAGGGAACTTTCAATGTCTTCTTGATAGAAGTACTTCTGAAATTGTGTATACTTCTGGGAAATATAGGTTGATTAATTCTGATTTTCCTGAAGATTCAATGGATTTTTCGTTAACTAATAATCTTGGAGATCCAGATGCTTATTGGAAAAGTACATATTTAGCATTTCCAGAGAAATCAGAGATAATGTTATCAGATAAACCTAAATTACAACTAATTGAAGATTTAATTGCAATTATATTAAATGAAAACGGAAGAAATTATCAAAGAACTGATAGCAAGAGTTAATAGTACTCTTAGTTATTATGAGAAAGATTATGTCAGTGTTAAGAGAACTCCATATGCTGAGCGAGAGAGATGTGTTAGCTTTGAACAATACATAGAAGCTAGGTTTAATTATGAGTGTTCTAAGATTCCAGAATTATATGATGCAGTAATAGCAACAGACGGACATTTATTTTCTTGTACAGAATTAATTGATCCTGATACAGCAAAAAGAAGGTTTACTACTGCATCAGTTGTTCTTGTAGATCCAAAAACGCTGATAGGAGCAAACGAAAATCTTATTAATGAGATATACAGGATTCATGATTATCTTGGAGGATCTTGTATAAAATTCAATAATGTTAAGAAAAAAATTAAGTTTACAATTGAGTAAAAGAGAAAAATTATGAAGAAAAATTCTTGGAGATTAACAAGTGATTTGATAGCTTATTTTCCGTGTGACTTATCAGTTTCAGCAGGGAAGCGTGTTTTTTTAGCCTCTCCTGAAAAAAAGTCTTATAAAGCGGCAGTACAAAAGAATATCGAATATGCTTTTGATGAAGTGATTATTGAATCTAATTCATTTAAATTAAAAGTATCTAATGATCTTAGTGTTTATGTAAAGTGTGATGAATTTCCTGATCCAGAACAATATTACTTAGTTTGTAATATGTATCGGACAGCTTTTGGAGTTCCTATGATTGGCAATATAATTACTCAGGTTAAGAGTGATAAAGCTAATTTTGGAGACACAGTATTTGAAGCAGTATTTTCAGAAGATTCTCAAGAAAGTGTTTATTTTATGACACCTGAAATGGCGGAATATAAAAGTGCTTTCGAAGAGATGAAGCGTAGAATGAATTGTACTTTAAATAAAAAAGTAAAGAAGTGGATTCCTGGTGGAAGATATGATACATTAACAAATACGTATTATTATCTTGGAGAATTTAAGAGTAGAAAAAAGAACGAGTTAAATTCTGATTTTCTTGGAGATTCTTCAATGGTTCCAGCGTATCTATATGTTTCTGAACTTGGAGATGAGAAAAAAATCTCTGACATTCTAAAAACCAGAAAAATTGGTTCTGGACCGGAAGATATTCAGATTATGTACTCTCTTCCAAGCGCTGTAGATTCTGGAAATGTTTTGGAGAATGATATAACTTGTCTGAAAGATTATCAAAAATATATCTTTGATAATTCAATGAAGGAATATACAATTACTTCAGATTATGGATTTTCTAGTTATTCAAATCCTAAATATATTCTTGATATTCTTTCATTGAAATCAAGTGAATCAGATTCTTATGCAGATCTTATTCCTGAATCTGTTTCTGAAATGATTAAGAATATGTTACATGAAGTTGTATTATGTTCTTGGGATTTGAATAAGAATAGAGAAGACATTTATATTGGTGAAGGAAATAATAATGATAAGAATGCAGAAAACTTAGTAAGGAGATTTTATCAAGATTTTAAAGATGGAAATGCAATGAGAAATTTGTATTACAGAAAACTCTTTATAGATCTTGGAATAAATATAAATGAAATAGCAGTAGAGGTAGTAAGTCAAGGTAATCCAGAAAGTTTAATACTATCTGGAATTGAGAATTATGTATCTTTAGGAAGTATTTATTTTAAAAATCACTTTACAGATGCTTCCAGAAAGATTAGTAGACAAAGAATTAAATCAACAAATTATACTCTAGAGGTAGTTAAATTATCTGATTTATTCTCTGCTACACCTAATTTATTATTGGATATTAAAGATTTGATAGAAAACGCTAGAAATAATTTTGGATTAGGTGTAAGAACTTTTTATGATACTAATACCGGTACTAAAAAATCTCCGAAAATATATACAACAATTGAAGTAGATATTTTAGACTTGATTAAGTACTATGGAGGTATTAAAAATATTCCAGAAGTTATTGTAAATGAAATTATATCAAGTAAATTTTGGAATCTTCAAGTGTTAATTGATAAAGAAGGAGTATTAGAGTGATATGGCTAAGCAAGAGAATTTATCATTTACAGGAGAAGTTGTTGAAGAGCTCGGGAATTCTATGTTTTCAGTAGAATTAGATTCTATGGAGCATCAAGTATTATGTACTATATCAGGTAAAATTAGAAAAAATTATATAAGAATTCTAGCAGGAGATAAAGTGAAAATTGAAGTAAGTCCTTATGATTTAACAAAAGGACGGATTGTTACTAGATTATCTCTTATAGAAAATAGTGATAACAAAAATAGTAGTAATAACAAAAAGAAATCAAAAAAGAAATGATTAAGTACAACGTAACAAACAGTATGATCGGTAATATTTATCCGATTTTTTTGAGTAATAACAAACTAGTCGAAGATCCATCATACTATCTGTACAGAATTGTGAGTCCTAGTTTAAGTCCAGATCTTATTCCATATATATCATTGGAAAAGATTAGTGAAAGAACAAAAATTGGAAATCCAAAAGAATTCTGTGATAGTCAAAAGAAAAAAGCTATTCGTGAACATTTAGATGTTATTTCTATGTGTCTTGGTAGTCGTGAAGGTCTTGAAGAAAAGGCAGTTGAGTTCTTGCAAGGAATTCTGTGGAGAGATAAACCAGTAATTGATAATGGTTTTCCTGGATTTCCGTTGATTGAAATGGAGAATGGTAATAATATCCAGAAATCAGTAATTATTGGTCTTAGAGATACAATGAGATGGAAGTATTATAAATTGTATCCTGGAAATTATGTTGATATTCTCTGGACTGCTAAGACTTATGCAGTATTTAAACTTTGTGGTGAAAAAGGAAAAGAGGAAGTTTGGATTGAACCGGTCGGATTATATAGTAATACAGATCCGAATATGAAAAATCCTCTTCCAGTAAATCTTGAATCTTTAGACTATCCTACCGATAGATGGTCTATTACAAAGGGTAAACTTTCTGAATTGAATCGAGCATTGAAAAAGCTTGAATGGGAAAGTTTTAATAGAAAAGAAATTTGCGTAGATTAATTATCATAATAGTTCTAGTCCTTGGTTGGAGTGTTTATAGCCCCTCCAAGGACTTAGATTCTACTCCATTAGCTACATTTTATTATGCTAGATCGGGAAGCATTACAGCAGATGGAAGTAAAGTTCATCCTGAAAAAGTTAAAACAGGTGAACATAGATGGATTGCAGTCTCTAGAGATCTCAGAAGGAGTGGGAAATTTAACTTTGGAGATACAGTTCTAATCCAGTCTAAGAAATGTCCAGGTTTAAATGGTGAATGGATAGTAAAAGATCTTATGGGTTCTAAGCATACAAATAGAATTGATTTCTTACTGCACCATGAAGAGATTGATTCTTTGAAATTTTGGATGCCACATAGAGTAGAAATAGTAAATAAAAAAGATAGTCTTAATCCTTTGGAAACATTGGATTGAGGCTCTTTATTTTTCCCGTGAAAGCCTTATTAATGAAAAGAATAAATAAAAATAAAGATTATGAAAAAATTAACAAAAGAAGAAGCAGCAGAATTAAATGAATTATTCGAAACTAGTAATTTTAAACCAGAAATGAGTGGTCTTAGTTTATATACAACACTAACTCAGATAAATTCAAAGACAATTAAACCAGGAGAAAATAACCTTAGATTAATATCTATTCAAGGAACTGAGAAAATTTCGAAAATGATTGGTAGATTTATTACGAAGAAAAATAAAAAGCTAATTAAGATTACAGCTTATTCAAAAAGTGGAAAAGTTCTTAAGGAGTTTGATTTTAATTGTTCTACCTTATATATAGAGAAAGGAAGACAGTCAAAAGATATAGATGAAATTACTGGAGAGATTGGATTTATACCTTTAGTAGGAGATGTATTTGTTCCAAGGTCTCATTATATTGGATTTAAAGTACTATATGATAAAGAGGGGATTTAATTTCCCTCTCTTTTTTTTCTCCCTTGAGATTCTTATATATGATGTATAATATTAACAAAATAAATTATGGTAACAAAACAAGTAACAGGAATAGTAGTGGATAAATCTATTGAGGATATTGATAGCATAATCCATGAATGTACTGAGAAATTATCAACCAATGATATAATTTCTAAAAGTCAAGTAATTTCAATGCTTCGAAAAATTAGATCTTTTGAAATTCCGGATGAAGTATTTGATAATCAATCTTCAGCTGAATATTATGCCAAAGAATTACTTAAGATTGGTTTTCTAGAGAATGTTAAACAAATATTTAGAACAATTCTTAATAAACCTAATTTTTCTGCTCTCGATCTTAGTAATATCCGAATGGAAATGGAATTCTCATGTTTTAAGATTAATTCACTTGGAAAAATTTTGAAAGAGCGAGAGATTAATATATGGGGTGGTTCTTATCCTGCTATAAAAATTGATTTTATTTCTGAAAATGGTAATTATATAGTTAAATAAATTTATTATATTATGATTATTGAAGTATTAGCACAGAAATATCGCTGTGGTTGTGAGAAAGGAATGGCTGATTTAGTTATCCCCGGAATCTTGGTAAAACTTAATGCAGTAATAGAATGGGATTTTTGCAGATTTCCAGAAGAGATTAAACACGAGAAAAAAGATCCGGCCGACGAAAACTCAGAAGAAATTGAAGTAAGAACTGAGCTTAGAGATTTCTTAGGTGAAGATCCTGAATTAAAACCTGGAAATTGTTTCTTATATAAAGGTCAAGTGATAGCAGTTGATTCGGCCGATAGATTAATTCTCGTGGTTTCTGAAACTGGTTATGGAGCTCTTGATCGAATATATGAGGAAAACTTCAAGACGGAATTCGAAATGATCTTTAATGATTATGAGATTGAAGATGTTAAATGGGAGGTAAATGATACAGGAGAAGTTCCAACTGAATATGATGAAACCTATAAAGTTCCGTATAATCTTTATAACATCTGGAAAGAGAGATTTGTTTCGGGTAGAGGGTTCATTTCTCCAGGACTATGTTTGAAAGTAGTAATGAATTCAGACAGTTTCATTATGCCTCTTGAGTTTTATATGCTTGATTGGTCGATAAGGTATAAATCATCTCAACTTGAACCGGATGAAGTAGAGTATGCAACAAAACAACTTTTATCCTGGTTTTATGATAATTATAAAAGAGTTAAACCATTAGAAAGGAGAAAAGATGAACAAGAAGAGATCAATTGATTTTATATTAATAATTTTCATCTTAGGATTATTATTGATTTTTGGAGGATGTAGTAAATCTCCTGAGAGAAGAAAAACTTGGACAACTACTTCAGATTCACTTCCAAAGAAACCAACACAAGGACAAATTTTTCGTGATCGAGATAATAATTCTTGGGCTTATAATGCAGCACTTGGAGCATGGGTATTGGGTTCTGGAGGATATAGATATTACCCTGAAACAAATTCTTATACAGATGGATCAGGAAAAACAGTGATTCCACCTAGATCTATAAGTTCAGGTATTTCAGAAGGAGTAAAAGCTAGAGTGTCTCCTAAAAAGAAAGTAGTTTTAACAAAAGAACCACAAATTAAAGAGACATCAAAAAAGAAGTATACTAGGAAGAAATCTAGAGCTCATAGGATACATAGAATGCGCAGAAGATAATAATAAAAAAAGTCCTCAAGGATAGTAAAATATTCTTGGGGATTTAATTTTACAAAGATGAAAGTATATTTAGTACGTAAATTTTATTCTTTCGGACAACCTAAGTTCATTATTTACTTCTATGCAAAATGTGGAGATCTAAAACATGTTAATCTAGATCTTATAAAAAATAATGAAGATATTGATAATTATTTCAAATCTTATTATGGAGAACTTAATGATACTATTCAGATTGCAATATCACTTATTTCCTCTCCTTATAAAAGACTTGGGAAATCTATTAGATTCTCGGAATCATATAATGTGAGGTCGGAACGAACAGGACAGCATTTTGAAGACTATAATAGTTCTTATGTTAAGGTTATAGATATTCCTTCTGAAATTCTTTTAGAGAAATTTAAAGCAAAGAATTTATCTCCAGAACACATACAAATTTTTGCTAAGAAGAATCAATTTAAATTATTAAAATATATGAGATATAAATGGATAGAGAAGAATGGATTAGAAATTATGGATCCAAAGGATTGAAAGGTGATATCTTAGTTAGAGTTTATTATACTGACAATAATGAAGAATATTGGGTATCTAAATTTTTAGAAATCAAGAATCTTCCAGTTTATAATTTAGCTCTTGTCGATAAAGAATTAATTTCTGAGAAAAATTTCAAGGATGAGCTGGAACTAAGAAATATTGACGATTATCTGAAGGAAAAGTATAAGGATTGTCTAAAAACAGAATCTGTATATTTTCTAATTGATCCTGAAACAAAATTTCTGAAAAAGCGCACATCTGATAAAGGCTTGTGCTTATTCTATGAAGTTAAATTTGATTCTGAAATAAATTTGAGAGATCTTGACAATACTAGGATAATATCAGAAAATATTAGAATTTCTAAGAATAAACTCAAAGATTTTACAATAGATTTAATGTTTGAGCTTGCGGGAGAGGCTGGTTTATTTTATGATAAGGATTATTCTCCAAGTTTATGCACTAAATTATGTTATTTTAATATTCTTAATATATTTAGATGCTTAGAAGAAACTCTGGATCTAGTATAAAATTTTTAAGTAAAAGGGAATAAATTTTCCCTTTTATTTTTCTCCTTAAGATAACCGACAAATCCTTATTAATGTAACAATAAAACATTGATAATTATGAAAACAAACATTTATGAAAGAAAATTAAATTATGGAGAACAAGAAGCCATATTTAATAAGATGGTTGAAAAGACCGAAAAATATGTGATAGATAATAATATAAGAGCATTAATTCTTGGTATCTCAGGAGGAGCAGATAGTACTCTTATGGCTGCTGTATGTAATGAAGTTAGAAATAGATCTGGAATTCCTTTTTACGGATATTCACTTCCAATAAAGAATAAACCAGATGAACTTACTTCGTCTGATCTAACAGGAAATGCTTTTTGTGTTAAAACTTTTTATAGAGAAGTTGCACAGTATGATTTCTATAAAAGTTATATAGAAAATCTCTATAACTACGATTATTGTGATAATGATCGAGATATTCTTTGTGATTTATCTGGAAAAAGTATATCCGAGATAGAGGGGATGATGTCAGAACAAACAAAAATAGCCAACGGAAATATTATGGCACGTCTTAGAATGATGTACCTATATAATCAAGCTGGTATTAAGAAAGGTATTGTAATTGATACTGATAACTTAACTGAACATTATCTTGGATTTTGGACTATTCACGGAGATGAAGGAGATTTTAATCCTATGGGTGGTCTCTGGAAAACAGAAGTATACTCTATTCTTAAGTGGTTACATGCGAAGTATTATTCAGAATCTTATTTAGATACTGAAATCATAAATAAAAATTCGTACGATAAGATGGTAGCTCTAGAGAAAGCTATTAATATTACACCCACTGATGGTAATGGAATTTCTAGTTCTGATCTTGAACAAATTGGAGGAAAGGATTATACTGAAGTAGATAAAATTTTGATTCCTTTGATTTGTAAAGGTTCGGGAGCTATTTCAGAATTATCTAAAATTCATGGGATGGATACTGTAATGAAGATTTGGAGTAGAGTTCAAGGATCAGAATTTAAAAGAAGAACTTCCAGAGTAATAAAAGTGTCACGAGAAGAATTATTTGAAGGATTATGATAGAATTCAAAAGAGATCCAAGATTTTTCAGAGCAGTCATTAGAAGAGAAAAAGAAGATGAAGATCCAGCTTTTAGTTATTTTATGATGGAAGATACTTTTACTAATATAAAAGATAAATATGATATTAGTAGGATTGAGAAATTTCAAATAACTAGAAAAAATTATGTAGTCTTTGGATTAATAACTGATCTTGAAAATATTACAGAAGATGATCTAATTTCTGAAACAAAATGCACAATTAATAGTTCTTACATTCATTCGCTATACTTTAAAGAACATCAATATATTGAAAAAGATGATCTCAAGGAAATAACTATTAAGATTTCTGCCGAGTATATTGGAGATTTAATGTTTTCTGCTAATGATTATGTTAATGAATATCATTGGGAAATTTGTTTGAGAGATGAAAAGATATTTAGAGGTAATGAAGATATAATAAGAACAATTTTAAAATCAGAATTAAATTATGGAAGAAAAAGAAAAAAGTCTATTACTGATAATAGACCCACAGTATGATTTTTGTAACCCCAAAGGAACTCTCTATGTTCCTGGAGCAGAGAAAGCAACGAAAGAATTGTGTAAATGGATATCTGGGAAACGAAAAATCTTGGAAAAAATCATAGTTACACAAGATACTCATATGTCTTATCATATTGGGCATTCTATGTATTGGGAACAAACTCCTGAAGCATTTACAACTATTACTTCAGGGATGGTAAAATCGGGAAAATATACTCCAGCTTTTTATAATAAAGAAAATACTATCGCCTACCTTGAAGAATTAGAGAAGACAGGAAAAGTTCATACTATTTGGCCTGAACATTGTATCGCTGGTTCTTGGGGATGGAGTTTGCCCAAAAATCTAGTTGAGGAATTAAATTTATGGTCCCTCAGTAATCATGGCGCCGAATATGAGCTAATTCAGAAGGGAAGAAATCCACACTTAGAGATGTTTTCTGCCTTTTCTTATGCAAACGGCGCTAAAAAATCTGAGGGATATGAATTCCTAGATAAAATTGCTAGAGAAGATTATACCAAAGTTTATATAGCTGGTTTTGCAAAGGATTATTGTGTAGCAGAGTCGGTGAAAGATATGATGAAGGAACAAAGATTATCAGGAAAATTAGTGTTCCTAAATAAATGTATGGCTTCGATTGATAAAAATTCTGAATCTTTGAAAGTATTTGAAGATGCTGTTAAAGATTTCGGTGCGATAATCGAAGAATAAAGGAAGAATAAAAAAAAGATAGGATTTAACTTGACTTTTAATTAGTCAAGACCTATCTTTTTATTTTTTTTTATTCGCCGATAATATCAAGTATTTTCACATAATTCTTTGATATATCTTCAAATAATATTTTTTCTTTTACTTCTATATCTGGATCATCCGGTAATATTTCTACAACTTCAGCACCTCTAGATTCATAATGTTGCTTAATGATATCATAAGATGAGTATTTTTCTTGTTTAGAGAAAAAGTTAACTATTGCTTTCTGTAAGGAATAATTATCTCTATTATTAACTGGAAGTCCGGAAGTCTCACAATCTAAGAGAATCATTTCTCTATTTTCGATATCAATCATCATTGCTGCTATCGAATCAGTCTTAGATGTAACGGGAACTGTTAATTCAACCTTTTGCGGATGCCAAGTTTTATCACCTTCCTGTAATTTTTCTCTAGTACAATACCCCAACCATACAGGAAGAGTATCCATTCCTCGACCTTTATAATTGCAAACATCCATCACCACATATTTATATCCATTCTTTTTGCACTTATCTAGATCAACGTCTACATACTCTGCACAATCTCCTGGACGGTTTAATACATCACCAGAATGAACAGCAACATTAGAATTAAGTGAAGTATTCCATCCTATATTGCTAATATCATCATTAGACTTATATAAGAATGCATGAAGATCTAAGTCTTCCTCTCTATCTTTCTGAATCCAATGAACAAAAAACCTAACAATATTTCCAGAGATTTTATATCTTGTTCCTTTGGGGACAGATACATTTTGATTTCTCATACCCTTCGGAATAGGTATTCTCTTAATTTCTGGATCGATATATACAATCTCGTTTACTAAATCTTTCTCAGTAATTCTAGAATCTATGTTGAGAAATATTTTTCGAATTATATTATCTTTTATAGTTTCTAAGAATCCAGGGTTAATTGGTTTTAATCCATCTAGTATATATAAACCTTTTCCAGGAATATTTACCGCTCTAGGAGTACTTTCTGCTGATTGATCTCTTATATCGTAGTAGCTAAGAATTTCTAAGAGTGTTTTATTTTTCATCCCTGAAGTATTTATAAAGATATCCATTATATCAGATTCTTTACCTTCTTCAAGAGCTCTTCTTAAGAGAGAATCAAATTTTCTAATAAATTCCCCTGGATGAGTAGAAATAAATTTAGCTATTTCTAGAATATCTTTACCAGTATCATACATATTCTGTACTTGAGAATTAAATGTACGGTACTCTTTTGATAAACCTTTACTCTTAAGTTTTACAAAGAAATCAGCACACTCTGGGTAATTTACTACATATTCTTTTGGATGTACACGTTCTGATAACAATACCCAATGTCCATAAAAATGTTTTGCATCTCGTATACAGTTTTCTACTCCTTTAGCCTCAATTATTTTTTCTATTCTTCCACAAATTTCTCTACGTTTTGATCTAGGAAGAGAATCAAGTTTTCTCCATTCAGGATTATCAGTTTTTTTATTAGACCAAGAGCTAACTTGTATCTTTTTTGGAACATGTGGAAGACTTGGATCAGCTCCCATTAAGTACAAACTATATCTCAGAACATCATTAATCTCGGCAATTTTATATTCCGGCCGATGTTTAGCTACTATACACATTGTTTCTTTAAATGGTATACGTTCTGGGATGCTAAGTTCTGGATAATTCTCTAAGAACCATGCCAACTCTTCCCTAGTTTCTCCTGTTAGTGAATTCCCGGCCGACATCATTTGCCGAGGAATATCCATAAATTCAGAAGGAGTCATAATCTTAAGCTGTCGATCTGGCTCTTCATCAATTATTTCCTTCTCTTCTTTAGTTGTCCAAGGATTATCTCTTAGAAATCCTTCAAGATCACCAGAATAAACTCTTTTTTGATCTAACCACAATTCCGATTTATCCTTAGAAATTACTTGTTCTGGAAATCCTGGATACAAAGGTTTAAACTTTTCCCCAGAATGATACAATTCGTGGATGTATGGAAGTAGATTTGTATGGAGATTTTCCATATCACTAATCGTCATCCTACATATTACTTCGGGAGAAAGAAAATATCTATATCTCTTTAATTCTTGAAGAAGTGAGATTAATACTCTCTTACTCTTTTCCTCCATGTTTCTAGGATCTACTAACTCCTTGCTCTCTACTAATACGCATCCTCTATGAAATGCAATAATTTCCTTGTTTAATTTCATTTCTGCCATATTTTTTTGGTTTATAAATTAAATTTTCATCCACTTTTTTGCTCTCTCGAATTGTTTTATGAGATCATCTATCCAAGTACTAGCCGTACAATCTTTCTCAACTAATATCCATGAACTTGGAATGTCTGCTGAGTGATTCATAATAATAGAAAAACTAGTATCTTTTCTATCTTTCCCATCACCATCTAAGAAAAGTATTACCCCAAAAACACTCCCAAAGAAATATATCCTTGGAAGATGAGGTTGTTTTGATAGGTCCAGTTTATCATAATGATTTTTCCATGATCTATCTTTCAAATCATTTTTAATTAATTCATTTATTTCATCCATTTTTCTATTTTTCTATTTTTCTATTTGTTTATTTTTCTACACTTATAAGAGTTTCCCGCCTTCTACAGTTATGGTCCTATGTTTCTTTTGTAGTTCGTCAAGTAATTTTCTTTTTAGTGTTCCAGGGAGAGGAATTTGTGGAAACAGCAACGTCTCACTTCTATGTTTCCAAAGCCACTCATCTATCTCTTCGAAGGATTGCTCAAAGACTTCAAAAACTGGTTGCTCATCATAAAACCATTCATCTAAGAATTCAACTTTAAAATCATATAGTCTAAGGTGAAGTCTAAGTTCGTCTAATTCTGAACCCTCTCGTGTAGATATTATTTCTCCAAGAGGATTATGAAGACGATATTGATTTTTTCGTTTTTCTAAGTCTCCGGTATATCCAATTTTTACAACCTTCCTTATTCCTTTCCATGCGCCAGATCCAAATAAATATAACATTTTATAATTTACTCCTTTTTCTTCTTACCTTTAATAATTCCAGCAACCCTATCTCCTGCCGCATCCTCTATCTTATTCCGCTGCTTCTTAAGGTTATTTTGATATCCATAGGTTGCACCAAGAATAGCTCCTGCAATCGGAATGGCAGCTGCTGCAATTTCATCATGGGATAAATATGTAAAATCATCAAGTGACTTATGTGTACCATAGGTAGTCAATGTTTCAGCACTTGCCATTCTTGCTTTCTTTGCAGCTTCTTCTACTGTCTGTTTCATAACTTATTCGGATTTGTTTTACAATAATTTTCATTCTCTTTCAGTTTTAAAATATTATTCAAATGTTCGTCTGAAAGCAGATGCTTATTACTAAAATTACCCAACATTATACGAGGTTCAATATTTTCATCTCTCATAAATTTCTGTAGTTCGTATATATGAAAAAGCAAACCTTCACAATCTACTGCGTAGTATTCAACGCCATCGTCATTGTTGGCAGATACTTCATAACCAATCCATCCACCGTTACCCATATAAGTATTTATCTCAATATTACGGCAAAAGCCATAACTGATAAGTAATAGCCTTAGTACATCTTTCCCACTCATACACATTTCGATTTATCAATTTGTCCTATACGCTGTCTTTCAAATCCCTCTATCTGTGCGTCAGTAAGGTTGTTCAGCCATTCATCAGCATACTTTCTGTACTTGGCATGATTGCATTTATAAAACTCCAATCTAAGCCATTCAATAGTTATGTCCTTTTGTTCCATAATCATCTGGTTATAGTAGTTCTTTTATTAAATAAAACCATAAGTATCAAGGCAAAGGCGACTTTCAATAATCGCTTTTTACCAACAATTACAATGTTGTCTTTGGTTATTCCACTATCAGTTGTTATGCTGTACCATTTACTATATGGTGGTAAGCACCTATAAATATGAATTTTAGAAAATGTATATTTCATAATTACCTCCTATGTGTTTTATGGTTCTTGTTCATTCAACATAATTTTATCTCCTTCTCTTTTAAGGCTTATATCAATTGCCATAAATTCAGGAAATTGAGATATATAAACATAAAACTCAGTCTTACGTTTATCCTTTAATTGTTTTTCTGTTGGTGGATTCTTATATTAATCCACACAAGAAATTAATTTACCTAATTCCATAATTAACACACCTCCTTTCTAGATAATAATTCATAACCTTTTGTTTGTTTTTTCTTTCCAGTAGTCTCATCTAAAATAGATATATAAATTAATTTAACCTCAAAATAACTTTCTAAATCTTTTGCTTTAGGGGTTTTATCATAATTAATACTAGAATACAAATATCCTAACTTATCTTTTATTCCAGATAATATTAATTTATCCCCTACTTTAAATTCATTATAGATAGTAGCTTCTAATAATTCATCTGAAAAAGTAATTATTCCTAAAGCTTTTTTTATTTTAGTAATATGATAACCCATACCCTTTAATCTTTGAGGACCCAATGTAATATAGTAAGATTTAACCTCATCTGAATCAGCTATCTGTCCAAGAACTATATCAATTGCATCACTAGATAAACCATACTCACATAATAACTTAAGCTTATCATATATAGTATTTAACCCTATATATACCTTTAAAAATTCTGATACTTCTCTATTTACTATATCATCCTCACAATATATACCTGTTTCTAAACATTTTAAATAATTTAAATATCTATCTACTCCTTCAGGTCCTATACTGGAGTCATCTCTAAGATACTCTAATACATAATCCCTAGTTAATTGATCCTTTACCTTAGATATTATATTCTTTAGGTAATCCTCTGTATCCTTAGAATTGAAAAAGTAAGATAGTACCTCTCTACATTCATTCTTGATCTTCTTAAAATCCTTACTACCTCTTATAGGATTTTTTGGGAGAGATTCTAAGTCTATACTGTCTATATCCTTAAAGAAATTTATTATATCTTCACTGTAATAAAACCATTCTCTTCCATACTCTGAATATAATAAATCCTTAAACTTATATTGTATTCTCTTTTCTATATCTTCAGAGTATCCAAGAACTTCATATAATAATTTATACCCCGGATTATGCATTCTGTAAGCCATAAATCTTTTGTCTTTCTTTGAATCTTCTGTGTATCCTATCTTAAGAAGGTCTAGTACTTCTTTAGTTTCTTTATCGTAGTATGTCGTTTCTATTAAATATATCATAACTTTACTTCTTTTCTTTTTAATAATTCATAATTTCTTACTCTTTTCTTTACTCCATCAATTATCTCTGTTGTCGTAAATTCTTTTACTTCAAAATAATTTTCTATATCATTAGCTTTAGGAGTAGCTGTATAATTAATAGAACTATAAAGCTCTCCTAATTTATTTTTAAGATTTGCTAAACTATATTTCTCGCCAAGATTGAAATTAGAATATATACTTCTTTTTAATAAATCTTTATTAAATGTTATAATTCCTAAGTATTTTTTAATATTAGTACTGTTATAGGATAAAGCTTTCAGTTTTTGAGGATCAAGTGATAAATAGAATGACTTAATCTCGTCGGAATCATTTATTTGTCCAAGAACTATATCAATTCCATCTTGAGATAATCCATATTCACATAATAACTTAAGCTTATCATATATAGTATTTAAACCTGTATATACCTTTAAAAATTCTGATACTTCTCTATTTACTATATCATCAGGGGTTAATGTATTATGTACAGTACTAAATACACTAAATCTATCCTTATAATCTATTTGTTGTATCTTGAAAGCCCTTATCTCGTTAACCAAAACAAGATTATTTATAACTGGTTTAAGGATTACGTTTCCTTCAGGAGTATGAATTTTATTTACAGCTACATAATTATCTTTATAATTTTTAAATCTTGCAAGATCTTGATAATTTATTGCCAGTGTATATTTCTCTTCTGAAGTTCCTTTTTGATATACAGATAACAAACTCTCAGTGGATCTCTGTTTAAATTCTATTACTCTCTTAAAATCTTCTTCCTTCATTTCTCTGTAATTAGCAGTACTCCTATAGTAAAATACTGCACTATTACTCCAAGGATTTTCAAATAAACGTTGCCTACCTAGTATTTGTGGGAGGTCTTCGGATATATCAACGGCTAGTGAGTCTATATTACTGTCAGAAAATATAAAACTTCTAGCACATAGACTATAAAAATCTGCACCTAAGTATACTGTTCTAGTGCAAAAAGTAAACATTTTAGGTTTGACATCTCTTTTTGGTACTTTTCCGATCACAAACTTCTTTCCTAATCTTCTCTGAATTTTCTTAAGATTATCATCTGTCCTAGAGCACAATATATTACATTGTTCTGGAGTAAGATTATTTTTCTTTATAATACTAGTAATATGATTAACACTGTTTACGTAAAATACAGCTTCATCAGAAACAATTTTTACTGGTACTCCTTCTCTAAGAACTACTATACTTTCAAAATCTCCTGAAAGATACTTCTGAATAATCTCAGAAGCTTTTTCACCTACAGTTCTCATAACATATACATCTAAAGCCGGCCTAATTACTCTAGTAGGGTCGTCTTTGCTCCAATCTAATTCATAATAAGGCAGATCTCTAAACTCGTCTAGCATTTCTAAGTATTCATCCATCATTGGAGTTGCACTAACAAAGTATGCTGAATGAGATTGTTTGAGATATTCTAGGAATTTAAGTTCAGTATCACTCTTAAATCTTGCATCATGTAGAATGCTTTGAAATTCATCTACTACTGTATAGAAATATCGAAATCTATCTAGTTTCTCTAGGATATCCTTTACTATTCTATAGGAGTCGTAGGTAACTAGGATTTTACAGGGTAATCCATTTATAGTTCTGGCTGTACAATATTCATCTATTTCTCTATATAGTCTCTTATAGATCTCTGAATTACTAGATAACTCAGTTAATCCAGAATTATCTATTACTACATTTTTTTCGATTTTAGATAAGTCTTTGTCTACATTAGACTCCTTGTCCATTTCATTTACTACTAGATAAACATCAAATTCATGTTGATCCTTTTTATTCTCTAGGAGCATTTTTCTGGGGCTACATAGAATAATATTCTCTGGTCCACCTATACAATATTCTGTAAACCCACATCCAGGAAGTTGTTTATTTATAATACATTTATTCGGGAAATTTGAAAATCTAAAGTTTTCCCATTCACCTATATACCTAATTCCTCTAGGTACGGTGATTTTTTCTTTGTACATATTATTATTTGTCATATAAAAATATTTTTAATTATTTATTAAATTTAATTATTGAATTCTAATACAGAATCCAGTTTTACTTTAGGTATCCAAAATCTGAAGACTAAGGATACCTTTATTTCATTAATTAGAGTTTAAGGTTATTAGAAGAGCAAAATCGTAATTTAAATTCATAATTAAGCATACATACACTATATATGTAAATACCAATAAAAAAAATTACACTCTAGATAGTGGTTCTTCTAAATAAGCGAACATAGTGAGAGACCCGCCTCCCCTCCAGGGAGAGCGAGGTCGTCTTATTTAGAAGGTTCACGATAAATAGAAAATAATAGATTAATTATATTATATATCTATTTAAATGGAAATGAACCTTAAAAGAGTACCGTCCACTCGGAGCCTTTAGGGCTCCGGGGACTCTCACTAACGTTCGTACTTTTTAAGAACCATTAGAGATATATTATCTTTCTATCCAATTTCTTTTTCCCCTTTATATTTTCTATTATGTATTGGGATATCTTATTCAGTTTCTTGAAGGCCCGAAAGAACGAAGTGAATGAGGGATATAGATTCTGGTATCCCTAGTCCTCAATTTTTGGTTACATTCCGATCAATTCCTTATAAATGAAACATATAAATGAAAAATATTATGGAAGAAAAAGATTTACTCCTGAATATTTTGGACCTTGGACTGAAATGAGAGATCCAGAAGACTTAAGAAATCCAGAGTTTATTCTTCCAGGTCATGATAAAAGTTATTTAAAGACTGTAGTAGCTAAAGATAACGTTCCTGATATCTGGGGGAAAATAGCCCGAGATTGTTACTTTCCAGAACGTTGTGGTAAGGTAGTTGGTTTTGGATATGACTATGGAGATTATTATTTGATTATTGAACAGTCAGATGGAACAGAGAGTACTATACTTATGAACTCTCATTATATTGTTGAATAGAGGAAGATGATATGGTAAAGATTAATCTTTACCATATTTTTTATTTTTCCTGAAATTCTTATATATGATAAAAAATAAAAGAAAATTATGTGTTTAGAATCAAATCATTTAATTCCAAAAAGAGTGAAAGAACCAATAGTGGTTATAAAAAAAGTAAGTAAAGTTTTGGAAGAAGGCCACGAAGTATATAAACCTCATTTTATTACACGTTATTTATCTCTTGTGGATGAGAAATATCGTTTGAGAATAGATAATAAATTTAGATATCGTCTTGGAGAGAAGAAAGTAATTAGTCTTTGGGATATTAGTTTGAAAGATATTTTACTTCATCAGATAGGAAAAGGATTTATTCATAGTATTAAATATCCTTCTAAAGAGTTTTTTGAAACAGGAATAACTAGTCAATCTAATATTCATTATATTTCTGATTCAAGATATAATTTAAAAGAATATGGAGGAGCTTATATTAAGTGTATAATCCCGAAAGGAACTTGGTATTATACAAATTATACAGGGGAGGAATTTGCTTCTAAGTGTATTATCCCTCTCGAAGATGTAACTGAAGATATACTTAAATCAAGAGAGAAGATAGTTTATGAAAAATACTAATGATATAGGAAAAGTTTATAGATATCTTCCAGAATATAATTATCGTGCACTCTGGGAAGATAATAAAACAATACGGTTTATGTTGGAAGGTAGGTTAACAGATCCTATTAGCCTTCCAGAGGATCAAAGTGAATTCTATGACATTGGAATAAATGACAGCTGTAATGCTAGTTGTGATTTTTGCTATGTATCTGCAGGAAAAACAGGTGAGAATTTTCCTAAGATATGTGAAGCTTGGAGAAAATTATCTGAAATTTGGTATCGTAGGAAAATAGCGGGAGTAACAGTAACTAATGCTCCTTTTCTTATAGCAATAGGATCTACTGGAGAACCAACTATACATCCAGAGTTCATAGATTTTTTGAGAACAGTACGAGAGACGGGAGTTATTCCTAATTATACTACAAATGGTTTAATTTTGGGTTATTCGGGGAGTGATTCTAAGAAGATTCAAGAACGTGATAGTCTTTTAAAGGCTACCGAAAGATATTGCTCGGCTGTTGCTGTTTCTCTTGGAAATAAAGGAATTAGAGAGATAGCATTGAGAGCTATAGAAAATTTAATTCCGAGGGATGTATATATAGTTACTCATCATATTATTTCAACAAAAGAAAGTGTAGACGAGTTTCTAGAGTTTAGGGAAAAATATGGGGATAGGATTTATTACTACACTCTCCTTCCTCTAGCAAAATCTGGTCGTTCGAAAGAGGAAATGTCTCAAGAAGTTTATGATTACCTAGAGTCTAAACTACTTAAGAAAAGATTGACTGGTGAGTATATAGGAAATATATCTTTTGGAGCTAAATTTATTCCATTCGTAAAAAATAATGATAATCAACTCGGAGCATGTTTAATTCCAGAGGGAGCTTATTCGAAGAACATAATTCTTGGAAAATCTGAGAAAATAACAATAACCCTTAGTAGTTTTGATTTAACACCTATAAAAGTAATAGACTTATGAGTACAGAAGAAAAAAATTATGTAAGTAATCGAGAATTAATTGGTAAGTGTAGAACATTTTTAAATCAAGGTACTGTTTTTGTTCGAGTTTCTGATGTAAAATATCTTATAGAATTATTGACACTTAGACATTCTATAACTGAAAGGATTTTGATTGGCAATGAAATCACGATTATAGCAATTCTTCCTAATGAGATATTTAGTGAGTATACTGTCAAAAATATTATTTCTCATCCTAATTATGATTCTATCATACGACCTAGAATAGTTGATAAAAGATTGTTCATTTTTTTAAATGGTTGTACTGAAAGGGAAATAACAAGTGATATAATATTTCAAAAAGATGGAATTGATAAAACTTATGAAAGGGTAGAAAATAATAAATGGATAATTCACGATATTTGTGAAAACCCTAAGCTTAGTTATAAATTAAGACCGAAAGATTTTTTTAATTTCTATATTGCAAACCCTGAATTAAAATTATTAAATTTATGATGAAAACTACAAAAACAATTAAAGTTCCTACTGGTGAAATTTATATTGCAACCGGAGAAAAAGGATTACCACTCGAATTTCTTAGTGTTGGTGATTATGGTAAATCAGCAAATATTAAAGCTGATTTCTTAGGTATAACAAGAGAAATTAATGGTGTACCTAACGGAACTCCTATGCCTCTTTCCGAAAAATGGGTTATTACTATATCTACTCAGTATGGATGTTCTATGGGCTGTAAGTTTTGTATGGTTCCGAAAGTAGGACCAGGGTTGAATGTAACAACTAATGATATTTTAGATCAGATTCAAGTTGCATTATCAAAACATCCTGAAGTTACAAAAACCAAACGTCTTAATATTCATTTCGCTAGGATGGGTGAACCTACTTTTAATGATTCAGTTATTCTAGGAGCTTCAGTATTGAAACAAAACTTAGAAAGTCGGATAGAGGCAGGAACTATTCATCCAGTAGTGTCAACAATGCTTCCAAAAGCTAATAAAAACCTAAAATCATTTCTTATAACTTGGTGTAATGTAATAAAGAATGGATATTATTCAGGAGAAGCTGGATTACAGTTTTCAATAAATAGTACATCAGACGAACAAAGAGAGTTTTTGTTCTCTGGGAATTCTTTATCTTTGGATGAAATTTCTAAGATAGGAAAAGAACTTCCTATGCCTGTCGGAAGAAAATATGCATTAAATTTTGCGTTAGCGGATGATTCTATTATTGATGCTGAAATTTTAACGAGATTATTTGATCCAGAGAAATTTATGTGTAAGATAACTCCTCTTCATAGAACAGCTAGTTGTGAAGAAAATAATATTCAAACTACAGGAGGATATGATTATTTTACACCTTATCGTGAAGTAGAGGAGTCCTTGAAAAAATATGGATGGGATGTTATAGTATTCGTCCCAAGTTATGATGAAGATGATGGATTAATAACTTGTGGTAATGCAATTTTATCAGGAACTCTTCCAAGAACTAAATATATAGAGATTAATGAGTAGACTGAATGATATTGTGAGTGCATGCGAAAGTCCAGAACAAGTAAAGAATATACTTGAAGCTATGGGTAGTGGCTGGACTGATTTTATTGCTATGCATGCTAAAAAGAACATTCCTTATTGGGGAGATATTCTTGATCCAACTACAGGAGAATGGAAATGTGGTTATGAATTAAATCCTGATGCGGTAGAGTATAGTTATGATGAGTTGACAGAAGAAGAAAAACTTGAAGCTGCAGAAGATTTGTGGAGAAATTGTTAGTAAGTTATGGAAAAGAAAGATCATTTTAGAGATCCAAAGGTGTTAAAAGAATTAATTCAGAATTTAGTAGGACCTATTATGCCTACTGGATGTGATTCTGAAGATCGTAATAGATTAGAAAACTTGAAGATATACGGAGAGTTAATCGATTCTATGGTTATTGATCTAGATAATATTGTTTTTTATTATAGAGATCATCATGAAAAGTCAATAAAGAATTTAGTGAAACAGGCAAATATTATACTAGATGGTATTTTAGGAATAGAAGGAGAATAAAATTATGGGAAAAGAAATTAACTTAGGAAGCAATGTATATAAATTAAAGGATAACCAAATATGTAAGTTTATGGTAGTAAAAAGAATTACTACTGAAACTTTAGAAGGAGAAACAATATCTTTTATAATAAAAGATGATCATGATAATGAATTTGAACGTACTCTTTCAGAATTAGAAAATAATTATTTTTCTACTCCTAGAGAAGTGACAGATTATTTACTTAGTGAATATAAGGAGTCAATTAAGATTAGTAACTCTGTAAGAAAAATAAATCTAGATCTTTATGAGACTGATGGATATACTGATAAACATAGAGATTATGTAAGTGTACCAATGCAATATATTAAAGAAGGTACAGATTATAGTGTACAACTTACAGAAGAAGGTGCGGAGTGGTTTGAAAAGAATGTTTTTGCAGCATTTGATAATGGAGGTTATTATAGACTTAGGAGAATATCGGAAGAAGAAATAAAAAGATTATTATCCAATGCTTATAACATTATAGATATTTTTGGATAACAAAAAATAAGAGATAGGATTTTATTTCCTATCTCTTTTTATTTATTCTTTTGATGATATTATTAAGTTTTTATCATCAGGTAATTCATCAGTAATCTCATCTTTTTCATTAATTACTGAAATAAGTCCAATTCCTATACCATAGTTTTTATGAGAATCTCCTATTTGAATAGCTCCTCCAGTAATTGGTGTGTAATTAGTTCCTATTGCTCTTTTAGAATTATTATCTATGAGAATTGATCCATATTCATAAACTGTATAAATTTCCTCATTGACTCCTAGACCAGAGAAGAATTCATAAGAAGTTTTATTTTGATATGGGTTTTTTTATTCTTCTGTCTCTTCTTCATAAATTTGATTTTTAAAGTTTATTCCTGGAAATCTTTTTTTCATAATTTTTAAAACATTTTCTTCAAGTTCTCGATATTCTTCATCACAATAATTCTTATCTGTTTCAATATATTCCCAGTCATCCTCTCCATGAAGAAATTCCCAGGATTCGTCACATTTAATTAATTCAGCAGTCCAAGGATCTCTATGTCTCCATCTAAGATAAATACAATAATTTTGATTATTTTTAAGATCTCGAAAATAATAATAACATTGACTAGGACACCATATAAGTTTTTCTATCCAATAATTTTCTTTTATCATAAATAATTTATATTATATGTTTCAAATATAGGGAAGTTAAGATATTACTTATGTGTTTTTTCTTGTTATATAACTAAATTAGGAGATTTAGATAAAAAGTTAGTGGAATATTTATAAATACAACCTCCTAGGGATTTTATAATATTTAGATATATAATAACGGCTTATAGTATTGAACTAGTAAACATAAATGTTATTCGTGATTGGCCAATGAGTGTATAAAATAAAACATATCCTTGAAATCCTTATTAATGATCAAGAATTTTTATTGTGTAGTTCTTGATCTCATTATAAAAGAAATATTAATTTATTATAAGAAAAAATTATTATGAGTAAGTATTATTTTTTAGAGACAGTATTAGTTAAAGGAAATTTGAAAGTAAAAGCACTCCCTGGACAAAAATTGAAGGATGGTTCTAATGTATCTACAAGTCTTTATGTACAATGCCCTAAGAAGATAAGAGATGTTTATTCAGAAGGTACTATATTTATCTCAACTTTTCTTAATCTTAGTTCTTCAGGTGGAAAGTTTTATACACAAAAGGGATTTCAAAGATTAACATATAAAGATGAAGAAGCTAAAAAAGAATATAAAACTCTGACTGGAATTGATTTCGTAGATCCCTTAAAGAAAGATACGATTCTCGAAACAATTCTTAAAGATGCATCACTAATTTCTCCAAGTTCTACAAAGGATGGATTTTATATGACCCCTGATAATTGGAGAATCTTAGTGAGAAATATAAAAAAACATGTTAATACGATGATTATAGGGCCTACAGGTTCTGGAAAGACAAGTTGTGTAAAAGAAGTTTGTTCTAGAATGGGTATACCTCTTCATGTGTTTGATATGGGTTCTATGATTGATCCTATTTCAAATTTACTTGGAGTTCATCGCTTAGAAGATGGAAAAAGTATATTTGATTATGCTAAGTTCACTAAAGTAATTCAAGAACCGTGTGTAATTCTCTTAGATGAGTTAAATCGTTCTTCTCTTGGGGCTAATAATGTATTGTTTCCTTGTTTAGATGATAGACGGGAATTGAATGTTGAAATAGCTTGTGGGAAAGGAGTTAGAAGTATTAAAATTCATCCAGAGGTAACATTTATTGCAACAGCTAATATAGGTTCTGAATATACTGGAACTAATATGATAGACCGAGCACTTCTTAATCGATTTTTTCCTCTTGAACTTAATATTATACCAGATACAGAAGAAGTAAATGTTTTGGTTAATAGAACTGGAATTGATGAAGAAGTAGCTAGATCAATTGTGAAGATAGCGAATAATATTAGATCACTCTCAAAGAAACAGGAGATCTCAACTTCTATATCAATTCGAGAAACACTAATGATCTCAGAGTTAGTATCAGATGGTTGGAGTGTGAAAAGTGCTATGGAAATGGTATATCTTCCAATCTATGAAGGAACTAATTTGGAAGGAGAAAGAAGTACAGTATATAAAACAATATTATCTTATTAATAGACTATGAGTAAACATTTTTCAACCTCATATTATCCTTGGTGGAAAAGAAAGGATTATGATGATTACTATGATGACGAAGATGATGGTAGATGGGGTAGGAGTATATTTAGAAAATCCTATAAATCATCTGTCGGAAATTCTGGAGAGCTAAGTAGAACTATAAATAGAAGCTCTTGGTATGGAGAAAGTTATTATTCATATTCATCTGTTGGAAAGGACGAGGATGCACAATTATCTAAGTTAATTGAAAAGGCTTATAGTTCTGTAAAAGATATGATAACTATAATGGATTTTCCTTTCCTGATTAGAGTAAATTTGAATGATGAGGGTAGTGATAAAAGTAGTTCGTATTCAGATTATTTTTCAGAAGAGAAGAGAGATAATTCCGAAAGAAGAATAGCAGTCCCTTCTAAGATATTTGACTCCACCGAAGATAATGAAACAAAAATAAATGCCTTCTGTGGATTTGGTCTTCATGAGGCTGCACACTTAAGATATACCTACTTAAGAGTTTATTTGAATTTTCTTAGTTTTATAAGTGGAAAATATACTTTTGAAGAAGGAGAGATTATTAAAATTTTCATAAATCTTCTTGAGGATAATAGAGTTGAGGATTTATTACTAACAGAACGACCGGGATTTCAAGATTTTATTGATTGTGCAAAAAGTTATAATTCCAAGACTCTAGAGGAAAAACTTAATATAATGAGGGAGAGGAAGTTGATTCTTTTCTTTAAAACATTAATAGGAATACTTAGATTTCCTGGATTAATAGAAGAGGAGGTTCTTGAGGAGTATTCTGAGGTATACAAAGAAGTTCAAGAAAAGATAACTCCATATCCAGAAAATCTTAAAGATATTTGTAGTGTTTCTGAAAGTATATTTAAGATAATTAAGGAGAAGAAATTATCTGATATAGATCCGGCGGAATTAAAAAAAATATTATTCTTAATTAATGATACTGAATCTATA